ACAGGCAATGTCACATTCAATGACGTCAATATCATTGGCACAGGTAACTTGAACCTACAACCAGACCCTGCTGATGCTGCCGCATATGTAAATATTTACTTGACCGGGGCCGCGGATATACATGTGGCAGCCGGGGCCGCTGGCGCCAATTTGATTTTGGGCACAGATGAGGAAGCCAATATTGCCGTTTTACAAGGAGGCAATGTGGCCATACAGGCCGGCAATGTCAGTGGGACCAAAACCTGGACATTTGACACTGCTGGCAACTTGACTGCTCCTGGCAACATCAGTGCTACGGGCAACGTTACCGGTGTTTATATCAAAGGCAACGGCAGTGAATTGACCAGTTTACCAGCTCCCACAGTTGCACAAGATATTGCCTCCACTGGTGATATGAGCATGATGACCTATGATGGCAACCTAAAATATGTAAACTATGCCACTGTTGAACCTGCTACCGGCACTATAAAATCTTCTGGAAATATCAGTGCCACTGGTAACGTTGTTGGTGGTAACATTAGAACTGTTGGATTGATCAGTTCAACTGGCAACGTCACTAGTGGCAACATTCTAACTGCAGGCATTGTTAGTGCCACTGGCAATGTGTCTGGCAACTTTTTTATTGGCAATGGTAGCCAATTAACTGGCATAGCCGCAAGTTATGGCAACGCCAATGTGGCCACCTTCCTGGCTGCATTTGGCAGCAATGCTATCAGCACCACAGGCAACGTCACTGCCAGCAACTTTGTAGGCAATATTAGTATCACCGGCAATGTTGTGGGCACACAACCAAATGTTACTTTAGTTGCCGGTAGTTATTCAACTGTGTTTGACAACACAGGCAATCTAACACTACCAGGTAACACATTTGCCGTAAACTATGCCAACAATACACCAGTGAATCCAGTCACAAGATTTGAAAGCTCCTGGACTGTGCCTGTGGGCAACAGCACTCAAAGTTTCACTGTGGGTATCAACGAGACCTATCAAATGTGGGTTGATTGCAATATTCCCAATGGTATCTTGGTTTGGAACGCCACAGCTACCGTTACCAACACCAATGTGCCTGTAGTGGGTTATCAGTATGCCTGGGTCTACGACGGTGGCGGCACACCCATTGACTTTACCAACATACCCAATCAGTTTGTAGGTACAGCAAACGCCATAGTTCGTAGTAATACCGCGCCAAGTGCAACTACCAATAGATTTGACTTTGGCATCAACAACACCAGCGGCGGTAATGTCACTGTGCGTTACGGTTGGATAGCAATCAGTTAATGGATCAACAATGATCATACAAGGCGTAAAACTCAGCAATACCGTTGTGTACGATGCATCGTTCAATTCAACGGGTGCGCTACTGTATTTAGATCCAGGAAACACTGCCAGTTATCCTGGTTCTGGAACCACATGGACTGACCTGTCGGGCAACAACAACACAGCCACATTAGTGGGTAGTCCAACTTGGACCAATGCTGGCACAGCCAGTTACTTCAGTCTCAACGGCACCGGTTCACAGTATGCGTCCACTGTCTCTAACAAATACAATCAAACCTACACTGGCAAAACTGTCATGGCGGCCATAAGAATTAATGCCAGTGCTTGGACTCCTGGGCTTGATTCTTACCGTGGAATATTTGGCACAAACACTGGCCTTAGAAACTTCAACACTTATATACACCACGATGTTTCGAACAATTTACAAATACATTACAGTGCAAACAGTTTTGGCGGACTCAGTAACAATGTGTCAATTCCCGCAAACACCTGGGTGATTGTTGCTGTGACACAGACCACCGGTGGTGTAGTGACTTTCTATTTCAACGGACAAGCGGTAGGAACTGTGGCCGGGCAGACATTTGCCCAGTATCAGAGCAGTTCAACTGAAAATGTAGGTCGACTCGACAACTTCTGGTATGGCGATATTGGTGTCACTGCGGTATATGGACGAGCATTAAATGCTGACCAAATAAAACAGAACTACAATGCTCTAGCACTTGACTACGGATTATAAGCCAAAAGAAAAGCCACTGTGAAGTGGCTTTCTATTAGATAGACTCAGAGTCTATTAGGCTTTGTTGAAACTCCAATACAGCACTGCCACTGCAACCAAGCCAACTAGGCCTTGACTACCAAGTGATGCAACTATTTTGGTAATGTTAGTGATCACATCCAATCCTAAGAATGGTACTGCGGCGCCAAATAAAATTTGGAGAACCACTGTGACTGCAATTAGTTTGATACCAATTGAAGTGATGTTACTAACAAGATTTCCTGCTACTGCAAATGCTTTGTCCATTTAATAGACTCCTTTAAGTTAACAGGCCCGTAAGGCCCGTACATTTATTTAAGAGTGACGGCGTGAAACAGGGCTGTTGGGCCCAGTAATGGATCACTTTTGTCATTATACAGGGTTATTTCGGCATGCTGTTTATAAACACATTCATCATAGCAATGGCCTGTTTCATAGCATCCTCGACAGACGGCTGTTGAACGCATCCGGCTTTGACACCCTGCACTTGCCATTCTTTGGCAGAGGTTTGGCAGGCCTGTTGTGTGGCGAATGTTCCAACCGGAGCAGGTGCGGTGTTGATTGCTGTGACTAATAACAATGTCCACATTATGCTTTTTCCTTGATGTGTTTACAAGCGCCACGATATTTGTGACCAGGGCAGGAACACGTGATCTGACCATTCAGTTCTGTCACAGTGTATTCTGCACCTTTTGATCCGGCCACAGTCCAAGAGCGGCCTTCTGGTTCTGCCGCTTGACCCGGTGAATATCCCCAGGTATTTGGCACTTCCTGAAACTTGCGTCCACGAGTGTAAAAACTGATTGGGCTCCGAAACTGCTTGACCTGTACTGATCCATGCCGGACATAGGCAAACATCTTGTCGCGGCTGTTGTTTAAAAAGTACACATGATTGGGGCTGTCGGTGTTGCCCCAATCTGTAGTTTCCTGTACGACTTTCATCGTGACCGAATCCACTCGCCTGCACGAGACAAGTCTTGACCTGCGCCACTCACAGCACCGCCCATTGTGCCGCAACCTGACACAGTGATCAGTATCACACTTAACAAAAGATATTGCAGTTTAGTCATTGTGTTCTCCTTAGGAATTCACAGTTTGAAAAGGGCTAAGTTCTTCTTCTGGATCAGCAGTTTCGTAAACCCAGTTCACAGGGATTTCCAACAGTCTAGCCACTGTCACAGGCAAGTAGCCTGCTTCCAGCATGTCAGAAATTTCCACAGTTAAATCGCTCATCTTGCTCATATCAGTTCCAATCTTTCTTATCGCCAGAGGCTTCGTTATCTTTATAGCCGGCCATGTAGGCCTCAACTTCTTCAGGATGCCCTGCTTCAATTCTTGGGCCGGATTCGCCACCTACACCGCCACGATGTGGGTTGGGTCTGCGACCGTAGTAATTGTCTGCGGCACCTCGATCATACCAACTACCGTGTGTTTTATCGTATGACATATCCGTCTCCCAGTTACGCAAAATATCTGTAAGGCAAGCCCAGAGTCCATGCAAGGTAGTCTTCATCACCGTTGGTGTCTTCGGCTTCGTGAATCCAACGCATGGCCATTTCTATGTCTTTGGCACCCAGTGTCAGCATCTCTGCTACACGGCGTTCGAATGCTTCTACTGCCGCGGCCTGGGCAATTTGCTCTGCCTCATGGTTGGCTGTCATGATCTGACCCAATTCTGTGAACTCGCGATCAAAGTCAGCCAGGGTCCAGGTGCTGGTGTCAACGTGACGTGGACGGAAGTTATGGGCATCCTTGTACATGTCCCAGTAGGTGGCCTGAGCCTGTTCCAACTCTGTCAACTCTTCCCAACTTTTAAACTGTTCCATTTCGAGCTCCTTATTTCTTACTATGTTCATATTATAGCAAATCAGCAATTTCGGGTCAACCAAATTCGTACATGTGTTGAGCCATAGTAGGATCCAACTTGATCAGATCCTTTGCGGCCGCTGTGAGTTCACGATAGCGACGGTTAACTTCTGCACGAGGCAGTTCGCCATCACATGAAAGATTTTCAGGGCTCAGTGCGCAATCAATCATGTCTGCCACACGCTTGCGGCCTGCGGCAGTGGTGACTTCGTACAGGGGTTCTGTACGTTGGCCTCGGAACAGGGCCTGGTATTTGTTTTGACGATCAATGTATGCAGTAAGTGCTTTCATTTTCTATTCCTTTTTGTTAAACTATGCTATATTATAGCAAATTGGCAATTTCGGGTCAACCGTTTTAACGATTGGCCCACAGCAGGCATACCGTGTGCTGAACACCGTCAATGTTATACCAAGTCCATTTCATACACCGGGGTTTTTGAGCAGATGCCACTGTGACAACGCCCATTAAAATTGCAGAAATAATAAACCGTTTCATATGTTCTTTCTGTTGCTTTTACGCAACACCACGAGTATCAGTGTTAAGGTTAGGTTTCATAGTACGGATCATGTCACGTTCAACAGTGTGTGCTTCTGCTTTGCCACGAACCACAGCCACAACACGAACAGTGAATGCGTCAGTACCACGTTCACGCATGGTCTCATACAGCATCCATGATTTGTCTTCCGAGCGCATGCGGTACATGTGCTTGTTGCAACGAACCAACACGCTCTTCTTCACAGTGCTCATTGTCTTGGCAGTGACGCCAATGTAGAAGTCTGTGCCGCTTTCAATCATATAAATGATGTGAGTACGGTCGGTGCGTTTTTTACGTGATTGCTTTTTAAGTTCCATACAAGTATTATAGCAAATCGAGAATTTCTGGTCAAACAGTTTTTTGTGGTAAAAAAACCACAAAAAAAAGGTAATACTTGAGTATTACCTTGGGGGATTATAGATAATATTATCGATTATCTATTATCATATACTTGTTATGTTAAAAGCCAACCTTGGCCAGTGTGTTTGTGTAACCAATGATAAAATGGCTGATCGATATTCAATTGCCATGTGCCATTGAATCCCAAGTAACTGGTGGGATTGTTATTGTTGTGATCATTAATGTACTCTGCCAGATAATCAAACTTAGGAACAATATCAATATTATCAATAACAATATTATCAATTATTACCGCAGTTTTGTTATTGATATCATATTCTTTATCATATAATTTTATAATAATATTGATATTATCCAATAATCCTACCCGATATTCCAACACAACAGGATTTAATAATACAGTATATTCAAACATTGTTTGATTGATTGACACACTGATATTCGGCATACCAACAGGACGCAAGTTAATTTTAACATTGATCGATTGATCAATATCCTGCAGATCTGAATAGGTTTTCATATTGAGGAATATAAGTTAAAATGCTATTGCCACGATTGCCTTCTAATCTTTTAAGATACGCAATCAGGTCCGGTAGTCTTGCGCTTTCATCTACAGCTGATTCGAGATAGGTCAAATAACTTGTGGCGTCTTGAATAATTTGTTCTCTAGCAATGTTTGGATCTCGTGTGTTGATAATCTGTGCATGGTCAGCAATTGGATGTTGATCAATCCAAGTTTTCAAAACGTGTACAGCTTGATCACGTTGATATTTTGGCAATACACCAATGCGCATTACTTCTGGACGATTGATAAAGTTACAACTTTCAACAGCAATCATATTCTGCCAAGCATAATCATACACAGTGTGTAATTCGTGTACAGTTAGACACGTAGGAGTAATGCGTAACTGCATTAACCAATTTTGTTTCTGTCCTAGTTGTACCCAACGATCCAATGTCTGCTGTACCAATCCAATTTGGCTGGGGTATCTTACATAGTCATTAACAGGCGTTAGTGTTTCTATGCTCATTCCCAGATTGACTTGGTGAAACTGCATTAATAGTTCAACCACTGAGTCAGACCACACAGTGAGATTAGTGGTAAAGCCAATTGTTATTTGTTTTGCTAGACCGGAGGTAATCAATGCTGCCAGTATCTTTTTAAATCCTGGAGTGATCACTGTTTCGCCGCCAAGGAAGTGTAAGTAGTGTAGATTAGGAGTTTGAGACAGGTCGTTGATAAACTTTTCCAACAACACAGGATCGTCACACCAGGCAGATGTCGGCGCTTGTTCAATCAAGCCTAGCTTTTTAAATTCCGTGGCTAAACTGCTTGAACTCTCCGGATTACAAAACACACAAGCACCATTGCAGTAATTACCCAGGTCTATTTGCCAGTCTGTTACTGTGCGGTCGGTATGGCCGGCATTATTGTTGCTGTAATCAAATGCAGTCTTTAACGGAGAACTGGCCAGTCTTTTTTCAAAATACTCGTCTTGTATTCCAACCTTGAGCAACTGTCGCTGACGCCCACTTGGCTTGCCATGCTGTTCCATAACCAAGCAGTCATTGCACATTGCCGGTGCGTTGCCTTCGAGTAATTCTGCTCGCAACGGAGCCATGTGCTGTTGAAAGTATGTTAACGGAGATACTGTTTGTATACTGCGATCAATGCTGACTCGAGTGCTGTTGGTGTGAGCCATCCATCTGCAGGGTTCGTAGGTGCCAGAGTTAGTGATCCTCATATGCAACCACGGACTAGCGCAGAATGTTTGCTCGAAACTCATTAAACTCGTTTTTCAATAATTTTATCAGCAAGTCCAAAATCAACTGCTTGCTGTGCGCTTAAGAATGTATCAAACTTCATAGTTTCATACAGTTCTTCATAGGTCTTGCTGGCGGTGTTGTGCTTGACGTACAGCTCGGTAAGACGTTTATTTATTCGTACACTTTCTTCAAACGCACGTTTTGAATCTTCGAACTGCAGATCCTGCACATGAACTGAACCACGTGTGCCCGGTGTGCCAGAACTCACACGGTGTATCATTGTACGTGCTTCGGGTAGCACCATACGTTTACCTGCGGCACCTGCTTGTGCCAACATGGATCCCATACTTGCAGCCTGGCCCAGCACAATGGTCTGTACATCGCATTTGATAAACTGCATGGTATCGTAAATGGCCAGGCCGGCTGTGACAGCACCGCCAGGTGAATTGATGTACAATGAGATATCCTTGTCAGGATTTTCGCTTTCCAAGAACAGCATCTGTGCCACAATTAAACTGGCTGAATGTTCGCTGACTTCTGTGTCCAGCATGATCACACGGTCACGTAGCAGTCGACTGTAGATGTCATATGAACGTTCGCCTTTGGCAGTTTGTTCTAGAACAATAGGTACTAAATTAGGCATGGAATTTCCTTGTTATGCATGGGTGTGTAATATAAGTAAGTATAACACACAAAGTGATCATATGCAAGACATTAAATTTGAAATTTTTCCAGAAGACTATGCGTACTCTCGAGTTCAGACAACCTTTCCATGGAGCCGAGAAGAATTAATAGCTGACTTTGAGCAGGAAGACTGGAAACCATACGGAGCCGAAACTGCTGTTAAACATGACGAATGGACCGGCAAACGGTTTAAAGTACATCGTCCTCGTAGCCCTAAGTTGCAACAAATTTCTCAATTCTTCAGGCAGGATTCTGTAAAAGATTACGTTATTGAATGTCTGTATCGAGACAAGGCTATACTGCAAGTCAACTGGCAGATGTATCCTTGGCGCATGAGTACAAATACTGAACTGCATGCAGAATTTACCAAAGACTTGCCGGGCTTTGAAAACGGTATTCACTGCGACATGCGACGATTGGTGGGCACCGGTATGATATACCTGGCCGAGGGTGACGATCCGGACTCAGCCAGTTGTTTTTATGATCATCCGGATCGACACAATCCGCGTCGTGTTGCCACTGGTTACGGCGCCGGATGGATACACAGCAACGACTGGAACACCTGGCACGACGGATGGAATCGCACTGACAAAACACGCTACAGTATCTTGTTGGGACTCACTTTGAAACTGGAGAATCAACCACAAGCAACTGATCAAGCGGTGCAAACCACGGCTTGATTAACTCTGCAAATTCAGGTAAGGCTGTTTCAAATGTTTGGTCACGACTGAGATCAAGTCCGCGAGTATAGCGATGAAATTCCCGGAAGTGATGCTGTTGTCCTTCCATTGGCGTATTCAAAAAGTTCAACACAATTTCACAATGGTCTTTCCAGTAGCGTTGGTGCCACGGCCCAATATCATCTCCCGTCACATACTTTGACAATTTATCAGTGATTGCGGTTTTAACAGCATCAGGCAAACTTTTCACGCACAGTTGATATGGCAAGTGCAACATGTTGAAGTTGCAGCCTAGTCCTTTCTTTGCAAAGAAATCAAATATCTCATCCAGGTAATACACATTCAAACTGTTGACAGTGATACACACGCCAAATTGAAAGTTTTTGTTTGTGCGTTGTGCCTGTAGGAATCGTTCAAGATTGCTGGCCACCAGATCCCAGGTACTAGAATAGCGAATATATCCACACCTATCTTCAATGTCATCGATGCTCAAATCAAAGTAAACTTGTTTAAATTGTTTTAATAAGTTTTCTAACTCATCATTCCAAACAGTGCCATTGGTGCTAAAATGCAAGTCTATGTTTTTTGCTGTGCCTTGATCCACTGCGGTCTGTAACACATCAAAGTTCTTTTTGATCAGCATGGGCTCTGCACCGTAATAGTCAATGTACACTGTGTTGGGCACCCACTTGCTCATGGTGTTCCAAAGGTCTTGATTGTTGTCACTATAACTGGCAGGAATTCTGCGCCAGCGTTTGAGATACTCGGAATATGAAACGCCTTCTGCAGGCTGTGCTGCCAATTCCCAATCTTCTCGATACCATTGACTGGACACTTCTGGGTTACAGGTTCTGCATTTCATGTTGCAGGTGTTGCCCATTTTTAAATCTAGTATTTGCGGCTGATCATCACGGTCAGTCACAGGATGATTCATACCGTTGTGCCACTGTCTGCGTGACTTTTTGCCGGCGTGTTCATCGTCCCAGCAGGCCTGGCAACTAGCATGCTCTTGATTGTTTTCCAAAGATTCTTGTATTTCTCTGCGTGTAGGGCTGGTCCACGCCTGTTCTAACGTGTGGGTGTCTAGATATATCTGTTCACCCTGTGCATCTTCTAGGTATTTTCTACTGTGGCAGCACAGATACGTTCGGCCAGAATTGTGCAAGCCCAGTCCTTTGTCGGCCAAAATACAGTATAAATTACTTTGTTTCATATATTGATTTATGATAAGTAAACAACAACGGAAAAGAATACACCATGCGCGACCTACTTAATTTAATTGACCTTCACGAAGTGGCATTATCAGCCGGTGAGATTAACAAGTATGAAGATCGGTTTAATGCCTTCATTGGACATATTGCAAATGGCAAGCCATTTTATCTTGACAAAGATGTTAACGGGTTCCCCAAGGGAACCGAAGTTATACTAGACCCTTCAGAGGCTGAACGCTTTTTAGCACTAGCAAGAGAAAACAAATTTAAAGGTGGATTAACCGGCACTGATGCCAAAGGAAACATCTGGCCATTGAGTAGCTTTAGTAAAACTGCTGACTTCGGTGGAGCCACTGCTAAACCCGATGATGATGCTAGCAAGCTCAGCAAAGATGCTGCTGGCTTAAAGCCCAATCAGATTGGCATTACTGACCAACCGATCAAAGCAGGTCAACTTGGTCGGGTCATCATCAACAACCCAATTCTAAATAGTACACCGCACGGCCAGGCAGTCGTTGCCTGTGCCAAGGCAATCATAGCCGGGCAAACTCCAGTGATCCCTAAAGAAATTTTAGCATCAGGGCCTGTAACTGCTGCCATTGTTGACTATGCTGGAGAATATCTAGGCGTGCTGGCCCTGATCTACGGTCGAACTAATTTTCCCAATCAAGCAGATTTTACCAAGTGGCTGGGCGGAAGTCTTGACAGTTTAATTTTAAATTTTCCAAGTAAAGAAAATAATCCACTGGCCGACAGTATTGCTGAGATTACTAACCCTACCACCAATCATCAAATCAACATTTCTAGTAAAGGCACTGGCGGTGGCGCATCACCAGCAGTGAGTGGCTTACGTATTCCGGATCATCTTAGAAAGAAAAAATCATACCGTACTGCAATTGACCTAATTGATTTGACGCAAAATGCAAATTTACCTAAACCTACTGCAATCAGTCAGGCATTCCAAGCAATGAATCTGTTAAACGAACGGATTCCAGAGTCTATTCCTGCGGTGTTTAAACCTTTCTTGCCATGGCCGTCATCAATCGTTGATGAAATAAATGCAAGTAGACTTGCACCAAGAAGCCAACGAGTTGATCTTCCCAAGTACAAAAAAATAACCAGCATGGTCGATAGTACCGGCACCGACGGCGGCAAATTAACTTATGTTACTAAACAGGCTGTGAAGAATATTGTTAATAGCGGTGCTGTTCCAGAATTTCAGGCTGCTGTTTTAGAAATTTTAGATTATAATTTTATTCAGCAGTACACAAGTTTAGTGAGAAAATCGGGTTCTCTTGTGTTTAACACACAGTGGCCAGCCAAACTAGATGGCAAGATTACTATGGAAAATAAAAGCAGTGCTGTAGACCCAGGAGGCGGAGGGTTTAATTTTAAATTAAGTCCCACTGGTGCAGTTGAAGAAACGGTAGAACCTGCAAAACCTGTGCAGATTGGTAACGATAAAACGCTGGGACGCAAGCGTCAGCGTTAACGATTTAGTATAGAGATGTTGTCGCAGATGCCAAGCTTCAAGGCTTCTTCTGCACTGAGATACACATCGTGTGCTGGCAACAATGTTCGTTTGATTTCTTCTTCTGATAATCCTGTACACTGCACATAGTGTGCAACCATGCGCTTTTGTGTGAGATCAAACTCTTTCATTGTGGCCATTAACTCGTGATGCTTGCCATCATTACCCCAGGCATACTGATGACTCATGATACTAGTGTTGGGGGTGAGTGTTCTACGACCCGGGGATCCTGCTAAAAAGATCAACAGGCCAGCACTGGCAATCTGACCCAGGCCCACAGTCTTAATGAATATGTTGGAACTGCGCATCACATCAATCAGGGCAAAGGCAGCACTCATGTCTCCGCCCTCTGAACAGATCATCAACAACAGTTCTTTGCGTTTTCTCTTTACAACAAAGTTCTCGTGCAGAATCCATTCGATTGCAGGCTTTATACTTTCATGGTCTACTTCGCCCATGAAAACGTACATGCCATTATCTGCTAGTGCTTGTGTGTGGTCTTTAACGGTGTCAAAATCTTGCTGTGTGGCCATGTTTAAATCAGTTAATTTGTGTGTGTTCAGTATTATACTACTGAACTGTCAAGATGCACAACTACTTATGGCGCAATGTTGGCGCCAAAAATTAACAATTTGGACCGCGAACCATGGCTATTTTAATCTGGTCTAAATTGGCTGTGGGCAACCGGCTGAGATCAATAAAAGTGTTGAATCTTTTGACTGCTTTGCCATTAATTGCCACTCGGTCATGATCCTGATTTACATAGTACCAAGCAGAATGATCGCGGTAGTCCAATTCTTTAGCATAAAAACACTGTTTAAATTGCTCTTTTCCTGCAGTGTCCACAATGGCAATACGGATAGTGGGCTGGCTTTGGATCATCTCTTTACGCACCATTTGATCGGCAACTTTATCGTTGAACCAAGTTTGGGTAGTTGATCCGAATCCTGGGCGTATCACATCAATCTGAGATGCAACATTTCTGCATCCAAATAGGCCGCCACAGTCCGAGCGTTGGTTTATTGCGGAGAGTGCTTCTGCAATGCTTTCAAGGTACTCTTTACTCCATGATAACCAAAACGCAACTTCTAATTGTCCAGTACGGTTAGCATCAAACATGACCTGTGTTTTATCCATTTCAATCACAAACGCTCGTTTGGGATAGTCAGCTAGTACAGATTTAAGCAACCTATCACCGGACGTCCTTTCATGCTGTAGCGTTTGTATTTGTGTACTGATGCGTCCACCTTCCACTGTGCCTGCTGTGGCAGATTTATTTAACAAACGGTTGGCAATTTTGCTAGGCCGGACCCAAACCTTCATATTAACAAGAACTCGGTTACCTACTCTTTGCTGTTCAACCACTTCAAATCGATCTACGTAGCCCGATGCATAGGTGATGATTTCATCCCGTGTCTGCCGGTCATTGCGCACTTCTGTTTCAGAAGACACAACTGTTCCAACTGCATGTTCTACTGCCAATCTAAAACCTTGTTGTTTGGCTTGCTCAAAAGTGTTGCCTTCACTGATAACTTCCACATACAAGACCTTTTCAGAGTTGGCAGCTTCGTAGATCCAACGAGCCACAGTTATTCCATTTCCAATAGGACTGCGAATAACATCGGCAATAGTAACGCTGTGTGCGGCAGTCACGACCACAACAGCACTGACTGCAACCAGTAAACGCCTTAACATGTTACTGCATCATCAGGCCACGTACCACTGGGCGCACTGCGTTGGATTTTTTGTCCCAACGATACACCACCTTAACGTTTTTACCACTGTTGATCACTTCACCCTTGACCAGATACAAGCCCGACAGGATGCCAGCATTCTGTGTGGTGATGACATTGTTGACTCTGCTGGCAATTCTTAACGCATCATTACGAACAGCAGTGTTATCTTCTTTGGAAGAGGTACCACTATTCTTTTGCGGATTTAGGTCGGCCGCAACGTCTGTGTCATCTGTAGATTTAACAACATTGGTGGTAAAGTTGTTTTTCTTGTTGTCGTTGGCCTGTTCCAGGTTGCTACTGATCATGCGCACAGATGTACGACTTGTGATGTTCTCTTTATTGATAAAGTCATTGAGACTTTTCTTAGCTTCAAGTTCAGCCACACGGAACGATTCACGCAGTGCGTTTTGGCTGTTGCCCCAGACAGGTGCGTAGCCAATGACCTCAATGCTCTCAACAGCACCAGACCACAGACTATACTTGATCGTGACACCTTGGCGAGTAAAGTCGCTAGTGGCAGTTTGTTCGCTAATAGGAGCAGTGGCATTGGACCCGGGTGCAATGCTACTATTTTGGCTCAGCGGATTGGAACTGCATCCAGCCAATGTTACCAGCACTGCTACGGCTGTGGCAGATAAAATACGACTTTTCATTTCGATACCTTTTGTGTCTTTTTCCGGTTAACCGATATGGTTTGTTTACACCCAAGAAAAATCCAGTTCATGTGTGTATTATACACGAACTGGATTAATTGGTCAATGCCTTTTGGGCCAAACGGTTATTATTTGGCTTTGGATTGAGTAGTTTGGTAAGCCTTCATGATACCTTCACCAAACTTGGTGTAGTCAAACTTGGTGGCTTCTTGTGCAGTTTTAACCATTTCACTGGACAATACAGCAAATGTGTCAGAACCAACTTTGGCAGCTTTTTTGGTATAAGAAGCTTGCTCATCAATGAAAGTGTTCATTGCGTCTGCTACCTTTTCGTTTTGAACAAATGTCTTGACAAATTGTTTTTTACCGGTTTGAACGGCGTCGATTGTTGCGTCTAATGTAAACATAATTTTCTCCTATTAAGCGAGTTTACCATAAGGCCCGACCTATTCAGCACCCTATGTTCTATTGTAACATTATTTATGTTGCAACGCAACATCTTTTGGTATTTTTATTAGTGAATGGTCACTAATTTTGTTAGCCGTTTACGAGTAATAAATAACTGTATAGGAGAACATTATGTTAACAAAAATCAAAGAATTCTTGTTTGGTAAACCAACTCAACTCGAAGTAGAAGTCCAGGCGTCTGCACCCTACAAGGTTGAGACACCAGCACCGGTGGCAAAAGCAGACCCTACCCCAGTTGCTAAACCAATTGCCAAACCCAAGACAGCGCCCAAGCCTAAAGCACCAGCAAAACCACGGGCACCCAAAAAACCAGTTGTAAAGTAAAAAGTCTCGAAAGAGACTTTTTTAATTCCAGTACTTGGATGAATCTAACTTGTCCCAGTACGCTCGATTATTGCGATTGACAAAGTTCTTGACAAGGTATTTGGCCATGCCCATGTACCCCATCTTCTTGAATCTACGACTATCCTGACCAAAGTGGTGTCGAACAATTTTAAACTTTTTAGGACTGTACTTGCGACTTAAGAAGAAATCTTCTGACGTTGCAAACTGTTCAGGGAACCCACCAAATTCTTCAAAACGATCTCTGCGTGTCAACATAAATGCTCCTACAGCAAAAGGAGAGAAGAATTTCAATGCGTGATTTATGGTGTTAAAGATAACAAAACCAATCTTGGTTCTTGGGTCTCGATCATAACATTTTATTTTTAAACCTATTAGGTCCAAGTTTTTTGATTCTATTGTGTCAACAGCATCCTGAATCACTGTATTTTTAAAAAAACGCACATCAGCATCAATGAACAAGATGTACGGAGTAGTGACCAACCGTGCGCCACAGTTTTTGGCCACGCTAACAGGCCCACCCTCAATGATTTCTACATTTAACAAACCCTTGTTGTCTAGTATAACCTGTCTAGTACTGTCAGTTGAGCAGTCAGCAATGATGATTCTAGTTGTGCCAATGTTTTGTTCTCTTAGAGAGTTTAACAAATGATGAATGTACGTTTCCTCATTCTTGCAAGGTACCACTATGGTAATTTTATCACTTATTGTCGTTTGCATTCTGCTACCACCTTAAAATTTTCAAATTTCAGTTTGTACTTAATTGTACTTAACACCTGCAGGCAAGTGTGTTGGTCCTGGAATGTCAATTCCACTCGCCCCGGCACGTCTTTTGAGTCGTTTAAGTGAACTGCCAGTATTATCAGTATCCACATCGTCCTTCTCCTTGGTCCAGGTTATGATTTCCCACTTACCGTCCCAGTGCTCTACCAGTGCGGTACATGACTCGACCCAGTCACCGTCATTCATATAAGTTACGCCATTGATTTCTTTTATCTCTGCGTGATGTATGTGCCCACAGATGACACCATCAAATCCACGCTTCTTGCAGTAGTTAGCCAAGTTCTCTTCAAACTTGAACACAAAGTCTACAGCTTTTTTAACCTTGTATTTAAGATAACGGCTAAGGCTCCAGTAGCCGAAACCCATACGACGACGTATCCAATTAAACTTATTGTTGAGTTCAAGAACAAAGTCATATGCTTTGTCTCCCAGGAATGCTATCCACGGTGCCAGACGGGTAATGCCGTCAAACAGGTCTCCGTGAACAACTAGATAGTGTCGACCATCTGCACCTATGTGCTCTATTTGATTGTGTATCTCAACAAGACCAAAACTAAAACCATATGGTATCATAGGTCTTAAGAATTCATCATGGTTGCCTGCAATGAATACAACTCTAGTGCCACGCTTGGCATGACCTAATACACGACGAACTACATTAGTGTGGCTTTGTTTCCAACGCCACTTGTTTTGTTGAATCTTCCAGGCGTCGATAATATCGCCTACTAGGTACAGTGTGTCGCAAGAGTTGTGTTTGAGGAAGTTATTGAGACGATCGGCTTGACAATCTTTGGTTCCAAGGTGGACATCACTAACAAAGATTGAGCGATATGTCTTCATCTGTTATTTAAGACAAAGACTGTTACAATTTTGTTACAACAGTAATTCGTTAACAAATCTTAACAATAATTGATGATGTTGGCCGTTGTGGAATTGATCACGCATCCAACTGTAGGAAGAATACCAATGAGGTGTGCTTTCGGGGTGGCACCCGATTAATCCTGTACGGCCTTGCACAATAGCCATGGGGTCGTTATTTCCTGTATAACGAGCCACAGTTTTGAACTTTGACTCATCACCTACTAGAGCACACCCATCATACCAAAACATCTTCATTGGCGTATTGTTCCAAGTTATATCAATATTCTTAGCATGGGGGCGTCTTGTATCTGTCCCTGGCCTGCACATGTATTGTTCTGCATCAACATCTTTAATTATATCAAAGTAATTGCTACCGGCCCAATATGCGCCCATGCAGATTCCTAAATATGCTCCGCCATTGTTTACAAAGTCACGTATACGTGACCCGTTGTCTTTTAACAAATATTTAAAACTACTAGCATCACCAATGCCCCCGGGTATTGCTACACAATCTACATCGTCAAAGAAATCCCGCTCAACTTCGTGGCGGGTAAAAATTTTAAAACTGTAATGTGGGCTTAATGCTTGTATAATTCCGTTGCCGCTTTGCACAGAGCATTTGGGTTGATGTACAAATAGTGCAATAGTTTTCATCACATCTATTTATTGAGCATATTATGTAAGCATGCGAATTAATCCCACACTATCGATTGTGGTTAACAATAGATAGTTAGCCAGCATGCCAAAAGATTTCCTAGTCCAACTAGCCCAAGCATACAGAGCACAGCCAAAGATCCACACAGGGTAAAGAGCAAGAAGCGGAGGCGTGGGTACGGTAAGTGCCATAGTAATTGAACAGCCAATACTAATAGCCCAAGCAAGCAACTCAATAACAAAGCGAGTTCGGTGGGACTTAAAATCATCTCGTATCCAGTCAAATGTGTTAAGCAATATATCGTTCATAAACCTGTTCACTGGCCAAATTTTTGCCTTTGGCTTCGCATTGGATATCAAACTTTTCAGCAAAGGTCAATGCCCAGTCAGTCACAGCTGAATTCCAATAGAAGTCACTGTGTGCTCGTAGTTTTTGTTTTTTATAGCCCTGTGCCAACAATGCGGCCATGTCCGGCAATACATCTGCGTCATGCCCCACCAGAAAGTCTTCTCGGCTGACTGAATAATGCAGTGCCGGCCTTACTCCGCGCCAGGAATCAATCACACGCGAAACTCTATCGTCGGAGGGTTGAATGTAGTCTCCTGTACGGATCCAGTGATGGTGTATATCAAGCACAAGGGCACAGTCGTTGGCAAGTTCAAGGCTTGAATCAATTCCCCAGGCGTTTTCGTCGTTTTCGATGGTGATACAGTTTCTTGCTTCGGGACTAAGACGCTGGAGGGCAGAGCGAATACCTGCGGGGCCTTGTTTACCCGAGATGTGTACGTTGATTTTAAAATCCTGAAAAGTCTTGCCGTATCCCATCCACCTGACCATATCTGCATGATATTCAAACTCCTGTATACTTCTATTTACGATGCCGGGATTCTCACTGGCCAAAACACAGAACTGCCCAGGGTGAAAACTCAATCTAACTCCCAGTCTACGAGCAGTTTCACCAATGGGTGCAAAGATTTGGGCACAGTGATCCTGGATCTCTGTACGTTGCCACCAGTCAATCCACGAAGGTTCGGTATAGCCCTGTAGCATTTCGCTACCTAACCGTACCATTCTACGACCTTCTGGCAATGTGGCCACACGTTCGATCATCTTCACAGCGGCAGCGGTGTTGTGATTCATAATGTCCCACTGACGCTGGTCTGCTTCGCTGGCATGTTCGCGAAGCCACCTCATGGTAGTTGATCTGCCGTTTAGGTCACGGTCCCGTGCATTGACTTTCATGCCACCACATTCTGTGGGGTCATTTAGCCACTTGCAACAAAAGCCAATTCTAGGTGTAGTCATGCTGTAATTGTACAGTATGTTTAATTAAAAGTCAAATGCTTTTTGATAAATAATTCATCGGAGAATACCATATGATTAAAACCATCCTTACAATTACCCACACTGCACCATTTCCACAGCCACAAATGGATAATATTATGAACCAATGCGCTACCTGGCAAACCGAAGGAAAATACACCGGAGAACTTGACATCACACACAATACTGTTACAGGAGTTAGACGTGTTGAACGCTGGGCCTGGGTCGATAACGCTACTGCAGAAGCCTATAAAAATTTAGTACTGGCTAGTTGGATCGATCTATACCCAGATATCAACGTTGACATTGTGGTTGAGTAACATTACTTAAAATTGTAGAATATCATATGATTAAAACCATCCTTACACTTACCCAAACTACACCGTTTCACTTACAGCCACAGCATGATAATATTATGAATCAATGCGCTGCCTGGCAAGCTGAAGGAAAATACACCGGAGAACTTGAGTTTACAAACAATCCTAGCACAGGGGTTAGGTGTGTCAACCGCTGGGCCTGGGTCGATAACGCTACTGCAGAAGCCTATAAAAATTTAGTACTATCTTGTTGGATCGATCTATACCCAGATGTCAACGTTGACATTGTGGTTGAGTAACATTACTTAAACTGAGATATTACATTTTCTAAGGTGTCAAGTCTTTAGTAGTTCGATCACGTTGTCCAACGTGTCTTTGGTAAGATTTTCGAATTCAGCCAATTCGGGCCAGACTTCTCCTGCATGGTCAACCAAAACCCATTGCACTGCGGGATTGCTCGAAATGGCATCTTTGACAAAACGCTGATAATTTGTTGCTCGATGCGCTGTTAACCGATCTGCACTCTTGGGTCGTTCGGTCCAGTCAAATCCCACAAGCAACACAACATCACTTTGACCGGCCACTAACTGAATACTGATCAATTCGTCTTTGTTGTCTATTTCAAAAGTAAACTGCCCTTCGTACAGTTGTACGCCTCGGGGTCGGTCAAGCTCGGCATAGATTGATGAAGGCACATACATGTTGCACATTTCATTCATTTTGCGTTTTAGCAACTCACGTGCTTTGCCTGCATCATCACACACAACATTGTCAGTGCTACAACCGCGCCAGGTGCGCCAGCCACCCCAGATGGCTGCAATGTCTTTGAGCACAGTGACATCAACGTCTGGTGGTAACACAGTGGAGTCTGACACAACCCAATTGATTCTCATTCAACAGCCTTTAGTGTTTTCCATTTGTAGTTGCCTAGACACACCCAGGCAAAGGCACCATTGGGCATGGGATCAGCATTGAATACGATGTCGCCCTTGGTTCCGGAATAGTTAGGAACAGTTGTTCCGTGTCCTATCATGTACTGTGCCACACGTAATTTTTTGACAGCAGTTATGCCATCTGTTCCAATGGTCAGTTGAGGTAGTTTATTAACGCCAATGTTCAGTGCTTGGTCGCGACTGGTACCAATATATGCTTCTTGATTCTTGTACTTGCCTGCGGATATACTGATTTCTTCGTCCCATACATTCAGTGCAGAGTCCGGATGTTCTGTATTGACACCCAGCCGCTTTTTAACTACAACAACAGTTTCGTTTAGACTGGTTTCACCTTCCACTGTCAGATCTCGAAGCCGACCTACTTTTTGTAAATTACTTTGTGTGATAGTTCGTGCCAACTGGTTGCCGGACACCAACAACTGGTCATCAACAGTGACATTGTCAAATTTAATGCCATTCCGTTTAATTTCTTCTGCAACCTGCTCAACCAAACGATCTTTCCAGTCTTGATTCAGTTGTGCTAGCGTCTTGGCACTTATGTCGGCAGCCAACACATTCCAACTTTGATTATCTGTGTTGATAGATCCGGTAACTGCCAGGTCTTTAACTGTGACTGACTCTACAAACTTGGCAGCACGGGCAGTTAACACATTTTCAATCACTGTTGTTTCATCTAAGATTGTCAGTTGGCAAGATGTGGCCTGGTCATCAATGCCTGTGCTGGAAAAATTGTTTAACAATTCAATTTTTAATCGAGCCATATTTTCATCCACACGCTGATGAATAACAGTGTTGATGTCAATTGACCCAATGGTTGCCACTGTGCGGTGCACTACCATTTGATTAAGCGTTTTTTCAATCTTTTCTAACCATACCACGTCCGTGAACAATTCTGTAACTGCGGTTCGTGTGATGCGATCTACTTCTTGGTCAACAGTGGTCTTAATGAGATTGTTGTTGACAAACTGTGCAACGCCAGGAACTGTGCCAGCAGCAAATAATTCGGCAACCGTGGTTTTAACAGCTTCAAGGATTTCAGGCATGGTTGTTGAGTTGGCAAATTTTGAAAGTATACGATCTTGTGTGTACTTTAATATCTTATCTTCAAGAGGTTTGGACCACTCAGTTGATGTAAGCACTCCGTACACATGATCATTGACTGTGTCAGCAATTTGCTGTTCTATCATGCGTGTTATTACATCAGTATCAATCATGTTTTCTCCGTGTGTCAAGTGTCACGCAATGAAACCCACCACCTAATGTACGGCTGTGGCTTAGCGTATGAGGTATAGCATCAATGCCTTTTGACTTTAATACAGTAATTAGTGCTGTTTGTGCGGCATCTACAATAACTGTTCGGGGATCCAGCACCAACATATTCATGGCAATCCATTTGGATGCATACGGATATTGATAAAAGCCCTGTGGCACTACATCGTCGATGTAGATTTTTTCCCAGGAATCAAACGCTGCCGGACAATTTGATTCAGTTACACGACTGGCATTCAACAATACCAATCCTTCCCGCACAGGCACAATGGTACTGTCAATGTGTACTCCGGAATAAAAGTTACACAGCTCAATGTCAATCGCAGGGAATTGATTGCACAGCCAATCATATGCGGCCAAATTACCACTGTGACTTTGTAGGTATAACCAGGTGCCACCTAGTCTGCATACATTGGCAGCATCTAAAATCATGCCTTGATCCCGGGGCATTGTTAACACTGTGTTAGCTTGTTGAATAATTTGTTGTAGGCCTTCGGTTTCTTGATTCCGGCAAGGATACATCATGTTTACATCAACCACAGTGTCGCCTGCTACTAACAATCTATCACGTGGACAATAGTTGTACATTCCACCTAACTCAACAAAGTCCATCGGTTTGGGTCTGTACACTACTGCGCCGTAGTCAGCTAATATCTCTGACAGGCGATCAAGTTCCGCGTTGGCTTCTTCAACAATCCAGTTGGGTACAGGACCAGTTGGCACAGGTGTTTCGGTCCAGGATGTTTTAGACGATTCTATAGCAAATACCGGATCATTGCTGGGCCAATTGGCGTTGGTTGCACTGCCAACTACTATGGCTTCCAGTGGATCCCATTCGTTACGGCTGTCTATCATAGGTGCCCTGTAATTTGCAATGTGTACCGATCTTCAAGTCCAATGTTGGCTGCCATGTGCGGTGCATCATACACCCATTCTGATGTTTGTCCTGCTTTCCAATTGACATAAGGAACACCATCTACTTCAAGGTAGTGTCCGGGTTTCCAATCTTCTAACAACACCAATGCTCGACGTATTGATCGTTCTCGACCTTGCAAATTAAACAGTTCGATATAACGCTTGTACAGATCTCTATGCACCGGCATAACTGTGCCGGTGGGCATGCGATAAAACGCTAGGCCAATGTCTTGCCAGCCTTGTGCCCGGTACATATCTATAAACTTTGGTGCCCAGTCCGGAAGTCTGTGTCGCATGTCACATAGTTCGCCACAAATTTTACTTTGATATCCTTGACTTTGCCATAGTTCTAAACTTGCAGGATCGTTAAAAGGCTCTTGAATGTAATCCAAGTTTTTAAACTCTTCATCCCAGAATTTATATAATTGGTATTTCCGTGGATTGTATATCATTTTTTGTTTCGTGTGTTTCCGTAGTGTATTACTTCAAGGTTGGCTGTTGGTGACAGCATTGAGCGCCAAGGATCAACAACAACACTGCCTTTAGGTATGTCGCAATAGAATCCATCCTTGACTGTGTTTCCGGTGTAGCCGTATGTCACCTGGCGGTTGTGTGCCAGCAACAGCACACAAGGACCAATCAACTCTGACACTACTTCTGTTGGATCATCTGCTAGAGGATCAACATATCTAACATTAAATCCAAATTCTTTTACAAAATGTCCAATCAGAGTTGAGTACGATCCAATACAGTACGCAACATCTGGCTTGTAGGCTTTGCCATGAATTACAATGCTCATGCCGCGTTCTTTTGCGGTGTCTACTAAAAACTTAGCAAGATTTTTTGCTTGTATTTCGCGAGCATACATGATAGTATCAAACATGTCATAGCCAAGATCATATTCTTCGGCTAACCAACGCAGGGCAATGTTGTCTCTGGGATGACATGCACCTGCATCCCCCATACCTGCTGTCATGTATTTGGGACCCATAATACGCATGGTTGAACGAGCCAATGCATTGGTTACCACATCCACATTGATGTTGCCAATTTTTAGTGCAAAGTCTTGAATCATGTTTGCAAGACCGATCTTGGCCGAAATGAATGTGTTGTAGAAGATCTTGATTGCTTCGCATTCATCCCAGGTGCCAATTTCGTAGCGTGGGTTGTTTTGCATAACTTGATTGTAAATTTCTACCAACTCTCCAGCCAGTGCATTTGGATTGCCATCTTCTGTACCAATCATAATCATTTCTGGGTTGACCATGTCCCATTTAACTGATCCCATGGCAATCAAATATGGGTTATATAAAAATTGATGTTTTGCATCTAACAATGGTACAAAGTATTTGCGAGTGGTACCGGGCAACACTGTGGAAATCAGCACAACTTTCTTAGGTGATGTAGCATACTGGTTGATGTTTGTAATGGCTTCTTTGACTGCGTCATGTCCAAAATCTTTGGGAGTCAAATGACTTGACGGAGTGCTTCCGTCATACCCCTCAGCATGAGGAGTAGGAACAGCAATAAAAATCCACTCACTTTTGTTTATGGTTTCTTCAATACTGCAAACTCGTACCAGGTCACTGGTTCTTGGGCTTGTGTCGTAGCCCCGGACTGTGAACTTTTCAGCCAGTACTTCTGCACATTCCAGACCTAATTTTCCAATGCCAATGAAGCCTATATTTTTCATATTATGAGTATTCTTTCGGATAGATTGTATTACTGTGTTCTATTTGTAGAACAATTTTATTGATTGTGTATTAATTTATCGGTTTACAGTACCATGCCCAAAAAAAGTAAACGGATCTATGCCCACTGAATTTTATTGCTCTAACGCAATAAATATCAAGATAATAATAACTATAAAGGTGATAGCATGAAACAGAGACTATTCAGGGGCGTAGCCTGGCTTGTTTTAGTAGTATCAGCAACGGCAACAGCACAAACAACCACTACGTCTGGCACAACCGGTGGAACGACCACAGGCACAAGCACACTGATCAATCAAGGTACCTACGACTCTAAGAGCCTGGTTGACACTAATAGTACCAGCAATAGTACCAGCACCGTTACTTCCAACAGCAATACTACTAGTAATAGCAACAGCACTAGCACAGCCGCGGTCAACAGTACCAGTAACAATACCAATGCTAACACCAGTGTCAATACCAATAACAATATTAACTCTGGCACAAGTACCATTAACAACAACAACGTTAATTCAGGTTCAATGACCTACAACAATAACAATGTCAACTCAGGCACAATGACTTATAACAACAACAATGTCAACGCCAGTACTGCTACCAATGTAAACACCAACAATAATATTAATAGTGGCACAATGACCTACAACAACAACAATGTCAGCACAGCCACCAACAATAACAACAACGTTAACACCAGCACAGCCACCAACAACAACGTTAATACTGGTGATATGACCAATCGTAATATCAACACGTCGACCAGCACCAGCAACAATGTTAACAATAACGTTAATCAAAGTACAGCAGTTAATCAAAACATGCAGACTGGTGATATGACCAATCGTAATATTAACACCAGTGAGATTACACAACGAATCATTCAACCTCCGCCAACTGCGGTTGCTCCTGCTATGCTGAGTGGTGGCAATGCTGACTTATGTTCAACTGGCAGTTCGGGATCTGTGCAGACACAAGTGTTTGGCGTAAGTTCAGGTGGAACAGTACGTGACATGAATTGCGAACGCTTGAAGTTAAGTAAAACTCTATATGACATGGGCATGAAGGTAGCGGCAGTTGCTACCATGTGTCAAGACCGTCGTGTGTTTGATGCCATGTTGGCAGCTGGCACACCTTGCCCATACGAAGGCAAGATTGGTGAACAAGCAAAAGCAAGTTGGGAAGCAAATCCAGACCGGATTCCAAAGATTGACGAGGCAAAACTAGATGACACTTATAAGAAAGTTGGCATTGGCGCTATCCTTGGCGTTCTTGTCCACAAGTTATTCTAACGCACAGGATTACGTCAGCGGTAATTTAATTACCAATCCAGGATTTACCAATGGCTCCACTGGATGGACTACAACTGGAAACGGCACCGCTGGAATGTTTGGCGCTGGCGGCAGTGACGGGTATCAATTTAGTTGGCAAGCTGGCACAGTATCACAATCAATTGCAGTCAATCAAGCCTTGACTGGCACCGGTATTATTGTTAGTGGACTACAATATGGATGGCGATATGCCAACTGGTGTAAGAACAAAATAGGCGGGGAACAATCTTGCTTTGATTCAAATGGCATAGTTGACCAATTAAGTGCCAATGTTAGTTTAACTAACTCTGCTGGTACTAATGTATATTCTCAGAATTTTAATTATAACACATGGGTATATGCATGGCAACAAGAAAATCAAAATGTTAACTTTGCAACACCGTACTCACTTACCGGACTTAACAAATTAAACATTTCATTCTCAGGTGTTGACTCAGGGGGCTGGGCTGGTTTGTATGGACCAGTGGTTACCGATGTGTATGCTAAATTAAAGTACTCAATTGATCCTTGTGCTAACAATCCTGCTTATAGTTCAACTTGTGCTGGCTTTGGTAACATTATTAACACTAATAATTTATTAGATTCAACCAAGGGAGGTTCAAGTCTAAATCAAGCATTTGCAATTAATACCGCACTGGAAAGTGCTGGCGTTGGTGCAAGGATACACGGATTTAATTACGGGTTTAACTGGAGAGTTGGACAAAGTTGGTACGGATGTACTGCTACCAACCAAGACGGATCGTGTTCGTGGTATATGAACGTACCTGCGTATGCTAATGCATCTTTTTCGTTGACTAACAGTAGTAACCAATCTATACATTCAAAGAGTTATAGTTTCACAGGTGACGGTACCAGTGGATCAGTAAGTGAAAAGTACTTGTTGCCATCAAGCATGAATCAATCATTGTTAGGCACAGGTAGAATTGTAGGGTCAGCATCTGGCACCGGTTCGTCTATAGAAGGTGCCTGGGCAACAATGATTTACACAGCTGACCCTTGTCTAGCTAATCCTTTATACAGCCCTGATTGTAAAGGATACGCATTAGCTATAGCCAAACAATTGGCGCCAGCAAGCACACCAACTACAGATGGTACACAGATCACAACAATGGATCCAACTACGGGAATGTCAGTGAATGATCCCGCACAGCCAGCGCCTCCTCCTGGTAGCCCTCCCCCACCACCAGGCAGTCCACCTCCTCCAGGTTCAGAACCTCCTCCTGGTAGCCCTCCCCCGCCTCAAGGTGCACCACCTCCGGCTTCTAGCAATACAAATAGCACACCAGCAAATCAACCTCCTCCACAGGGTGGTAGTAGTCAACCTCGAGCAGGTGAAGTTAAAACAGCCAGCGATAGCAACAGCAAGTCAGCGCCAAGTCTAGGCAGTGTTATGAGCATGATTAGTAGCAATCAAGCTAGAATAGGCAACGAAGCAAAGTCTGTTGTACAGGCCGCAGAAACAGCCGCTGCCAAAGATGCGCAACAAGCACAACAACAAGCAGAGAATGTGGCCGGCGCACTTACTGCTCAAAGCATTGCTGGTAGCATGACACAGGCCAGCACAGGCACAGGATTAGTGGTATCTAGCAGTCAATCACAAATGTCCATGGTAAATGTAGCCAGCGTAGCATCGACCACTGTGGTCACAATTGGTGGTCTACGCCCAGTAACATCAAGTGTATTTGCTGATCCCAATATGTCTTTGTCATCAAGCATGATGCCGGGTCAGTTTGATATGTACAGTTTGCAATCAGCGCCAGGGCGCAACAACACACAACCGGAACTAGAAACACCACAGATTGAAGGTATCAAAATTGGCGGCCGTTCTGTACTAAATGATGCCATGGAACAACGTTCTGTGTTACCAAGTGCTGGCACACAAGAACAGCGCACAGACTCAGTAAACAAAAATGTGCAGTCAAATGAACTGGCCGGCGGAGTTGATTTGACCAGAATGGCCACACAGCCGGCAGGTTATCAATCATATTCAACAGCCATGCCGGATGTGGCATTTTATGCACCAAGAGAAATATACCGGAATCAAGTCAATGTTGACAATGCAAGATTGTTACGCGGACTGGGTAGCGATAGACTTCACCAACAGTTGATAGACTTGCAGTACAAATAAGGAGAACAACATGGAATACATTGTTTATGTAATTATAGGGATTGGTCTAGGATTATCAACATCCAGCATCATAACAAAAAATAGTACACGAGTGCAGAATGCCCGAGACAATCTAGAAGCCAAAAAAGAATGGATAAGAATGGTATCCACAAGAATAAAAATAGGAGCTTAAAAATGACTGAAGAAATTAAAAGCGTTGATGCCAAGGTTGACGAACTTGAGGCGGCTGCAAAGAAGTATGCCTCAAAAGATACTGTGATCTCAATTGGTGGTTATGAGTTCACACCTGCCAAACTCATGGTAGCCGCCACTATTGTCAGCAGTATATTAGGCGGACTGTATGGCACGTTTGAAGTGTACAAGGACTACGTAGGCATGAAGAAAAAGATTGCTGAATATGCCGCACCAGACCTAAGTGGCTTTGACAAACGCCTAGCAGTCATAGAAGAAAACTCAGCCAAGACCTCGGACTACACTCGTGATATCAAAACAGACTTGAAGAATGATCTACGTCGTAACGAATCAGTAACTGAGCAGGTAGAACGCAGTGTTAAAACAGCACAGCGTGAAACTGAAGCAGAAATGCGTGACATGCGCAAGGCAGTGCGTGAGGACTTAGAAAAGGCACGTAACGAAGCCAGTGTTATTCGTAGAGAAATGGCCGATGCACGTAGAGAAATTGAACGTGAAGTTGTACAGTTAAAGAAAGAAGTTGATAGCAAAATACAAAAGGCCATTGATAATCCATTGGCCAACAAGTGATATGATCGGCGCGACCATGTTATCCTTGTACATTTTAGCCCAAGAGCCTAGATGTGTAAGATGGACCTGGTCAGGAGATGTTTATAACCGAGTAGTTGTATGTTTAGAATGGTCCAAGCCTCCTCCTAAAGACAAGGAGCCCAAGAAAAAATAATGGATCCTATCACCCTTGGTCTGGCATTTACAGCCGCTCAACAATCAGTTGGTTATATTAAAAAAGCCATTGCCCTGGGTAAAGATATTAACAGTCTTTACGGACAGTTTGCCAAGTTCTTTGAAAATAGTGATACCATCCATGAAGCAAACATAAAAGCACAAACCAGCAAAAATATTCTCACTGACGGACAGATCAGGGCAATGTCAATTCAAATTGCCATGCAGAGTAAGGCTCTACGTGATGCTGAAAAAGAATTGAAAGAAATGTTAATATGGTCAGGCAACAAAGACGTCTGGGATGAGATGATGGCTGAGCGTGTGCGTATGTACAAAGAACGTGCCAAACTACAAGCAGACATTAAAAATGCTAAAATTCAAGCACAGGCCGACATGATAGACAGAGTACTTATAGGCATAAGTTTCATGGCAATATCTGTCCCTGTTGTGCTTTTCAGTTTTGCTATGATAGTTCGATCTTAAAGAAAAGAAGTTGATATCAACATACAAAAGACCATTACCAATACATTTGTAAAACTAATTAGTAGGGTCAAATGTTAAATTATAGTTGTTGCCTCTGACACCGTCAATCATGTTGGTATATCGGCGAAATTTAGCATTTAATTCAGAATCATATTGGTAGTCTTTGATTACATTAAGCGCATATGATTTAACATCAGGGTCAACCGTCAAAGACTGCTCAATTTGATCCTTAAACCGGGCCATGTCCGCAGGTGGTACAGAATTTATTCTCATGTAATCCTCGCCGCCATGAAGAGAAAAGTGTATATTAAAATTTTGATCGTGACACCAATCTATTAACGCAGGAAGAGAATAAATGCTGGTATGTTGGAATGTATGGTTAACGATCAAATGAGTTTGTCCTGGTATTAGATTTCTTACTCGGTCTATGTTCTTTTCAATCACAGTAAAATCGCTTCCGTACCGTATGTAATCGTTGTGTTGGTCCGTGCCTTCGAGACTGATTGCAAAATTCACTGATTTGAATTGTTTTATCAGTTCTAACACAGTGTTATCAATCATGGTCATGTTTGTTACAAATAACAAATCTACGTTTTTTGGTTCGGTAACTTGATTCAGCATGTTGGCCAGTCCCGGAACCATAAACGGCTCGCCACCGGAGAAATGTAAAAATCTGACTGTTGGTAAAATTCTACCACAGAACTCAGTAAAGTCGTTGCTTTCCCACCACTTGTGCTCTCCAGTTGGAGGATCCCAATAAATATTAGCAGAGTTGTAACTTGGTTTGTTTTTTATATATTCTGTCCAGATACTTGAACTTGAGTAAGGACTACACATTATACATCGAAGATTACAAAAATTTCCCAATTTAAATTCCACATGCCATGGTGAGGTATGCCGATTAAAAAATGCTCGATTTTTTTTGGTATTCTTTTTATCAGCATCTTGATGACGGGTATTAGACATTGTTCGCAAACTGCGGTATCCAATATTTTCATCATGCCAGCACTGGTGACACCTAGGATCTTCTATGCCTGCATCAAGATCGTTGGATAGCTTGTCCATTTCTATTCGCCACTGTGAGTATTCATGGAATGTATAAAATTTGTGCTCATCTTGAGGTAATTCGTGAAACTGACAACATGGCCTCAAAGTACCATTTGTTTCTACACTTATACCATGTCTGGCAAGTACACATGATTTTGTCATGGATCAATCAGGATGCTTTTCAATAACTCCATCCCACTCGGGGCCAGGATCTGTTTCCATATATGTGTTAATACGATTACGAATGTCTTCGTAGAAACTATCCAGTTCTTTGTTCCAGCTACCAATCAAATGATCCAGTGCTTGATGGCAGTAGTTCCAATCACGGGCACGGTAATTGGTCAACAGATTGGCATGAAGATCCATCTTGCTTTGGGTCTGAGGCAATTCCATAATTGGAATTGTGTCAACCACACAGTATGCAGTTACTTGTTTATTCTCGGGCACAATTCGGATAGTATCTAATTCTAGCACTGTGTACTTTTCACGGTAGGTTTCAATTTGAGCAGGGTCAATAATAATGTTCACGATCGGTTTCCTTTTAAATATGTATGATGAATAAACTTTCTCTGTACAAAAAAACACACCTACTAACTGGATTACAATATCTTGGGTACACCTCTCAGGACCCTTATACATACAAAGGTTCGGGAAAATACTGGAGCAGGCATCTCAAAAAACACGGCGATAATGTCCATACCGAAATATTATTTGAAAGTAATAATAAAGAAGAAATTAAAAATCAAGGAATATATTACAGTCAATTATGGAATATCGTCAATGATCCAACATGGGCTAATCTTAAAGAAGAATCCGGATCGGGTGGTGCTATGGGAGAAGAATCAAGGAAAATAGTAAGCTCTAAAATGAAGGGTCGGTCAAAATCGGATGAATGGAAAATTAATCATTCTAAAATAATGACTGGTAAATTACACAGTGACGAGGCTAAGATAAATCATAGCAAAGCAATGTCAGGATCAAAGAACGGTATGTGGGGGCGAACACATTCAGAAGAGACTAAAAAATTTCTAAGTGAAAACACTAGAAAACATCTCAAAGGCAAGACATACGAAGAAATTTACGGACCAGAGAAGGCAGCCAAATTAAAAAAACTACGGTCAGCAACATTTAAAAAAACAAGGAGAACAAAGCGTGACGTTAACATTTGATCTCATAAGTGACCTGCACCTAGGTCCCACAGACACATTTGATTGGACCGGAATAGCCACCAGCCCATTCTGTGTCGTAGCCGGCGATATTTCCATGGATGTTGAAATAGTGCGAGACACATTAGAACATCTTGGTCAATGCTATCAAGCAGTGTTTTATATCGACGGCAACAACGAACATAGATACAGTTTAGACTCACTTAGTGATAGTTATAACATACTACAAGAAGCTGTTGCTGGAATAGAAAATGTAGTATTTCTACAAGACAACTGTGTGATTGTTAACAATGTTGCATTTGTTGGCACCAACGGCTGGTGGACATATGATCTAGATTCCAGCATTGATGATGAACAGTGTAGATTATGGTATTGCGATGTCATGGATGTCAGCATGCCTGTTACCAGTGCTATACACAGCATGGCATACAACGATGTTGCTTACTTGAGAAACAGTATTAAAAAACTTCAAACACATCCTGATGTTACATCAATTGTTCTTGTCACACACACTGTGCCAAACATAGATTTAATAAATTATGACATGGAGATTACGTCAACTTATAAGTTTAATGTAATGGGAAATTCTCTTATGCAGATGGCACTGGATGGCGATACAGAAAACAAAGTTAAAACTTGGTGCTTTGGACACTATCATAATGCCATTGACCAGCATCAGCACGGCATTAGATACGTGAACAACTGCCGGGGCAGAGTTGAAGATTCATCTACCTGGACTCCGACTTATCACCCCAAGCGCATTGTGGTTGATTGTTAACGTGAGGTTTCGGGTTCTAATTTAATTTGCAAAGGATAATCGTTACTACGTGCATCCAGTGTAACTTCAATGCCTTTTTGTTCGGCAATTTCATAAGGCAAGATTGCAACAATTGCAGATCCGGCATTGTGAATATCTTCTGTAATTGTCACAGCAGTTTCTGCGGTGTACTCAAAATGTCGTATCAAACTTTCAACTACAAAATCCACAGATGTTTTGTTATCGTTCAAGTAGATAATTTTGAATAATGGCGGCTCACGAAATTCTACTTTTGATTTTGGTATTGTATTTGTATCTGCCATTTTATATCCTTTTGTAGTGTGGGGGCATGACATGCCCCCACTGTATTTACACTATTATATTAGACTGTGTAGGTGATTGCAATGGTCTTTGGCCGAGCTTCTTCTGGAACTTCACGTTTTAGATGAATGCTTAAAATGCCAAGTTCAAGATGTGCATTGGTAATTTCCACATGGTCCGCCAGTTGGAATTCTCTACGGAAACTACGCTCACTGATTCCTTTGTGCAAATAGTTCACAGACTCTTCGTCCATTAACTCGCCTATATTTTGTTTGCCTTCGATAACTAGAATTTTTTTGTCCTTGGTCACTGCCAAGTTGTCTAGACTAAATCCGGCCACAGCTATACTGATCTTATACTCGTCATCGCTGACTTGTACAATGTTATAGGGCGGGTAATTGGTGTTGCCTTGTTGAGCACTCACACGCATAAGATCATCAAACATGTTATCAAAACCGATACCAAATTTGTGCAGTGCGGGAATGTCGAAAGAGCGAAGGGTGAGAGTTTTTGTCATTTGTTTTCTCCTTTATTAAGCAAGATGACTTATAATGTAGCCCCACTATGGGCACTACAATATTATTTATCACAGATTTTATACAGTTTGTTTTATAATTGCCATGATGTCGGTTTCGTACACAAAGTTAAATTCTTTGTTGTCAACTTTGACTTTTTGCACAGCAGTTTTGCTGAACAACACACGATCGCCGACCTTAACCACCATCGGCACTAGTTCGCCATCTTCGGCAATACGACCTGTGCCCACAGCAAGTACATCGCCCTGGCTGGGTTTTTCTGCGGCTGCATCTGGGATAATTAGACCACTGGCAGTTGTAGTTTCTGCTTCAATCAACTGCACAACGATGCGGTCACGAATAGGGATTAATTTCATAGTGTTTCCTTATAATAATGAATTATAACACATGCTGAGTGCTGTGTCAACTGATCTGTTACGAATTTTGTTGTTCTAATCGGATAGGAGTAGTAACTTGTGTTTTATCAATGGCAATTTTTAAAATATTGCGAGACTGATAATCTTTTAAGTTGTACATATGGGGCAAGAGTACACGTTCGAGTTCTGTGTGTAATCCACGAGCACCAGTTTTTGTGGTGATTGTGCGTTCTGCAATTAGGTCTATACTGTCGGCATCAAAGTCCAGGGCCACACCATCCTGGTTAAACAACCATCTGTACTGACTGACCAAGTTGTTTTTTACTTCTGTCAAAATAGTAATAAGTTGAGATTTAGTTAGTTCTTCCAACTGTATAATAGATGGGAACCGTCCCACAAACTCTGGAATCATTCCATAACGTACTAAATCGTCGGGTGTGATTGCTTCGGATACATTTTCTTTGACAGTGCTGGCGCCAAACCCAATCGACGTGCCTTGTGTACGTGCTTTGATCACTTTGTCTAGTCCAACAAATGCACCACCTACAATAAACAGTATGTTGGCAGTGTCAATGTCAATTGTTTCACTGCTGGATGTTTTGCGCACTCCTTGATTTGGCACTTTACATCGTGTGCCTTCGATCAGTTTAAGCAGTGCTTGTTGAACACCTTCGCCACTCACATCACGTGATACAGTACTACTTTCACCTTTGCGAGCAATCTTATCTACTTCGTCTAGGAACACAATTCCACGTTGTGTGCGTTCAACATCGTTGCCGCTGGCATGGAATAGTCTAGCAATTAAACTGTCAACATCGTCACCTACATATCCTGCTTCTGTCAGTGTTGTGGCGTCTGCAATAACAAACGGCACATCCAAGTACCGGGCCACTGTGCGAGCCATAAGTGTTTTACCTGTGCCGGTTGGCCCAGTCATTAAGATGTTGGCTTTTTGTATTTCGTTTTGGGGATCTGGATTACCAATTCGTTTGTAGTGATTGGTAATTGCTACACTTAACACAATCTTGGCACCGGACTGTCCAATCACATATTGATCCAGGTACTGGTGTATCTCACGTGGGTCTAGTACAGACTGTACAGTAGATTTTACAGCATGTTCTTTTGACAGCAACAGCCCGTGACAGAATTCCACACACTCGTTGCATATACCAACATTGTGTCCTACAATCAGTTTGCCCACTTGGTCTTTGTGCTTGTTACAAAAATTACAATGTGTAGGTGTTGTTTTAGAGATCATGTTATTGTCCAGTCAAGCGGCGTTTGATTTGTTCTTGTTCTGCTTCACTCAACAGGTCCGGATCATATTCACCTGAATCAATTTTCACAATCAAGTGATCAATGTAGGCTTCATTGTAAGCATAGCGATTGTTTAATTGCTTGTCTACCTCTATCCAATTATTTCCATTGTACTTGTACAGTACACTTGGCAACCGATCAACACGCAAGAAAGTGTCACCTTTCATTGGAGCCGACGGAAATACTGTTCCAAATCCAGTGGAGTTTTCTTTTGCAGGTGCGTTGTCAGGTGTTAGTTCCAGATATGCAGGATCCATCCAAGGTAGGTTATCAATTGCACCGAGTTCGTATAAACGTCGTTGTGCCTTTAAGGTGCGGGTCGGGTGGTCTTCTTTCCACCGACGTGCGGCTGCTTTGGTTTCAGCATCCATTTCGTCCAGGTGATCATCTTCTGTATCGGGTGTTTCAATATTGTCGGCAACGACATCCTTTTTGATTGTTTCTGTTTCATCAATCCTGTCAGTAGGAACTTCTGCCACGGGTAAATCTTCGTCTGCGTCATGTTGCTCTCCGTTTGTGTTACAATCTTTGTTGGGACAAAATAGTCCAATGCCAGGTGCATCTACCAGAGTAGTATCACATCGGGCACAGTTAATAGTGGTGTCTTCTGGAAACAAGGTGCTGACAACAACTGGGTTTCCTGCAGGCAAATCTTCTACTAGATCTCGTAGCTGTTCTACTTGTTCATCAGTCAATGGACCGTCGTCTGCTTTGTATTTTTTTTCTCTGTGCCACCTTAGACTCTCACTGGCAGCCAACAGCATCATGATGGCCAATGGGTCAAACACTGTGACCAATATTATAATCACCCAGCGTACTGCTTTTTCTAATAGATTAGAGTCAGGATTGTCACCATAGATAAGTGCGGCTATGTATTTGATCGGCCCAACTTCGGCTTCTACTTTGCGTACTTCGACCGCAATCGGCGCACGTTGTTCATTGAGAACTGTGATTTTCTTTTGAGCTTCTGCAATGTCTGTAAGGAGGCGAGCACGTTCTTTCTGCTGGGCTCTGCGTATGGCAACTGCTTTGTCCGCCCCTTTTTCATCTGCACTGCGACCCATAACTTGGTCCACAGCCTCATCCATCTGTTTGAGTGCTCGGCGATTAGCATCTATGTTTTCCCGTTCAATTTTGATCTTTTCGTCATACAAAGCAATTTTGGCTTGTACGTCGCCGGACACCATGCTTTGATCAGAATGTGCTTTGGAAAGAAATCCAAAGATACCCATGGAAGTGATAACCATCAGCATAAACACCGCTGGTACCAGATAAGCCTTCATTAACCAACGGCATTGGCGCCAGTGTTCATGTAGCCACAGCGTGACCACTACTTTGGCCAGTTCTAGGATGCCACCCATGATTATGATTGGCACCACAGCGGCGGCAAATATGGCCGCAAGGCCTGCAATTGAATACCAGGCCGCAATGACCGACAGGCTCAGTGCCACTGCCAACGTAATTAAACTTAGAAACATAGTGTAATATTTATCTGTTTTAGTCCCATGTTCGATGCACTTCGGCGATCCATTCTCTGCCGTCATATTCGTCTATTTGCCAGTCTACTGAGGCAGGTACCTCTACAATTTTTAACTCGGCAAAATTACCATTGGCTCGGTCACCCAGCTCACGCACCACTGACACCAGCACTGGATCATCACGCGGAATATCACTGCTGTACCAGATCTTTCCATTGACCAGAATTAGCGGCCCGTATCGTTCAGTATCAAAACGGCTTTCTCGATCTTGTGTTGTGTAGTCAGTCAATGATTGTTTAAGATATAAAAACTCAGCTTCTTGACTTAGCCCATATCCACCATGGCATGTGTTAATGACCACATACCGAACGCCTTTAAGATAGCGTATGAGTTTTTCTTGTTCGGTTTCTTGTATCATTCATTGAATAGATATTCGTAATTGACCGATGTTGTGTTGACTTGTAATACAACTGCACCGTTACGCAAATGAAATTTACGAGCCATTTCAGTTTGCGGACTTAATGTTATAAATCGTTTTACTGGCATTGTATCTTTGATCAGTTTGGCTGCACCCAAAACAAGTTCTCGGCCAGCACCAGGTCGGTAACTCCATACTGTGTAGAACACCACGACTTCACCAATAGGTTCATCGGGAGTGGTAGGAGTAGAAAACTTTTCTAACTCGCCTTCGTCTGTGGGAACTTGATTGCAGAATGCCGCACAGATTACGGCCAGTACTTCATTTGTAGTATCATCTTCTAACACATACACTTCACGATTGGGATCCACACGCCAAAAGACAGGTAAGTGAGGACGAACAGGATCGTCCTTGATAAAATTTAAATAATAATCAGACCGTACACTTTTTATTACGGCCATATTATCCTAAATCTTGTGCATAGTCATCTGCAAACTTGTCCGACTTGTGTTGCTCAATTGCGGCTCTTAATGCTTGTTCAACAAATTCATTAAATGTCATGTCCTGGTCATGTGCTAGCTTCATGTATGTCAACAGCTCTTCATCCGAAAAATCCACTTGCATTTGTACACGAGTGTCGTAGATCTCACCTGCCACAATGGCCTCCATCTTTTCCAGGAAATCTTCTTCGATCTCCAAGTCAATGTAGTCAACATCGTCCCATGCTTGATTACCCAACTCACCACGACGGGTAGCCTCGGCTGTGTTCTTGTCTCGGTACTTGGGATTGATCAAGCGATATGCACGTTCGTGTGTGTAGTCACACACTGTCACTTCGTATACCTTTTGACTTTTGGTACTAAACACAATATTGGCACTCCAGCCGCCGGTACCGTGAACACCGTTCCACGCACTCAGTTGATGTGAATTAGAACCGTAACAAGCCCATCCGTAATCGCCGCCTTCGGAGATACGATAATTAATAGCTTCCATAAACTGTTGCATTGTGATCATTTGAATCCCCGATAAGCGTCAAATATAAGGGCGCCACCAATTGTAAATCCCACTATAGCAAGTGCATAGTTGCTATTAATCAATGCACTTAGCCCAGACAGTAGATTCAACCCGCCGATTGTAAGGCTAATTGATTTACTGTTACGATTACACCATTCTAAAAATTTACCCATCATCATTCTCCTTGTGCTATTACTGTACCATCTTCATCAGACAGTTCCAACGGACCTCGTAAGATGTATTCTGTATCATCATTGCGCCACCCCAATTCTTCCATGCCGTCAAAGTAATCTTCATCCCAGGCTGCTTCAATCTCTGCTTGCTCTTCTTCCGTCATGTCTTCTGGAAAAGTCCAATCAGCCCAACAGCCATCATCAAGACTGGTCAGTTCCCAGTCGTAGTCGCTTTCGCTTAGATTATATCCATCAGCATTGACCAAGTCAATCTCTGGTCGATCATCGCTTTCACAATAGAATTCGCCCCACCGATAACCTTCTTCGCGAATGATTGTTTTGCCGGCTTTGAACCAGAACTGTCGTTCAACAGCAGACTTTTTGTGCAGGGTTTTTAATATCCAAGTTGCCATGATTAGTCATCCCGGTCCATTTCTGTAGTTTCTTTGATCAGGGCCTGCAATTGATCCAATGCAGGAACCATGAGCTTGACTGTTTTGTAGTCGTTTTCACTGTCGCGGCCACTTACTTCAATCATGTATGCATTGTCGTACATGTACACTGAGAATGATTCGCCGACCTTGACCAATTTGTCACTGATTTTGTTTACTGTTTTAGTTTTCGCCATGATGTTTTCCTTAATAACATGTAGTATATAACAATCTGTTTAATATGTCAATACTTTTGGTGTACCTTCACAATTTCTCTCCTGGTTCAAATCCACGGAATCGCACAAAGCGAGGAAATCTCAAACTGTATGATCCGTCTTGGTTTTGAGTAACTGCGTCCGCTTCAACCTCAACCACCCGAGCAAGAAGCTCATCGCGAGCGGCCCAATACTCATCGCGATTGCTATCAGACAAACCGCTACCAACATTAACACGAATATTTCTGTCATTATCAACTCCTTCACATATTATAGCACCCAACCGGCCCTGATTGCGACCAGTTCCTTCTTCAAAACCTACAATATTGAGATCAACTGTGATTGTGGGTTTCCATTTCATCCAAAAGTCACTGCGTCGGCACTCATATGGCGCATCCATGCTTTTGATCATGATACCTTCGTAGCCTTCTTCCACACTGGCTTCGGCAAACCTGCGCATGACATCATGTCCTTCGGCTGTGTCCAAGTCCACATCCATGCCGGGCATGATCTGCACACAGCCAGATTCTGGCAGGTGTGTTTGTGTACGTTTCAACAGATCGATACGGTTGTGTTGCTGTAGATTACAGAAACCATCGCGGAACTCACTCAGTGGCAAGATATCAAATACATGATAAATCATGTCTGTGGTTTTGGCATCTCGTTTGCGTTGTGCTTGTTTCATCAAGTCCTGGAAATTCTTGCCCACAATCTCACCATCCAACACAAACTGTCCGCCAAAGGCAGAATCACGTTGGAATGCTTTGCGATGTTCTTCAATAAAGTCTGCAATCTGTGGGAAGTTCTCAAACTCTTTGCCATTACGGCTGTACAATGTACACGCAGATCCATTCACAACTGCCAACACACGCACACCATCCAGCTTGACTTCCAGACGTTTGATGCCTCGAAGTTTCTTAGGATGGTCTGTACTGTCCTGTGCCAGTTGGCAACTGAACACCGGGATCTTCCATTCAGTTCGGCCCAGAACTTTGTTCAGTGTCTTCTCTGATATCCCACAACGCAGGTCTTTAATAATGACACGACGACATACGTTGTTCCATTCTTCACTGTCAAACTGTTGGCTACATTCATCAATGGCCTCACGTGCTCGATTACCTGTGACGCTACGGGTACGTAGACTTTCCAACAACGCCCAAAACTTAGGCCATGGATTTGATTGACCAGTTAAGCCCTCAGTCTCGGGCACTTGTCGGATGCCAAACACATAAAAAGGGTTGTAGGCCTGATAACAATTGAACAAGAAGGCCTGTGCATCAGAACTGCCCAACTGGGCGGCTACCAATGCCTTTTCAATAGTTTTTTCTTTGTGTATTCGACTGTCCGAGCTTTCCAGGTCATGAATCCAACCTGTTACCATTGTGCCCGCAAACCTTGGGTCTGAGAAGTTTGTTTCATTCATATATTTATTTTCGTTCTGAGTCAGATTGTGTTAGTTTACATACCAATAGGAATTGCTCATATGCCACTCGAACACTTTCGTGCTTCATCAATTTGTCAGCTTCTGCCTGCATGGCCTTGACCCCTGCTTCGGCACAGTCACGTATGCATAGCCCAGACAATGTGGCAAGTTCGCTGCCAAATTCTTTGGCCAATTTCTCCCAGGCTTTCTTTTGTCCCAGAGTGATAGGAGTTTGTTGTGGACGTAGTTCGCTAACTTTGCGAATCACCTCGCAGATAGCTTCTTCAGCAACACGGCCAGCGGCAATCATAGGAGCATAAGCAGGATCAATATTGAAACGACGACTCTGTCCGCCCGGATAGCACATTACAAGATGTGTGCCTCGAGAGAAACTGTCCAAGTACTCGCTGTCGTACTCACTCACAGGCACATACCTGCGGCCTTTTTTTTCGTAATAGATTTTCTTCATTGATATTCTCGGTCTAGCTTGACATTGGTCAAACCGGCTAGAGTTTGAAACTGATCCCAGGCATCTTTCACAGCGGGTCGAGATTCCAGCTCACTGTCAGGCAATACTGTTTCCAACCAGATTTCGGGTCGACGTCTTGGGCGAGCTCCAAACTGTCGAGGCTGATGCATTCTGCCATCTTCGTACAGCATACAGCTCACACTACGGAACTTGTCCTCGTCGTCCTTGCTGTTAAAGTCATAGTGACCCCATTCAGGATTGCTTAATCTACCCAAGGTGTATCCATCCCAGATCCCTGCCCACTGTTCGTCATCACATGGATTAAAATCTGTACGAGTGATTAATACCAGCACATCTTCAATGGCCACACGACCTTCGACAATGTCTAGAACGCAACGGCTATAACTAAGTCCAATTTTCATATGATGTTACCAACTACTATTGTAAAATACTTTCAATCCACAAAACAATTCTGCACGAGCGTCGCGGACAAACTTGAGATCTTGTTCTCGATAGTGTTCATCTGCTTCATTGCCAAAAAAGAAACCTGACGTACTGGGCAGTGTGCCAGCAATGACATCCAGTTCAAGTGCTTCAAGATCCGCCCATGTAAGTTCTAACTCAATGCCGTTGAAGTTGCTGCCATCACAGTTGCCGCCATTGCGACTTTTCCAAAGTTGTTCCATCCAGCCATGCAGATTAGGATGCTTGCGCCAGTAAGCAATCTCACGAGGCTGTTCTACTGTCTTGTTAACAAAATCTTTGGTATCATCATCAAATTCGGCACTCTCATAAAACTCACGTTGTTGGCCTTCCTTTGCGGCCACGTATGCATACATGTCAAGTCCCATTGTCTTTCTCCTGATTTGTTGACGGAAACTAGGTGCGGGCACTTACCTGTTCCGAACACGATTGATCACTTTATTGGCGGCTTGAAAGCCATTGTGCTGTTCTGTTTCTAAGAATATTTCTGTTACTTCATTTTGTAACTCGGCAAACGCGGCACGGAACTGGGCCAGTTCTTGTTCGGTCAGTTGCATCTGCATTTTGTAACTGAAGATCTTGTTGTTCATGCTGTCTCCAACATGTTGGCTGGCACATTGAACACACCGCCTGGCGTACTAACCAGCACAAATTTAATTTTAACTTTACGAACGTTGCCAACGTATGTCAATCCATTGCGATTGCTGGTAAACTTTACCTTGTCGCCGATTGAGAAACTGCGTTTCTTTTGTTGGGTCAGTTGCGCTCGGGCAAACTTCACTGCATCAATCACACTGGACAACTGATCATTGGTCAAATTACCAAACATAATTGCAGAGTTAATTTCTTTGATATCCATCTCAGGCTCCTGTTTCGTTTACTATGTGTGTATTATAGCAGTTTGGGAATTACAGGTCAACTGAGTCCCAGGTCTTGCTGACTTCCATTTCGTCCACTAAGGCCTTCAATAACAACACCAACTTTTGGTAATACCGGGCGTCATTTTCATGTGTATTGCCCACGTACCATACACCATCTTTCATAATGTAATACCACTCTGCACCGCAATTTTTGGCACGTTCAAAGAACGCTTCAAAGGTATGATCTGTTGCAAAATCTGTGCCGTCTTCATCACGGTCACGACCGTAAAACACAGTTACATTTTCCATAGGAGAACCAAAAGTATGAAACTCGCCATCTGGAAAGTCAATGTTGCGAGCCAAAGAAGAAATGTCGCCCAGTGACACCAGGTGGTTGGCTTTGGCACTGTCATAATAGTGCTCTTGCAATATTACACCATTGTGGTCCAGATAGCCGTCCCAGTGACAGTAGACTGATTTACAAACGTCGCCGTGCATGACACCAATTCTTGAACGTGTACCCATTTTACGCTACCTCTTTCTGTTGTTGCAACCAAAAATATTCATTAATTAAATCTGAAGGGAAATCTTCATGGTACCAAAAATAGTACCGGGCGGACTTGAGTCCTTGTGCTTTTTTTACAACCTCAAACCCTAGTGCAAGAACATCATTCTCTGCTGTGATATTGGGATTAATTGCAAATACATCTTCGGCAAAACTTGACATCTTTTTTCCTTTTTTCTTACTATGTGTATATTATAGCAGTTTGGGAATTATCGGTCAATCAATCTAATCTGCTTCCGGCGTAGACCTGTGTCAGGCCCAGTTTGGTCTTCAGTACTTCGGCATAGGCTTCTGCACCTGCTTCCAAAATGCTGATGCTCTGTGTTGGGAAGCCACTGGGGTTCCACAGGCTCAATGCACCTGTGTAGTCCTTACGGAAGCCTGCGGCCTGCAACCACTTGCCCAATTTTGAGTTTGAGCGAACGCCAAACACATTGACCCAAGCAAATCCACAAGCATCACGATCGCCATGTTTGGCGTGGAATGCCTTGGCCGCTGTACGTGCCTGAATGCCTGCTTCATTGGTTGCATCTTGTACCAACTGCTCTGTGATCTGTGTTGCTATTGCTGTCATTTCGGAATCCTTTTTAGTTTCTATACAAGTATTATAACAGTTTGGGAATTTCGGGTCAACCGTTTTGTTTGTCCATGATGTAGGTAAACAAGACAAATTTAGCACGATTGAGCAGTTGACGCTGAGCTTCAATAGTGCGGGAATTGGGCTTTTCGTAAGCCATCATCTCTTGTGCATCACTCATCAAGCTGGCCACAATCATTGCAGGACCCGAAGTTTTGAATGTGATCGAAGATTCGATGTTTTCACACATGTCAGCTTCGGTGATGCCATACATGCCAATTTCACGTTGACGTTGCATGTCTCGTCCAACCGCGACGCGGATTGATTTTTCTTGTTCGTTTTGAGTAATCATTTCACCAACTGTTTCGTATCTTAAAGTCATTTTTGGCTCCTTTTTGTTAAACTATGCTATATTATAGCAAAAGGGCAATATTCGGTCAACCAATGGCTTTTATCAGCCCAATCAGCCCAATTGCAACACTTACAAGATTTACAAACATCTGTGGTTTATTTGCAACACGCACAGTCCAGATCAGGAACAAAATAGTCCCAATAAAAAATGTAAGGATATTGTAAGGATGGGCTGTTGGACCCACTGCATTTAGGCTATGGCCTGCTACTATAAAAATAGCCCCGGCCCACTGCAAAATTTCATTTGTATCTAATTTCATACTATGATTATAGCAGTTCGGGAATTATTGGTCAACCGAAATCACAACTCAATTGCTCTGCGAAACACAATTTCTTGCCGGGCAAAGGCATCTAATTCCCAGGGCTGTTGTAAATATGCCACATTTCTGCCATAGTATTTGCCCCGCCATTTTTTGCCTTTTGGCATGATTTTTAGTATGCCTCTAGCCATCTGTCGTACATGCACCAGCTCATGGGCCAGGGTAACGCCCAGGGCATACAGATCTCTAGTGGGTTTTAACACCACCAAGTAAGTGTCAATTCCTGTCAAGGGAATTGTGGTGCCCAATTCATCTAGATCAGGGTCCACTTTGATCATCAGCAATTTTTGATTTTTAGCAAGTCCAAGCTGGGCCAACATGCTGGGAACCAGTGCTTCAATGTAGCGTTTGGTTTTGGGTCCGGCTTCAACGTGCAATTCCATATGTGCCTTTTTTTTACTATATGCCCAAATTATAACAAAATACCAATTCTGTGTCAACCGATGTGCAGGCTGTGGCGTTATATATGTGTAGCCAGGAAAGTCCAGGTCTACAGTTTCTAATCAAGGAGATACCATGAAACAACTTATCGCTTTAATCGCCACCACTGTTGCTCTTTCTGCATTTGCTCAAGCACCTGCTGCCAAGAAAGAAGAAAAGAAAGCAGAAGCCAAACCTGCTGCCACAGCCCCTGCCGCTCCTGCGACAGCAACGCCTGCAAAAAGTGAGCCTGCTAAGAAAGACGCACCTAAAGCAGACAGCAAAGCCGCTACTCCAGCCGCGAAATAATCTTGATGATGAAGACTTTGTCATAGATGATGAAGTCAAATTTGGGCGTAATCGGAGAAGCGCAGAGTTTGGACAACTAGTTCCGGACGACGAACTTTCCGATTACGTTCAATATAGATTATACGTGGCCAGAATGCTGGCGCTTAAACGGTATCACGAAACACACGGTACCACATAAACCCACTTTCAAGTGGGTTTATTTTTGACTATTTTATTAGTAGAAACCACTAGGTATATTGCGACGCAACATAAATAACTCAGTAGAAACCACGAGTTTCTACAATACTAAAGGAAAAAGCAATGACAGCAACAATAGCAAAACTAATTGAGCGTCTAGCCGAGATGTTCCCATCACAGAACTATCAAAACAAGTTAGAAGCCTTCTTAGCAAGCAAGAATGTACAAGATGTGTCTGATGTAGATCATTGGACTAGAGAATATGACCGCCGGCAAGGAAGTTATCTATGAAAAAAATTATCAACACAGTGTATGACGGGTTAATTGCCTGGGCAGAGATGATTCACGAATATCGTCAAAGTCCTGCCAGCAAATACAATTATTGGAAGTAATCATGGACATAGGATTAGTCGCGGTTCAAATTATAATATTTGGGGCAATAATTCTCGTATATCTAGTGCAGGAGTTTGATAAATGAACTATTTAGACACATTATTGATGTTACTACGATGGGCACAAGACGGATGGGAAGTTCATCCGATTAATTTATCCACCGACTTTGGCGGGTGGATTTAATAAATTACTTGACTCTGCGCTTCTCTTTCAAAGATTCTAGAACTGCTTAACACAGCTTGCGGAGGCGGAGTTGATGGTATTGGGTCCACAGTGGTAGCTGATGTCCCTACACCTGCAACATTAAGGGCGGCTGTTGTGCGGCCTTCACGTAGCACTGCCACAGTAGATTGACCTGCACTTGTTTCAGCAATGGTATTGGCAGTTGACAAATCAATGTTGGCCACAAGTTCTAGATACTGCGCTGAACCGCCTACTTTGGTGTCAAGCCCAAAACTCGGTAGCGACGACACAAAACTCATAATAGCCGATTGGTTATTGCCTAGTACATTGCCAACATCCATACCTGCTCGAACTTGTAATTCAGTTTCTTTTGTTATCTGTGTGCTGATTGCTGAAAAGTTTGTGTTAAGACTGGCCGTTTCTGTAGGGTAGGCAGCAATAATATTTCCAATCTCAGTCACTGCTATTGGAATCAACAACAATACATTGGCCTCGTCTGACGCAATTGTGTTTGCGTATATGCCATTGTATATGGTAATCAAATTACCCAATGCATTTGCTGTTTGCAAATTATTAATAATAGCAACACAGTTTCCAATATTGTCAGCAACATTCTGGGTTGCTGGAGTTCCAAGAATATCAGTCAACAATATAGTTCCATTTACGCCAGATCCTGTTGCTATACTATTTGCATAGTAGCTTACGTCTGCAGTTGGTAATGGAGCAGTCTGGTCTAGGATTGCTGGCAACCCTTTGTTGGTCTCGGCTGCTAAAAATGCCGCAGACAACTGTGGTAAATTCATACGACCAATATTGGTAACTTGGTCAAGTGAGCAGGATAATGCTTTGTTGACCAGTGCCAGTCCTGGCGTTGTCATCACGCTCAGTCGCTCATAACTTATGCCAGCTTGGTCGCCGGCCACTGCTGGTAACAATGCACTATTGGGTGTGTATTGATTGCCAGATCCTGTGTTGCCGGAAGTGTCTCCTGTAACAGGACTGGCAGTGGATCCTGCAGTGACTGGATTTTCACTTTGACGTATCTCACAGGCCAGTGGACGATCAATTGCTCTCACGGCAGCTTCTTCGTCGAGTATTAACTGACTCTGTTCAGGGGTTAAATTATCGTAGTCAACAGGTGGTTCCACCGGAGCAGTGATGTAAATAGCACGTGGACCATCTGCAGTTGGTGTTGTCAGCGATGGATAACTGTTGGGCAACATCACAGCAGGATTCAATAAGTCTGCCAATGTGTTGATGTTTGGAGTCCATACATCTAGGATTCTTAATATATTTGCAAGTTCGTCACCGGTGACACCAAGCAATGCGTTATACATAAGTTTTTGCACAGTGTCAGTAACTACCACAGCAGGATCATTGAGATTGAGAATAATGTTATCGGGCACGCCGGCTGTGCTCAATACTGAGATCAACGGACTAATGGTTCCAGCACGACGAGATATCTGTTGTATCAGTGCCAACGGGGTTCCGTAGTTGTCAAGATTGCCTAGATCAATGTATTGACCAGCATTGTACAAGTCATCGCCCGTGGCTGCCGTGGCACGATTGATCTCAGTAAGGCCTGCTGTGACAAGATTGTCCATGCCAGTAAATGTAGGACCTAAATAATCGTTGGCGTTTACTGCGCTGTTGATAAAACTATTCACAGTTGAGCAATAACTATTTGCCTGAATAAAATTCTGTGCAAATATACTGAGATCGACGTTGCCCATGTACGCTTCTGCGGTCAGTGTAATAATGCCGGACATTCCAGGATTACTCAATGTGGTTGATACAGGTGCTACAATGTTGGCCACTATGGAATCGGCTAGTGCAGGGCAAGTGGTGTTGGCAAATGTTTGTAGTGACGCTATTGTTTCTGGTGTTAAATTCCCGGCGGCGGGTCCTGCATTGCCGATGGCATTTATCAAAGGAGTCAACAACGCAGTTGAGTTATATGCATTAACATTGGCAGTTAAATTTGCAACAATAATGTAGCCTTGATTTTGAAATAAACCAGCAGCAGCTTGCAGTTGCAGTGGCGACAATGATCCGGCCATTATCCTGCCCTTACGTCAGGACTGCCGCCTACACGAGCATGTCCACATGTGTCAGCGTCTCCTGTTCTAACAACAGGTTTGCCGCCGGCACGTACTGTGCCACTGCCGCCAGCAGTGCCTGCGGCAGCGTGTGGTGGGTGCGGGTTGTATCTACGTTGAGGCCATGGTGCATGGGCCGAAACACTGGTACCGTCAACCACAATAGGTATGCCATTTACTCGCACAGATGCCACTCCTGCCCCGGCTGCTCCGCCTACTGAGTTTGTGTCACCCTGTCGTTGTACGTTTGGCATGTGTTTGTCCTTGTGCGTTATTTATCGTACAATAATGCCGGTGGTGCTTTGAATAAACTGATCAGCAAAGGCCTTATCTGTGGCTGCCACCACTGTGACTGTGCCCTTTGACAGTTTGATATCTTTGTCCGGACTCACTGTGAACAAATAAGGCATCAGTCCAGGACCCTGGGCGCCCATGGCAATCACCATTGGACGTGACAGTTTATAGTATACATCGGTTTCTTCAATTAATTTTCCAATTAACTCTTCACCGGACGTTAGTTTAAACGTCACTACTTCACCTATTGAGGCGCCTTTATCAATTAACATATTATAATACTCCGTCGCTGTACCCAACAGCGTTTTCCTGTTCAAATAACTTTTTAAGTTCTGTAAATCCGCCAACAAGTTTATCATCTAAAAATATTTGCGGCACTGTTCTAGCAGTTGGTACTGCTTCTAATAGTTGTTCTCGAGTCCAGTCTCTAGTCACATTGCGTTCTTCAAACTCAATGCCCTTTTGCTTTAACAATGCCTTGGCTTGGTCGCAATAAGGGCACTGATCTTTACTCCATACTGTAGCTTTCATATTTTCCTTTTTATAAATTTGGTAATTCGTCGTAATCTAGCGTGTCACTCATGATGCCGATAACATAGTTAGTCGACTCGTTCTCTTGCAGTGCAGTTTGTTTGTTCGACGTGTTGACATGTTTGTTAAACCAAGGGATTGGTGTTGACTTAGGAGCAGGTGCCAGATATTTAATGCCAATCTCATTGAGTGCGTTTTTAGCAGTGAAGTCCACAAAGTCACGCAGGATGTTGGCATTGAGTCCAATCACGGGCCCAAACTTGAACAGGTATTCTGCCCACTCTTTTTCTTCACGAATAACATCCATGTACAGCTGATACACTTCTGCTTCACATTCACCTTTGATGGCAGCAAAGCGTGGATCTTCTTTGACCACTTGATTAATCATCCAACCGGTCCACTCTTTGTGTAAGATTTCATCCTGCAGGATCAACTGAATGATATTGCCGTTGCCAATGAAGATCTTGTTCTCTACCATGGCTAGACTTGTGGCAAATGATACCATGAAGCGAAATGCTTCTAATGCGTAGCTTGCATGTAAGGCCATCCAGATTGCTTTGATGTGTTCACGCTCGGGAAAGTCTTCTAATAATTCTTTACGGCAGTTGATCATGTGTAGTCGGTCGTAATAGTTGCCTACACTTGATGCCATATCTACAATTTCTTTAGTGTCATGAATTGTGTTGAACATTTCCTTGGGCACGTTGTAGATGTTGCGAATAATATGACTGTAACTGCGACTATGAATGTTAGTTTCAAAGAACGTCCAGTTGTAAACCAACGCTTCTAGTTCTGGCAATGATACTACCGGCGTAAAGATTTGACTTGGACCACGTCCTTGCAAACTATCCAGCGCAGTTTGACGTAGCAGATTGCTGGTGAAGATATGCTTGACTGTGTCTGACGCATCTTTAAAGTCTTGTGAATCTTTGGTCAACGAAATCTCTTCGGGTACCCAAAAGAATCCACGTGCCTCTTGCTCGTACTTGGCTAGTTTCTGATATTTAACCTCCTCAAATCGCTGGATAGTCACAGGGCCTGCAGGATCAAGAAACATCTTGCGATTGAGATAGTCTGTTTTTGTTTTTAAATTGTATTGTTGTTGGCTCATTGTATTACCAGTGTCTAATTGTGTTGGCTATGATAAAACCACAAGTTATAATATGTATTATAACCCAAAATGTTTTAAAGAACAAGGCTATTCGAGCTTCTCGAAGTGTTAGTATAGGCACATCAGGACGGTCATGATCACTCTCGCCCATCAAGTGCCCAGTTGCTCGAGCCCAGATCTTTTCTACGCTGTTCACAGTTTACAGCTTTCGCAGTCTTCCTCAAGATCAAAATCAATTGCTTCAAGAGGTGCCGCTTCATCAGTGACTTTCATTTTACTACCGGCCTTGTTGATCAAACTGTAGTAGAATGTTTTCAATCCCCAGTGGTGTGCCTGCATCAAGTTCCGAGCAATCAATGTAGTTGGCACTTTACGGTCAGCAAAGTGTGCTGGATTGTAGAATGTGTTGGTGCTGATACTTTGGTCAACATAGGCCGCCAACACAGCCGCTGTTTTCAAGTAACCATCGCAGTCCTTCTGCGCCCACATCTGTTGATATTTATTCTTGAGTTTGTGATACTCGGGTACAACCTGTGTCAGCGAACCTGCCTTGGATTCTTTAACTGAGATCAAACTCATTGGCATTTCGATGCCGTTGGTTGAGTTGATCACAACTGAACTACTCTCCACAGGAGCAATGGCCATAGATGTTGCATTGCGAACACCATAACTGCGCATTTCTGCACGTAGACTTTCCCAGTTTAGTTCTGGTGTAAAGTCCGCAAGTTCATTAACACCTTTGGCACGTAGTTCCCAAGGAAAAACACCTTGGCCGTAACGTGTTCTGTCAGAATCTACACAACGACCACGTTCCTTAGCCAGTTCCACTGACATCTCTGTCAGGTAGTAGGCCTGGTGTTCCATCCACGTCTTGACTTCAGCCAAGGAGTCTCGCTCTCCGTAACTGAGGCTTCGCTTGGCGTGCCAGTAGGCAAGGTTGGTGATGCCGATCCCAAGCGGTCTGATTTCGTCATTGGATAGCTTAGACTGGATGGAAAGAAAGTCTTGATAGTCAAGAATGTTGTTGAGGCTACGATGCAGTATGCGACAAGCACGGCGCATATCTTCTGGGTTACGGAACGCACCCCAATTGATTGAGCCCAGTGTGCAAAGTGCAATACGACCAGACTCGTCATCCAGACGTTTAAAGGATTTAGTAGGTAAAAGTATTTCACAGCAAAGGTTACTCTGGTAAATGGTGTGATACTCAGGATCAAACGGTCCTTGCTTCATCACGTTGTCAATGAACACAAGGTAGATACGTCCGGTATCAGTGCGCTCTTTTAGTATGCCCGACTTGAATACTTCTTCTGCTGCCATGGTTTTTGTACGCAAGTCCTTACGCTTTTCGTACTTGACATACAGTTCTTCAAACAGTGCAGTGTTTGTGTAGAACGCTTCATACAGGTCGGGCACTTCATTGGGGTCAAAAAAGGTTATGTTTTCTTTGTTTTTAAATCGTCTCCAGAAGAAAGCACTAAGCACAACCCCATAATCCATATGACGGACTCGGGTTTCTTCTGTTCCTTGGTTGTTTTTAAGTACAATAAGATCATCAAACTGATGATGCCAAATAGGATAGAAAACAGTAGCACTTGCATTGCGGATACCTCCTTGTGAGCATGAGCGTAAATCACCAAACCATTTTTTTAGGAATGGTATCATACCTGTGTGCATGATCTCACCGCCACGAATGGGTGATCCCAACGGACGTAGTCGACCAATTTCTAAACCAATGCCTGCTCGCTTGCTGGCATATTTGGCCATCATTTCTCCGGAGGCAAAAATACTGTCAAGATCATCGTCACTGCGAATAAGCACACAACTACTAAACTGTTTGGTTGGTGTACCAAGACCAGCAAGTACAGGGGTAGCAAGAGTAAACAGGCCATCCGATGCAGCATTGTAATATTCTTTAATATAGCGCATACGGGCTGAGTTAGGTTCTTCCTTGTGAAACACTGTAGCGGCTGCCACCATATATCTAACTTGCGGAGTTTCATATATTTCCTTTGTACTTCTATTTTTTACCAAGTACTTCTCTATCAGTTGTTCAATGGCAGCATAACTGTACTGTTCGTCTTTGGAATGATCAATCATATCATTCATTCGATTCCAGTCATCTTCTGTGTACCACTCCAGTAGTTCTGGAGTATACAAACCTGTGGCCACATTGGTTTTTACTATTTCGTATAGGTGTGGCGGCTCGTATGATCCGTACACATCTTTACGCAACATGCTTAGTCGTTGCTTGCCGGCCACAAACTGATAGTTGGTATGCCCCACGTCGGGATTAGATTCAACATCAATCAAATCCACTATAGCTCTAAGTGTAATACCATCAATTTCTTTGGTTGTGATGCCGTCATAAAAGTGCAGTTGAGCTTTGATCTCCACCATACTTTGACTGACATCTGCTATACCTTGACATATTTTTGCTACTTGTGATTGCCACTTTTCGATAGCAATGGGTTCACGTTGCCCACTGCGCTTTACTACTGTTATTGTTGACATCTGCTTCTCTTGTTATTTTTGTTACCGGTACTTTTCACTAACCTGTAATTGGGTTAATTTTTTTACTATTTTTGCTTCTGGATTGATATTTACGATGGATGACTTGTCCCAATTCAGTATATATTTTGATTTGTCGACCAGGACTAAATTATGACCGTTTTTTGTTAAAACCAGTTCTGCTGAGTGTATATCCGCACGGTCCAACAAAGTTATAGTATACAGGATTCCGAGTCCGCGAGCAACCTCGCAGAACATGTTGTCATCCAATAATTGCCAGGGATCTGGCCAATCTGTTTGATCATCCCAGTGCAGGTGATATCCAGTCCAGGGAGATGAGAACCACCAGGTGTTGATGGCGTCTAATGCCTGATCGACAGGCAAGGCATTGGCTCGAGTGCGTAGTTGTGTCCAACTATCAAGCCGAGATTCAAATGTTACAGGCCAAACCACGTTAGGCCAAATGTGTTATACTATAAGTTAATGACGCGGCAGCGCCGGTGTTGGTACTGATGTACTTTACAAAAACCGTGCTGCCAGACTGGGTCACAGTGAGAGTGATACCAGTACTGGCATTTTCTGTGAAATCATCTGTGTAGTTTAAACTGCCGCTTCCTGTGGTAGTTATATTGATAATACCAGTTCGGTACGCTGTACCTCTCACAATGGTATAGTTGATGCTGAGTGCAACAACACCGCCAAGGCTGTAGGTAATTGCATTGGTGGGAGTAATGACATTGTTTGTTAATGAAACTGTAAGTCCGGAGTTTCGAACATAGGTGCCCATGGCCAACTGTTGGCCGTTTGTAAATGCAATACTTGCTTCGCCATTTAAATCAATTCTTGGATGAACAACAGCATACGCATCTGCCCGTTCAAACATGTCACCAACACTCAGGTTGTTAGGAGACAAGAAGTCTATAATACTAGTGTAAGGTTGTGTTACACCACCAAAGTGGTTGCCAACGTCGCCAAATGTATTTTGTGCAGTGGCATTACGATCAGTATAAAACACAATGCCTTGATCATAGATAGTGTCAAAATCGCAACTGGTGATTCCAAATCCCTGTGGACTGAATTCAGCACCATCTGGATTGACTTCTAATAGAACGCCTTTGAACAAGGTTGAAAAATGTGTACCGGTGATGCCTACTCCACGAACGTGTTGATCTGTTCTAACTCCGTACGTTGTTCCGGTAAATCCGCAGTTGTCAAATTTAATTTGATGTACATCTAACGCATCGCTACTGTCAAATCTAACGCAAGCAGTGTTGTCAGTGTCCACTGTGAGATCTGCTGTGGTCAATGGTCCAATGAACTGAACTTGATTAAAAATACATTCGGATGCTCGATTAACAAAAGCAATGTCCATTGGGTCTAAAGACTGAAAACACATATTTTCAATGGTGATACTGGTAGGTGGTTCGGCTCCATTGGTGCCAATGTTAGCACCTGTTTGTTGTAAACTGTCGCTGGTTTGTACCACATATGTTGCAGCCGAAGCCGCCGCCATCTGAATGATACTGTTCTTAGGGCCTTCACCTTGTAGTGTGGCATAAGGAGGAACATTGATTGTGCCAGTGACAAGATACACACCAGCCGGGAAGAATAAACTTCTACGAATTGCAGGATTTACTTCACGACAATACAGTTGATACAGTGCGCGGTTAATGGCCGCAGTGTCATCTGTGATGCCGTCGCCCATTGCACCAAAGTCTTTCACAGTGGCAAACTGATCCATCCAATTTTGGAGAGATAGTTGCACCGGAGTTCCTGGACTTGGACCAGTCTGTACTGTGTATCCAGTGGCTTCTTCGCCGCTGTAGGTATAGTCCTGCACCAATGGAATAATTTCAGAAAATTCTGTCAGTATTTCAGTGTTGCCAATGACCGGAGCACCGTCTTCTAGTGTGCCGTTACCAATATACAGTCTGCGTTCGTCTATACTCCAACCGAATTCAGCGCCTGCCAGTTGTGGTAGATTTTCCTGTAACCCTTTACGCTGGGTAATTCGCGAAATTTGTACAATAGCCAATTTAGTTGTCCTCTGTGATTAACTATTTAGCATATAATACTGCTCCACACGTTTCCACCAAAGTCCACGATATTTTTCAAACTCGTCGCCTTCTAACACAAATTCCTGGTATTCAGGTTCAGTAAGCACGTTGCCCATGTCATCTGTGGTGGGCTTAACACACATTAAAATAACACCCTTACGAATGTTAGTTCCGTGCAGTTCATTGTGTGCTTCTGCATAGGCGCAGAGTTGTAAAAAGTAATCGTCGATCCATTCACGCTTTTTAGGCTTGTTGGTTTGTTTATAGTCTAGGATAGCTTCTTCGTTTAGGTGTACACCGGCAGCATCTGTTGTGCCTGCATACACCTGGGAAAAATACAGCGGAACTTCATACCCCCAAAACTCATTCACACGGTCGGTAATTCCTTGGTCAATTACCACTTGTGCCATGGCATGACTGGCCCAGCCAAATGGGTTAGTACCACGATCTTTAAGCTCACCATTTTTTACATAGTGTTCTAAGTAAGTGTGCATACGTGTGCCACGGTTGGCAGCCTCAGTGGTGATCTGCTGTGCCTTTTCGTGGCCAACACGTCGTCGCCACTGTTCAAGAATTAACTTCTTTTCTTCTGGCTTGGTTTTGTCAAGGATGGTTGTTACACTGGGTAACTTGTTGCCGTCGGGAGTTGCATAGAAACGTTTGCCGTTTACTTCTACACGTGGCACTGGTGTGTAATTAAATTTTGGATTGTACATGTTGCAAATGAGAGTTGTATATATGTTTATGGGAGTCTGACAGTAAATCAAACAGTTTAGAATTTAAGGTGTAGCTATCGGTGGTTGTGCGATTATCATAATCTGCAGTGAACTTCAGGTACTCTTGAAAACGCAACTCGTTGTTGTTGTTTTTGTTATTAGAAATTGTTGCAAGCATGGCAACAAAGAATTCTTTCAGCACAGCAGTGCGTGTGTATTTTTTAAATACTGTGTGGTTTACACATTGCTCTAACAGTTCAATCAGTTGCGGGTAGTATTGTAATGATAAACTTTCCACCATCAATGGCTCAGGATTATACAAGTGTATGTTTGACATCCATAAATCAGTTTGTGTTTGGTCGGCCCAGCGTTTCCACCAATCAAGATAGTCCACTGCATAAAAAATGTTATTTAATGAAAATACCGGGCTGACCGACAAGGAAAATTTGCCAGGATATTGCCGACTCAACAGATTGAATGTTTCCAGGTTATCTTCTATTTTGTTGAACCTGGCAGGCCAACGGACGTAATGATAATTTTCTCCAATGCTGTCGATGCTGGAAAGAAATTCTATGCGGCGAAACTGTGCAAATTTTGCAGAAAACTTTTCAGATATACTGGGCACAAGACTGGTGGTAATTCGTAGTGTAGTGGTGTTGGCTAAATTTTCTTCAATCAACCAATCAACTAATTTTAAAAATCCTGGTTGAATCATTGTTTCTCCGCCAATTGGATGTACAATGAAATTATCAGTTTCTTTATGTTTAGAACGAATCATATTGGTCATTTGATCCCAAAGAAACTGGTCTGTTGACGTGTCAATTTCATATTCAGGAGGCGCAGGCGTATTCATTAATTTGGCCCATAAACTACTGTCAGTTTCGTTACAACTACGACAAGCTAAGTTGCAAAGATTGCTAAACTTCATACCAACTTGAAATTCGTTTGTTTTTTTATTTTCCTTAAACTGTTCTAATTCAGCAACGGTGTGTCCTAGCATGTACTTTACACGTTCAGACTGTGCTTGGTTTTGTTCTTCGGACGCACAACGCCAACAAGCCTTGGGCACTAGTCCTTGTGACATGTCTTGTTTGACGTTTTCTATAAAATTAAAATCCAGTGCTTGGTTGGTCTTGGACACGTCTAAATTACAGCACGTAGTAACTTTAAATTTGCCAACGTTGAATCTAAAATCGTAGGCAGAATATGGTGCTGTGCAAAATGTAGGATTATTTTTAATCCATTCAATTGTTTGGGTAATCATTGAATTTTAATTAATTTTAAATTTGACAAATTGATTATAAGCATCTAATACTTGAGTAAATTTAATTTCTCGCCACTTGAAAAATACTGCCAAGCGGGGATTCTCATCAGTGGGTGCGTCAGGACAGTAAACACTGTGGCATTTATCAACATTGAGTATATAAGGAAATTTATCAATTTCAACTTCGCAAACTTCAGTTGTCTGGGTTGGATTAACTAAGGGTGGTATTCGTTGACGACGAATACCTTCAGTTAACAGTGTATGAGTGTGTGCATTTTCAAGCAATTCTTGTTTTACGAACTCGGGAAGAAAGTTAAAATCCCAGAGTGTTTTGCATTCGGGCCAAGACTGATCCTTGCTGTTTGAATAGTGGTTGTTCCAGTGGAGAATATCAATGTCGTGATCATAAAATTTTGTCCATGTATTTGAATGATTCTTCAATGGAAGTATGATACTTACAGTTCTATGACGATCAACATGCACAGGCAATTGAACACCAGTCATTGCTTGTAATCGTATTTCAGGAGCTTCGTTGATTAAATTAAAAAAATACTCATACTCACTGAGTAACAATTTTTCCAATTTCTCTGGCAGATACCAGGTGGTGCATGATGCTAGATTAGTAAAGTTATCACCGTAAAAATCAAAAAAACATTGTTTTTCATCAGAATAAATGTTTTCTACTATGTTACTTAATCTCACAGGATCCATGTCATATAATGCTGCATCTGCAATTGTTAACTTGCTTCTATCTAAATTAGACAATTCTGTTTTTAGATTTAAATTTAACGAAAGATAAGGAGCAGGTTCAAAATAATAATTCATACTATTAGTCTAGAGGCTTTTAAATACGGAAACTTTCTCCACATCCACACCGATCACGTTCATTTGGATTGCGAAATTCAAAACCTTCATTGAGCCCTTGGCGAACATAGTCAACTGTTACACCTTGTAAGTAAGCACCAGACTTGGGATCAACAAACACTCGGCAACCAGTACAGTCAAAACATTGATCTGTTGCTTGCGGTGTATCCACATATTCTAACACATAAGCAAGTCCAGAACACCCAGTGGTTCTAACACCTAATCTTATTCCTTCACCGTGCCCACGCCGAGTTATTGTTTGTTGTATTTTTCGAGCGGCAGCATCAGTTAACGAGATCATGCTTCTTACGATAGTCGTCCACAGCCGCTTTGATTGCGTCTTCGGCTAGAATGCTACAATGTATCTTCACGGGGGGTAAGGCCAATTCTTCAGCGATGTCGGAGTTTTTGATTGCTCCTGCTTGGTCGATGTGCATGCCTTTGACCCACTCTGTAATAAGGCTCGAGCTCGCAATAGCCGATCCGCAGCCATACGTTTTAAATTTTGCATCTGTAATAATACCTGTATCATTATCAACCTTTATTTGTAATTTCATGACATCCCCGCAAGCAGGTGCGCCAACCATACCAGTACCAATATCAGTATCAGTCTTGTCAAAAGATCCGACATTCCTGGGATTTTCATAGTGATCGACCACCTTTTTGCTGTAAGACATGTGTGTTTACTCTGGTTTAATGTTAGATGCCTGCAGGCCCTTTTGTCCTTGAACCACATCGTATGTCACACGTTGATTTTCTTTGAGGACTTTGAAGCCTTGCGTTTGAATTGCTGAATAGTGTGCAAACAATTCTTCGCCACCTTCGTCTGGAGTAATAAACCCAAAACCTTTGGTTTCATTAAACCACTTTACTTTACCTAATGCCATATACTGCTACTACTTTCTGTTTTAATTTACTGATTTACAATTACTTTGTACAAGTTCTTGTTCTGGTTATTGTGCCGTCTGGATTTTGTATTTCTGTCCAAGGGCTACAATTTGTGTCAACAGACTGTTGCTGTTGAATAATTACAGGTTGCGGTGGTGCCTGTCGTGATGCTTCGTATACAATTGCACCTCCAATGATTGCAGGGACCATCCAAACCCAATTGCCGCTGTGCCCACGTTGCCAATGCCCGCCATGGTAGTGACGGTTAAAGTGTCCGTGTTGTGCAAATGCGGCTGTTGCGATTGTCATTAATACGACTAAAAGAATTTTTTTCATCTTTGTATCCTTTGCATACATTAAATGTATTATACTACATTCTGCATGTATTTACTATCATTTTGGTTCTTTTATCCAGGGTTTTTTACGATCACTGAATGTGATGGGTTTGTATTCGTATGATTCTGGGCAAAACTTGCATTGATCAATTTGGTTATCAATCGTGTCAATAAACTCTTTGCCACGTAGATCAAACTCATCAATGGTCAACGGTCGATAGCTGTGTAGCATAGCACGATCCTCATCGCTTATTTCAAAATGGTATTGATCATCAAATTCGGGCATTAGAGCGGCTGGACCGCACTTGTAGATTTTCCCATTGATCATGTGATAGTTTTTAAATCTACGGAAGGTACAGTTTTCGTGTGCCCGTGTAGGATCACTCTGATACAGTGTGTACTTGTTGTCTGGAAGTTCAATAATATTGCTTTGAACAAACTTGTTGCTCATCCAGGCGTGGATTGTTAATTTTTTATCATTAATAAATTGATAATTGCTACCAATTGGATCATCTTTGCGTTGTGTTTCTATTACAGTAGGTCCTAAGAAGTTTCGTACACGAGCAAATATTTCTTCTCGGTCATTGGGATTGTGTATACTAATGCCCAACCAGTTTCCCTCTTTAGGATTAAGAGCCTCATCTAACCCTTTAACGCAGTCGATGCGTGTTCCGTTGCTTTGCACTTGAACTCCCGAATGCTTGGGCCACAATTGCCTAATACCGTTAATCCATTTAACAATGTCAGGATTAAGCAGTGGCTCGCCACCAAGGATTACAGGATGTCGTATGTCTATTTTTTCTGCCCAGCGAGTGAGAACAGGTTCGGCTTCTGCCCAACTTTGCCATCCGCTGAATTTATAATTGTTGTAGCGATTACAGCCGTTGCAAGTTAAGTTACACACGTTGGTGATGTAGAATTCTAACTTGTCAATCAAGATTTTTTGTGTCATGTAGCGATATTTAATGCCAGTGTCTGGCGAGAGTGTTTTATTGGCGACGCTTCAAGGCTGCTTTGGCATTGCTGTCAACAACTTCACGTGCTTGATCAACACTCATGCCTGTTGTGGCTTCGGTGTTGCCTTTGAATCTAACCACACCCGAATTTGGCTCAAGTGGTTCAAGCAAGTTGCTCAATGGTTCACGGCTGATCATGTCACCTAGGTTCTGTTCAGTTACGTTAACACCCATTGACTGTGCCAAGTCAACAAAGGCTGCTTGACTAATTTGTTTTGAGGCTGCTTCGTCTTCAGCTCTGTCGCTGAGAAACTGACTCAGCGCCGCTAGTTTAAGGGCGCTGTTGGCAGACTCGTCAAACTCTCGTAGGCGCATTATCTACGCTCGCGACCTAGTCCAGTTTTAACAGGCTCTTCGAGGTCTGCTTCTGCATCGGCAGCCAGTGCATCTAGTTCATCACCGGGTTCAGCAGGCATTTCTGCACCAGCGTCCATTGGAGGCATTTCTGCACCAACATCAGGAGCCACTTCGCCCGGAACCACAGGTGCTTGTCCGGTCACTGTGCCCATGGCAGTTTCTAATTGAATCTTAGATTGCTGTAGGTTCTGTACCATTCCGCCCAGTGCGGCTGTGGCATCTGCATTGAATTTGGTAGCTTGGTCATAGCCAATTTCGTTACGGATTTGATCAACCAAGGCTGGCAAATCTTTGAACTGAATAGAAGTAACTTGTTCAATCATGCGCTGAACTTGATCAACCATGTCTTGACTGGCCAAGATAACCTGTGCTTGTTGTACTTCGCTCTCGGCTAATCGACGGCCTGTTTTACGACGACTTTCAGCGGCCATGGCGGCAGATAATGCGGCACCTTGTACCATCTTTTGTTCGTCTGGTGACAGCGTTTGACCGGCAGCACTCTTGGTCATTGCTGACTTGAGTTTAGGATCAGTGATCTTACTGAGAGCTTGTTTTGTTTTGTTAGGATCTGGCATTCCCATTGTTGTGTTCGCTGGAATCTCTTCTTTGATTTTTTTAGCCAACACCTGCTCTAGCATTACTAATTTCAAGTATGCTGAATCTTGTTCGCTCTTATGGAATGCAGGTGTACGGCGATGTTCGCCCAGTAAGCCACGCACACGGCCTAACATGGCATGTGCTTGACGCTTTGAAATTGATTCAAAGGTAATGCTTTTACCAAAGTAACTTTCGAATACTTTAGCGACTTGTTTTGATTGCGGCAGTACGGCCAATTCTTGCAGTTTCATTATCGAATCCTCGTTGTTGATAATATTTAGCCCAATTCACACATTTGGCTAATCTATTTTCTATTTCTTTTTTCTTTAAAATCTTATTTTCTAACTTGGTTAGAATGATTTCACGTTGATCAGCATTTTTGGTGCGATCACCAATGGCGGCTCTGGTGCCGATATCCACGGTTAAATGATGTAAACTGTTGTCTAACTGCATTAAATCGCGGGCCACATTGTATTGTTTAAATTTGTCGGCAATGCACCAACTCAATGCTGATTTAGTAGTGTGAAAAACGCCAACATCAGTTAAGGCACAGTGTACTCGGTAGCCTTGACTTTCTTTGACAATACTGTATTTTCCAAATACTGTGTAGTCGCCATCAGAATTTTTCCAGATACTGTTGTGTTCTAGTGTGGGGAATTCTTTAAGGATTTCTCGAGAAATTTCTTTATCTATTTTCATTTAAAAACATAAGTCACAAGCAGCCATCCAATGACCGCGGCCATTGAGCCCATTGCACCTAGACCCCATGAAATCAATTGGTCGTTGCGTTTGGCAGCCATGTCTCTGACCATATCACGTATCTGTGCAACCATCTGTTCCAGGCTGGCAATTTTAGAGTCTACGTTATCTAACCGCAGTTCCAATTGACTATAACGTTCTGCACACAGTTCTACGTGTGCTTCTAGACTTTTTTTCTCAATAGCAGTGGTATCAACCATGTTGGGTCTCCAATGCATTATTTATGGCGATCGGAGCGAACCATATGTTCTGTTGGGGGCCATGTGTAATCAGCACAGTGGACATTTCTGGTCTATTGTCCAGTCCTAACAGCATGGGCACACCTTCGGCATCTGCACGTAGTACCAAGGTTAAATCATCATCTGTGCCGTAGATGTTGTCAGTTTCTGTTTCAAATTCAAACATCCATGCACGATTTGATGCATCCACCATGGGTTCTTGTATGCGGAACAACTGTGTACGTAGTCCCAGTATTTGTGTGAGTGTTTCCCAGTTTCTTTGTTGATTTCTAGCACGACCCCAGTCTAACTCGTCGGTTATTACATTGCCTGCGTGATCTCGGAACGGCACCCGGGCAGGTTTATAATGTCCTGTGACGCCGGTGGCAGTGATGTCAAAGAATGTTTGTACTACAAATCTCATGGCGTCTTTTTAATTAGTTCGTATAACACTTCAACTTTGTTGCATAGTTCGTTGAGTGCTACACTGTTGTGACGTGATTCAAATATTTCTGCCCAACGACGTTTGTTTTCAAGATCTTCTAGTTCTTGTTTTAGTTTGGGGTCTTGATAGTGCAAGGATCTTGCGCTACTGCCAGGTTGGCGAGCATACACTGTGCGGCCACCATCGGGGCTTTCAAATATTGTTACTTCAGTTATTTTGCTCACCATCATGATGAAGTATTTAACGTCAAAAGAAAACCCTGGGTTTTATTCCAGGGTTTTTGTTTCAAAAACTGTTTAGATCAGTTTGTGAATGTTGCTGTGGCAGCTGTGGTAACAGCATAGCCTAGAGCGGCAGTCAATGCCACGTCTAGATCTTGACCGTTAGCATAGTTCCATGCACCAGTTGGGTATGTAGCCAGAGCCAATGTAGCAGTGTTACTACTGTTGGTTGTGAATTCGTACATAGCAATTGTGCATTGTGTCTGAATTGTCAAGAATGCTTGTCCCAATGAAGTACCACTTACAGTAGCGTTACCAGTGAAAGTAACTGTACCGAAGTCTAACTTAGGGCCTGCAACGTTAACTGTTGTGCCACTGGTCACTGTGTTAGCACCACTGTTCCAGCCTGCGCCAGGTGATGCGGCAACTGTGCCTGAGTCTTGATTAACAACTGGTTCGAAGTTGCCGTTTACTTGTGTAATATAAGCCATTTTTAAATCTCCTTAGTATATGGTCACGTTGGACCTGCAATTATTTATACAAGTTGACAAAAAATCAGGTTTAGGCTGTTTGATCTGGATTGTTTAGGGCACGATTTCCGGCACTGAATCCAAAGCGATTTACCAGTTTGGCACGGCCTGCAGGGGTGGCCAGTACCCAGCCTTCTTGCCCGGGCTGTTGGCGATCTAACTGCCCTAGCATGTCTGTTTTGATGTCGTGCAACAACAGGAATGCAGTGAATGCCGAAGTGATGCCCGCCATGTTTGTGCGTGGACTTTGCAGATATTCCACAATGTTGTTGAACTTGCGTGGTGTTACATTGGTTTTTAGCCAGTCTCCAAAGCCGTTCAGCAAGTTGTCGTAGTTGCTGGTAATTCTAGAGTTGATGTAGCGTTTGCACAACTGTGGCAAATCAGTAATGCCGGCAGCACGTAGGTCAGCAGGGTTGAACAAACTGTCAATGGCAGTGCCTTGTGTGGACACAATTTGACTCAGCTGTTTAACTAGGCCACTGTTTAATTCAACGTTGCGAATGTCTTTGACACTGGGCTCAATCAGCAACAGTCCCGGAACTTCATTCAGTGTGACCTGTTTGATTGCTTCAGGAGCGGCATCAACATCACGATATCGTGTGTGTACAGCCACGCCCACTTCACTGCGGCCAATGCGTTGTCCCAGTTTACTGCTGGCAGGTATCTTGTATTCAACAAAATTTGGCTGGAACACATAAGCGCCGGCCTGTTCAGGAGGTGTGTTGGTGTACAGTAAATCACCCTGTACAAACCCACGCATGTTGTCTGGGGTGGCAGCACGTAACAATGGAAACAACTTTTGATAAAGCCCAATTAACTCTGTACGATCTCCCGACCGCATGGCCATCATTCTAGCAATATGATCCGGAGATGTGGCCAAGCCGTCATATCCTTTGGCGCCAAATCCACTTTTGTCTGTGAGCACAAACGTGCCATCTGGCTTGCGGCCAAATATGATAGCAGGCTTGCCATCCCACTTCACTGTGGTAGTACCGCGTGTGTCTTCTGCGGCGTGGCGCATGATTTCAACTGCATCACGAATACCACGTGTGCCTTTTTCAAACACTAGATCTTCCAGGTGTTCAATACGTGCATCCTTGGCGCCTTCCACAATCACTGACATGCCTTGATTCACAATGCGATCACGCAGTCGAGCCAAGAAGTTCACTTCGTTGTATTCTTTATATAAGGGTTCTTCACTTTCCATGAAAGGAACGCCAATCTTGGCAAAGTGTTCACGTGCATCTGCCAGCTTGGCATCACGCTTGGGATCATTTTCCAGTGCGGCCACAATGGTTTCTACACTGTTCAAGTCTGCTCGAGTTGCTTGTTTATTCAACAACAGTCGAGCAATCTTATCCGGGTCATCCGTGATAACCTTGTTGGTGGCACGGTCAGCAATGCCTGCAGTTTGATTTAGTTTGTAACCCATGCTTTTGGCAATGCTGTTCATCAACACATTACGGTCTTGCCCACGATACGCACTGTCTGCAGGCGCACTTAGTACAAATTTAGAAAAAGGTAAATTAGTCAAGAACATAAAGTCTGTTTGCACATAACCTGAATTGGGGTTACCAGTGATGGGCGTTTTAAAGTGTACAGAAATGCCGGACTTTTTAATGTAGTCTTCTGGTTTGAAACCATGGCTTTGACACCATTGTGTCAGCCGTGTAACCAACTGTTCTTTGCTGACTTGATTGGCATCCACTGCCAGATCCAAATCGCCCGACGTGGGTTTTCTACCTGTGGAGCCTAATGTATTGTCTTGTAGATCCAGGCCCGGTAACATTTGGTCAAGCCAGGCGAGTGTGGGAGCAACGTCTGCTTGGTTAATGCGCTGTGTTAGTATACGGCCATTTGCGTCTTTAAAAACATTGCCGCCTTCTTTTAATATCATACAGTGTATCCCATACCTTGTAGCATGGTGTCAATCACCGAATCACCTGAGGTAGATAGTTTTTTGTTGCCGGTGGCGGCCTGAATTTTTTTCCCGGCTGTGGTTAAAATTTGAGCAGTCAACCCGGCATCGTTTAACAATTTCACTGCACTGGCTCCTGTCAATTGACCTGTAGCCGGTGCAGTGCCAGCGGCTGCTCCAGTGGTGCCGGCTGCCGGTGGTGGTTGCTGTCCATATGCAGGTGCTTCGGGTGATGCGGCCTTCACAGAATTTTGTGATGTCACCAGTTGTAGTGCGGCCATAGCAGTTAAAATATAATTTTTAACTGCTGTTTTAGTGTTGGCAGGATTGCCCTGGGCATCAATAACTGCTTGCTTGGCATCATCTAACTCTGGCCCTAATTCAGATCCTTCAGCGTCTGTTAATCCAAGCATTTTGTACGTGGCTGAATCGCGCATGGCAACTTTTTCATTGGCAAACTCTAAGAAGTTTTTAATATATTCAGGATTGTCAGGTGGTTGTGCTTGTCCGGCATTTGGATTTCCAGGCTTGGCTTTATTTGTTTTGCTTACTGGAGCATTAGCCATTGTGTTTGGTCCTGCTGCTCCACCTTTGGCTAGTTGTCCTGCCATAGCACCCATTGCTCCGGCACCTGCATCAGCAGGTGGTTGTGCTTGTCCAGCAGGTGGTTGCCCTGGCGTTGGTTGCCCTGCAGGTGGTTGTGCGTCAGTATCGGGTTGCCCTGCAGGTGGTTGCCCTGGCTTTGGCTGACCTGCAGGTGGCTGTCCTGGCTTTGGCTGACCTGCAGGTGTGGCATATTTTTCCATGCCCGGCATCTTCATCACGTTGTTGTAATTGAATCCTTGAGCGTTGCCAGTGGCAGGTGCTGGTTTGGTAACAGGCTGATTGGCCACTGCGGCTTTTTCGTTGATGTTAATAATGCTTTCTAAGATGTAATCAAAATTATAATAGTTTGATTCACGCTGTAGTTTCTTCATTGAAGTACTACCATCTGGATTGGTAATTAACTTGTTTTGACTTCCGCTAACATAGTCTTTGAATCCCGAGCCGGTCTGGGTGGCAGTTGTTTTGCCAGCGCCTCGTTGCCCTTTCAATTTGTCTTTCAATGCATTTTGTTGTGCTGGAGTTAATTTACCAGCCGCAGGTGCAGGAGCAGGAGCTGCCGCAGGTGCAGGAGCAGGAGCAGGTGCAGGAGCTGCCGACACTTGTGATCTTTTATCTGTTAACCATGCATCAGCATACTCTGTTGCCAGTTTGACCATTGCTGAATTTGCCTTTACAGCGGCTAATTTTTTTACAGGATCAAGGATACCTGCACTTGATGCCCTGAAGTCTTGCGTTGTTCCTGCTCCAGGAGATACAGCTTGGGCGAGTCCAGTAGCGGCAGCTTTGCCAACACCTTTTACCACATCCCAAACACCTTCGTCAGTGCGACGTGGACGATTTAACTCATGAATTTGCATCAGTTTTTCTCACGGTTCTTGTAAATTTGCCAGGGTCGCGTAGGTTGATAGCATTGATCAACTTTCGTTGCAAATTTTTAGCCACCTCGGGCTCATAACTGGAGTCAATCTGCTCTAGCAGGCGTATAGCACTGGCTATGATGTTACCAGCACGATTTTCGATAACATAGCGGGAGTCGCGCTCCACATACATGCTGTCTAATTCTTCTAATAAACTACGAGTTTTCTTCTGCATTTTGGTCCCGAACCCTTTGTGTTATTTATTTGATTCTAACATACATTATACTTAAATAAAAGATGGATACATTTTGTGTTTTACCCTGGGTAGGAAAAGAAGTAGTTTGGAATGGCCAAGAAACACATTGCTGTTTACTACCTCGAAATTACAACATTGATCAAATTAAATCAGACTTGTTATCAGGAGTTAAAAGTTCGGCGTGTCAAAAATGTTGGAATCTTGAAGAATATGGATCAAAAAGTGATCGACAAGTAAAAAATAGTGCATTAGATTTTTATTGGGATAGGGATCTAGAATCTATAAAACAAGATGCAACCAACGGCAAATTAAATGATATCTTAATTCTCAAATTGTTTACCAGTAATACTTGTAATGCAACTTGTATAAGCTGTAGCCCTAACTGTAGTAGCAGTTGGGCACAGTTGGCCAAGCGCATTGATTTAGATATTCCGCCAAACTCAAATAAATTTGTTGATATAGACAAGATAAAAGAAAAAGTTAATTTTAAAGAACTTAAAATATTAAGTCTAATCGGCGGTGAACCTTTGTATGAAAAGAAAAATTTTGAGTTATTAAAATATCTTGTTGAATTGGGAAATACTGAAGTATTTTTGAGTATAGTAACTAACGGCAGTGTAGAATTAACTTCCAGGCAAAAACAAGTCTTATCAAAATTTAAGAATCTTAATTTTTCTGTCAGCATCGACGGAATAGAATCTGTATTTGAATACATGAGATATCCACTTGACTGGACAGATCTTACTAACAATCTAACATTTTTTCGAGAATTAACTGACAATATTAGTTCAAATTACACATTGAGCAATTTAAATATTTTATATCATAACAAAACCATCAAATGGTTTAATGAAAATAATATAGTGTACTCGGTAAGCCCGGTATATAATCCAAGTTGGTTACAGCCTAGAGCACTGTCAGAATCAATTAAGAAATTATTAAAAAGTCAATTATCTGCAGTTGATTATAATACTTTCTTAGGACCAATACACACCAACCAAGATCAACAAAATTTTCAAATGATGCTTGAACAAATTAAAATACAAGATACATCTAAAAAAATTCAGATGAAAGATTATTTGCCTGAATTACATAATATGCTAATAGAATGTTAATATCTTAAGTATTTTTAATCTGACCGAGCAGTTGTTTTAATTTAGCACTTTGCACATCGCCTGTTACTTTTGCTGGCTGTTCCCAAGCAGGAGTTCCTGTGGCTTTTTCCCACGGTGGGGATTTGTCTTCTGTGGTGTCAGCAGACTTGAGTTGGCTTTTTGCTTTGATTGAGTCCATAAGTGAACTTTGGGGTCGGTTGTACCCTGTCCCTTCGTCCCCACCTTCATCAGTAATGCGCATAGTTTCAATGTTATACTCCAAATCAATTTTTTGACCAACGCCGGTCGAGCTTCGAGATTTCATACACTGGATCTGATACTTGCCACGTTCTTTCATAGCACGTGAAGTAAAGATACCAAACACATTATCTGCTGTGTTAATTTTACTGATACCGCCTGAAATATGACTGTGGTCAAATTCAATCTCTTCAACAGCACTACGATTTAACTGCGATGCAGTAACCATCAGCACACCCAGTTCCTTGGCTAAGTTACGCAGTTCTTCTGAAACATACTTGTCTTTAACAAACAAGTCGTTGGGGCTAACTTTAGCACTAACTGGCATTAGCAAGTCCAAATAGTCAATCATCAGGAAGTCTACTCGGATCCCTGTTTGGATCTGTACTTCTTTGATATAACTACGGATGTCGTTAATGTTGCTTTGCGCCGGTAATGCCTTAACACGATACTGGCCAGACTTCTTAGCAACTAGTTTAACTTTGAGTTCAGTTGTGTCAATGTCTTTACGGATATCCTTTGTTGACATATTGGTCAACATAGCATCTGTACGTAAACTGGTAAGTTCTTCACTGAGTTCTAGTGTAACGTACACACCACTAAGTCCTTGCTGTAGCCAGTTCAACGCAATGTTCATCATTACTAAACTTTTACCCGAACCAGATCCGCCTGCAAAGATGTTCAGTTCACCACGACTGAATCCACCATACAACAGCCGGTCTAGTTGTGGCCATCCTGTGCTTACTTGGCCGCCTGAGTTAAAGTATCGGTTGATACGACTCGCAGGATCAGCAAAGTAATCTGTGCCCATGTCTTTTGTAAGAGATATCTGTACTGCGTCTTTGATCAGTTTCTCAACTGGCTCAAACTCTCCCTTTTCTAACAAGTCTGCACTTTTAAGAATAGCACGTTCAAGTTCTTGACGCTTGGTAAAGCCTTCAAACTCGGTCATGAACCAATCAAAGTGTCCTTCGTTCAAATCTGGCACAGGTTGCAGTTTGATTCCTGTAGTTGCACTAATCTGCAACTTGTCAGGCATAGTTTTATGCTTGTCCGTGTGCTCTTTAATGAACTCAGCCGCCGGCTGCAGGCTCCGGTCAAAGTTTTGTGGATTATAAATGTTTTGAACACGCACATAACTGCTGGCGTCTTCCAACATCATTTCTAAGAATAATCTCTGGACTTCTAATCCATAATCTTTTAACATTGTTTAATAGTACTTTCCAATTTGCAAACTTTTTTTCCAACTTGTGTTTCTTCTCTGATCAATTTGATTCAACCCTTGTATCCAATTATCATTGTGACTATTCATTGTAGATTTTAAAATTTTTACAAGTCCACTAAACTGATCAATTGAGGACAGTGCAGACATTGCTTCCTGTTTTATATTTGGCAAAAGATCAGTTACATTATAATTATATGCGAGTTGCCAACAAAAGTCACTACTATCGCCTTCTCTATTTGTAGATAAATTTTCCATAAACCATTCATATACCAGTGGCATTTCAAGTACATTATAATTTCCCACAGTTACGTTAAACCCAAACATGATATTTCCAGGTAATTCTTTACGCATACGGTTGATATTATTAACTAACGTATCCCATTTTCCAGGGTGTCTGACATACTCAAATGCTGTATCAGTTGCGTCTACACTAAAGAACAATTTTACTAATTTTGTTTTTTCCCACAAATTAATTATGTCTAGACTAGGATACACCGTTCCGTTTGTGTTATAACTCACAAAAGCATTTGATAAATCAATACTCTTTAGTATATTAAATTGATCATTGTTAAGCATTGGCTCGCCGCCGTTAAAATGTATTTTTTTAACATTAGTTAGATCTAAATAATCAAATAACTTATTTTGCTTTTGAAATTTTCTACCCATTGCCGATAACGATTTTTGTGATATATTAAGTTCTGTCGCCCATGTGCTAGAGTTCTGTGGGCCACACATGATGCAACCTAAATTACATGCCCATGTTGCACTGTGATCAACACTTTCTAATATCACTGTGTCGGATTCAGTTGGCAGTTCAAAAAATTCTATAGCACTTAATCTTCTACTTTTCTTGCCAGCATTTTCATCTTGCCAGCATCTCGAACAGGCCAGTGGCTTTTTTCCATCTGCAAATTGTTGCCTAATTGACTGCAAGTACTCGTTTGTATTAAAATTAAAATTTTCAACTGGCACTGTTTGTATAGTTGCCTGACAACAAGGTGCAACTTGAAGTTGATTGTCATTATGCCGGTCAACATATAAACTACGATAAACTTCCGGACACCAGTTGTTATATTCGTTTGACAAGTTGTCGTTTCCTTAGTTCTATTTTGATCTTACTGGTTTCTTTTGCTTGCATAATAGTTAGCAAAGTTGTCAACTTGCCCCAGAGTTTCACAGCATCGTTGATATCTTTAACGCCGGGTGGCCAGTCCGGAATGCTTACACTCCATCCCAGTTCCACAGCACGATCGATTAATGCCACGCCTGCCTTGTCTTGATCTGGGACCACAACGACATTGCGTCCTAGGCTACGTATTAGTCTTGCTTGATCATCACTGATTTCGTTGTGCATCACAGCCACACCACTTATACTGAGTGCGTCAAAGATACCTTCTGTCACAATTACATTTTGCCATCCTGCTTGCTGTAGATCTATGCCAAACACGTAGCCCTTCTGCATGTCGTTAATGTACCGTGGATTGCGATCATCCAGGAAACGTATGGTACTACCTACCACTTGATTGTTGTATGTAAACGGAACCACTACACTAGGACGAGTTGGGTTTGCGGCCGATACCATAACAGGATAGTCTTCTGGCACATGTCTGTTCCTGAGATATGCCCAATGCTCAGATCGGTCTGGTGTTACAAAATCCACAAATGGCGGCAACTCTGCTTCGTTAAACTCAATCGGTGCAAGATTATTCCAAACACGCTGACGATCTTCAATCATGCCTTCCATGCTACGATGTCGCATGCTTTCAAGATTGATCTGATTGATATCGTTTTCAGGAACGCCTATCCATTCCAGCAAGCGTCGTGCTTTGAATCCGATATTGCGTCCAAGAATAAAACTTGCAGTATAGCCACAGTTAAAACAATGATAACTCCAGCCCTGGTCAGACAGTTTGATACCACCACGTCCACGACGATCGGGTGTGTTGCCAGTGTGTACGCAACAAGGTGCGTTGAAGGAAATCCACCCAGAACTAGACTGTTTTCTTTTGCCTGGTAAAAATGCCAACACGTCGATCATGTTACTATTGTAACATGTTTTTTAAGACAATGCAACTTGTTTTGGCTTAACGATACTTCAAGTTTACCACACGTCCGGTGGAAACAAGCACCTGTACTGACTGCATGGTAGGAGGAACTGGACGGTATCCGGAACCACCGGATATCAAGGTAATGCCACTGATTGAACTGCCTGATATACTGGCAGTGGCCACAGCACCTGCGCCTTCGCCCACGAACTCAATCAGTGGCGGAGCCAAATAACCAAACCCTGGATTAGAAACAGTGACTCCTGTGACAATGCCATTGGCCACAGTGGCAGTGGCCTGTCCCGGATTGCCCATTGCTTGACCATTTGTACCGGTGGTGTATATGCTGTTGTTGAAACACAAACGCAACAACGGATGCCATCCAATCACGTTCATGTAAATGGTTTCAGTTCTGTTATAGTACTGTGTAGATTCTGTAACATTGTACCAGATACTTTGATAGTTTTCTGCGGCCTGGGCCTTGATTGTACCTGTGTAGCCAAGCAAGTCCATCTGTATTGTGGTTACCGCACCCACTGGTTCTATGAAACTGCTGTAGAATTCAGTTGGTTGGTAAGGACTGTAGTTGTTGATTGAGCTGCCGGCATTTAGTGCCCAGTCGGGGTATACACTACTGCTGGACCCACCATAACTGACCTGAGCTGTGATTTCTGTTGTGGGAATTGTCAAATTGGCACTGGGCACGTACTGAGGATACACACTGTCTACTACGTCAAGCGGAGCACGGGCACCTGATTGTGCGTCTGTGTACACTGCTTCTATTAGATTGCCGCTGGCTCGCATGATGCTGTAGGCAGCGGGCTGTGCCAGCACTGTGTCAAGTTCTGCAGTGGTCAGTGTTACTTTGGCACGACCATACTGTGCATTGATAACAACCATTTCTTTTTGAACCAATAACGCATCACCATTTTGGCTAACTATTCTAAATGTCAGTGTGCTGCCTGTGATATTCACAGGCTTTTCGTCTTGATTGATGAACTCAAACAAGATCACATTGTCAACACCTTTGTTAATTGTTAGTTTTTTAGCATACACAGGATTGTACCTCAAATTGAAATAAGCACCACTGGTGTCGACTACAATAACTCGAGTTACTTGTTGGTAAAGGTAAGCAGTGGTTGAATACATATGGATGTATTTAGCGACAAAAGATAACCTTTAAATTTAGCCAAAAATGCACGGTATAAATACCACCGATGGCCAATGATATCTTTACTAAACTCAGCGAACAATACCCCTTTATTACACTGTGTGTATATGCTTCCACGGAGTATGTGGGCATTGTGCAGAATCAAGACGTGTCAGTTACCACCATATACGACTTTGGCAGCATACACGACCCTGTGCTGAAACAAAGATTTCTAGAGTTGGCCAATGCCTGGTGGTGGGAGAGCAATAGAAGTATTCCCATCAATATCTTCTTAAAGAAAGACTGGGATGTATTCCGTCCTTGTCTACGCACATTTGCCAACAAAGACTTGGAAATCTTACACGGTCCTGTGTGTAGCCTTGCTGATATTGCACTGAAAAAAGGCAAACGCAAAAGCATTACGCTTGTGCGACGGATGGACTGAGCAGGTTCATGTGTAATGCTACCAAGGCTGCGTAACTGATTGCGTGGCTTTTCTTAAATGTGTAGCCTCGACTTTCATCACCATCCCACACAGAATCAAACACCATGTCCCAGGGCTGCCGTTGCAAGTGTGCCTTGCCTGGCCTAATGATACTGATAAACGCTGCCATTCTTGGAATACTATCCGGGCGCATTGCGCTCAGCAGGTCTGTATAGTTGCCAACGTGTGCTAGTTGTTTTGCCCATTCTGGTTCTTGCCACAGCTGGGACCAAGCAGGTTCTGTGGCCACTGCTGTGGCATAGTGTTCTGGACTGGTAATCAACTGATAAACACTCATGTTCAAAAAGTCAATTTTAAAATAACCCAGTTGTTCGGCAGCTTCGTAGTCGATGGCCGCACAACGATTCACAGGATCCTGCGGAATGTCTGTTACATACACACCCGAGTTGTGCCTGCGTGCCTGCCCTTGCACCGTTTGACGTGCAGGTGTGTGCTGGATTAATTCAAGTAGTTGACTGCGGTCTGCAAAGTCAATGTCAATATCTGCACTCATGATTATGCTTTTTTAATTGTGCGTTTATGTACGCTTCTTCTAATAGATCTCGAGCACTTCCTGTTGGTCTATTAGATATTATATCTTGCACCATTACATCACATTTAATTTTACTGTGCTTGTATGGTTGTCGTTTTAAAAATTCACTGTGGATTTTGACTATCTTATCGTGTTGAGTATATGGTATTTCCGCCCATTGAGCAATCTGTTTGATTTGATCAAGGAATAAATCTGTGTCATAAAAACAACGGAAAGGAAAAATATAAACTTGTCTATTACCATAATTAATCATTGTGTGTTGTTGTTGAATAAACCCTTGTTGGCTAGGATTTTCAAATCCTAATTGAAAAAATTCTCTGAGTACGTGCCTTGGACAATCCGGATGGTCTTTGTTAAGTTCTAATAATTCTAAATTATGAACATTAATACACTCATTACGTATATGCTCCGGCAACAGGATAAAATCATCAAGTGTGTGTATATCGGGCCATGACACATCTTTAACGTTATTGTAACTGGTTTGAATTTGTCCTTTAAAGAAATTGGCAATGATGTTATCTAGTACCCAACGATAACTATCATTATTAAGTTTATTGTAGGTGTCCATTTCAAGATAGTCATTATCATATCCATGGTCGCCAGCTCTTAATAAACTAATTTGATTAAGCGGCAATAAATCATCTTCGGCAATCTGAATACTAATAACTTTTTCTCCCAGTTCTTTTTTAAGAAAAGAATAATGATCGGAAAAAAAAGTCTTTCTTCCAGTATACTTCTTTGCATGAGATGCGCCTGCACTATTAAACGGCAATTGATCATCGGTCAGCCCACACAATGTATTGCAAATAAATTCTAAGAAGTTTCCATGTGCGCCACCTTGAAAGTCAATTTGAATCATGTTACCATCCTGCCTGTGTTAATATTTCTTTAGCATACTCTTGGTCTGCAGAGTAATCCGTAAACTTTTTCTGCCAGACATCCGAGTCAATGTATGGCCAAACCATGGCAATCTGACCAGCATCCAAGGTACTTAAAAACCGTTGTCCGGACTCTGAGTTGTAAATTACCCAAGGACTGATACGACCTGTTGTCACTGCATACACAGTGGCATTGGTGCCGCCATAGCGTAAACAGTCCTGAGCGGGATTGCCTGTTTTCTCTGCCCAGTCGATGCTGTACTCCATTGCACGAGCCAGTGCATCGTTGATGTTTTCTACTTGCAAATAGTATATCAAATATTCTGTGTATACAGCATCGCGGCACCAGTGATCAATCTTTTTGTTTTGTTTCAGTACCCATTCCATAAAACGTGCAGGGTTAATAGCACGTATGGACACACAGTATCGACCAAACTTTACAAATGCTCGGTAGTACGGTGAGTCAGCAAAGTCATCAAATGACTTTAGTTTGGCACTGCCCTGTGTCATTTCATAAAACTTAATGTAGGCTTGAAAACCCAGTTCGACTCCACGCTCCGAACGTTCCTGTCTACGACGACGTGGCTCACAACTATGCACAGTGAGACTTGTTTCCTTGACAAAGTCTTTCCGACAATACTGACAGGTGTAACTCATTTTTTAGTGTCTTGCCCTAACAACTTCATGTGCTCGTCAATTTCTTTTTTGGTGGTGATTGACGCCAGCACCGCAATGTCATCGTCTTTGAGATGCGGATACATCTCTGCCAACTGCTTGCGTATGCCACTGGCTCCGGGTTCTTTTTTCTTAGGAGCAATCCAGGTATGCCTCGGTGTGCCCATGCCAGGACTCACTGTTGTGGCACACAGCCATTGCAGTCCTGGATGTTTACTCAGTGTAAAGAAGTGTTTGTTAAAGCGTTCATTCAGTGCAATGACATAAAACTCCTGCAGTTCCCTTGACCCTTCTACTGCACTACCCCATCGCAACATTAAAAAGTTTGAGAATTTCTTGCGTTCTTCATCTGACAGCTCATTGTAAAAGTCTCGATTCTTACGATCAAACTGTTGCATCTCATTGGCAATGTTTAGTTTATCGCTCATTACCAGGCCTTGTCGTAGTCCACAATTTCGCAATTACGACTAATGTCTTTGACAAAATACACACAGTCTGGCTTGGGATCATCACTCAATGGAATACACAACATCTGTCCATTCTTTAGTTTAGGAGCATACCAGGCCACTTCGTGATACACATCCACAATTTCAATGGTTGGAAAACTTGGCCGGAAACTGCTCAATGGATTGAACTGGAACACTTTAAACCCACGATCGTTGATACTGGTCAATGGCAGTACTTCTAAGTCGCCCACTTCGGGTTCGCCAATCAGCACTTGCCAGTCCATGGGCATGCGTATTTTATGTTCGCCAATTTGTAGTACTAACGCAGGTGCATTAAAACTTTCAAGAAAGATAAGTGGAATATAATGATAGTCGGGATCTTTGGGATCACTGTTGTCAAATATAGCAAACCTCATGTCTTCGACTTCCTCTGGAAGATGGTCGAGGTCGTAGGCTCTGTTTTGGTCAAGTGTTAGTATTCTCATGTATGTATAATACAGTATATAAAGTCAAATGTCAAGTGTTTTTAGTTTTTCATCTACTTCGGCAGCAAATTGACTTTGCCAAGCACGATCGGGCACATGAAACAACGGCGACTTTGTTTGTAGCTCTAGCGGGTATGTTGCTAGATTATTGACCAGTGCATGTGAAGAAAATCTAGACAGTTGGTCTTTGACCAGATCACTGTGTTGGGCTAACATTTTGGTATCTGGCAGATGCAGTTGATATATGCCCAGCGAGTACACAAAAGGAATGTTGCGACTCTTCAACATGCTCAAGGTGCCAATGACTTGCCAAAATGCGCCGATGTTGTCCCATTCAGGATCAGTTAATGACTGGCGCAAGGTCATTAACAATTTCTGGTCTTGATTTAGCAGATGCCGGTGTTGACTGGTTATCCACTGTCGACTAACATCAGTGTTGGTGTTTTCAAATTCAAGTCTTCCAGATCCAGTAAACCCAATTACCACAGCGTCAGCACCAGATGCTAGTCCTTCAACTAGATCACACAGTATCATACCGATTGAATGCCCCGGGTAAGCACGGTTATCCGTTTCATAGCCCGGCAACATTTCAGACCAATGCTGTCCTGGAAACTTAGCATCACTGTAGAAAAAACTGTCCCCAACTATTAACAATTTAGGCTTTTTTACTTCCATTCTAGTTCCTACTGCCGCAAACAATTGACTGTATAGCACAGGAATTTTGTAACAAAGTCAAGCCTCATTCATGATATTATACAGATCCGGCAGGTAATCTTTCCAATCCATACTATGGTAATTTTTTGTGTGCTCCATAAACAGAAAGAATTTTGATCGATTATCTGGATTGTATTCGCAATCAGTCAATGCTGAGATGATATAGTCAGCGTTGGTACCACGGATTCGTTCTATAATTTTTAATTTTTCATCTTCGGTTAATACACTATAATTCAGATAGACAGGATCAATAACATGCGTTACTAATTTGCTACTGCAAATATTTATGGATTCTAAATAGTCTATTGTTCTATTTGTGTCTAATATATTTAACACACTATTTGTCATGTGGTACGCAGTGTCAATATTCATTGATTTGTAAAATTGTATATTCTTTTCAACTTTGCTCCAGACAGTTCCAGTTCGAATAAACTCTGCGCTACTGCCAATTGAATCGATACTGAAATTAACTTGAATATTTTTAAAATCAGCAATCCACGGATACTTTGTCAAGTCCAATGGAATAGTTCCATTTGTGGCAAAACTTATCACAGCTGATCCGTTAGTTTCGTTAAACAATTTTTTTAATTGAACATAAAATTCAGGATTATATATCGGCTCGCCTCCGACAAAACTTGCATATTTTACAGATGACCAATCGTCTTTGGTATAATCATACACTGGACTCGGCAAAACTTTTATAGTCGAAAACTTAATGTCATTCTTCATGGCATAATGTTGTGTACCAGGAGCGGCCAGGGTTACTGGCATATCTCTACTTTCGTTGATCCAACTACTGCTAAGAGCCGGAGTACAAGACCTGCATTGAATATTGCACAAATAGCCCGGAGCCAGCTGTATATCAATTAATCCATCATTTATATCATAGGGTGGCATGTGATATTTGGGTAGTGAATGTTGTCGATACGAGAGTGTGTCACCTTTCCGTGCTTCAACAACACGACATGTGTTGCATAGATCGTGCCATATGCCTTGATCCATACTTTGTTTTATTTCGATATAATGCTTGTTTTTATGCAATGTCGAAAAACTGTCAATTCTGTTACCAGAAGTAGAACGATTACCGGGAATCTCTACTTGGCAACACGGCGACGAAGTCAGGCTTGAATACCCGTGATCCAAGTGAAAACATTTTAGCGGGGTCATTTTAAATTATTTCCATTCTAGTTTCTCCTGAGAAAACGGATAGTTTGCGTCACGATAAAATACTTTACGTTTGGTCAAGTGTCGTTTGGCAAATTTACATGTGCTGGTTATGTCCCAGATCTCTACATGATCTTTGTCTTCCGCTTTTCTAATGCCGCGCCCAATTGACTGTATAACACGGACAAAGCTCTTTCCGGGTTCAAGAAGAACCAAATTAAAAATCCTTGGAATATTAATACCCACAGCGGCCACACCGTAAGTCGCCACAATAATCTTGCCAGTGCTGGTGGCCACTTCGTCGTATTCATCTTGTCTTGCTCCTGCTTTGGTTGCACCTGATACAAACACTGCTCGATCGCCCAGGCGTTCAATCAAAGCATGACCGGCTGCTACACGGTCTACTAATACTAGTGTATTGCCGGTGTCATTGACCTGCGACACCAAGTTGGCAATGGCAGTGAGTCTGTCTGGCTCTTCCAGCAAGAACTTCAACTCACTTTGATAATTTGAAAACTCTGCGTGGTCTACCAACTGCACAATGTTCACATGACACTGTGCCAGCACACCACGATCCTGTAGTTCACTTGCACTGAGTTGGCTAATAACAGGGCCAAGACTGCACTTTAATGCTTGGAACTCAAATGGTTCCTTGGGCACAGTTCCTGTTAGACCCCACCGAATTGGCACTCTAGCCATGATGCCTGTTAACAAGGATTTAAGTGCATCTGCCTTGGCCATGTGTACTTCATCCACCATTACACATACCACGTCCTCAATAAAGTCCTGGATAGTGACATCTGCTACGCCGTTCTTTGTGTTTTTCATTAGCACATTTAAACTTTGCCATGTGCAAATGGTATGTGTCCGGCCATGCTCTTTACGGTCACCAAAGTACACACCAACATTCAAGCCCAAGTTCTTGTAGTCTGCTTCTGTTTGCGTTACCAAACTTTTGTTGGGCACAATAACAATTGAACGTCCATATGGTTCTATACTTAAACTCAATGCCGCTGTCATCAGCGTCTTGCCTGCGCCTGTGGCCACTTCTTGTATGCATTGCGGGTTGCCCAGGAAGTTGTTGATAATCTCAACCTGGTAGTCACGCAACACCACAGGTTCACCTGCCATTGGGTGTGTCTTGGGCCACACCTTATGTGCAAACGAATCTTCTTTGATCTGTGTAAAGTCAAACACAGTAGAATATTCGCGTTGGTCATCTAGTTCAATGTCATAGTTGAACTTTTCTAATATGGGAATAATATCAGGTAGTAAGTTTACATAAGTGCTACCACCAAGTTGAAAGTAACTGACCTTGCCATCCCAGCGACCTAACCTGACCGCAGGCAAATAACGTGCGCCCGGAACGTCATATTTAAATGTGTTTACTAATGCACGCCTGGCGTCAAGTTCAAGCCCTTCCAGTTTAATGTTTACTTCATCTTTAATTTGTATTGTGCATCTTTTCATATTAACATTATATACTTATTATCTCAAGAAGTCAAAAAGACAGACACCTTTTTTAAGGGTGTCTGCCATAAAAGCCCGGGACGGAGCCAACCTACTCCCGGGAAAAAGGAGAAAAAATGAACTAACCAACTACCACGCGAAAACCTTGATCACGCTGTTCGTCTGCTTCATACTGGGTATCCACAGCAAACAAAAACAACTCACCATCATAAATCTTGTACATTTGGCACTCCTGTCAATAAACTTCTTTTACTACATCGTACTTCTCTGCAGGCCATTTTGCCCGGAACTCTTCTGATTTGACATAGTCGTTGTATGCCTTGGCATCAAAAAATGTTTTACGGAACACTGACGTAAACTGGCCTTTGGGTGTTACTGTTAAGTAAACAGACTTGGCTTTTCCTGACATATCAATCTCCAAACATTAAAATTATAAAAGCATAAAGCAAAGACCACCCAAGGTGTCCCAACATTAGCAACATTAGGACACCTATCCAGGCCATATTAGGCACTCTTCATGCAAGTGGTCTCTGACATGCGTTTCCAGTTGCCAGGAAAGCTCTTGCGCAAGTCTGCAATCTTAAGCGCCATACGCAAAGATACCTCACGCAAACGATCTTTGTTCACATGCATAAAGTCAATGATATCATCTGATGCATACTCGTCAAAATCGTAGTCTGCAAACAACACGCCATCTTTGGCAATCTGTTTGATACGCAACAACTTGTCACGCATGGTGTCCAAGGTCAAGTCCAGGTAGTGGCAACGACTTTGCAGTGCATCCAAGTGGTCCCGCAACTTCTGGCTCTTCATCTTGTCAAACTTTAAGTTAGTGATAAAGATAACACTGCCTTTGAATTCAAAACGTTCTGGAATGCCTTCTCTGCGCAAAGCACTGCTTTCTGATAACCAGGAGATCACACGCTTCTTGCCCGAATCCAAGGCACCTTTGAGCAGGTTAAGTGCAACGTCATCTAACAAGATGCTGTCACAGTCGTCAAAAACAATCACACTGTTGGCGTCAGAATACTTGTACAAGGTTTGGTACAGGCCAATTGGAGTGGCACTGCCTTTGACTACCTCTGCACGGAGTCGCTTGCCTGCAAGTTTATCAAACAAGCAGGCCTTGTCAATTTCTTGTTCTACACCAAAGCTCTTGCCCACACCCGGAGGGCCGCTAACGATCATAGCACGGATGTCGCCTGTCACAGTGGCCTTTGTCATCTCGTGCAGGATGTCAAAACGCTCACGGATACGATCCATAGCTTCATCATCGGTCTCGTTAACTACTGGGACGGGGTTTTCAATCTCGGCTGTAGGTGTGGTACTCACGGAATCTCCATTTACATATTCAAAGTCTCGGATGGAATTTACCCGGATACGGATGGTATCGGGGCAATCGGGAAAGGCACCGTTGTTTTTTACGGTTACATAATTGCCCTTGGCGCCAGATGTAAAACCTGACACAAGAGTAAAGGCAGTGTTACGGACAGGGTTCTTGCGATACTCGCCGTTAACAATACGAATGGCACTCATAGTTGGCTCCTTTTTGTGCGTTAAAATTGTATTATAGCAGATGTAGAATTAAACGTCAACCGGGGCAAACATCTTGGCACCCGATTCCATCACTGCACGATATGCTTCCATTGTTTTTTGTGTCTGTGCAAGTGGACTCTTTTGGATAAACTGCATCATTTCCAAAAATCCCATACCTAAAAATTCTGCATCTTTTTGTATAACTTTGATTGCTGTGGCTGTCTGCATTTTGGTTCCTTTTTGTTAATCTATGCTATATTATAGCAAATTGAGAATATTCGGTCAACCACTTGAATTGTGGCTTTTTTACAACAAAATCTGCTTATTTTTTAAGCAATTCGTACAGTCTGTTGTTGATTATATCCATCTCTGCCTGTTCTACGTAAAAATCTGTAGTGGGATCGTAGTAGGCGCCTTGTTTGTTGTCATAATACAACACTTGTCCAGAGAAGTTAAACGGCCCTTCTAGGCCAGGACGAGGACCGTATTTTTGACGCATTTGGTCTGTGGTGTCAACTACCATGTAACCCATCTTGTGTTCCTTTTTACTTAGTATGCCACTATTATAGCAAATTGGGAATTTTCAGTCAACCATAAAAAAACCCTACATAATGCAGGGTTTTTATTGTGAAAATACGTTATAAATTACACAGGTGCTGGCGGGTTAACACTTGAAAACACAATTGTTGTGAATGTAAGCACTGATGCGGCGGCCATATAGATATATAAGTGTCCGTCTGTTTCTGGAAGCAGAACTCCATTTATTACTTCTGTTGTTCGGTTATCGTCACACAGCTCTGGTGTCAACCCATATGCAAATGTAGTTTCGTCATGAATATACCAGCCGCCTTTGGCTGCTACGTCTGCTTTTATTTGGGCCGGAGCCGACGATATAGTGCCCGAAGTAACATATGCAAGTTCTTCTGGGGTTAATGCAGGATTAATAATTTTTGCATAATTGTATTTGAACATGCCAACATGTGCCACTCCAGAAGCACATGTTACCACCACTGGCAATTGAGTATCTGTACCAGCTGAGTCGTCAAATGTATATGCAAATTCGCACAAAAAACCATCGGGCTCGCCAATGGCACCCTCGCTAAATGTTCCGTTGAATACTTCAGTACCATTTACTGTTACTGTCCCTGTTGCCGGTAGAACGCTAAGGTTGCCTTTTAATTTGAATAATCTCTGAGTCATTTGATATCTCTCCTGTTAGTGTTATTTATCATTGCCAATGATCTATTACCGCCGGGTCTGTGATTTCGTGTGGTTTTGGACTGCCGTGAAACACCAAAATACTGGTATTGTCATCTACTACAGTTCCAGTGTTGGGAGCCAAGTACTTGCGTTTTGAAAAATTAAACCCGCCATCCAAACACTGCCAACGCCAACTTTTAACCCAGTCCGTGTTAAAAAATCTACGATTTCCAACTGGTATTATTGCTGAGATCAAGTCTTGATCACCTCGATATTTGCTGGTAAATTGCCTAATATCTTGGCTAACCACTTCTTTCCAAACATGCTGATAGTGTTCAGTGTTCCACCACATCACACTGGTGTTCGATACTGTGCAAGTATTTTTCCACAGATATCTAAAATCTCTCACTGCCCAGAAATGTCGCTGTGGTAATTGCCAAATCCAATCAATGTTTTTTGTAATTACGGTGTCTAGATCAAAGTACAGTAAAGGACCCGAATGATGTTCTGTATTAAACAACTGTAGCTTATACCACCAGGATTTTTTAGGACCTGCAAAGCCCCAATCAATCAAAGCATGTTTGATCATATGGTCTGGAACTATTCTGTTTGCTTCTGTATAAACATGCAGTCTTACTGGGCGACTTAGATTCCTACACAACATACTGTGCAGTCGTTCTACATAATCCCAGGTATATCCGTCGCCGTGTATCACACAGGCACAGTCTAGTGGGTTGCTATCGGGCATCATTTGATATTTACCGTTATATACACACATAAATATCTTTATGAAAATAGTTATAGTAACCGGCGGGTTTGACCCTATACACTCTGGACACATATCCTATCTCAATCATGCTAATCATTTAGGTGATCATGTGGTTGTGGGATTAAACTCAGATTTGTGGCTCACACGCAAAAAAGGTCGCCCGTTTATGCCTTGGCATGAACGTATGACAGTGTTAGATAATCTGCACATGGTGGACGACGTCATTGAGTTTGATGACTCAGATGGCACAGCATGTGATGCTATTCGCCTGGTCCAAGAAAAATACCCCAACGATGAAATCATTTTTGCCAATGGCGGAGACCGCACACCGGATAACATTCCAGAACAGGTGTTTGACGATGTGGAGTTTGTGTTCGGGGTGGGCGGAGACAACAAGGCCAATTCAAGTTCGTGGATACTAGAGGAGTGGAAAACTCCCCGGACCTCACGTGCCTGGGGTTACTATCGTGTGTTACACGAAGTTGGTGCAACCACCAAACTCAAAGAACTAACTGTGGCACCCAAGACATGTCTAAGCATGCAACGCCATGATCAACGTGCTGAGTTTTGGTTTGTTGCCGAAGGAGAAGCCGCGGTGTATACCTTGGATAATTCCAGCGATCACGATCTTGTTGGACACTTTGCTGTGCATGATTACGTCTGGATTAAAAAAAATCAGTGGCACATGTTGTGCAACGAAACTGATCAACCGCTTCGACTAATCGAAATTCAATACGGTGAAGACTGTGTGGAAGAGGATATTGAACGACGATGAAAGCAATACCAGTGTACGTTGGGTACGATCCAAGAGAAGCCATTGCTTTTCACACCTGTGCCAACTCAATCATACGGCATGCATCAAAGCCTGTGGCTATTATTCCAGTGGCCTTAAACTTGTTTCGAGACTACGAAGAAACGCACACAGATGGCAGTAATCACTTTATCTACACACGATTTCTTGTGCCTCACCTGCAAGAATACACAGGATGGGCAATCTTTATTGATGGTGACATGATTGTACGCGGTGATATTACTGAACTGTGGGAGTTACGAAATCCTTATAATGATGTTATGGTGGTCAAACACGATTACAAAACACGCATGCCTGTAAAATACTTAGGAGCACGAAATGAAGACTACCCACGTAAGAATTGGAGCAGTGTAATCTTATGGAACTGTAATAGTTTTCCTAATCGTAAGCTCACGCCAGAATTTATACAAAAATCCACAGGCAGTGAGCTCCACCGCTTCTCGTGGATAGATGATGAACGTATTGGAGAATTACCCCCTGAATGGAACTGGTTACCTGATGAATATGGCGTGAACAAAGATGCTAAACTGCTACACTACACGCTAGGCACGCCTTGTTTCCAAGAGTTTGCTGACACCCCTCAAGGTGATGAGTGGCACAGAGAACGCATACTTACTGAATATTGCCAGCAAAGGTTGGTAGAATGAGTGCTGTTGGTAAAGGATCAACACCAAGACCTAAAAGTGTTGATGCAAATACATTTGCAAGCAATTGGGAATTGGCGTTTGGAAAGAAACAAAAACCAGATGTTAACCCACCTCCTCCTCCTTTAGCAATACACGAGTTGGATATGGTCACTGGCCCTATCAAAAGTATTTTTAGAGATATACTAAAATGGAGGGTAGATCCTGATGGGCATTACTATGGCGCCAGCATTGATTCTATTGTGGATCGGATCAAATTACTAAACACCGGAAATGTAGCAGCCATATCGAGTGATAGCAAGGATTTTGAACTCATGTACGAGAAAAAGGGAAAACGGTACGATCCAATTTTGCAAAGTTTTATACAAGGCTCCGGCGGCAGATTAAGCACCTGGGCTCGAGAAGAAACTACATCAACACCGGTGGTGATACGTGGGATTGCTCAAGGGAAACAAATGGAGGCCTGTCAGGCTGCGGGGAGAGATTTCTATTACATTGACACAGGATATTTTGGCAACGTTAAGAAAAAATTGTATCATCGCATTACCAAAAATGATGTACAATGGTTTGGTGACATTGTAGAACGACCCGGAGACAGATTTGAAAAAACTGGTGTTAGCATTGCAAAAATGCGAAGAGGAACAAATATCCTGATTGCTCCTCCTAGTCAAAAGCTATTGAACAACTATGATATCATATTAGAAGATTGGTTAGAACAAACACAAGCAGAAATAAAACAACATACGGATCGTCCCATTATAGTGCGTACCAAGCCAGGTCGTACAGCCAGGCTTGTTGATGATACCCTGGAGTTGGCCCTAGATCGTGATGTGCATTGTCTAGTGACATTCTCTAGCATTGCAGCCGGTGAAGCATTGCTATTGGGCAAACCTGCCATCACACTAGGACCAAATGCGGCCGCGCCACTGTGTAGCAATAGTGTTAGCGAAATAGAATCTTTAAAAATACCAACTTTAGATGAAGTTTACGCATGGGCAAGACATATTGCATATTGTCAGTTTACTGAAGCTGAGATGCGGGATGGCACGGCATGGCAGATCTTAAATGACCTTTGATGTAGTTGTATACGTCAGTAGCGTGGCAAATCCTCGGAAGTATTCTAGGAAAATTGCATGCTTAGAAAGCTTTGCCGCGGGAGTCACTAAAACAGGGCATCGTGTTCATGTTGAATGGGATTTCAAATACCAACCTGCACGATTAGCAGTGATACTAGGATGGACAACAGCAAGCACTGGTGGACCAAACATTGCGTTACGAAAACAAATTATTACCGAGCAACAACGCCACAAATTCAAGACCATGTGCATTGATGCCAGTTGTTGGAAATATCTTGATGACTCCAGCACTTACTTAAGATACAGCCTAGGTGGACCGTTTTATGATTGTGCCGAGTATGCAAATAAAAATAGCGGCTCTGAGAAATGGCAAGAGATCAGCCAACGATTATCTTTACAACTGGCCACGCCACAGGTCAACAACGGACATGTATTGATATGTATGCAACGTGATGGAGGATTTTCAATGAAGTCGTTAGATCCCAATCAATGGCTTGATGCAAAAATCAAAGAGATAAGGCTGTACACCACAAGAGCAATTGTTGTGCGCCCACATCCAGGTTCTTATGCAATGCAGAACTTTGACCAATTTACATCACCAAAATACAAAGCAAAATGGAATGTATCTGTTATAGATCCCAAGCATAGTAAACTAACCGACAACCTGGTAGACGCACACTCTGTGGTGCTGTTTAATAGTTCAGCCAGTGTGGCAGCAGTGTGTGCTGGCATACCTGTGTTTGCCGATGATTCAAGTTGTGTGAGTTGGGCGGTGGCAAATAAAAATGTGTCCGGCATTGAATCACCCGTAATATTTGATCGTCAGCAATGGGTGCAAGACTTGGCCGCTGCTCACTGGAGTGATGAAGAAGCCCGGTCAGGCAAAATATATCAAAAGTTTTTGCCTTACTTGACCTGACGTTTTACAACAACAACATCGTAGTTATGGCCTTTGACATTGGGCCATTTTGATGTTTTATCTACCACTTGTATATTTTCCCACACAATATCAACATCCATAATACTTTGTATTTTGTTGCGCCACCACTCTGGTGATTCAACTATGAGATGAGCATTGCGCCCATCAGGCAGGTGTTTTTTTGCTGGATAACAGGCAATTCTAAAAAAGCCACAACGTTGCATTTTTTCATCGATGGTGCGTAATGTAGCATCAAGGTAATCAGGCTCAATGTGTTCTATAGCATCTGTACTGACTACAGTATCCATTGGGCGTTTTGGTAAATATTGGAAGAGCGGATTGCCAGGATCGTATCCGGCAACCTCAATGGTGGGATGTAGTTCTTTGATTGCGGCAATTAGTCCTCCTTGCCCGCACCCAAAGTCCAACACACCGGTAGGCTGATATTTTTCAATAAAGTCTTTGACAATTGGATAGGCTGTATGTCCGTTATTAAACTTGCCTGCTTGATGCAAGTATGCCAGTTGGTCTTTGTAATCTTTATCTATTAGTGTCATTGTTCATCCAATTAGGGTTATACGGTTTATCTCGAAACCACCAGTGCAAGTCTGAACCTTGCCAGTTTCTAAAAAATTCTCTGTACCAATCTTGACTGCGATCAACAGAAAAGTATTGTTTGTTATATATTTGTTTTTTGGCCTTAGGCTGTTGAACATGCATGCCTATAAAACAAGCTGTTCCGGCCAAGTTCATTAATCTTTGTTTGACCCATTCTAAATCATCATCGGGTATGTAAGTTAACACTTGATTGCAGATAACTAAATCATATTTTTGGTCGGGAGGTTCGCTGGAAAATTCTGTAACACACGGGTCGTATTGAACCACACTATCAACATTAAGATAGTTAATAAACGTCATAGGCGTAGTGTCAGGCCAAAATGCTGTAGTTTCTGCCCACTGATGTCCTTTTCCGCATCCGTAATCAAGTACAGTCTTACATTTATAACGTTGTGCCACATCTCGTATCTGTCGATGGTATGAAAATGTATCTTTGCCGTCCCAGCTTTTGTTTTCTTGTTGAAACACTGCACCTAGTTTGACTGATTCTTTGTAGTAAGAACTTACCATCCCATGATCCAATCGTCTTTGACTTGGGCTAGCTTGTGCATGCCAAATGATTCCAACAGGCCAATGGCCGCAAATTGTCCATACTGCTTTGAATACATGTCGTGTGGCTTCTGTTCCACAACCACAACAGGACGCCATTGTCGAATCGTCTGCTCTGCGCCTTGTATAACACGATACTCAAATCCTTCACAGTCCATTTTAATATAGTCTACATTATCAATGTGTAAGTTGTCCAGTTTGACCACAGCGGTATCACCCGACCCAATACTGGCGGGATCTATGTGAGTGTGTCCAGTATTGCCTTCAGTTATGGTCATTTGTGCAGTGGTGTCTTGATCACCCAAGGCCACAGGCATAATAACAAAGTTCTTGCCTGCAACATTCCGTTGTAAACATTCTCTAAACAACGGCACTGGCTCAAACGCAATCACACGCTCAAACTTTGTCACAAGTGATCGACTCCATAGGCCTACATTGGCACCAATATCTATACCAGTTCTGAACTGAGTAACATAGGTCAAACTCTTGTTGCGCACTTGATACTGATATTCAGCAGGGCCGCCTTTGCTGATACTCTTGTTGAGCATTTGTGGGAAGTGTGTTTCCGTATCCGGGAACCACCATCCGTGGCTTTCATACATTGCGAGTCTCCTTGAATATTTTCATTGCCAATACGCCTCGGTTCTTTTTACTACCAAGTCGGTGTTTCTGCTACGCCCTTGATCTTTTCTGCTGCCTTTAAGGTGATCCAGGTATGCTCCCCAGTCAGAATTTATAAGTGGATGACCTTCTCCTGAAATCAAATGGCTACTCCAATCGTGTTGTGCCAATGCCATTGAGTTACGCACAACATCAAACACAAAGCTGTCGTGCCATTCTTTCATGGTGAATATTCCGTTCTCTGCATCGTCATACACACGCTGAAACTCTTTGAGAAAGTCTACTGTACCGGGAGAACACAGATTCATAGCATACAATCCACATTCGGTATACTTGCCTCTACGACCTAAGAAACAAATATCAGCTGTGGCGGGACATAGATTGTGCAATTGCGACAGTGTAATGGGACTGTGGCACACAGTGTCGGCATCCATCCACAACAGCCAATCAGTTGCGGCCTGGGCAGCGGCAAATATGGCATATACTTTGTGAGCAAAGCGTACAGCATTCCATTTGAATCCTTTGGCAGCGTCTTTGCGATTACTTCTTGTTGGATCAGCAGACACATCACCATTGGCCTTGGGAACACTGCGCCATTTTGTTTTGAATGCCACTAGTTCAGGACTGTCACTGTGCAGATCTAACACACGCAAGTTGGGTGCAGATTCAGTAATGATGCAATCTTCGGTATACACTATCAAGTCAACTTCTGCTGGCCAGGTTTTTAGGAATGTTTCGATCATTCTTTTGCCGTATTTTTTGTAGCCCGATGCGTTGAATGTAGTGACCACAGAGAATTTACGACTCATTGTTTTCCTTATAACTAAGTGTATATTTAACCGGGTATATTATGAGAGTAAGTATTTTTGATCAATACGGTGCGCTTAACAGCCCACCGGTGTTTGCGGCTGTACGTGCAGGACTTGACAGCATAGGTATCGAACACAACAGCATGGATAGTTCAGCAGATGTTGCTGTTATCTGGAGTCAGTTGTGGCACGGTCGTATGAAGCACAATCAAGGCGTATGGCAAACATTCCGCAACAGTAATCGCCCTGTTGTTGTGGTTGAGGTGGGCATGCTACGTCGTGGCAGTACTTGGAAGTTAGGTGTCAACGGAACCGGTAACAATGCATACTATGGAAAAAAGTTAATTCCAGGACGTGCGGCACAGTTGAGACTGGAAGCTAGGCCTTGGACCAATGCTGGTTACAACATTGTGATTGCCGCACAACGATCTGATTCTGAGCAATGGACAGGACAGCCGCCCACAGTGGCTTGGTTAACCGAAACTGCCAATGCTGTTAGAAAACACACAGACAGACCTATTGTTATAAGGCCGCACCCAAGACAGCGTATCAGTGATATTCCTGGCTGTGTTATCGAGATGCCTCGGCCCATACAAGGAACATATGACAGTTTTGATTATGATCGGTGCTTGTCAACAGCATGGGCCGTGATCAATCATAACAGTGGACCTGGCGCACAGGCTGTGTTAAATGGAGTGCCGGCGTTTGTACATGCTAGTAGTTTGGCTGCACCTGTTGGCAATACAGATTTGTCCACAATCAACAATCCGGCAAAACCAGACCGAACTGCGTGGCTAGAGAGTCTAGCACACACAGAATGGTACACAGAAGAAATTGCCTCAGGATTGCCACTTCGACGTTTATTGTTGACCTAGCCAAGACAAACTCTTGTCAATCCAGGACAGTACAAGATCTTGTTGTCTTACATGCCCGTAGCGATTTACACTTGCTACCGCAGATTCTGGTAATAAGTTTTTATCTGCCAACTCATACCAAGTAGTAGTCTTTGGATCCATTGGGGCATGTTCACTCTTATAAGCAATTACATGTATGAATTCGTCGTCTGGTTGTTTTAAAAAGAATCCCGAATTACAGTCCCAACCATTGACAGCCAGCATGTGCATTAAACTCACAACAGTGTGATGATAATAACATCCATTTGGTTGCACAAATGCCAGTTGACGTATATCCATGTTGGTGGTTTGCGGAACTGCCATAATCAACATGCCGCCCGGTTCAGCAATAGCGTTCCACTTGGCCAATGTTGCCAGTGGGTTGATACAGTGTTGAAATGCATTGTGGCACCACAACACATCAAACTTTGACTTGCCAGGCAGATTTTCTGTATTTTCAAAATCTATTTTTTGATACACAATGTTAGAATGCTTTTTAACCACAGCAGGTGTGGAACCTGTGTCTATGCCTGTGCAACGAATATTCAGGGGTATCGGGGCATCGTCTCGAGTTGTTCTAGTTGCCCACCATTCTAGATCAGCGCCTGACCCACACCCTAGGTCAACCAGTGTGCCAATGCTTTCCATAAAGTCATCGTACTCAAACAAGGTATTGAGTGTTTGTAAACTGTGTGCATGACTTTCGTCATCGTTTCTGAATGTCATAACTGTATATCTTCCATACCGGCTGCTCGCAGTCTAACCACATGTCCCAACATGAAGTTTTTACTTTCCATTGCTTTCATAATGCCCAAAAATCGATTTCGTAAATATGCCACTTCGTTAATAATGGTTTCGTAGTCAATTACTTCATCCTCGCCATCCACATATTTTTCAGCATCCCTACTAGTTAATGCTCTTGCATATCCTTCCAAATATTTCTGAAAGTGTTTGCGACGAATCTTGCGCAGTTGAATGTTGAGAAAATTAAGCACTGCCTCAATTTCTTGCAACTGATTAAACCTATGCTCTGTGATGCCCGGCAATGCGGTGATGTTTTTTTCTACTATACCACCAATTTTGCAATCTCGCTTGGCCAGATCTAACTCATTCTCATAGTGTTGTATAAAGTCTGGTATGAGTCCAAGATTGGCTGTAACTTTACTGTACCACATGTGTTATCCTATTGTTAACCAGGAAAAAATGTCTTTCCATTTGGTCTTTCTTCTGTAATCGTTGGTGTCAAGATATTGCAACAGACCTTGTTGTCTTATAAGGTCTGTTTTACATTTGTTTTTTAGTTTAGATACAATGCCATCAAAACTTTCAAGAGTGGTTTTGTCATCCCAAGTTTCCTTAGGTAATAAATTATACACAGATTCTAAGCTAGAGGCAAATACAGAGTAATCAAACATAGTGGGATCAAACACACTTTTGTTATTAGGTAGAACCAAATGCATGTACCAAAATATTTTTTGTTTTGTACACCATTGATTGTATTTTTGTGCTAACTCGGGCATGCTGGGAATCGACAGTGAAGTTATAGTTGACAATAGGCCGATTCGAAATTCAGACATTTCGATTAACAACTCCATGTTACGATCAAAAATATCTAACATAAATCCATGCCGTGTGTATTCTTGTGCGGATCCCCAGCAATCGACACTGACTTGGATATCAATTCGTTTCAGCTTATTTTGTTGTTTTAGATCTCTTAGTTTTTTCAATATAGGTTCTATAACCTTGATTGGCAACATAAGGTTGGTAACCAAATTAAACTCTAGGTCTGGGTGCGGATGTTGTTCAAAATATTCAATCAGCTTCAACACATCAGGTTGTAAGAAGGGCTCACCACCTAAAATTTGTAATCGTTGTAAGGATAGGCTATGTGTTTCAAGCCATGCCCAAAATTTTGGAACAAGCTCGCGATATTTGTTATCAGTGTATTCAAAGTTTAATTCAGGAAGTATTGCACCTCCAAACTTTTTATTTTCGGCTTGAATTGATGAACTATGTTTTGCATCACAATAAATGCATGATAGATTACAGGTGTTAGAAAAAAATACTTCTAACACCGCAGGATTAACTACAGTTAACGTATTGTCTTGATCAAGTTCTTTAGGGTATACATTTGGAATTTGATTTTGAAACATACGATCACTAATACCTCCGCTGTGTTCAATATCTTGACAATATTCACACCCGTTGCCGGGCCATTGAGATTGTAACATAACACTCCTATCCTGTATTTTAATAGGAGTGTTATGAAAGTCTTCAAAATTTTCTGGTATACTAGAAACACTAGCCCTATGACACGATGCGGTAGCACCTTTATTTAAATATAATGTACTCCACGACCATTTTGACCTACAACTGGTTTGTGAGTTAATCGGGAAGTATTTTTTTAAAGACATTAATCTTCCCAGTCTTTGTCATCAAAGTCATCAAAGTCTTCGTCTTCTTCGGCATCTTCTTCGTCTACATAATCTTTATCGTTGTCAAGATATGCGGTTAGCGCACGTTTGATATCCGAATCGCCCTTGAAGGCTGCACGGATATCTTCTACGTCTGCATCATTGTCCATCAAGATCTGTACCACAGTTTCTGCAGCTTCTGCACGATCTACTGTGTTAACATACCGTTTGAGTTCATTCCAAATTTCGCTTGCTAAATCTACTGCCATGTTATTCCTCCACTGTGGTGTCGTCTATTGCTGTTTTTTCTTCTTTCTGGTTGGCAAAATCTGCCATAAGTTTATCTAAACAGCCATTTTCATTTGCTTCCCATTTTTTGCGGAACTGTTTGATCACTTCACCATCGCTTGTGACAAACACCAAACTGTTGCCTTCTTTCTTGAGAATGTTTTTCTTTTCTGCCAAGTCAACCAGACCAGAATGCGGACTCATACCAGTTGAGTAAGGAATCTTAACTTGCATGCCTTCAAAAGGTTTAGCATAGCGTGTTTTCATTACTTTACAGCCAGCACGGATGCCGTTGACTTCACTTACCTTGTTGCCATCTTCGTCTTCTTTTAACTTCATCTTCTTCATGGCAACCACAATACTTGATGCATAGATGAAACCTTGGCCACCACTAATCTTGTCATCTGGGTCAAACATGTCTTGGCTTGCGTATGTATGATTGGTGGCAACTAGTCCTACATTATAACTGCCAAACATATTGACAGAATTACGAACAAGCGAAGTAAGTGCTTTGGGTTTACGACCCATATCACCTTTCATGTCACCTGCTTCAAACTGGTTAACGTCTGTGGGAGTCAACAACATGCCTAGCGAGTCAATGACCCAGAGAACTTTCATACGTTCTTCTTCGGGCAGGGCTTTGTAGTCAATCATAAACGTTGAAATTGCTTTAGCAACGTCATCAATCATGCTCATATTAAGTTTAAGCAACTTTGCCGGACCGGTGTCTACACCTAATGCATGTAGCCATGATTCATCAAGTGCGTTTTCTGTGTCCACAAGAATAACAAAGATGCCTTGTTCTTGTGCGTTCTTTACAATATTGCCGGAGCAGATATAACTTTTACCTGCGCCCGATTCACCGGCAAACACAGTTACTTTACCTAAGGGAATACCTTTGTTGAAGTCTCCAGAGATAAGATAGTTCAATGCATAGTTGCCTGTGCCAATCCAGTCTGTTGGATCGTTAAATCCGATACTCAGGCCTTGGATACTTTTGGTAATGTCCTTGCGGAACTTTGATATGTCAAATGGTTTTGCCATTGTATTTTTCCTTTAAAAATTCTAAAACTACATTAGCAATTTTAGAGTGCCCATCTTCGACAGGATGTGATTCAACTAGATTACAATCTTTAATTAGTGCTTGATATGGTGACTTGGATATAAACATACTGCGATCAATTGCGGCTGTTAATAATTTTACTGTGTTGAACTTATCTTCAACTCGACAGTTATCCATATTATCATACAATACCGGGTTAAATTTTAAAATTTGTTTAAATTTATCCAATGTGATATCAAACAATAGGTTGTTTTCAAACGTGTCCAAAAAATAACAGTTAGTATCCTGAGATTTAGCTATAGTCTGCAGAGAAATAATCATTCTTAGCATGTCTGTGTAATTTTTGTATCCGTTAAAAAACTGTTTAAAAACATATTCTGTTTCTTTTGTTTTTTGGCCAGGAACATGTTGGTAGATACGCCCAGGCTTTTCGCCATATCCGGATCCAGTTTCCATTCTTGTCCATGAGGTAAGAAAAACCAAAACTAAGTTGTTGCTAGAATCTAGTAGGCCATCAAATGCTTTTCTATAAATTCTATAATTGCTTGACCCGGCCCTGGATTTATCAATTAATCTGTAATTTAGGTTCAATGCTACAAGATTAGGCCACCCATTGTCTCGATGACCTAATCTTTCCTCTAACGGCCAACAGCTTGTCCAACTATCGCCGCTGACTAACATTGTTGACATCGATTACTTCTGTTGACGTGCTCGGATCATGGCCAAAATGTCTTCGGCTTTCTGAGTAGGTGCGGCAGCGGCAGGCGCTGTGACTGGTGCTGTGGCCACAGGTGGCTCGTCATCTTCAAAGTCTGACACAGCCGCAGGCACTGCCTTTGGAGCAGGCGCACTGGCTGGTGCAGACTCAGAACTGCCTGCTGGTGCAGATACACCTGCTGGACGGAAGTAAGCACCCCAACGTTCTGTGTCATATGCTTGACCATCTACACTTGCTTCAAACATTTCTTTCATGACTTTCACAGCCGCTTCGTCTGGCTTCTTGGGCAAGAATGTGCTGAGATCAAACAAGCCGTGTGCATCCACTGCTGCCTGTTCCACTTCTGACAGTGCAGACTCTTTACGTGCCCACTTTGAAGTGTTGTAGTCAGCAAATCCGCCTTTTTGCGTTTTTGTGATACGGAAGTCCAAGCCACGCAAGGTGTCTGTTGGAGTTTCTTCCAGTTCGGGATCCATCAGTGCACCTTTGATGATGGTGAACAACTGAGGACCAATGATGAATCTACGGATGGGATTGTCAGGAGTCTTGTCATCTGCCAGGGGATTCTCACGCACAAAGCCTTGGAAAATGTAACTGCGTTTTTTCCAGTACTTACGACCCATGTCTTCCAGACTCTTGTCTTTGAACCATGTGCGTACTTCTGTAAGAATTGGACAAGTCTCTTGCCACATTTCCATACAAGGAACTTGTACGTAAACCTGTTTTGATTCCATCTCTCCTTTGACGCCATTAAATGGCAAACGAATCATTGCTCGTTCTTGCCAAAAGAATGTGTTTTTTGTGTTGCCGTCTGGGAGGAATCGTAGGGTAGTGGATGCGCCTTCTTCCATGTTCCAGTGTGCGTAAATTGCGTTATCGCCACCAGTGGACTGTCCACCTTTGTTGTTGCCTTCTGAGGCTGCGAGACGTGCTCGGATGTCTGCTAATGATGCCATTTTAAGTTGCCTTTCTAGTGTTATAAAATGTTTTCTAAGTTGCCTGTGATGCTAATGAAAAAAGCGTGTCACTGTTGTAGTGTACACGCTTTTGTTGTCAGCGTCAATGATATTTATGACGCATTTGTTCTAATGACTATTTTATGATCTAATCATCCCGGACAGTTCTCGCAATCGGTGTAGCACATCTTCTTCCACGTCATCAAACGTTTGAAGTTTGCCAGAGTGACCATATTGGCCTTGTAACGTTGTGGTTTCTCCCAGAGGTGGGTTGCCGGTTGTCACTGCAACTTCTTCTGCCATATTGCCTAACATTTGTTCGATCTGCTTGATCCATCCACTTACGTCACTAGATCCAATTTCTTCTACATCACCTACAAAGTCTGCAACTTCGTCAATGGCGGCTGTTACTTTTTCTGGACCGTACTTGCTCAACAAATCCGAACGTTGCAGTAAAATTCTACGTGTGATAGCACTGGCCACTGGACTGTCTTCCTGGCCTTCTGCCATTTCAGGCTTGGAATTATTCATTCCTGATAGTTCTTGCAAACGAGCTATTGTATCCTGCTCGCCTTCGTACATACTGCCGCATTCCATTAGGCCGTGTTCTGGGCAGTGTTCGCCTTCAGCAGTGTAGTTGCATGATCCATCTGTTTCTTCTTCGCCAAATGCATCTTGTGCGGCGCTGCCTAGTTTGGCACCAGTCATTGCACCACCTGGACTTTTTGTCAGTGCGGCACCACCAATGCCACCTACTATTGCTCCAAGCATGCCATCTTGTAACAACTCGTTGTTCATTCCGCCATCAACTGAATATTCTTCATCATCTTGTTCAGCTACAGGAGGGGGCGGAACTTCGGCTGGTGCTTCTGCCGGCACAGCAGGTGCTTTGGGCGCAACTGTTGGCGGGGCCAACTGTTCTGATTTGAGTGCATCTAACACTATATCAAAATCATCAAATCCTTTACTGGCCATATCAGTGATACGTGCAATAACCAAACTACGGCAGTCAGCATCGGGATCTTGTTCGGCTAAATCTTGCAGTTGATCAAACAATATGTCATCACCAACCAAACTGTACAACTGTTCAGTTGCATTGGTTGCATCTGCACCAACCGGCAATTCTTGTGACAATAGAGCAATGAGTTCTTGCTGTTCTTCCGGTGTGTCAGGTGTTGCCCATGTGCCTTCTAATAGGTTGTTAGCCCAGGTTTCAAATATGTTTGCTTCTTTCATTGCATTTCCTTGTTGTTGTATACGGGCCAAGATAGGTAAGGCCTGTTCAATTCGCGAATCAATTGTTTCTTGAACAAATAGTGTTTTGATGTCTTCTATGATCAAATCTTGCTCTGTTATGTCAGCTGGATTCCAATTTTCAAAGTACGTGTTGTAGCCACGTGCGGAGGCCAGTCCTTTAAGAGTTCGGCTCATTGTGGCATGATATTCGTTTGTTTGAGTTACCAAATTGGCAGTATCGCCTTCAAACACTCGACCTTGACTAGCTCTGCGGAAACGACTCAGCACATTGAGTTCTTCAACCATGTTGGCAATATGCTGTCCGCGCATGTCGTATGGTCTGCCGCCATGACGCACATGTTCCACCATAGCCCGGCCACCTGCCAAGTTACGGAATGGTAACTTGTAACGTTCACCTTCTGCTGTTTCTAAAAACAAACTTTCCACTTGACGGAAACGTGCTTCGTTCACACCCATTGGACGTTTGTGGCGTATCATTAAGCGTACCGAATCTGGTCCACCATTCCAACTGATGTTCTTTGTGCCGTTCCAACTTTCGTATAGGCCTTCTTTGAGTGCAGCCTGTCCTTGCATACTGTATTTGAGTCTGTTGATATTTTGACTGCCAAATGTCATGAAATTCTTTGTGGCAAAGTTCTTAAGCTGATGTTGGAACTCGTACCATTCTGTTTTATCTTCGCTGTCCATGCCGCGGCCAACATTGTCACCACTGAACAATTCCAGTTGCTTATCATCTCCCAGCATCACAACCACTGTGCCGTGATTTGTGCCGTTTGCAGTGATGAATTCAAAACTGTAAATTTCAGCATCTTCAGCTGTGGGTGCGGCTTTGCCAGAGCTGTCTAGTATTTCTGGGTCAAAGCCACGAGTGACCAGTAGGTCAAAAAGTTGTTGTCCGGGAGTATTCTGTGCCATAGTGTTCTATTTATCCAACTTGGCCTTAACGCAATGTAGCAAAAAATGGCATGGGTTCTATCATTGTGTCGCCAAAATCACGCATCTGCGAGTCCATTTCTGTGTGATAGTTCTGCAACAACTGCATCATACGTATAGCCAACAGTGTGCTCATCACCAAGTCGTCTGTTTCACCGGGTTTGGCAGCATAACTTGTTCCGTGCGCCACAAACGTTTTGAGTTCTGAGACCAAGGGCGCACTGTTTACGGTCATTTTTTTGGATTCTACTAATATCTTTAACTTGCTACAGGCCGATAGTTTGCTTTTATTAGTGGTGTTAAACCCCTTGCGGAGTCTACGGCTGCCGCCAGCTACAGAGTTATCACTTAAGAAATAGCCTTCAATGTTTTCTTCGCCAAACTCTGCAATAGAGATCAGTGCGGCTTCTCCAATGGTGTTGTTCTCTACTGAGTAGTAAATGCTTTTGGGATCTTTTACAGTTTCATTAATGTGTTTACATACGTCAGATAAGATACGTATCTGTGCCGGGATAGTGGTTCGATTATGGCGCCATTCAGCCACTTGTATGGTAGTATTGGCTTCAAACACCTGTATGGCAGCAGGATCGCCGCCTGTGCCCAAACTTGGATCTAAGGCTACAACATACAGTTTACCAGCCTCGGGACGTTTATACCAACGCACTTGTCCTGTTCTATACAATGGTTCCTGCTGACCTGCCAGCTCAACCAAGATAGCCGGTGCAATCAGTGTTTCATCGTTGATAATGAACTCACAGCCAATCTCTCGGCGGAATCGATCTGTTCCCAACTGTGCTTCCATGCTGGCGCCCCAAGCGTCATCACGGTCCGGATGCTCTTGCCAGAAACTACGGAATGCTCGAAATCCGTTAATGCCTAGCGGTGTTGGGTTGCCGTATTCATCTTCACACTTGTTGGCGCTTTTCCACAACAGAGCAAATTGATCTTCGTCTGAATTTGGGGTTGACGTAATAATGGCCTTACCACCAGTTGCCAGTGTGGGACTAATACTGGTCCAAAACTCTTTGGCAATGGTGGGTCGAACAAACGCAAACTCGTCTGCGTACAGCAGTGAGATACTCATACCACGTCCAGTTGTTTCTGTAGTTGTTGCCGATATAATACGACTGCCGTTTTCAAAGTCTATTGAGCCTTTATTGTAGCTGGTGACGCCTGCTCTGATATGGTCTGGGCACAGCTCATAAGCAAATCTTATACGTTGCATGATCTCTTGTGCACCTGTGTATTTGTGTGCCGCAATAAGGATTGTTGAATCTGGTACAAACATTGCATACCATAATAGATACCCAGCCGCTGACGTAGACTTACCTGTTTGTCGAGGCATCATCGAAATACTAAATCGATAGTTATGATACACATTGATCAATCGTGCCTGATACTCAAACGGATGATACAGCATCTTGCCTTGTGTGGGATGTTGTATGTAAAAGAAATGATCCAGGAAGTATGCAGGTCCTGTCACAGGGTCTGCACAGTCCATAAATTCTGTTATTTCTGACTCTGAGAAAGATTGGCGGCGGTGCGGTGCTTTGATCAGTACGCCTTCTAAACTTTTAGCCATGTTGGTAACTTTTCAAGTGGTCAATTATTTGCGCATGTACTCGATGATGACTAGGAGGACCTGGGTGAGTTAAATCTCTCGATAACCCCAACACAGGATTTCTAAAATCTTCAACGTCAATCACCAGGACAGGAATATCAAGCTGGTGACACACTTGTTGTATGGCCAGTTCATTGCGTTGTTTGTCAGCAATGCTGTTGGCGTCAGTGAACCACCAATCGCGAAAAACTTCTTGCACTGTGGCTGTTTGAGGAAAGGCTGGCGACATCACAGTGCTGATATTGTGTTGATTTATTATTTCAAATCGTTCTCTAAAAGTTGTTTGTAAAATTACAAATCTCGGTTTGATTATGGGCAGCCAATAGTGAGCCAATCTAAATGCAAGTCCATTGGATGCACCAAACACACCAAAATTATCAACTGGAAGTGAGAGCTCTTTTGAAATTCTCTCATGGTACAGCTCATCCACTGGAAGTCCGAGACCTTGAGTAAAACTACACCCAAACACAGCAAATCCGGGCTGAGTCAGATCAATTTCTCTGGACCTGAATCCTTGAGCATTGTATTGGTATTCTATCTTGTGATCAATCCAGCCGTTCTGAGACAACAACTCACGCTGCAGAGTATTTTTTAAATTTTTATTGTATTCTTGTTCACTGTCAATACTGCACCACAGCAGTGTTTTGCCGGCATGCTGTTGCTGTACATGACAAGGTGCATTCTCAAACATTGGTGAACTCCGGCCATAACTGCTGGAACTGTCCATGTTTATCTGTGTGATACTTGGTTTCGTTTAGAAAAATATGATCACGGAATTGTTGTTCAATTCCAGGGCGGGCTTGTGTGACCTTGTGATACATGTCTAGTGCATTGTCAAAGAACATTTTTTCAGCAGTGGTAGCAATGCCCATTGCATAGAAACGTTCAATCTCGGCAATGGCTTCGGCCGCAACTACTGGACCATGCAAGAACGGATCTAGGTATTCAGGCTGAAATAGGTTCTGCCACAGCACTGTAGTTCCAGTGTCTTCTGCAAACTGTCGCAGTTCACAAATACGTGTGGCATTGTAGATGTTGTACACAGCATGTATGCCTCCCCACTGGCCCTGTGCGGTCATTAATCCTTTGATCAACCCAAGATTGTGTTTGATCTGCGACCACTCGGCGCCGTGACGCACATATTCCAATCTTTCACCAATGTTGTCAAAGCTCATGCTCCAGCCAACTCGATTTCGTGTTGCTAACTTTTGAAATATTTTGTTGTTTTCAAGTTCGCCACTGAGATTTGTAATCAGTGTAACAATTGCATCTTTTGGTATTACATCTAGCAGTCGATTATTCTCTGGCAGTAACAGTGGCTCGCCGCCAACCAATGCCACTTCGTGTATGTGTTCATAGTGTTGTTCAATAAAATCACACACTGCATCATAGTAAGGTCTTGTGCCTGACTTGACTGGAATACCTTTTAGGCCAGCCCACTTTGAACTGCAGGCTTCGCCGCAATAGTTACAACTTAAATTACATGTTGTATTCCACCGTACATCTACAATAACAGGATAATGATATTCACTGCCAGCAGTGGCATAATCAAACCCAGGATTTACATTGTTGTGCCAGGCCCGCTCAGAGTCTGCACCAAAGCGTTCTGCTTTTACACAATTTGAACAATACTCATGAGGAATACCCTGGGACAAACTTGACCGTATTTCAGACATAAGATCACTATTGAGTATTTCAACAATGTTTTGAGTGTTTAAGTTTCCCAGCATGTTGGGATTACCTGCACAACAGGTTTTAACATCACCACGTGGGTTTATATGTAGGCCACGCCAGGGTGCGGCACAGTAGAAATTGGACATGCAGTATTTACATGTCCACGGCTAGAGATAGATTATTCTGCGTTCTTGCCGCAGCGGGCACGTTTAGCATTAGTTAATGCACCGTAATCAACAGGCCATTCTGCGCCTGGACTTACTTCACGTGCTTTAGGTGGGTAACTAAACTTAACGCCTGCTCGGCTTTCAATGCTGGAAATCATCATACGGAATTTAGTTAGATCGTTGCCTAAGTTAACATAAGGTTTAGTGTGCGGAAATGCCCATCCGGCAATTTCACCAGTGGCATCATTGATTACAATTTTATAATAGCCGTGCGGTACAATAACACCGTTACCGATAAACTCATCACCAGCGCCATAAAATGCGCCAACGTATATGGTAAAAGCCTGGTTTCGCTGTACTGCCCATCCTCTGATGGACGTCTCTAATAACTTCCATATTCCCCGATTTAAAGAGCCGTGTTGAGGATACATGTTTGTCATTAAAAAACTTTCGTATTCCACAATCTCACTCCAACTTAAATCACCATCTGGTGCCGCATGTCCTTTGTCATAGCCTGTGCCAGCATAGTCATCTGGCTTGGCGCCACCAACAATACTTCTGTCTGCTACAAAAGCATTTGTACGTGGCCAGCAACCTATTGCGTTTTGTGGTAGTAATGTGTATGCAACATACGCAGGAATCTTAACAGTAGCGTCGTATCCTACCAGGTATGCTTCGCGGCAAATTGGCTGTGCTGGACGTTGCGTTTGTGCAAATCCATATGGGCTGTGTGCCACGCAGGCCTGTGGCGGCAGTGGGGCTCTTTGTTCCCACGCATATGATAAGTTAGTGGCTGCGATCAACAGCGCAAATAATAGTTGTTTCATGTAGATATTTATTAGGTGTAATATACAATTTCGCCAGTGGTGGGATTGTAGGCCAATTGCAAAAATCCTGCAGGAAGTCCTGCACTACCACCGTTGGTAATTCCAGCGGCAATCTGTGTTAACGCACCCGAGCTGTTGCCGATAAACACTTGATCAGTGCTTTGGTCAACTACCAGTTCGCCAGGTCTGGCATTGCCGTTATAGTTTTCTATTGTTACTTGTGCGTTGTCTTTCATCACAGCACGGCTGATGCCTGTGATGTCGTCGTATGGTGGTGGTGGATTGGCCATTTATCGTGGATATCCTTTGAAGCCTTTAACAGGGCTAGTATTATTTACTAGACTGGGTTCTAGACTGTTTGGTGTGCTTATTTGAATTTTTGCAACAGGTAAACCGGACATTTTTAATGCTTGGTCAATAACTGGCCCAACACTGCCATTGAATCCAGCAACCACTGCATCTTCGCCAAATGCTGCTTTGGCACTCCAAGCAGGTAGGTTGTTGGTAATGTCATCTGTTCCAGCATCACTACGTGCCCGAGCTAGTGCTACACCAAATCGATATATTTGATACGGATCCGAGGACTGTACGCCCGGCAACACAAACACATGATTCATAGGATCTGCTTGCTCGGGTGGCAGTGTTGCTTCTTCTCGAAGAAATTCACGGGCTCTCATCTTGGATACCCTCGGAATCCTTTTACAGGACTTTGTTTGTTGGTAGACTCTAATTCTTGGCTACGCAGGTCACCGTGGTTGAGGTCTTGATGGTCTGAACCCACTGCTTGGAATGCTTTTTCTATCATGTCTTGTTCAACCTCAGTGTAGGGCATGGCCACATTGTAACGGCCGGCCCAGGACTCGTGATCTATCTTTGGAACAAATGTGCCATCTGTACAGGCGGCAGCCATCATGACTCGATTGAGTTCGTAAACTCTATCGGCTAGATCTTTGTCTCTAAACTTATTAAGTCCAACAGTGGCTCGACTTCTTCGTTGACCAATCTTGCCGGTATGTTTCTCAATGAGAAACTCGTGGGCTCGCATGTTTATGCACCGGCAGCGTTGTAAACACTTGACTGTGCAGAACTTGCTGTGCCCAGGGCTGTGGCAGTCACAGTGGTTCCGGCAAGAATGAGTCGGTTGCCTGCACCAACATAGACTTCTTGTACAGTTCCGTTTGGAACAGTGACCACGTTGGCATACAAGTTACCAACAGGAGAGGCTGACCCTAATGCTGTGGCATATATTTGGTATGTGACATCTGCACTGTTGGCAGCAATAGATGCTTTGTCTGTGGTCCACACAATGTTGCCTGCGGCGTTGATTACTTGAATAGCCATAGTTTACTTTCCAAATGTTCGGTATAAGTTCAACAAGTTCTGTTCAACTTTTGCACTTTCTTCCATACTGACTTGTCTACGCAGTTGACTTGCCAGCACCGGAGTAGTAGATTGGCCTGTGGATTTGGGACCATTCAATCCACCCGAGTATTGCAGTGCGTTGTCACTGGTTTCAGTGTTACTGGGCCAGTTAGGATCGTTTTCGTCAACCATATTGCAACCGCATGGTGATGAGCCGCATGAACTGCATGATCCAGATTGCTGACTTAGGCCGGCCATCTGTAACAATTCTGCCAAGCGTTCTGCATCTTCGCCATCAGCATTTACTGTGATGCTTTTGTTGCCAGGATGGCCGTCATCTGAGTTTTGACTCATGTTCACAGTGACACTCATGCCTTCTGTGATCAGAGTTTCTAGCTGTGCATCCAGTGTTTCGTAAACACTGCCACCAAACTTGAACTTGCTATTGGACTTTTTAGGCTCGTCTTCTTTGACTTCGTCTTTCTTGTCATCATACTCAATGTCTTTGGCTACTTTTTTACCGGCTTTTTCGGCCTTATCATCTTCAGCACCACGCTTCTTGCCGTGGATACCATCTTTTTTCTTTTCATCATACTCGATATCTTTGGCAACCTTCTTACCGGCACGTTCTGCATGGCTATCTTTTTTAGCAGTAGACTCTGCTTCTCTAACTTGTGCGTCGCCCGACTGTTGATTTTTAATCATTGTCATTGCCGCATACAGCACAGATTCTAAGCGACTGGCATACCCTTGTGGGAATTCACCACCGCGCTGTGCTTGCTTTGCTATTGCTCGAATGTCAGCAAGGTCGTTATAAATTTGTTGTGCTTGTCCTTGGTCATGGCCTTCTTCCATGTCGCCTTCTTTGACTTTGCGACCGCCTTTGTGCTTGTATGCTTTGGCAGTTGTACGCTCTGGTCCTTTTTCTGGACCCTTTGGACGACCGCGGCCGCGCTTGTCAATGGTATTACCTTCTGCGTCTGTTTCTGATCCAACTGAGTTGCCTTGCGCATCAACTCTACGAGTGACAACTCGACCAGTGGCCGTGTGCTTGGTATCGTGTTTGGCACCATGTGTAACATCACCAACTCGTGGAGTGTCTCGACGTGGATTTTTGTAGTTTGTAAACGGATTGAGATCTTCCTCTTCGTCCACACTGCTGGTGTCTGTGAATTCTTTACCACCTATTTTGAACTTGCCGCCCTTTGGCGTCTTGGCCAAAGCACCAGTAAACGCATTGCCTTCGTCGGCAACTTGTTGTCTGCCACCCAGTGCATTACGCATGGCTTCGGCAGCAACGTCGCCCAGCATTTCGTCAACTTCTTTCTTGGCGCCGGCAATTTTGTCAGCAAAAGTAATTTTGTCTACAGGTGGTGCCAGTGCGGCAAATGATTTTTGCTTGGCAGGTGACAGTTTTTCTTTAACTTGTTTTGGATTAGATTCAGCACCAGGCTTCATACCAGTTTGTGGCATATCCATTTTGCGTTGCAGGTCACGAATCATGTCTACGTCGCTGCCGTGGCCAACTTTGTTCAGTACAGCGTTGCCGGCTTTCTTGGCCATGCCGCCAACTTTCTTCACCACATCGCCTAGGCCTTCGTCCATGTCTTGCTCTTCTAGTTTGCCGGCCTTGGCCAACTTGGCACGAACAGCACCTGCCACTCGCTCGCCTGCTTCTTTTGAGCCGTAACGTTCTGCGGCACTTTTGGCAATCTTCTCAAAGTTCTTGCCTGGCTTGCCTTCGTCACGCTCGTTTAACGGTGCGGCTTCTGGTCGGGCAGCAATGCCGTCTAGTGTTTTGTTTAGGTTGTGGAAAAAACTCATTTTATTATCCTTTAGGGTTGTAGCCTGTTGCTGGCCGGGGTGGACGCTTGATGTTGGTCATTGGGCTCTTGTTGTTCATGGGTAAACTGTTTGTGGTCACTGCTGGAGGTGTCCGACCGCCGGCCACTGTGAAGTCACTGCGATAGGTATTTTTCAGCACTGCATGGTCTTCTGGAGCAGCCGAATAGTCCTTGTATAAGGCTTTCTGTTCTGCATCCGGTGCCGGATAGTCCGTGTTGGTCAACAGATCTTTATTTTGTTTTTCAACATCTGCGGCCTCTTTGTCATAGTTGTTTTCGTATGGCACAGTCAACATGCACACACGATTTGGATCAATGCCCAACAGTTGTGCAATCTGACGAATCTGTGGTTCAATTGCTGGATACCGGAATTCAACATCCATGTGTGTACAGCTTTCGTTTTCAATGGCCGGAAAGTCTGCTAACCGGACCTGAACAGGTGACGTTTTTGGGGCAGACATTTTGACCACGTCAAATTGACGAAGTTTTTCTCCCAGTGCCCGAACTAGATCTTTGGGAGTATCACCTGCAATTTTGATGCGGTAATTGTATACTCTTTCGTTCTCTGCCAGATATTCTTTAAAATGTTTCATAATCGATCCCTATATGATATTTATGCTTGTTTATTCTTTTGGTCTCTTGTGCCAATAAGTCGATCCAACAAATCATTGCGACTCAGCACTTGACCTTCGGCAGTTTCTGTAGATTCTTGATAGTCGTCATCTGTGCGTTTTTCTCGGTCAAGATCCAGTTTGGCTTTTTGTAACTGCAACTGAATCATTTTGAGTTTCTTGTTCATCTTGGCTGTTTTGGCAGTGAGTGCATGGCCCAGCATGGCACCTGCCACTGCAAAGATTTCACTGGCATAACGACTGTCGATTTGCATGCCAAGGTCCATTAGATCATCAAATGTTTCTGTGGCTTTTTGTGCTAGTTCGTCCATGTCACCATCACTGGCTTCTAGATCGCGCACACCGGGTAAGGCAGCATCAATCTTGTCAATGGCATTGTCAATTTCAGTTATGGCATATTGTGTGGTGGCAATATCCGGCACAGTTTCGTCTGTGTCGGCGGTGCTAGACGGTAAGTCGAAGAGGTCTTCTAATTTTTTAGTCATACCATATTTACCGCTTTTGCGGCATAGTGAGGCTTATTTTCCGCCGTTGCGGAACATGTCTTCTTCTGTGATTACTCTGAATTTTAAGCCGTTGCGGTTGCACCACTTGGTTGCAGATGCCCATTTGGCGTAGTTGATGGCCACAACCATACGGTCTCTGTTGTTCATTTTACTTTCAATGATGCTTTGTTTTTTGGGTTTGATTTCGATCACTTCTGCAATCAAGGTGTTCTGACGTGTTCTGTATGTGATCAAAAAATCCGGTATGTAGATGCTTTGTTTTCCTGTGACAGGATTGCGATAAGGGATCTGTATGCTTTCACTGGCCCACTGCATCACATTGTCGTTGTTGTCCAGAAATATCATGAACGATAATTCCCATCCTGATCTATAACGTGGGGTACCCTTGCCCACATACTTGGCAGGGTTTTTTACAGTGTAGGGTCCTTGTGCAAACTTGCTCATGCCCGGGCATTTCGTGCCGCATAGTAGTTTGGCTGCACAGGTTGTGATACGCCAAGCAAGGTGGCATTACTACGCTGGTCATTGAGATAATATGCCAGAGTCAAGTTCAGTTCTGCAGTATTAGAAGTTGTTTGCATCTGCTGTAACAATGACAGCACCGGTATACTTTGTTCATTGGCAACTCTGAACAGAGCCGTGGCAAAGTTGGCCGCTGCTACCGCAGTGGTGCATGTTGTCTTGAAGTAACTGAGCACCACATCATATTCATTGCTGTCAACAAACTGCTCGTATCCGTAAAAACTGTCAAACACTCTCACAGTGAGATCTAGATTGTAGTTGGTGTTGTTAATTGAGCTCATGGTCTAGGAGGCGGTGCTTTAGGAAATATCATACTGTTGGCAGAGTTGGCTGCGTTGCGCATTGCGCCCGGTAAGCTGTTGCGCAACACATCTTGTTTGACAGCGTTTGCATCATTGCGTATGATGTTTGAGAGCGGTGTTCGCTTCAGTGTTTGATTTACATTCAGTGCTTTTTGTACACCACCAATCACATTGGCAAGACTACCACGACCAGACATCAGCGCAGTCAAGTCTTCGTAAATGCCCACACCAGCATCCAGCAATCCGCCTTGTCCCAGCACAGTTGACTGACTGCCAGGACGAGAAATTGAACTACGGATCTGATCGTAATGGTTAGGATCAGCAAACCCAACCACATTGGTATCGGGACGCACAGCACCAATGGCACCGGAATAGTATTTTACAGTTTCATATTTTATTGTCACAGTGTGTGTCATAATACCGTTGCCTTGACTGTAGTCATAGGTATCGTGTTTCCAATCAGTGATCATTGGATTCACCAACACATAGGCAGCAAACTTGTGCTGATTAAGTCCGTAAATTTTGATGTCACGAAAAAAAGGCGGCTTACCTTCTGGAGCAAATGTTCCATCGGTATAACTTTCACCCACATAACCCCAGTCGTTTACAAATCTATCGTTGCTGTAGGTGTCACGTGTGTTGTAACCAAATCCGGTTGGTGTTGTTTGTAAACTGCCACTAGTTCCGTTGGTGTTTGGCACACCTTCGTACTGTTGCACTGGATCTTTATAGTAGTAACTGAAGTAGTTGTACCATAAATTACGAATTAGATCGCCGCCATCGTCGTTGAATGTTATGGTAACAGGTTGATATTCAATTTTACTCTGTACCAATCGCTTACGATTGTACTGATTCATTGTGTCAACTGATATTTGATAGCTGGGCAAGTCAACAGTTTTAACCGACAAGCCAATACTGGCAGCATCGCCATTGCCAACCATGGCCTGCAAGAATGGTATTGCTCCAGAATTTAAATTAAAGAATGTGTGGAAGTTGAACTTGAAGCGTGGCGCAAGTTCGTATCCGTTTGTGCGAAAGGTTTTATTGGCGTGGGTGTAATCTCTTAACCCGTTGTCGCCAATAAAACCTTTTAAAAAGTTTTGTCCAAAGCTCATTCAGTTACTTAGGCGCCTTGGGTGCCACCTAAGCCGGTTACTGTGCCTAACGTAGTACCAAGGATAGTGCCTGTTTCGCCAACACCGCCGCCAACCACTTGGTTAGCATTGTCGTATGTGATGCTCAGTGCAATGGTCATTGCTTCACTGGTTGCGTAGTTGGCATCACCATAGTTTACTTCTTTCAAGTAGCAGCCATACAGTTCCCATGACTCTAACACTGTTGGAGCAACAGCACCGTTGCCACCGTCCAGTACTTCAAACTTGGTTGTGAACTTGTAATCTGCACCTGCGGCCGCAGATGCCATTTCAAAGAAGTCCAGTTGTTTCTGTAGTTGGGATCCAACCAGTTGTTGTACATTAGCGCCGGCATCGTCACGCAAGTTACAACTTACGTCGCCCCATGAGTGCTTGCCAGCCATTTTAAGAGTGGAGTTGTAAATTGGTAAATCAATATTTTCAAATGTCACTGTTGGACGTGTAAAGTCAATGACCTGTTTGGTCATTTCGGTAACTGGACCACCTTGCACACCAAAATTTTCAAATATCACTCGAAAGCGGTATTTGAGTTTTGGCATTAATATGCCTGTACTGCCTTGGCTAGCGTCACTTGCCAAGGGTACTGTCATTTTGTTTAACGATGCTGAAGCCATAATTTTTATCCTCTGTTACTGTTATTTATGTTATCTATGCGTGACTAAAAATAGGGACCAGGTCCCTATTTTATTAGCCGCCGGCAGCAATTTCCCCAGTGTTCTTGATACGCACTGGAATGTAGATAAACTCAACTGCCTTGACTGGCTCAATAGCAATATCAACATACAATTCGTTACGATCTATACGTGCAGGAGTATTGTTTGACGCATCACACACCACTAGATAGTCATAGAGACCACGTTTAGCAACCAGGTCAATCATTAGACCGTCAATTGCGTTCTTGATCTGATTGCGTGTGATCTGATCATTTGGTTCAAACAAGAACTGCTTGCCAATGATGTCCAGGCGTCCACGAATAAATGCTACCAAACGTGCCACATTGATGCGGTCCAGTGCTGTGGTGTTACTTGTGGTTGTTTTGTTACCAAAGTTAGTTATACCAATGCCAGGAATAAACGTAATTGGGTTGATTGCATTTTCATACAGCACATCACGCAGGCCTTGACGTACTCCTAGCGGTTGGAATTCACCTGTGGTAGAGTTGACATAGCCAAGCTGTACAGCGTTGTCAATCACACCACGACGTGTTCCGGCTGGAGCAAACCAAGGAAATGATACTTCGTCACTGCGAATAATTGTACGTATCATCATGTGACTTGGTGCTGTTACTACTGGGCTGCCACTCAGGTCAGTTGTTTGGCAACTTGGATAGAATACACCCATGTACTGATTGCCCACTGTTAGACCGTCACCTGTGTCTAGTCCTAGACCGTTGTTGTTACTGGCCCACAACAAGATATCTTGTGGATCCAAACGTAGTGGTGTGTCACCAATCACAAAGCCTGTGTTGTTGCGCTCGTTGTTGAGTGCAATCATGTTTGGCATCAATTCTGGATAGGCCGGAGTTGCCATCAAGTTGAATTGACGCTGTTCTTCACGCACGTCTGTGTTTACATCAATACCCGACTTCAATGCAGCCACAATCATAGCACGTTGTGCTTGACGTCCCATGTACGGAGAACCATTGGCTTTTAGACCACTGGCTGTTACCCAAGCATTGGTCACTGCGGGCAGTGTATCATCTGGATAGGTGTCTGCGTTAAAGTAGTCAACCTGGAAACTCTTGACATTAAATCCTGAACGGCGTGAGTTGAACAACAACATGCCTTGTGGATACAGTGATGGATTTGGTGCATCCAGGTCCAGGTAATCACTGACCAACAAACTGGTGATAGTTGGGAACGGTGCTGTGATAGGATCTGTGTCACCGTTTGGTGCCCAACGTGCATCAGCAAACAACACACCATTTTCTGTGGTTTGATCAGTGTTGTCGATGGCCACCCATTGATCGACACCATTCACTGGCTGCCAGCGATATAGTTTGGGATAGTTTTCCAAATCACTTGTGTCCACCCATAAGTCACCGTACACCAATGGTGATTCTGCTGTGTTGGTTTGTGTGGTAGGCGCAGTGGCACTGATAATTGGTCCGGCAGCGTTTGTGTTGCTCAAATCGTAACCACGGATGTCGTTTGTTACATTCTGATAACCTTGCCATTCGCCGTTGTCTTGAATCAAGATGTCAACGTCATCAACTGCACTGTAGTACCATAAACGACCGTCTGCTGGATCTTGATCCGGTGCGGCTGCGCTTGCAGTGTAGGTAAATGTTGGTGTGGTAACCCAGTTACTTAGTCCCAAGCCGGTGGCTACACCATCGACATAGTTGTTTCTTACTCCAGTTACGCTGGTATTAAATCCAGCTGTGGTGACTGGTGTACCAGTTATATTGGTCAATACTGTCGATCCGCCAGCGGAGTGTGTAAACACCACAGCGCCTGCACTGTTAACAGTGGCACTAACATATGGAACATTGGCAGCACTGACTGCGGCAATAAAGTCCTCAACTGTGGTTCCTTCTAATGTGGCTGTTGCAGTAGCAACCGTAAGGGTGCCAGGTTGAGTAGCCAGAATTGTAAATGAGTTGCCCGAAACAAACGGTCCAGGGGTAGTGTCATCACCTGTGATTTCTGTTGCACCAGTGGCATATCTTTCAAATATTGTAAAACTTGATGTGTTATCTTTTAATATGTTTGCATGAGCATACGTAGATCCAGCTGGAATATTTTTTCCGCCGCCGCTGGGATCAGTTGCATACAACTCTTCATTTTCAGTCAGATATACTGGACATGCTTGTGCAACAAATGCACCAAGAATAGAACTGTATTTTTTAACAACTATCTGAGTACCTTGATTTACATCAGAAATCTTTTGCCATACACTGCCAGTTGGTGCTGGTTGTGTTTGAGTTGAGCCCCAACGTGGAACTGTATAACTTGGACTTACCTGATAGGTAGGAGCAAAATACTCGTCTGCTGTGATACCCAATGTTGTCAGCGCAGTGCCAGATATGTTGGCTATTGAAACAACACCAGTGTCAGCTGTGCTGCCATCGTTTGTGGCAGTGGAATCAGCATAGATGTACAGTTTGCCGCCAATGTTGGCTGCAAAAACACCAGTGATGGCTGCAGTATTGATAGCAGTAGAAATACCATCCACTGTGTTGTTGGGTGATGCAGGAACTGTGATTGTTACATCATTGACAGAAAAAGTTTGACCAGCTGTCAAGGTGGTTGGCGCTAATGTACCGCTCACTGTGGGCCAAGCAGTTTTCCATTCGTCGCTGCCAATTATTACCCAAGTGTTGTACAAATCTGACAGTTCAGTAGCACTGGTCTGTGCAGATGTTGGTCCACCACGTTTGTAGTAGCCTGGATTAAATGTGCTGGTTGCAGTGACAGCGTAATCACCAATGCTGCCAACTGTTTGTAATGGAACTGTTGTGCCAGTTTCTAACTGTAATGTACTGGTGATCACAATCGGAGTTTGAACAGTGAACACACCGGTTGTGATATTCCATTGGAAAATACCCCATTCAGTGTTTGCAGTGTCTAACCAGTAGGTATTGTTAGTTGGAGCACCTAGCGGTCGTGATAGCGACGCTGTTAGTTCTGTCAGGTCAATGTCAACACGTTGCACATACGCACGATTACTTACACCCAGTGCAGAGTATGCTGCCAACAGGCCGTATTCGTTTAGTTCGTAACCGTTGATTGGTGTGCCAGCAGTGGTCTTGTAGAAGAATGGATTGCCAAAAGTAGCGGCCAAATCTCGCTGACTGGTCATTAAATAAACACGGTTAGCATTTACTGCCAATGTTCCCGGTGCAACGCCAACTCCAGCGGCACTGACTTTGTTCTGTGCCGTTGCTATTAAAATGTATGGTACTGAATTGGTAGCTGCAGGGATATATTGACTTTCGTCAATAATCGTTACTTCTACGCCTGGGGATACTAATGCCATGGTTAAATCCTTTTTCTAAGTTTTAATATTTAGCACCTATGCAGAAAAAACGCAATCATTACACCCTTTGCAAAGGTTTTCCCACTAAATACTCCATGCAAAGACCTTCATGCACTGCTTGTAACCAACAGAGATTGTGTGCTGTTAACTACTATTGTGATGGTGTTCCGCACTATAGAACACGCTGTGATCACTGTATCAAAAAACAACGTCGAGCGAAGCCGCCTGAACCTCGTTGGAAATCCGCCGGCTATAAGAAAAAAGCCACATGTGATAGATGTGGCTTTAAATCCAAGTACTCTGCACAAACGTCAGTGTATCACGTGGATGGCAACTTACACAATACTGGTGTTAACAATTTGAAAACAGTGTGTTTAAACTGCACAGTTGAGATCAAGAAGTCTGATTTGCCCTGGCGGCCGGGCGACCTGGTGCCCGATTTATAACAGTTTGTATTTGCTTGTACAGTGAGTCAATATCAGAGTTGTTGTACAACACAAAATCAAAGTCAGTGCCAACCCAGGCTGTTTCGCTGGCATGGACACCTTCCGCCTTTAGCCAGGCCCGTGCTTTGGTATCGCCTTGATTTGCTCTGGCAGCAATGGTGGACCAGTGCGGCTGGACGCCGCGCTCGATGCAGACAATGATACCACCGGCAGCTCGCAATGATTTAATTTCGTTAGGAAACCGGCAATCAGATATTACAATGTTATCTTGGCTAGTTCTCAGTTTGTTTTCTAAACTGGCAATCCAAATATCATCATGGAATCCAGCACGACACACTTCTGTGCCCCATAACTGAAGCATTAACCTTGGAGTTAGTTCTGGCATGTTTAAACGTTCGCTCCACCACGGATCCACTTGTTCACGCCAATCACGAGCTTGTTTTGTACGACCTTCCAGCATGGTTCGATCCCACCCAAACACCTGTGCCACTGCATCTTTTAAACTATTAGCAAAACTTTCACGCCTGTACTCGTGAAAATTTACCAAGTAATCTGCAACAGTGTCTTTACCAGAACCAATGAAACCACACACACCAATGATCATAAATTTACTTTATTTTAAATATCCCAATATAACTCAGGATTAGCCACTTGTTCGTATACAAAATCGTCCAGGCCCACTGAAAAGACTGCGTTATGCAATAGTTTATCAACAATTCCAGCAAGAATCATATTATTTGCCGCACTCAGATGATTAAATCGTGTATTTTTTTCGCCGAGCCATTGACGATTTGTTCCAAATTGTGTAGCTAATTCTGTCATCGTTACATCTATTAATGAACACCGAAATACTGATTGGCAAGGAATGTTTATATCAAATGCTGGAATCAGTATGAGTTTTTTTCCGCGATCTGTACATAGTTTGCTAATCTCTTTTAAAATTTGATTATGAACAAATACATCAAACTCATCATTGGCCAAGTTTAAATAGTACTGCTCAGCCGCTTTAAATACAGCTAGGTCATCTATCGACGGATTTGATTTGATTGCCTGTTGTGCGGTGAACACACTAGAGATATAATGCAGTTTACGGGCTGTGTTGGGCCAGTACAGACGCCCTGGGCTGGTTGCAACAAATATTATAGTATCAAAATTATCAATATTTTTTATTAGCTGTTGGTACGACCAGAACAAACTGGTAGCCGAGGCACCAAAATTCTGTATGTTGTATTGATATTGTGTTCGCAGACAGCAACTCCATCCATTAGGATGCCATTCTTCCGATGCAAAACTATCGCCAAATATGCCAATGATCATTTCAACTCTGTAACATTAAGATGCTTTAGTGTGCGTTGTAACATACCAATTTGTCTACGGCAGTCTTCTAATGCATGGTGACTAGTAGGCGGAATAGGCTGGCCAGGCCATAACGAAAACACAGTTCGGCTATCCCGTACCATGTAGTACTGCCAAGGCAAGGGTTTGTTATAGCTCTTGTAGGCATGCTCCAGGATGTTCATGTCATACGTGGGTCCTTGCGCCCAGACACGATTAGAATGCCAAATCAGTTTACCTAACTCATCCAGTGCTTGGTCCAACGGGATTCGATCTTGTTCATTAAATGCTTCATCCCGAACCACAGTAGGTTGAGTTGCCCACCAGTCAATTGTGCCTTGTTGGATGCTACGAGTTTCTTGGCTTTCCAGTGTTACTCTAGTATAGTAAGACTTGTCGTGATGACCTGTGCCAAACGGGTCAAAACTCTGGGCCGCAATAGTTAGTATTGTAGTGTCGGGGCCAGTGCCCAACCCTTCTAAGTCAATCATTAAATCTGCCATGTGTTATTATAACACACAACAGTGTAATGCGCAACAGGCAGGTTAACCGATTACCCAGCTCAACGGTTGCGAGCCATCCACATAGTTTTTAAGATCTAACAGCAGTGCTTCCATCTGCGCTGTGGCTTCGCTTTTCATTGCGGCACCGTTTAAGGTTCCGCCGCCTTGTGGACCAGCAATGGTGCCAAATTTCTCACGTGCTTCACCAATGATCATTTTGCAGTTGGCCACCATGTAGTCACGAATCCATTGTGAGATTTGAAAGTCACTCAGCAAGTTAAACTCGGGTTTTAAATTGTAGGTCCAAAGTAGCACATTCTCGCCAGTGCCTTTTGGGTCACGGATAATCTGTAATTTCTTGGTAACTGGATTCCAGGTAAAGTTCATGTAGCCGCCAAACATACGTGCGGCCAGTTCAACATATTGGCTGTAGAAGTCGTAAGTGGCCAGGCCGCCTGCCACGTTGAAGTTCATTAGATAAACGTTGACACTGGCTTGTGAGAACGGATCAAAATTTGACGAAAACGGACCAGCCGAATCGCCAAACGTTCTACGGAAAATCTGTCGAACCTGTATGGTTTCTTGGGGCAAGGTGTAGATGTTCACATCTTTGACCAACTCCATAAAGGTATAGCTTTCTTCATACGCACCCTGAGCACGTTGGCGATACACACCTATTGTTTTTTGGTATGCAGCTTCGTAATGCTCTGCATCCAGTTCAAGGTCAATGATCTGTGAAGCCAGTTGTAACTGCACATATTCAATGAGATTTTGTTTCAGTGTGTCAAGACTTGATTGTTCTTCAATTGCCATCATAAACTCCGTTGTTTATATTTATGGTCTTAATCGAATCTGCTTTAATGTTAAATGTACTAGTTGAATTCTTTGCTTTGTTAAACGACACTATGGTATATGCATCTACATTTTCTGGACAAAACTTGCACTGTTCAACGGGATCATCAATTCTATCAATGAATTGTTGACCCCGGGTGTCAAACTCCTCAATTGTAAGTGGTTTGTATCTGCGTAATCCACTCAGCAAGAAACGGTCGTGCTCGGACAGATCAAGAGGATATTGCTTATCAAATTCTGGCAACAGTCCGGCAGGACCACATTTGTATAACTTGGCCCAGATAAAATGATAACTTTGAAACTTTTGAAAACCACAGTTTTCGTGTGCCACAATGGGGTCACTTTGATGCAGTGTGAGCTGTCCTTGATCATTGGTCACTATGGCTGATTTACTAAACTCGGTATACACCCAAACATGTACATGCACACCGTTGCTGTCAACAAACGCATAGTCTGCACCCCAGGTTGCTCTGGTGCCATCGGACTTGAGTGCCTCTTTGCCTTCATAATATGTTATGTCGCCTCTGAGAAACTTGCGTATCTCTTCAAAGTACTGTGGTAAATCATTGATGTTATGCACACTGACACCTATCCAGTTACCATCTTCTTCTCGGTAGTTTAACAGTGCTTCGTACAGGCCAGGCACATGGTTCAGGCGAGTTCCGTTGGTTAGTACATTTACTTTTTTACCCCACAAGCGATTGAGTCCAATGATCCAGTCGCATATGGTTGGATTTAACAGTGGCTCACCACCTAATATGGTTACTCGTTGCAGTCGGACTTTTGTGGCCCATTCAGTGTACTGAGATTCATAGTCACTCCAGCGTTGCCAACCTTTGAAGTCGTAGTCATTGAATCTATTGCATTGTGGACAAGTTAAATTGCAAACATTGGTTATGTAAAACTCAATGTTTGGAATGTATATTCTTGGATCATCTGGGTGCTCGTCTGGAAAACGTGTAGGATATCGCATCCATTACTTACCAGCTCTTGAGTATGATCAAGTTCTCTGTGCCACGTCCGTTAAACGCAGTTTCTGTAGTGGTCAAGTCCTTGTAGATCTTCCTGGCAGCGGGCTTGCCTGCGGCTCCCAGGGCCTTAAGAACATCTGCAGGCTTGCGCACAGTCTTTTGCAGGCTTTCTACTGTGCTGAATCCAATCACGGAGTTTGACTTCACAGTGAATGCCTGTGTATAGCTGTCTGCCACAAGATGGATCAGCTTGCGTTTCTTAGTGTCATACAACCAGGCTTCTGCTTTGTCTACTAGACTTGCGGCAGGTAAACCCTTGAGTTTGAGTTCGGCAAATTCCATCACATGCTTGAACTTTGCCGCACGTTTCTCAGGTGGCACTGCTCGAACTTTGCGTGGCTTGCGTTCAACCTTTTTAATCTGCACGTAGGCACCACAGTCCGAAATTACCAGCTCACAGAACTTTACGCAATTCCGTAACTGCACCTTGCTCAAGAAACTGTAGCCCTGCACCAGGTCCGCATCCTTGCCTGCCACTGCGGCATCAAATTCCTCTAACTTGCGTGTCCAAATTTGTTTAATGTCATTGACCATTTGTGGAGCAACATTCATTGAACGCATCAGCACCACAGGTTTGTAGTCTGCTGTGAGTTTGGCGCCTTCTTCGATAAAGTCGTCAAACAATCCGTCCAATTCACCTGCACACTCTGACACCTTCTCTCGCAGTCGGTCCTGGATTGTAATTCGTGGCACAGAATCATCCACTGTGGCTTCTTCTGCCACAGCATCTTGACTGGATTCTAAGATATCTTTTAGCAAGTTATCCAGTTTGATCTGCTCATGCTCGGTAAGCTCTAGTCCTACCTGGCTCATGCGACACAGCCAGCCTGTGGTGAGTCTGATTGAACTGTCCGGAATGCGTTTAAGAGTACGTACATCGTTTTTACGGCCATGTGTTTCCAGATAGTTCACAATCATTTCACGTGCGTCTTTTTTGCCGTAAAAGTAATTGTACCAACTGAATGCATGACTAAGAGCACTGATGCGACCTTCGGTGGGCTGTGTTTTCCAAGTTGGCTCCATGCCCATGGCATTGGTATCTGCACTGCGTGGGTTTAAGGGTTTAACGGGTTTAGTTGCGATCATAATATTCCTTACTTAGTTCTGGGCAAGTGTTTTACAGCGTCAAAAAGTTTAGCGGCACGAGCAACGTCAAAATTCTTGTGCTTGTACATCCAGGCTTTTTTACGTTCTGCTGTTTCCAGTGCCTCTACCAGTTTCCATTTAGTGTCAAAGTCCACTGTCATTATTATACGGCTCATGTCCACAATGTCCAATGCGTACTCTACCCATTTTTCCGTAGCTTTTACTTTGTAATAGGAAGAATAAAAAGGTTTGCCTTTTGGGCCTGTGTACTTTGCTAAAAAGTTAACAGCTTTCATAACATACTCCTGGAGTGGTTAAGTGTGTATTATAGCAAAGATACATTTAAGTGTCAATCTTTTCTAAAGTGTTGTTTTTAGAACACAGTGTTGCAGATTGGGATAGTTCAGCCACCATAAATAACGTATGCCAAGATTGTCACTCTATCGCCCTAATCGCACCTCTGACTACAAGTTTCTGGATAGAACCATTGCAGAAATGTACACTGTTGGCGGATTGGACATTTATATCCACAAGTACATGGGTCCGTCAACCGGAGACCCCGGTGACGCAGATGCTACCTTACCTGTTTACGACACTTCAAATCCGTTATTCATTGAAGATTTGTTGTTGCTGGAAAACCGTGATCGACAGTACGATCCCGACGTGTATATACAACGTGGTGTGTACCGTGTGGCCGACGTTGACTTTGATCTTACCCAATTTGGTCTGTTCTTAAACAACGACACCCTGTTTATTACGTTCCATTACAATGACATGATTGACACCATTGGGCGTAAACTCATGTCAGGTGATGTGATAGAAATTCCCAACCTAAAAGATTATCATCCCTTGGACAAGAGCCTAGCCAAAGCATTGCCTCGCTGGTATGTGATTCAAGATGCATCTTTTGCTTCAGAAGGATTTAGTCAAACTTGGTTGCCACACCTGTGGCGGGTCAAAGCCACCCCAATGGTCAATGCTCAAGAATACAACAGCATCACCAAACAGGCATTTGAACCCAACAACATCTGGGATCCAGGCAACTATTATCCAGCCGGTACTGTTGTGAACAACGGCGACAAGTACTACACTGCTGTTGGCAATGTTCCGCCAGGCACAGACATAACCAATACCACTTACTGGGCAGAAAAGACTCCAGACACCATTGCAGAAAAAACGTCTACTCGCACAAAAGATCTAGAGTTGAACGATGCAATTTTAGTACAAGCCGATGTTGAAGTTCCACTGACCGGATACGACACTGTGAAGTTTTATATTTTACCCACTACTGTGGATGGACAGCCTGCACAGAGTGGCCTAACTGCAGATGAAACACCACCCACTGTGGATGGTACCCAAGGCGGCGAAGGCACTACTCCTCGATCAGACGGCTACACAATTGGCTACTTGACCGGAGATGGCATTGCTCCAAACGGATTGCCTGTGACTGCAGGTGTTAGTTTTCCAGCAACGCCAGCAGTTGGCAACTATGCACTACGACTGGATTACTTTCCAAATCGCTTGTTCCGTTACGATGGTGCAAGGTGGATCAAGATTGAAGACAGTGTGCGTATTAAACCGGTGTTTGAGTCTGAAGGGCCGGCAGCGTCACAGCGAGCCAGTTTTGTCAACAACAGAAACACAGTGCAGACCACTGACCGTGGCGCTATCCCAAGTCGTCAGAGTCTCAGTGAGATACTCAAGCCCAATGCAGACAACGGTGGTTAAACAACAATGACAACAGTAAACTCAGCCGCAAACCCAATGTTTTTTTACGACGAACAAATCCGTCGTTTCCTGCTACAGTTCACAAGAATCTTTTCAAACTTTCAAGTAGAATACGGACGCAACGAAGAAGGTACAGCACACACACTGGTACGTGTGCCCATCCGTTACGGAGATTCTAGCAGACAAGTACAAACCATCATGCAGAACAACTCTGCCAGTTTTATGACTTCTGTTCCAATGATGAGTTTTTATATTTCAGGATTTGATTATGATCGTCCACGTATGCAAGAGCCATACTATGTGAGCAACATTGCTGTGCGTCAACGCACCTACGATGATGTCACTGACACTTACGAAACCACACAGGGTAATGCGTTTACTATCGAACGATTGATGCCGGTGCCATACAAACTAACACTAAAACTAGACCTGTGGACCAGCAACACCAATCAAAAAATGCAGTTGTTAGAACAGATTGTGGTGTTGTTTAATCCTGCTTTGGAAATTCAAAGCACAGACAACTATCTTGACTGGACCAGTTTAAGCATTGTGGAACTGGAATCAACACAATGGACTAGTCGAAGTGTTCCAGTTGGCACAGAAGATCCCATTGACATTTGTACAATGACATTTACCCTGCCAATTTGGATCAGTAGCCCAGCCAAGGTCAAGAAACTGGGTGTGGTTGAGCGTATTATTGCCAACATATTTGACGCCAATGGTGATGCGTCAAACGCTGTGTTGGACAACGACCTGCTGTTAGGCACACGTAGAATAATCACACCATGGGATTATCAGGCCCTGTTGATTGGCAACAAGTTGCAGGCTCTGCGTTACAATGCTGTGATTGACGAGCCTAATACCAGTTTGACTCCGCCAGATTCACCACCTAGCAACTTGTTATGGCCAGCCTTGGTCGGTGCTTACGGAGTGATACGGCCAGGAATCAGTCAGATCTTTTTAGAGCAACCTGATGGCACCGAAGTTGCCGGAACAGTGTCGTATGACCCCTCAGATGACCGGTTTATGTTGTATAATATAGATGAGGACACAGTTCCGCAAAACACACTATCTCCGGTACGTTCTGTTATTGATCCGTTGCGCAGTGGACCAAACGAAGGCTTGCCGGCACCTGCAGATGGTCAGCGTTATTTGTTAACTGAAGACACTGGCAGCGACAATGGCTACGCTGTGGCCTGGCAGGGCGTGTTGGGACAACCGTTGATTGCCCGACGAAACGATATTATTGAATACTTTGATCAACGTTGGCAAGTGGTGTTTGAAAATACGTCCAGTCCTGACAATTTACAATACGTAACTAACATAACAACTGGAATTCAATACAAATGGACAGGCACAACATGGGTCAAGAGCTACCAAGGACTATACCCCGGAGGACAATGGAGAATAGTACTGTAACAGCCGTGGGCGTTTGGTTCTACAGTGTGAGCACACAACGATATCTGTATCTGTTGCGCAACGACTCACGTCATCCAGACTCCTGGGGACTGCCTGGTGGTAAATTTGAAGCCAATGAGACACTGATTGAAGCAATGACACGCGAGTGTACAGAAGAACTGGGCCATATGCCCGAGTACCTACGCTTGGTTCCTATAGAAAAGTTCACCAGTGCCGACGGCGGATTTGCTTATCACACATTTTTTTGCAGTGTTGCTCGGGAGTTTGTGCCGGTGCTGAATGATGAACACATTGGCTGGGCCTGGATTGCATCCGGAACATGGCCAAGACCCATGCACCCTGGACTATGGTCAACTGTGAACTTTGATGCTGTGCGTGACAAAATGGCCACTGTGGAACACAGTGTTCAGATATCGCAGTGACTTATAAATGGACGAACGTCCATGCAGGCGACATTGGCGTTCATACGCCACTCTTTGGGCACATTAGACTCTTCACCAACAAATGTAAACCGAGTTGATGGATATGCTGTTAGCACTCCGTTCACATGCGCAGACCATTCACTCACAGTGCCAACTGTGTCATTGCTGTACCCCAGTGCATAAATTTCTTTGTGGCCGTCAAATGCTGCCATCCATAACACCAGAGCTTCTAAGGCCATGAGTGTGTTGTAAGGTATTAGATAAAAATCGCCTGGATGCATCAAACAGGTTCTTGTGGTGGCATACACAATGTTATCAGTGACATATCCAGATTCAACAAGTTCTTTGAGAATATTCTTGTCAATGTCAACTGCAAAATTCAAGCGCATTTCCTTGGCAATTGTGCCTGTTCCGTATGTCTGTAACTTTTTTGAACTGAGCAAGCCACCTTTATGGCGTTGTAGTCTGGTGTAGTCAAATAGATCTCTGTGTACATTGCTGCCAATACAGGCTGCACGGCCACTGATGTGTTGATTATCAATTGGGTTGGCTACCCATTCTCTGTTTTGTGTCTTTTTGCCGCCTGACCATCGACTTTCTGTAATTACAAATTCGCCTTCATAGTCTGCTCTATATCGTTCTTGTATCATAAACGACCAACTGCTATTTCAATGGTTAACACATCGGTGGAGTTAATTATTTCCAATGACTTGCCAACCACACAACCAGGTTCAAACTTTGATGCATCCAATGCAATGGCAGTACCGGGTGTGCTGCCAGTGACCAACACAGTTCCTTTGTTTACAGGCCCTTGTACTCGACAAGGAACACGCCCAGTCAATGCCACAGGCAATACCCATTCTCCTGACTGTCCAGCATTCATTAGGTAACTTGGATTTGTGGATATAACGCCTGCTACAGCAGTGTTGTGACTGTTATTGGTAATTGTGATTTCTTTGTTGCCGCCAAACACAACCACAGTACCAGGTGTGTAGTCAGCATCTGCTTCATAATTTTCTGCCAAGTCAGCGTATTGTGCTGAGGTGGCCTTGGCAAAAACAGTATTAAAGTACGTAGTTGAACTGCCAATATTACCAACGCCGTTAGCATTATTATTAACAATATTGCCAGCACTAACGTTACCAGTTGACACTGTTAAACTGCTACCAGTAATTGCGGCGCCAGTAATAGCGCCAGTTGCAGAAACCGCTCCACCAGTATTAAGATTGGCAGCAGTTACAGTTCCACTTGAACTGATTGCACCAGAATTTAACGAAGTTAGTGTGCCAACTGATGTAATGTTTGGTTGTGCCGCGGTTGTTACTGTTCCAGCAACGGTTGCTGTGCCTACTGTTAAACTTGATGCTGTTCCAGTTAGACTAGTACCAGCACCACTAAATGTACCTGCAGTAACGGTTCCAGTGACGCTTACTGTGGTACCTGTGTGGTTAGTAGCACTGATATTGCCACTAGTAATGTTGCCAGTGACACTTAAACTGCTCAGTGTACCAACTGATGTGATGTTGGTTTGTGCGGCTGTTGTCAATGTGCCAGTTAAGTTAGTACCAGATACATTGCCAGCGGCAACGTTGCCAGTGACGCTTAATGAACCAAGTGTACCAACTGAAGTGATGTTAGTTTGAGCCGCTGTGGTTATTGTGCCCACAATATTAGTGCCGCTTAGATTACCCCCAGTAATGTTGCCAGTGGCTGATACAACTCCTGTCACAAACACCCCTGTAGTTGCAAACACAGCCACATTACCAGTTCCGCCTACTCCAACTGTGACATTGCCACCCGAACTCACCACAGTGACGTTTGATGTGCCTGAATTGATGTTGGCCACACTGGTGATAATTCCACTCAGTTGACTACCATTGCCCAAGATGTAGTCGCCGGTAATGTTGCCAGTGGCACTGACTATTCCACTTACTGCGATATTACCGCTATTGGAAATTCCACTGTTGCTTAGATCTAAAAAATCACCCAAAGGAAGTTCTTGAACGCTATTTCCACTTGTTGTGTTAACGATTAACGGAAAACGATTGGCCATTATATGTTCCTATTATGTATTTATGAGTTGATTGCTACTGAGATGTTACCAGCGCGGCCAACTATGTTTAAAATACCACTTATAATTGGTACATAAAATGTTGCAATTCTACCAACTACCCAAAGATTTCCAGCACCACTGCTTGCTATCACCCCAGTGAGTTGACTACCGTTACCAATGTAATAATTACCGGCAACGTTGCCAGTAGCAGAAATCAATCCACCTGTTAGGATGTTGCCACTGGTAGTATTCCCACTCACACTAACTGAAGTAAGTGTGCCAACGCTTGTAATATTAGGTTGTGCGGCTGTGGTCACTGTGCCAGTAATATTTGTTCCAGATACATTACCACCAGTAATGTTGCCAGTGACACTTAAACTACCCAATGTACCAACTGACGTTAAACTTGACGTTACAACATTGGCTGCTAGGGTAGTACCAGTGAGCGTGTTTGCGTCAACTGTGGTGATAATGCCACTCAGTTGGCTACCATTGCCTAATATATAGTTTCCGGTAATATTGCCGGTAGCAGAAATTAATCCACTTGTAAGTAAGTTACCATTTGTGGTATTACCACTTACACTTAAAGAAGTTAATGTTCCTACAGATGTAATGTTTGCTTGTGCGTTTCCTGTTACTGTTCCTGATGTTGTTGCACTTCCTGCCGATACTGCATAAGTGGCATTGGCCACTGTGCCCGACACATTGGCACCGGGGATCGAAGTTAAGCCTGCACCAGATCCGTTAAATTGACTTCCGGTTATATTACCACTTACACTTAAACTACCAAGTGTACCAACACTTGTGATATTAGGCTGGCTTGCTGTGGTCAATGTACCAGTAATATTTGTTCCGCTAACATTGCCCGCGGCAACATTACCAGTGACACTCAATGATCCTAGTGTTCCAACTGATGTTAAACTTGAATTTACTACATTAGATGATAACGTCGTACCGGTAAGTGTATTTGCGTTAACTGTGGTGATAATACCACTCAATTGACTACCATTGCCTAGGATGTAATTGCCTGTGATGTTGCCAGTTGCACTTACTGTGCCGGCTACCACAATACCTGTGCTTGATATTGTCAGCACATTGGCTGTGCCTGCACTACTTATTGTAACATTGGCGTTGGAATACACTGCCACATTACTTGTGCCGCCAGATATTGAATTTGCTGAGTAGTTTTGAGTAAAAGTTAATGCTGTGGTTCCAATAACAATGGGATTATCTGTGATCAGTTTCCACTGCGTATCAGCATAGACAGTGCCTTCGGTAACCATCACAATCATACCGGCTTCGATTTCACCAGTTTCGTTGCCGTCACTGGTACGGACCCAGGTGCCGTTGGATCCAGTACCCACAGTTGATACAATGTATAAACCGTTTTGAGTTCCTGTGCTTTGAGCAGTTACTAATACGCGATTATCTTCTGCCAGTGTAACACCATCAACCACCGCAGGTGCTCCACCTGACAATGTGATATTTGATACCGTGACCACGCGAGTTGCTTGTTTATAGTCTAAATTAAAAATCTGCGCGGCACGCGGTTTGGTTAAGGCCATTGTAGTTCCATTGTTATATGATATTTAGTCAAAAAAATAGGACTGCAAAAGTCCTATTTTGGAGCAGTTATGTTATTCCTTAATATCCTTCAAAAGTATAAAATAAACCAGGCTGGAATAGGCCGCCGCTTACTATGGGATAAACTGAGTCAGCATCCTGTGGCACGCTGAGCACAGGAACAGTGGCAGTACCGCTACCAAAGTCGCCGGTGGCTGTCCAATTTCCGTTGTTGCCATTGGCTGCAAAGTAATCCCAACCCGGTTCGCTTCTGTTTAACACAGAAAAGAAAAATCCTTGAGTGTTTGGACTGCCCGTAACGTTTTGGCCAGGGTTGGTCGTGACAAGAGTAGGTCCACCTTCTATCACCCATCCTGCTCCTATTGACCATCCTGGTCCTACTGATACTGTCATGTTATATTCCTTTGTCTATATAAAAAGATAGGGCCCGAAGACCCTATCTTGTTCACTTACTTATCAGCTTAGTTGCGACCAATTACCACTTCAATTGTGCCTTCAGCACCGCTAAAGTTCTCCAGGGCCTTACCAATAATACTGCCTGCACGAGCTGAGTTGTCCACTCGGGCTGCACCGTTGCCGGCAGCCACCATCATGTCACCTTTGGCAACTGGTCCAACAACTCTACATGGTACGCGACCTTGCAGTGCTACCATTGCCACGTGTTCAGCAGTTAATCCGGCATTCATGATGTAACTTGGGTTTGTAGATACAACACCTGCTACTCTAGTTGAACCTGCTTCTGTGGACAGCGTAACTTCTTTGTCACCGCCAAATGCCAACACAGTGCCCGGTGCATACTCTGCGTCTGCTTCGTACTTCTCTGCCAAGTCAGCGTATTGCGCACTTGTTGCTTTGGCAAATATGGTGTTGAAGTAAGTTGTTGCAGATCCAATATTACCAACGCCATTGCCTTGACCATTAACAATGTCTTTGTTAGCTACAATAACGCCAGATCCATTTGGACTTAAAGTAATGTTGCCATTGCTGGAAGTACTAACAGTCAATGCACCACTATCAACAATGTTACCTGTTAGGCTTAGATCGCCGCCGGCTGTTATTGCACCAGTTACACTTACAGTAGTACCTGTATGATTAGTAGCACTGATGTTGCCAACTGTAGCATTGCCAGTTGAACTGATTGTGCCGCCTGTTGCAATGTTGCCACCTGTTACAGTGCCGTTTGCACTCACAGTGCCAGTTACATTCACTCCTGCGGTAGTGAACACTGCCACATTGCTTGTGCCACCAATTGTGATGTTGGCATTGCCACTGGCTGTCTGAATATCCAAACTGGTTGTGCCGTTTTGAATACGATCGCCTAGGATGTTGCCGCTCAGTGTTGCGTTGCCACTCACAGTCAAGTTGCCTTGGATATCTACCAGTCCTGGGCTAATGGTCATCACTGTTGTGCCGGCTACATTACCACGGATGTTGCCTCCACTGGAGACAATTGCCATGTTTGACGTGCCACTGGTGATAGCAGTACTGTTGATGTTTCCACCTAGAATGCTTCCACTAACACTGAGGTCACCTGTAACGTTGACCTGTGCAGCCGTTTCACTTGGTGCTACAACTGCGTTGCCAGAAGCATTTGAGATGCTGGTGACACTGGTTGTAATTATAAACATACGCACATCAATCACGTCGCCTGTGGCAGGTGCTTCAGTGAATGTCAGTGTAGTGCCACTGATTGCGTATGCTGTGGTTGGAATCTGTTGAACACCGTTGATTGCAATAATAGATCCAGCAGTGGTTGCGGCTTGTGACAGGGTAAATGCCACAGTTGAACCGTCACCGTTGAACTGGTTGTCAGTGACCACTGTGAATGCTGGAGTACCAACTGTGTTCCAACCTGTTGTACTGTATTGTTCTACACTGTCAACTGATGTGTTGTAACGCAACATACCAACAACACCAGTTGGACGTTGTGCTGTGTTACCAACTGGGAACAGTATGGAGTTTGTGGTATTAACTGCTAGTACAGCACCAGTGGTCTGTACATTGCTGCCAATACTGATTGTGTCTGTTCCTGCATCCACAAACAACAAGTTAGCAACAGTGTCACCGTTCACAGCAAAGTTTACATCTGCCAGCGCAACGTTGATATTAACAATACCACCACCCACATCAGTGATGTCATCACCTGAGATTACAATGTTACCAAACTTGCCTGATGTTGCAATTACATTGCCTGCATTAACATTACCAGTGGCACTGATCAATCCACCTGTTAGTACATTGCCGCCTGTTACATTAGCAGTAGCACTCACAGTAGTGGCCGCAACGTTACCAACAAATGTTGCACCGGTTACGTTGCCAGTTGCACTTACAGTTGTAGCCGCAACATTACCAATGAATGTTACACCAGTTACATTGCCGCCTGCACTTACTACACCGCCGGTCAATACATTGCCTGCTGTGGCATTGCCCGTAGCACTCACTGTACCACCTGTGGCCAAGTTGCCACCTGTTACTGTACCGTTTGCACTGACAGTTCCGGTTACATTTATGCCACCTGTGGTAAACACCACTACATTGCTTGTACCACCAATTGTGACATTGGCGTTGCCGTTTGTAGCAGTTGTGATATTGGTATTGCCATTGATCAATGCAATTGCACTGCTGGCTGCCACGCCGGTCAATTGTGAACCGTTACCAATGAAGAAACTACCAACGTTGGCAGTGATGTTACCAACAGCACTTACTGTGCCACCTGTGGCAACATTGCCCACAGTAGCAGTACCTGTACTGCTGATTATTCCACCAGTGATTAAGTTACCACCTGTGATGTTGCCAGTGCCAGAAATGTCACCGCCTGCGCCACTGGTTAGGATATTGCCGCCGGTGATGTTGCCAGTTGCCGAAATCAATCCGCCTGTGTTGACATTGCCCAGTGTGGCAGTTCCTGTGGAACTCACAGTTCCGCCTGTTTGTAAATTGCCACCTTTGATATTGCCAGTAGCACTGATGCTTACTGTGTCAAAATTACCATTGGATGTGATGTTGCCAGCAGTCAAGTTACCAGTAGCACTTACTAATCCGCCTGTTAAGATATTGCCGCCAGCAACATTGCCGGTTGCACTGACAGTGCCGGTGGTTCTGATATTGCCGCTGTCAATGTTACCGGTAGCACTGATAGTACCGCCTGTGGCCACGTTGCCTAATGTAGCAGTACCTGTGGAACTGATTGTTCCACCTGTGGCCAAATTGCCACCTGTGATGCTGCCTGAAGCACTTACAGTAGTGGCTGCAACATTACCAACGAATGTTACACCAGTTACGTTGCCACCTGCACTGACTGCACCACCTGTGTTTACGTTGCCAAATGTGCCGGTGCCGGTTGCACTTACCAAGCCACCGGTTAGCACATTGCCAGCATCTACGTTGCCTGTGGCAGTTAAACTTGTGCCAGTTGCCGCACCAATATTTGGTGTTGTTAGAGTAGCACTGGCCGGGATGATCAACTGGTTACTACCGTTGATGCCAATTGTGGCATTGGCAGAACCATCAGTGTTGACGTTGAACTGTGTGCCATTCAATGACAGTGCATTGCCAGCTGTATACTGTCCTGCTCCAGAGAACTGTGTCCAGTTAATCGATGTTGTGCCAACTACAATTCCAGTTGCGGCGTTGTTTGTACATATCCAACCTGTGTCAGCCTGGATATTACCAGTTTCAACAAATGTGAACGCACCGTACATTTCAACTGCAAGGTCAAAGTCTACAGAACGTGTCAATACATATGCTGTACCAGGAGCACCTGCTGTAGTTACCACGTAGATACCGTTGAACGCAGCCGATGGTGTTGAATTATTAACAAATGCGCCGGTTTCGTTCTTGACCAGCACTCGCTGACCAGATGAAACTATTTCACCATCAATAGTCAAGTTGCCGGCAACATTACCAGTTATAGTTGCTCCTACACCGCTGGTGCCGTTGTTGTAGACATAAGCAGGCAGTGAAACATATGTGGCTGCGTGTACAGATGCTTTTGGATCAAGACCTTGAACCACTGCATCAACATAACTCTTGGTGGCAGCATCTTGTGCTTGCAGTGGATCTTTAACACCGTTGATGAAACTGGTGTTGACATTGATGTTACCTGTTCCATTGGTTACCAAACTGATGCCACTGTTGGCAGAAGTAGAAGTAATAATCACAGAAGGAGATTGGAATCCTGCGTTGGCAATCACATACTCACCGGTGACATTACCGGTAGCAGAAACAAATCCATTTACATTGACATTACCAAATGTGCCTAGGCCAGCACTAGTAATGTTGCCAGTTGCCGAAATCAATCCGCCTGTGTTGACATTGCCCAGTGTGGCAGTGCCTGTGGAACTAATTGTGCCACCTGTGGCCACGTTGCCACCAGTGATTGTGCTGGTAGCACTTACCGTGCCGCCTGTGGCCACATTGCCCAATGTGGCCGTGCCCGTTGAACTGATTATTCCAGAACTTATTAAGTTACCACCTGTGACATTACCAACAGCACTTAGACTTGCAGCTTCAAAAGTACCTGCTGTGCTGAGGTTACCAAATGTACCATTGCCAGTTGCACTGATCAATCCACCTGTTAGGATGTTGCCACCAAGCACATTTCCTGTTGTACTTGAAATGCCGCCGGTTAATACGTTACCACCAGTGATGTTGCCAGTGGCACTTATAGTACCACCTGTGTTGACATTGCCCAGAGTGGCCACGCCAGTTGAACTGATTGTTCCGCCTGTGGCCAAATTGCCACCTGTGATGTTACCAGAAGCAGATACAGTTGTAGAACTAACTGCGCCAACTGCACTTACGTTGCCAAATGTGCCAAGGCCAACAGCACTTACTGTTCCGCCTGTGGCTAAATTGCCTACGGTGGCAGTACCAGTAGCACTCACAGTACCACCAGTAGCAACGTTGCCAAATGTGCCTGTTCCGGTAGCACTCACAGTGCCACCTGTGGCCAAATTACCACCAGTTACTGTACTGGTAGCACTTACTGCACCACCTGTGTTGACATTGCCAAATGTACCGGTTCCTGTGGCACTTACTGTGCCAGATGTGGCAACATTGCCAGCAACCACAGTATTTGAAAGTGTAATGCCTTCGGCATTTGATGTGATAGTCTGTGTACCAATATAGATACTGTTGCCGGACAAATATAAATCTTTCCACAGTGAACCGGCAGCACCTAGGTTATAAGTTGCAGTTGTGGTTGGAATCAAATTGCTGTTGACTGTTCCGGTTACTGCCAAGATGTTGCCCACTGTGACGTTGGCAACCACTGAAACATTGTTGGCCAATGCAACAGTAATACTACTGGTATTGGCACTGACTGATGCTACATTGACTGTGATTTGATTTGTTGTTCCATCAAAGTCAATTGTGTCGCCACCGTTGACTGCTTCTGTAGTGGTACCGTCTGTGATGCTGAAGGCTGAGTTGCCTAATTGATCTGTAACATACTGTTTTGTGGCTGCATCACTGTTGGCAACAGGATTAGCAACGTTGCTGATCACTACATTACCAAAACTCACAACAGAGTTGGCTGCCACTGTCAAGTTGGCAATGTTGCTTTGACCAGCAACAGTTAATCCAGCAGTTACATTGGCATTTAATGTGGTAAGATTGGCATATGCTGACACCACAATTGTAGTTGCTGTCTCAGGAGTGCTGGTAAATGCTGTTACGAAGGTCTGTGCGCTTTCGTCCCAGACAAAAGCAATGTTGTTGCCGGTACCACGTTGACCAATGAAACCAATGTCCACTGCTGGAGCACCAGTCTGAGTGGAAGCCAGTAAAATAACTGGATCTTCAATGGTGGTGATGTTGGTATCAATTGCTGTGCTATTGCCTTGAACAGTCAAGTTCCCTGCAATTGTCAAATTTGACCCGTAGGTTAAATTGTTTGCGATTTTTGCGGCACTGATCGAATAATCCTGTAATTTCGAACTGGCAACAATGGTTGCGTCTGTGATTTGATTATTCTTAATTCTGGTTACAGCCATTTGTAATTCCCCTGTTTTAACTTCAAAAATCGCCAACAACCATGTCAGCAATCTAAATTTATAATGTATTTACCAAAGTCGTGACAAAGCACACTGCTCAGTTTAACAATCAGTGTGAAATAAATTTATTGCGTTGGGTGTTTATTAGATGTATAATTATTTACCAATCGGGTAAAAACATCTAACATTATGCGTTATTTCAGTGCAGATCAAGTCGTAATAGTGCTGCCAATGGCCACTTGCTTCCAGGCACCACTTGTGTACACTGCTAGACAAGGCGACCCGGCAGCACCATTGGACACATAGATCACCTGACCAGTTGCAACATTACCCAATGCATTTGCTTGAGTCACTGTGTATGCAGGCAGTTGCAGACTGTGTCCAGCACTGATATTTAATATTTTAGTGCTGGTCACCTGAGCCGCAGTTACACTGCTTATTTCAAAATCAATGTTGCCCGCGGCAGTGGTGTTCAGAGTTGCTGTGCCTGCAGAATTTGTTATGGATGTCACTGTGCTGACAATTGAAATAAATCGTATCTGTATAATGTCTGTTGTTTCTGGAGCGTCAGCAAATGTAATTTGATTGGTTGACACTGTGTAGGCAACATTTGGCGTTTGACTAATACCGTTGATTGTGACCAAAATTCCATCAGCAGTGGCTGACTCATCCAGTGTGTAAGTAACGCTGGATCCATCTGGTGTGATGGTTTGATTGGTAATAGTTGCGCTTGTTCCGCCAACGCTTTCCCAGTCAGATCCAGTGTAAATTTCAGTCTGATTTAAGGCGTTGTTGTATCGCAGTGTGCCTTCTACTGCCGGATTAGGACGTTGTACTGTGTTACCAAACGGTATTGTTACACCGCTGGTTCCAGATATGGTCACAAGTCCGTTGCCTGTGGCAGTTAGGGTAATGTTTCCATTGGCCAAGTTGGTGCTGATTGTGGTATTAGCAAAAGTAATGTTTCCAGTGTCGCCGCCCACACCAAATGGTCCTACATATCTGTAGCCCACAATAAAAACAGATTTTCCAGCGACTCCTCCAGCAATAACCGACGGAATTGCGGCACCGTTGAAGTTTAAAATGCCTGCTTGATAATCAAAAAACCAAGTATCGTCACTGCCGGAACCGGCCTGGAACAATCTGGTGCCAGTGGTTTGTGGAGTAGTGGACCCAGTGGTGTCTACATAAACCAACACCAAATAGTTGTCGCCAAATTGTGTAGGTATCCAATTGGTAAGATTGGTTTTCCAAGTTTGGTTGTCTGGTGCTGTAAGATCTTCTGTACATTGCACAGTGGCACTGTATCCTACTCCTCCACCATCTTTGTAAACCTGTACTATTGATGTGGTATCACTGGGAGGACTGCTCGGAATACTGCCGCTGTCTTTCCACACTAGGTCGCCGCGATACAACAACGGGCTGGCTATGCTTTCGTTAAACGCTTCTTTACTGCCACTTCCGGGCGGAGGAATAGAAGTCTTAGCTACACCGTAACCAACTTTTTTCCAGAGATAATCTAGTTTTTGACTTTCACCAAATGTAGCAGCCATTATACAGCGTCTCCTATTGAAAGTGCAGTGATAGTTTGATTAGTGTTCAATGCTATACGAACTAAAATGTTGTTACCTGTGCTGTTACTTGAATTTTGTGAACCCAGAGTCATAGTGTAGCTCACGTTGGCAATGGCTGAGTTAAGTGGCACAATGTCAGCACCGGTCAGTGCTACTCCGTTACTGCCGTTGCCACCACCTGCTCCGGTGTTTGCTCCGGGTACACCAGATCCATTGTACTGTGTTGAACAGACCAACCAGCCGTTAAGACTTGACGAAGGACCTGTGCCAGAAATATTTGTATCTATTGTGGTTCCGGGCGCCGCAATCCACAGACCAGCAATGCCGGTAGTGGTGGTTAGTCTAATGTCAAAGTTGGCCATGGTGGCTCTACGGAATGCAAAAGTAAAATATTGTAGTCCACTGCGTCCTGTGGCAAGATCAGGCCCCACAGGCAAATATCCTGTACTTAAATCAGTCACATAGTGTTTAACTACACCGTATCGATCAACTGCTTCTTGTGTGCCTGCAATGGTTTGTGCTCCGGCCCAAACGTTGGCAGTGTAGTTGTTTGTGGAACCACTGAATGCTGGGGTGTTGGCACCGGCACCAAAACCGGTTATGCGTAAACCATTGTCAGTGTACACAGATCCCAGTGTGGCGCTGACAGCAATGTTGCCTTCACTGATGCCAGTATTGGCCACAGCATTTACCTGTATCTTGGTTGGCAATTGAACTGTGGTGCTGGTACCAACAACGTTGAATATATTGGCCGTGACATTTGCCACAGCATTGACTGCTCCGTTGATCAACACATTGACATTGCCCATGGTGTAGTTTGATGCAATACCCACGTTGGCGTTGACATTGGCACCGGTGAGCATACTGGATGTTCCGTTGATCTGTACCAAAGTTTTAGTTTGTGTGGCTATGATTGAGCCAGTTCCCTCAAGTGCTGTTCCAGCACCCAGTGTAAACGGATCAGCACTGCGGAAAGTTTGACCAGTGAAGTTTTGCAGTTCCAAGGCCGACACAGTTATGCTGGGACTTCCAGTAGCACTGTAGTATGGTATTCCAGAAATATACGTATAGGTTCCACTAACATTGCCAGACATGACCACGTTGCTGGTTACCAAAGTAGGAGCAGAATTTAAATTGTCCTTGACAAATCCCACATAGTTTGTGTTACCACTGGTACTGTGAACAAATTTATAATTGTTGTATCCTGTGCTCAGACTTGCTAGACTATTGCTGATGTTGGCTGAAAATACCTTGTAAAAACCGGTAGGAACAGCGGCATTGGATATGTGCAGGTCTCGATCTGCAGACACAACCAATGCTCCCGCTGTGCCAACTGTGTTTCCGCCAGTGGTAAAAGTCACATTGCCAGCGGCTACATTGTTTACATAAGCAGTCAATGTGCCAGTGGTTGCTGTGTTGGCAAGAGTTACATTACCAGCAGTGGCAATAGGAGTAGTTGTGGCAAATCTGGTCACTGATATGCCGTTGGCCACAATATTGCCGCCAGTGTTGTCTGTGGCACCGGCTGCTAACAACGGACTGGTTCCTTGACTTGTGTTGGCTATGGTCACATTACTAAATCCGCTGAGATTAATAGGTGCTGTAGGATTAGATAATATTGTGATGTAAGCAGTTCGTGTCAGCGTGTTAGTTTGTGAAAGAGTTCCTGGTGTGCCGTTGGCCTGTAATGCCACTGTTTTAGTTCCAGTGGTTGGAGATCCCACAGCACTTTGATATGAATGAGTAATATTGGCTCGACTAGTTATGCCGGTGTTTGCTGTGGTATCTCCCCAGGTCCAATTGAACACGTTTCCTGTAAATGCTACATTAGGAGAAGTGTCGTTGCTGAAATTAAACAAACTACGATCGAGACCGTTATAATCGGTATACAGGTAACCTACTTGAGCATTTGATGTGTATCCAGTTGCATCAGTCTGTGTGTTGCTGGTGCCTATAAAATTGGCACGAACTTCTGGTTCAATTGTAATTGTAACATTGCTAGACTTAAACGGGCTGGTACTGAATCCGGTATACAACCAAAGATTTGCAGTGTAACTTACTGAGGTGGCTGCATTTTGTTGCAGTGATGTCAGTGCAAACGCATGTGTGACGTTGGCTGCTCCAGGGTTGCCTGCTAGGCCAGTTTGAATATTGATATTGCTGTTGGCAGTGCTGTCTCCCCACTGGAAGTTATACAATTGTTGAGCACCAAAACTTGCGGTGTTTCCTGGCGTGCCTGGAGTGTCGTTACGGAAACTTACCACTCCACCAGAGGTGGATGCATAGTTAATGGTTGTTGCAATGTTGGCAGTGATTGCAGGACTTTGCTGTGTGTACACCTTGACGTTGGTGTTAGCTGATGTTACACTGTATGGTGGTGCATTTCCTGCTGTTTGATTTGTGCCAGTTAAATTAATTCCATAGATAGTGTCTACATTGGCCGAATTTGTGTAGGTGTGACTGTTGGTGGTAAAACTATTGCCAGGGTTAACAATATTACCATCGCCGTAGTTAATTGAATAAGATGTAGCATACAGACTGGTGTTGGTTAGTGTTACACTGCTACCAGTGTCTAATGTCGTTGGACTTGTGGTAAACGATGGTATCGGCAACGGGGTAAACAGAGTGATGTAATCTGTGCGAGTGGTGGAATCAACTGATCCTTTGGCTCCGGCGGCAGCATTGCCAGCATAGGTACCATTGGCATTCCACGCTGTAAATGTAACCGAGAATTGTCCGCCTGATACATTGCTGTAGGTTTTTGTAGGGTTCTGTGTGGATGCTGTGGTACTATCACCAAAGTCCCATAAAAAATTAGTGGCTGTACCTACATAGGTGCCAGTGAAGGCTACACTTAGTGGACTTGGGCCGGATGTTACATTGGCCACAAGATTGGCTTGGCCAACAAAAGTTCCTTTGGCAATGTTTAGTGCTACTTGATTAAGATCATCCACACTATCTGTTACAAAAGTAGCAGTTGTCCAGCCATCGTATGCCACAGTGTTGCCTGCTAGATTACCATCAGTGGGTGTTCCTAGCGGAATGACATTACCAATGACCCCAATTGACCCTGCTGACGACCAGGACAAGTTGCCGCTGCCATCAGTACTCAGTACATAATTTGCCGATCCACCAGTGATTAAGATATTAGCATTTGATCCGAGCGCCAACTTTCCAGATGCCGCCGATATAGCATTGCCAGATAGCGTTACACCATTGGCAACAAGATTTCCTGTGGCGTTGACTGTGCCAGCAACGTTAGCACCTGTGCCAGTGACTAAAAATACATTGGCTGTGCCGCCTACACTGGTGGCTACATTTGCATTGGCATAGACTTTTACATTGCTATTGCCATTCTGAATACTGGTGGCATCAATGCCTGTTAATAGGCTACCGTTGCCGATGAAGTAACTACCAACGTTGGCAATGATATTGCCAACAGCACTCATTACACCTGCGGTATTGACGTTACCACCGATAATGTTGCCAACTGCGCTGACAGTGTCGGACGAAAAAAGATTGTTGGCTATAGCATTGCCAACAATATCAAGTGCTTGAGCAGGAGTTGCGTTGTTAACACCAACTCTGGAATTTACAACGTCAACAAAGACAACCGGGGTGTCGGCTACTGTGTCAGAAATTGCCAGATTAGAACCATCTCTTTCGAGAGTGTTCTTTAACATCTGTCCTGCAATTTTGCTAATAGCCATTGATTTTTTCCCTTATAGGGTATTTAGTTGATGCAACACTCAGGTTGTGCTATGAATCACGTTGACTGGAAGACCTAATGGCGGCGCACTGGTAAATGTGATATCAAATCCACCGTTAACTGTGTAATTTGTCACTGGTATCTGATACACGCTGCCAATAAACACAATGATCTGTTGTGCTGTTGCTTCTTGTACGGACATGGTGAACACTGTGGTAATGCCGTTGCCCACAAAATCATCAACTGTATAAGCAATGGACCCACCAGCGGACAGAGGAGACCATACAGCACCGTTGTAGAATTCAATCAATCCTATGTCAGTGTTGAATCTAAATTGTCCAAACACAGGTGCGTCCGGGCGAGTGGCCGAGCTGCCAGTTGGCATGACCACTGATGTACTACCAGATTCTAGTCGGCGATTTTTGACCCAATTTCCCATGTTACACTGCGATCGAACTCACTGTAACAGTGACACAATCAGCAATGTTTGCTTCAACATCAATGAGATCGCCGTTGTCTAGTATAAGTCTTTCTGTTGATATAACATAGGTGTCACCTATGTTGCCGCTGCCAGCAGTGAGTAAAATCTGATTGTAAATCATATTTTCAAAAGCAGCGCCAACACTGTCATCACTGTTGATTGCAAATACATTGACAGAAACATCTGTTCCTGTTGTGTTGCACAAATATATTGTGGTGATTGCCTGTTGTCCAACTGCTTCAAATACTGTGGTTGGTGTGGTTGTTGTTAATCGTGTATTGGTGATTGCCATTTTGATTCCTTAAAGTACAAGACTGTATGCAAGAGCCTTGCGTTTGCTAATTAATTCGTCGTCGACAGTTGTGCTTCTGACGTACACACCAGTTCCGCCAGCGCCTTCGGTGTTGTTGTACAGTGCGGCAGAGTTTGCTGTGGCTGCGGGCGTTGTGGCTATGTTGCCCAACACCAATTGCCCTGTTATGCCCACTTTGGTATTTGCAGAATCAAATGTAAATTTGCTGTTACCACCAAAGGTACCAGCATTGTTAAACTGCACAGAATTAACAGGTGCACCTGGTGAGGTGCTTATATTACCGGAAGCAATTGTTACATATGCAGATATTGGTGCGCCATTGGCGTCAACACTGTCACTGATTTCCCAATCGCCCGATACTGTGTTAAATCGCAAGCCTGCAAAAGTTGTGGTTGTTTTTTGAGCCACCAAGCCCATGCTTTGTATTGCACCGTTGTTGTTGGCAGCCACAGTGATGAATGGGTCAGTGACTTTGAGTTCTGTTGAATCAATATATGTAATATTACCAACTACATCAAGATCGGCATTGATGGTTAAGAGGCCAAGACCATTTGCCACTGTGATGGTATAGTCGCCGCTGGTAGTTTTTACTGTAGCCATTTAGAGATCCTTTTGATTATTTATCCGCATTACAAAGGTACTCAAATCCTCATGGGCCAAGTTTTTGATCCGGTCTAACTCCGGTAATCGTGCTGTGGTGTTGCCACAGACTCGAATAAATTCGGTATCGGGATGATCTTTGGCAATGGTTGTGAGTTGTTTTACCCAATTTCCAGTAAAAGTTGGACGTGAATCCGTGGGCTTGTAAAACTCTGTGCCTGCATACATGTTGTTAAACTGTTTGTGTACATTGGGACCCATGTCAAATCCTATCAAGTAGATCCTACCGTGTTGATTTTTGGCCGCAATTCCCACAGCATTTGGACCAGAACTAAAGCCGTAGTACTCTTTGGGCACTGCCACAGCACCCAGACCAGGAATGGGTTTTCTTGTGTAGAATCGATGTTGGGCAGAATAGCCAGTTTCTTGTATCAGTTGGGCAATTGGGCGATCTGTTGCCACAAGAACGTCTGGTGTGAACTCTCTATAAAGAGCGTTACAGCCATATACTTTTCCCAATGTTTGAATGTGTTCCAACGGCAGTCCAGACCTACTGACTCCGTTGCCTAACACAAATGCTATAGTCATAAAAAATCCCCACAGTACTTAGTGGGGATTTGTGAGTTACAACAAAATTAGCTTGTGTAGTTCTCTACAATTGCTAGATCCAGTGCACCTGTTGCCAATTGCTCTGAACCGTTTGTGCCCCAGGTGTCAATTTCAGCACCAGACTTGGCTGTTGTGCCTTCGTCGCTGAAGAAGTTGTCAACCAATGTTACGTTGTCAACAACTAGAGTTGGATTCCAAACGTCACCGGTGTTGGCTCCGCCGCCTGCACAACCTCCAGCAAAGTTCTGTAAGAACTTGTTGGTCAACTTGCTGACTGCTGTTTCAGTTGAGTCGTTGCTGAAATAACTGATACTCATGTTGCCGGCTGTGGGAGTTACATCATTTTGTAACACACATGTACCAACTTCTTGCGCTGTGCCGGTGGTGCCGCCTGCAGAGGCTGCTGTAGGAGTAAAGATTGTGCCTATGCCGTAACCTTCAGGAGCACCCATGGCTGTCCAGTTGGTGTCACCAACTACACGAATACGCAAGGCCACTGTGGGTGTGCCGCCAATTACAGTGTTGGCAGGATCAATACCAGCTGTGGTTGCAACCATAAACTTGCGTGAACCTTTTTGGCGAATAATCAATCCAGGTGTTTGACCACTATAGCTGTTGGTAATATTTACTTCGCATTTGACAATTGGATAAGCTGCACTGGCAACGGTTGCGGGTTGTACACCGCCAACTACACCAAGATATTCTGTGCCAGTCCAAGTACTACTTGGATACACCGGTGCTGTTAAACTTGTTAATGCATTGAAACCAATATCAACACCAGGGTTTGCACCGGTACTAGAGTTGTAACTAGCTTCGGTAATTTTTTTAATTTTAAGAGGACGTCCCATTTTGTTTTCTCCTTAAAGAAGTCCGATGTGGGTTCTAGCCACTACGCGGTAGGGTTTATTCTTCCGCATAAAACGCCCAATTGCGTTGACAAGTATTTATGAGTGATTGATATTTTTACAGTACCAAAATAACATGTAAATATTGCCATGCAAAACACAGAACAACTTATTGCTCAGGGCAATACCTACAGAGAACAACACCTGCCAGAACAGGCCCTGCAACAGTACGCTGTAGCAATGGCCACGGACAGAGGATCATCCGGTGCGTTCAACAACTACGGCAATGTGTTGAGAGAGATAGGCGATCCAGTAGGCGCTGTTCCGTTTTTACAACGTGCCATACAGTTGGATCCGGCCAATGTCACACACCATTTTAATTTAGCAGTGGCCTACTTGCTGAGTGGAGACTATGTGCGTGGCTGGCCTGCATACGAAGCACGACACAATTTTGAACATTTGAAAGGTACAATTCCCAACTATACATGGCCTGTGTGGAATGGCGAAGATTTAACGGGTAAAACAATTTTTATCCGCGGAGAACAGGGACACGGTGACATTATACAGTTTGTGCGATTTATACAGAACTTAAAAAACATTGGTGCCACTGTGACAGTGCAGGTCACAGACAGCCTAATCCCTTTGATTCAATCTAGTGAAATTGGACGTGGAGTTCGAGTGATCAGTTATGCCGAACCGCCAGGTGATGTATTTGATTACTGGCTTCCTATAATGAGCTTGCCTGGCAAATTAAACGTTCGGGTTGACAACTTGCCCACTGTGATTCAATACTTAAATCCTGATCCTGCATTGGTTGTAGACTGGCGCAGAAACTTGGGAATTAAAAATAAATTACGAGTGGGCTTTGCCTGGTCAGGGCGACGTGACAGTTGGATCAATCAGCACAAGGCCATGCCGTTTGAGACCATGTTGGCCATGATTCGATCACACGCAGATTACGAATGGTATAATTTACAAACTGACTGTACTGCTGAAGAAGAAAAAGAACTAGTGTCAGTGGGAGTACGCTGTTTCCCTGGTGGGGTAAACACCTTTGCAGACACTGCCGCTCTGGTTGCAAATCTTGATGTGGTGGTCAGTGTTGACACTGCCACAGCCCATTTAAGTGCGGCATTGGGCAAGCCCACTTGGATCATGCTGAACAACTATGCACCTTGCTGGCGTTGGTTGCTGAACAGAGACGACACGCCTTGGTATGCCACTGCAAGACTGTTCCGTCAACCCCAAATGGGCGACTGGGCCAGTGTTGTTGAACGAATCAAACTACACTTGCGATTGTTTAAGATTTAACCGGTTGCTGTTGCACAGGCACAACAGGTGCTGCGGGCTTAGGCTGCGGTAATCCCAGTGTGGTACCAATTGGACTAGAATGTTTTTCCGGGAACAAACCTGAATATTTTATTTGATTGATCATGATATTTTATGGGTGTAAGGTGCTGTAAATTACACCGCTATTGGTCATGGTAAAGTTGTTGTTGCTGGAGTCAGCAAGGTACGTGCCGGCTGAATTCACTTGTAGCAACAACGAAGTGTTGGCTATGTTGGGCAATGGTGCCGACGGAGCAGAGAATCCTGAAGTGTACAGGGCTGACTTGGTCACACGCACACTGCTCATGTAGCCATTGAAATATCTGCCAGCGGAACTGGATCCCAGTGTCAATTGATCGGTCACTTGTGATGAACCTACATTTGTGGTAATGATATTGGCGCCCGATGGCTGATTTGTTTGCAACACACCATCAACAAACAAGTAAACACTAGTTCCATTTATGGTCATGGCCACATAGTACCAGACGCCTTCTGACAGTTGTGTTGTGGTTGCCACCAATTTGTTATATGAACCATTGTATATGAACAATTGCAAATAACCATTGCTCTGCACATTCCAGCCCCAAGGAGTTGTGGCCAGGTCTGCTGTGTAATTGCCTATGATCCAGCTTTCTTCGCCGGTTTGACCGGTCTTGGTTCCATTGAATGAAGTGATGTTGATGAATGCTTCCAGCGTGAATACACTTGAAGTTGTCAGTTGACCACCGGTCAGCAAATTGATGTTGGTAGAACCGGGGCTACTGACGGGTGTCTGTAGATACGCGGCAGCCGGAGTAAAATTCATGCTGCCGGTGGCAACAGGGCCACCATCTATCGTCCATCCGGGTCCAATGCTCCATCCTGGTCCAATTGATACTGTCATAATTTATTCCTTAAAATGGATTTAATGCGGCACTGGTTGCACTACCATTGTTTGTTACAGTAAAGTTATTGGTTGATGCGTCTGTTAAGAATCCGGCACCCTGATAGGTATTCAACAATAACTGTGTTTGTGTACCTGTAATAGCCGAGATGTTGGTTCCTGCACTCTGTGTGGTTGCAAGTGGTGCTGTGGGCACAGTGAATGCACCGGTGTAAACTGCCACACCTTTGACCACACGCAGATTTGATATGTTACCGAACCAAGGGTTAAGCCCCATTGCAACCGAACCTATTTCAGTTGTGAGCGCCGAAGCAACCAACCCACTGCTGGCCCAGGTACCCACCGATACTCCGTCCACCCATAAAGTCACAGTGCCTGCCCCATTGTAAGTCATGGCCACATGATACCAGTTGTTTATGCCGTAAGTCAATGGGGTGCTTATTCGATAATTACCTCTTTGGTCCACACGAAAGCTACCATAGTAGTAGGCAATGCCCAAGAATCCCACAGTGTTTTGCATGTAGATGTACTCTTCAATGTTAGCAGTTGGGTACACAAAAGATTCCACAGTCCAAGCACCGCTGTTTTGATCAAATGCTGTGTTATTGGGCACGGTGAGATAATTTGTGCCGTCAAACAATATACTACCGTTTGAGATTGACGAGCCAGTGCCTAGTGCTACGCCTGGGCCGATTGACCATCCTGGTCCTATTGTGACTGCCATATCAAGTTCCTTTTAAGATCTAGTATTTAGTTGGCCACAGTGATCGCCGTGCCAGCGAGCGTGGCCATTCACTGCTACCAGTTGATCACAGTGCGGACACAGCTTTTTTTCACGTTTTAATCCACGTATAGCATTGGCTTTCTTTTGTACTGTTTCCACTGACTGCTTACGACCTTTTGCTTTCTCTGATATTTTTGCTCGAGTTTCAGCAGATACTTCTACACCATATCGTGGATTATTTTTTCCTGATTGTGCAACTGATAGCTTTGCCCTATGCTCATCTGTTATAGGTGGTTTCTTCTTGCCAGTTGTTGCTTTTTTAAGTTTTTCAATCTGTTCTGGAGTTAATTTTTTTCCTAGATTTTTTTGGCGTATTTTATCTTTGGCTTCTTGTGTATGATGTTTGCCAAACATTCCATTTCCTGTTCCGGTAAATTGTTTGCTTTGTAATTCTGCATACTCTTGTTTAATGCTTTCATACACTCGTGCGGTAATTTTTGTATTATATCTACTCTGTCCTTGCTTTTCTGCTCGCATCATTCTAAGTGCATTTAGCATTTTGTAATGGTCTTGTCCTGTGGTCATTTTAACCAACAACCAATGACAGACAAAGTGTTCTCTGGCTGTGAGATTGACCAAATTATCTAGGTTGTTACTGCCTCCTAAACTGCGTGGTACTATATGATGACTTTCTGTGTAAGAATCCAGAACACGATGTTTGGCTCGTTCTGTAATATTGTTGTACCATTGTTTATATTTGTTCATATGATTATTTATGTTTGTCAACTCCATAATAACATTTATAGGTGCAAAAGTCAACAAAAAAGCGCCTTACGGCGCTTTTCTGTTTCTTCCCATCCCTGAGATGAATAAAATATCAACTAAATGATAGATTTTGTACTGCTATTTCCCCGACATAGTCGGCAGCATTACCAAACGAACTTGCAGTATTCGTGAGTTCTACGAATCCGTAGCGAGTCATAAATGACACGACTGGTTCGAATGTTGATGGGTCAAGAACCACACCACTACTCATTAACGGAATGTATGGGCAATAGAATGCGGCAGCATCTGCCTCACTAGTACCTTTGTAGCCAACCAATACGTTAGCAGTGTCGCTAGCGTAGCTGTTAACAAACACACGCATAGCACCGTTCAATGTACCAACAAACTTGGTGTTTGTAGGTGCTTCAAATGTGCCTTCTGTAGTACGAGCAAACGCACTAGTTGTTGCTGATTGCAACACTGTCAAACTGGCTGGAGATACCACTGCCCAGTTACCTGCGCCACGACGTGTACGTTGGGCGATCAAGTTAGCTGTACGGTTGATCAACACTGCCAAAGCAGCATGTTCGTCACCCACAAACGTAGCAGTACCACTAACGGTAGCTTGGTTGTATGTGTACTCAACAGCAGCCAATGTGCTCAAACTCAAGAGAATCTCTTGGTCAATCTCAGCAGTGATCTCTTGTGCCAGTGCGGCCATGATTTCTGCTTCAACGTCAATACCATGCATGGCCTGTGCGTCTTGTGCAGATTCAAATGTCCAACGTGCTTGCAACTTACGTGTCTTGGCTTCAACTGCTTGCTTCAAGATTTGAACGGAAATTTGCTTACCGCCGTTACCTTCAAGCGTTGCTGTGTTAGCACCGGTGTAAGTTGATGTTGATGTTGTGTCTTTGCCCACTGTAGAGTATGCAGTGGCAATAGTGAATGGACTCAATGCTTCTTGACCGGCTGTGACGCTGGTTGCGGCTGCTGAGTTATCAGTCAAGTTACCAGCGTAACGCACACGTAGAGTGTGAATTTGACCAACTGGGCCTGTCATTGGCTGAACGCCTACCAACTCGTTAGCGATAACTGTTGGCATTACACGACGGATAACTGGTAGAATCACACGGTTTAATGTAGCGATGTTGCCAGCGGCTGTGGAACCAGCACTTGCGTTTTCTTTCAAGTACTTGCGTGTGTTCTCAAGAATCACGTTCATACTACTGCGCTTGGAGCCGTTTAGACCTTCGAGCAGTGCTTCCTTGGTCTCGTCCCAGCGACCTTCTAATAATTGTTGTGACATTTAATGTCTCCTTTAAAATTAATTTAACCCTGCCAAACGCTTGATGTCAATGACATTGCTGTGGTCAGCACTGTCGTCTTCAATTTGGCTACGGGCAGATTTATCGCCGGTGACTGTAGACACGGATTCTGTAATCACTTTGGAGGCTTTTACAGAGCGGTCGGTTAGAACAGCCGGTAGATACTTTTCAAATGCGTTTTTCAAACGTGTTGTTTGTACGCTTTCGAGTAAATTACGCATGACTTCTTGCTTCTCTTGGTTAAGAGGAGCCAGCAATTCGTCCATAACGTTTGCACGTTGGTTGGTCTCTTTGATCATTCGTATTTCACGCTCTTTTGACTCGTTAAGAACTTTTGCGTTCCTAATAAGTTTGATGGCTTCAGACAATTTTGCATCTTTGTTTGCAATTGTATCGTGTAATTTACGCACTTCCGCTTTCTCGTTGAGATGGGTAGCACCAAATTCACTTGCGTATGCTTCAAAGATACGACGACCAAAATTGTTCTCACGAGCAACTCGGATGTCTTCTTGTAACTGACTGAGTTCAGCCTTTAGATGACGGCTAACAGATTGACTCATTTTCTGTGCAGATTCTGTTACAAATCGTGCTTTCAATGCTTCCAATTGGACACGTGCTTCACGTACCAGACGAACTTTTGTTTCTACAACATCACGTTTGTCTGTGGCGAATTCTTGAATTTCGCGAGCCAATGCATGCACAATGAAGCCTTCTAGTTTTTCTAGTCCTTCATTGTGTTGCTTACGATCTCGACGCAGTTCGCTAATTTCTTCAGCAAGTTTAGTGACCATAAAGCTGTTAAACTTTGTGGCATTTTCATTCATCTTGCTTTGGAAACGAACGCGATCTTCTACCAGTTGTGCTTTTTCGGCAGCAACGGCTTGAATCTCTGCAGTAAGACCATCTGTTACCATACGATCTAGGGCTTCCACCATCACTGTTTTGTCATGTTCATAGCGTTGTGCAAACTCTTCGCGGAGTTCTGCACGAGCCTGTTCACGAGCTTCAACCAGCTTGGCTTCCCAAGCTTCGTTGATCTCCTGGCGAGTTTCCTCGGTGATCAAGTCGCTATCTAGTAACGGTTTAATAGCATCTAACATGCTTATTCCTCCCTAATTTTAAGATCTTTGATCAGTTTTACTACTTCACTTTTCAAATATCTTTGTACCTTGTTGTCCGCGCCGGCTTCACGTGCCACTTCCAACAGTCTATGTCCGTACTTCATGTTCATGAGGCCTTCGTAGATTGCTGTGGGATATGCATTTGGAGCACTGGGTTGTGCAACTACATCTACAGTGACTATTTCGAAATCACTGACATGTCCTGTTCTGTCGTCGACGTTTCCTGACCCACGACTTGAAACACCTAATCTAACACCGCTGTCCAACATGGTTTTAACCAGTTGACCCATTGGCGTTGGTAATATCTTCAATTTTCCATAACCAATTGCACCGTCGCACCACATTTTATCAATCATGTGACTCACACGGTCTAAGTTAATTTTAAGATCATCTGGGTGATCTACTTCTCCCAATACCGAATTGCCACTAAGCAGTTGTTCATTGATAGTGCCAACTGCTTTGCGAATTTCGTGAGCAGGGTATATTCTGTCATTGGCATTGCGTTTATCACCTTCAATGCAGATGCCTTCCATGTAAAGCGTTTTACCAGAACCGTCAGGAGCATCCTCACTCAGCAGTTTTACCTGCGCTTGTGAGAATGTCAAGTGTTCTTGTAAGTAACGAGCCATAATCGCTTATACTGGAGATTTAGTGTTTACGCCTGCGGCCTGTGTGGTCACTGGCTTGGGTGCGGCACCTTGCTTAGGACTTGTTGTCATGCCCATGTCTTTCACAGACGGAGCAGGACGGCCTTGTGCAGTGTCACCAGTCATTCGAACTGGAGAGCCTTGCATACCTTTTGCGCCTGAGTTCTGTGGCACTACACTTTTGGTGTTGGCACCGTCGTCGCCCATTTTAGCAGGAGCTACTTTGGATAAACTTACAGCTTCCATCATGCCCATTTCTGGCATAATTTCGGATGTATCATCCATTTCAATTGCGTCGCCGCCAGCATCCATGTCAAATTCTTGTTCTTCTTCGCCGCCTTCGCCGCCCATCATGGCTTCAAATTCAGCCATTAGTTCGTCTAGTTTGTCTTCTAGGTCAACAACGCGATCTTCAATATCGCCTTCTCCTGCGTCACGGTCACCTTCCATGTCTTTTGTTAGATCATCACCGGCTTCTTCTGCTTCGTCATCAAACTCAGCATCCATGTCGTCTTCTTCGTTCATGCCTTCTTCTTCAGTTTCCACGTCGGTGATCAAATCGTCGGCAGCGTCGCCGTCGTTTTCCATACCTTCATCAACTTCTTCAGTGGCTAGTTCTTCGCCTTCTTCTTCTTCCATTAGACTTTCGTAGATTTCGCGTGATTTCTCAACAACGATATCATGAAAAAGTTCTTTAGCTTTTGCTTCTTCATCGTTAATTACAAATTCAATTAACTGTTCAAATTTTGATGTCATATTGTTTCCTCCAAAAGGTTATGGCTCATGTTTACTACTTACACAAAAGCAGTAAACTGAGCATATTTAGACGTCAAAACTGGTAGTTTTGACTAATTTATGACATGGTCAAAGGCCAGGAGGGGCGGCCGGGGGAGCATACTGTTTGCGAATATCTTTGAGTTTCTCTTTGTATTCGTAAGTTCGTACATCGTTCATCTGACGTAGCTTGCTCAACTGTCGTAGTGTCAAACGAGTTTTACGCAGTTGATTCTTTTGAGGCTGGCTGTTGTCCTGTGCGACATCTTGATAGCCTTCGGGTTCACGCTGGTAAAGTTCGTTTAAAATCATACAAGTATTTATGCTGCCGCTGGCGGAGGAGCGGCTGTGGGTGCTGTTCCAGGACCAGCTGGGGCACCAGGAACATCAGGACTACCTGCAGGCGGCATAGCTGCCAGTTCTTCACCGGTGTTGATATCTGCTTCCATACCTGCTGGAGTAATACCAATACTACGCAGATCTTGTCCTTGTGTGGTGCTTAACTCAGGCTGATCGCGTTCTTCACGCCAGAGTTTTTCGTTCTCCACAATCTCTTCTTGACTCAGCCCTAGGTAACGTTCCATTAAGAAACGTTTGCTCATATAGGGCAACTGCTCCAGTGTACTGAATGTACCAACTCTGCTGGTGTCCATTTCTGCTTGACGGTAACTGGCAAAGTTCTGTGGTGGGCCTAGTACAATATCAAAAATGCTGTTGTCAATGTTAAAACCACGCCATTTCATGAACATCTTGAATTCGTCATCCAGTTTCTGCATTATTAAACGCTGTAAACGTTCACAATATTGATTGAATCTGTACTCTTGTATCAGTGCTGTGCCTACTTTTCCGTCGTTCATTGCACGGTCTGAGTCGTCAGGACCAGTGGGCAAGTAACTACTAGGCACACGCAGACCACGGGCCATTTTGTTGTTGAAATACTTCAAATCATCAATTTCGCCCAGTCCTGTGCCGCCTGGTAGGGTGTCTACACTGGAACCACGTCCGTCGGCTGTTTGTGGGAAAAAGTAATCTTCGTTGATGCTGAGTGGATTGTAACTGGCATCCATTAGATTTTGTCCGCCACCATTCACTGTGGGAATTCTGCGCTGGTGCATTTCGTTTTTAACACGTTCCACAAAGGCCATGGCCATGTGGCTGGGCATATTACCCACATCAATTTTAAACACTCTACGCTCTGGAGCACGACTCACACGATAGATCAGCACAGAGTCTTCCAGCAGTTCTTTTTGCTTGTAAACTTTAAAGATGTTCTCCAAGATACTTTGTCCAAATGGCCAAAAGTAATCCAATCCTTCATTCAAACTCATGTGCACCACGTGCTTGGCATCAATACAAGTTTCGTTCATGGCCTGTGCAAATCTGCTGTTGCCCACTGTGCCACCTCCGCCACCTCCGGCGCCGCCGTTGCTGTTGGAATAGTTTGTTTGTCCTGTACTACCTGTTGATCTACTCACATAGTAGTCGCTGGTGGTCTTTTGTGCAATGCTTAGGTTTTGAAAGTTGGGATTGATGTCACGGATGATGTACTGTTCAGGACGCTTGCCTTCTGATTCATTCACAATGACTCTGCTGACCTTGACCATGTCAACCCAGTACATTTCAAATGTTTCTGGATCACGCACAAACACCTGGTCACCGTACTTGATGGTGTTGCGGAACAGTTTGAACATGCGCTGGTCCAGCTTGTTCAGTTTGGTCCACTGTTGCAGTTGTTTTTTAATAATTTCCACTTCGTGATCAGTGGGAGTGTCTTTGAATGTGATATCAAACGGTGTGTTGTTGTCTTCGTTGTTCTGTGTGCTGAACTCTGCAATGATATCTAGACATGCATTGATTTCCGAATCAAGATCCATGTTTTCATACTGATTGTAACGTTCAACACGATTGGGATGGCCCGAGTACACTTCAGGCAGTCTGCTGGCATAGTTACGAAATGCAAAATCATTTCCGGTTCCGGTGTTGCCAGTGTAGCCGGTTTGGCGATCGTAGCCGGGTATGCCTGCTTGATAACGCCCAGAAATAGGACTCAGTTGGCCGTTGGCGTCACCTGCGGCCACTTTGAAATACTTGAGCCAACCGCGCTTACGACCATTTTCTGTTTCAGCCATTTACATTTTCCTTTTGCATACTGTAATATTTACCGTGATCACTGTGCATACTTCAATAATTGCTCTGACACACCCACTTGAGTTTGCATTATGCGTACCATTTGGTCTAGTCTATCCAGCTGTGCAGACATCATGCTCATTTGTTCTTCATTGCCCACCATTTGCACAGGTATTGTCTTGCCATCCGGCAATGGAACCACTGCTTCGGACTGGCCGGCTTCACCTGCCAGTACATTTGCTCCCCCTGGCAACGGAGGAACTATGCCGCCGTCTGCAGCCTGGAAATGCACAGGATCTTTGGGCACTTTTTGTGTCAATCCATATTTGTTCATGGCTGTCACAGCTATTGGATCGTTGTAATTTTGAATATCAACTGCTTCGCCTTTTTCGTGTAGACTACGGCCTGGTTTGCCTATAGGCATACCACTGGCAGTTACACCCGTTCTGCCGGCTGCTACTGATTCATCCCAGATTCTTTGCTGGTCTGCTGGATCTCGTTTAGCACTGTTAATCTGCAACACACCGCCGGTTAATTTACTATACTCAGTTGCGGCAGAGATAACAGAATTTTTAAATGTGTCGGTTAGTCCTTCAAAACTTTGTTGGCTGCCAGATCTAGCAGTAAATTTTAATATTTTTGTTAAATCAACTTTTTCAGAGCCAGATTCTGATGCTCCGGATCCTTCTGGTGGTCGAGGGCTGGGTTTTGCTGGTGCTCCTCCGGCTCCTCCTGCTCCACCTCCTGCTCCACCACCCGCCGCTGGCTTAGCTGCCGCTGGCTTAGCTGCCGCTGGGGCTGCCGCAGAGGCTCCACCTCCTGCTCCACCTCCTGCTCCACCTGCCGCTGGCTTAGCTGCCGCTGGGGCTGCCGCAGAGGCTCCACCTCCTGCTCCACCTGCCGCTGGCTTAGCTGCCGCTGGGGCTGCCGCAGAGGCTCCACCTCCTGCTCCACCTGCCGCTGGTGCCGCATCGCGTTTTTTAGTCGGAACGCCCATAGATGCCGCTAATTTTTCAAAGCCCGTGATAACACTTTCGGTAGCAGATGCTGCTCCCTTCATGGCAGTAGAAACTGGACCAATCCCGGCATTGAGTAAATCTTGCAAACTGTCGCGTGATGCACGGTTTTTAATGTTGGTATCAACTATATCTTTGGTATTTTGATCTGTGATTGTTTGTTCTTTAAGAGCCTGTGCTTCGCGTTCTGCCAGTGTACCGGATTCAAACTGCGCCTTTAACTTCATTTGCTCGGTATACTTGATATAGCTCGAATCGTTGATGCCCATTTGTGCCATTTGTTGAGCATTCTTTTGGCCAGCTGTTAGATCCCGTAACATTGCGTCCTGCAATTCACCGGCATCGAACATCTTTTTACCTGCTACTGCTGCTGCCTCTGGCATAGTTAACAATAACTTCTGTGCTTCAGGAGTATCCATTGTGCCCGACAGAATGTTTAAGAACCCTTTGCGTGTTTCGGGCGAAGCATCTGCCAGCATTTTCTGTGATCTTTCAACCTGCTTCAGTTGTTCTGCCGCCGCTTCATCGCCTAGTTTAGCTCGTTCTGCCAATTCTGACTTGTAGCCGGCAAAGCGTTCTTCTGCCATGGCGCTTTCTTCCAGCGCCTGTTGTTTTTCTCTACTCTGGCCAGTCATTTTTGCCAGTAAGTCTGTTTCTTTAATATATTTGGCAGCTGCCTCGGCCTGCTGTTCTGAGGATAGTTTTTGTCGTGATCCTGTCAACGCTTGCATCTTTGAAAAACCAGCAATGCCTTTGTTCATTTCATCAACACTTATGCCCATGAGTTCAAACTCTCGGCTCATGCCGCTGGTTTTTAAGGACTGCGACACTGCAGCCATTTCTCCAAGTCCTTGACTGACTGTGCCACTAAAATGCGCCAACGTTGTTGAGTTTTCTCTAACAATACTCACAAACTTGTCCAGTTCGTCGGTGCCGTAGTTCATGCGTTTTAGATTGTCATAAACCCCTTGAACGCCGTCGGATGCTGTGGCACCAAGTTTGGACATTTCTTGATAATTTTTGTTCAGTAAATCTGCTTGCTTGTTTACTGCCTGTGTATACTCGCCTGCGCCTTTGATCATTGTTTTAAGTGCGCCGCCCACATAAGGAATTAACCCTGCTAGATCGCCTAACATATTTGTTACGCCACCAATTGAATCATTGAATACAGATAAGCCAGTTTCGCCACCGGCCAGTTGCTTGGTCAAACCTAACGCAGAAGACCCCAGTTGCCCGAATCCTTTGGTTAGACTAGCAGTGAACCCTTTGATACCAACAGACATGTCCATCATGGCCATTTTAGTTTCATTGCTGACAGCGCCAAGACGTTTTATTTCATCTGCCGCTCGCGCTTCGATTTCTGCTTTTTCTTCAGGGGTGTACATAGTTGCCATAACTATATTTACCTAGGAAAAAATCATGTCAAATAACCCATTAACACAATATTTTAGACAGCCGGCTGTGTATGTTAAATTGCCCAGCGGAGGAAAATACTATGCAGATGGCGCAATTGTGATGCCAGCCAACCAAGAACTTCCAGTTTATCCAATGACAGCCATTGATGAAATTGCATACAAGACTCCTGATGCCTTGTTCAACGGCAACGCTGTGGTCAATGTTATCAAAAGTTGTGTTCCTGCGATCAAGGATCCCTGGGGCATGCCTGCCACGGATGTTGACACTATTTTGGTTGCAATACGCATGGCCAGTTACGGGACTACTATGGAAATTTCCACCACTTGTCCACACTGCAAAAATGAAGCAGACTACGGTATTGATCTGCGCAACATGCTGGAAAACATGCGAGCACCTGACTATTCAAAACCTGTAACCGAAGGCGATCTTGAAATATATTTCAAACCAATGTCCTATCAAAATCTCAATGAAAACAATCAACGTCAGTTTGAAGAACAAAAAATACTACAAGTGTTGCCCGGCACTGAAATGCCCGAAGAGCAACGCATGTCTGCACTCAGTGCGGCATTGATGAAACTTACTGAAATCACTGTGAGTGCGTTGGCACAAAGCATTGCCGCAGTGAAAACTCCCGGTGCATTGGTAAGCGAACCTGAATACATCGAAGACATGTTGAAGAATTGTGATCGTAGACTGTTTAGTAAAATCAGAGATCACATTATTGAAACAAAATTAAGTGCAGAAATACAACCATTGAAAATTGTGTGTGGCGAATGCACACGAGATTACCTGCAGGCCATTACACTAGACATGACAAGTTTTTTCGCGGACGCCTCCTAGTACTGGACTCTGACCAAATTTCCAACTGGGTGGAACAAATGGACAAAGAGGCAAAATCAATCAAATCCGAAGCACTAAAAATGGTCTGGTACATGCGAGGCGGCCTGTCCTACGAGGCAGCACTGAATCTCAGTGTTGATGAACGCAATGCTGTTTCTGAAATTATCAAAGACAACTTAGAGACCACTAAAAAATCAGGCCTGCCGTTTTTCTAACACATCATGCTGAACATAGATCAAGTCAAACACGATATCGAACAGTGGATTCAGAACTTTGTAGAAGTTCCGCATCCTGCGTTGGGCGGATTTCCGCCCTGTCCTTATGCACGATCAGCACGTTTGAAACGCAGTTATGAAGTGTTCGTTGGATCAGACCCATACTTTGATCTCAAGAACAGAGCCAGGTACGGCATGGGCAATCGAGAAGTGATTATCTATGCGTACGATCCTACAGAATGGCCACACGAGCTGTTTGCTTCTAGTTTAGACCAGGCCAATCAAGAATTTCTATTAGATGCAGATATATTGGTGCTAGAAGATCATCCGGCTGATGTAGAAATGGTCAATGGTATCTGCATGAATCAAGGCACATACGCACTGGCCCTGGTACAAAGCCTAAGTGATCTCAACACCAAAGCAACACAAATGGCTGCAAAAGGATTTTATGACTCATGGCCCAACCATTATCTCACAGCACTGTTCCAACATAGGAAAGATCCTAGACTATGACTTATCAGTTTGCTAGAATCAACTTGAAAAAAACAACATACCAGCCTAGAGTGGACTGGTACTACATCACCGACCCCGACATTGCTGAACTGCAAGACATCTACAGAACCTATTGTATCTACAAACACTTTGGCAGTGTAATGCCACTGTTTGATAGCCAGTTTACAGAGCCCGGCATGGATCTTATTGGCTACAGGGATGCGGGTGAACTGGTGGCGTTTTCCATGATGAAACGCTACGATGATCGAAATTTATTAGCCGCACAGTTTGCTTGGAACTACCGTACACCTCGACTACGTCTGGGTATCTCAAGTTTACAAACAGAGTGTGCAATCTACAGAGACCGTGGATTTGAGTACTTGTACTTGGATCAGGCACATCTGTACAAACAAGACCTTGAAGGTTTTGAAATTTTAGGACCACTATAACATGGCAGACATTTACACAATTTGGGCAGACAAAGAAGGCGACATCTCAGACTTAGACTGGGTCAACGGCATGAAGAGTTTCTTTGATCATTTGAAATCAGAAGGCAAGATGCAAGACTATCGCATTACTAGATGTAAGATGGGATTCAGAAGTATTGCAGACATGCCCGAATGGATGATACTGATGGAGTTCAAGGACATGGCTCAAATGGATTCAGCATTTCGACGTGTTGCTCCGCTTGAAGGTGAACTAGAAACCAAACATCGAAGTTTCAATCAGTTTGTTTCCGGCACGATACAACATGCACTGTTCCGTGATTGGCCAGATGAATTCAACTAAATTTGTTTTTTTATTTTTTCCTCACAACACCGGTGGACATTTTGTTATCTGGAGTTTGTATTTTTTATCTGGACAAACACAGTACCTAATTGATGATAATCAGTTAATTGATTGTGTAGTTAATCCAGACACTACTGCTAAAAATTTTCATCAACAAAAAATTTTACTGTCCTGGGGGTTTGAAGAGACCAAACAAAAATACAGCAAGGCAGTGAATTTTAACAGTGAATTACCAGTTGTGTGTTTTTATGTTAATAGCATGTCAACAACTCAGGCATTACAAGAACTGTTTGCAATAACAATAGCAGAGGCAACTGTTGCCCAACAACAACTTGCCATAGATTATATTTTTGAAGATAGAAAAAAGCTAGTAGATTGGATTCAACAACATGATCTACCATTGGTTCAATTTGAGTATCAGTCAACGGATCAATTAAATGCTATCTACAACGACCGATATCCAATGAATTGCAATGGTGTTGGTGTTGACAGCATTGATGCCTCATGGGAAACATACAAAGAAACATTTTTTACAGGCATGGATGATAAATTCAATGATACCATATGGGACAACAGAGAAAAATTAGCACTGATGTTCTACGACTACACTCCACACAACCAACTGTTGTACAATTCTGCCATCAATAAAAAATTACCACATTTATTGTACACCACAGATGATGTATGGAATGATCTATTTTCTGTAGCAACTGAAATATTACATTTTATTGATATTTCAATTAGTTCAACACAGATTAGCCAATGGCAGTTGATATATAACGTTTGGAGATTAAAACATGATCAATACTTTTCAAGACACTTTGATCGCATTATCAATGCTATTGTGCATAACGAATATCTGAGTCTTGAAAGATTTAATTTAGATTTCTACAAAGAAGTAATCATACAAAATGCATTGCTTTATAGACATAATCTTAATTTAAAAAATTGGCAATTGGAAAAATTTCCTACCAATACACAAGACCTACACAAGTTGTTAGAACCCAACATACATCAGTTGATTAAGAAAGATTAGCTACGCTAATCTGTGATTTCGCTTGAGCTCAATCACATTTTTCTTCTTAGCTATTATCTAGATTACGTGGTCATAGTTCACCGTATGCACGGTGAACAAAAAACGCCATTATCTGAGTATAGCAGTCATCTATCATAATGAGATTGTTGTTTCCAACGCGGAGGCGGTTGACCGGTACCCCCTACTCAAGCTTCACATATCAACGGAACCCTAGTGACCCGATATAGATCCAAGTCCTACGAGCTGGGGTTGTATCTTTTTCACATAGCCCCGACCATTTGTTGCCTTAAGTTAGCAATTGCCTTTGACGCCCAAGTCCAGCCCGGGTATCTCACCGTTCTTCAATGGGGTTGAGTCAAACACTCAACACAGAGTCGTAATTGTTGCCTGTTAAATTTTGTTTATGATGTGTGAGCCATGCACACGAACTTGAATATGGCCGTTGTAATAATCTTGTGACTCTAATACTTGTCTTGCAAATTGTTCTCTTGCTTCGACATAACTACATTCAGATTTTGATCCGCAGTAATAAAGTATTTCTCTGGTGAAGTTTTTGGTGCCTAGTTTTTCGATGTCTAAAGTCAATTCTGGGCTTGACCCATAGTACTCTCGCCAATCGCTGTCGATCTTTGAGCGTATCTTTTTCTTCTTCTTTGTGCCGTTCTTTTGTGTTACAGTTTTGTAAGTTGTTTTACTAAATTTTGCTAATTTTTTGCCTATGTACTTGCGTCCAGAAAGATTATTTGTGATCAAGTAAACAAATCCAACACACTCTTCGGGCAATGTCTCAATTGGGGTATCTTGATATAGCCATGTCATGTGTTGTGTGCGATTTATCCTTGCGTTATAGTTATGCCTTAAAGTTGATTGGTTAAAAAATATGCCTACAATGCTAAATTATGCAAGTTCTACGTCGGTATTGTAACTGGTAAAACCATTCTCTTTTATCACTTTGAGAATGTTCTCCACACGTCCGGCTAGTTCATCTCTGTGGCTCACAAGCCAGATTGACTTGTGGCGCTCTCGGCTCATCTTCTTCAGCAGTGCTAGTGCGTTCTCTACACCCTGAGTATCTAAACCATTGTCGATGAGTTCATCAATGAACAACAAGTTAATTGGGCTGTACAGACTCTCCCATACATCACGGAATGCCCATGACATTGATAAGATCAAACGATTGCGTTCGCCACGACTCAAGTTATCAAAGTCTAGTTCACGACCCAGTTCTTCAATCATCACACTCAAGTCGTTTTGGAATTTCACAGTGTGTGGCAAGCCAATACGATCCAAGTAGTGCGTCAGTCGTGCGTTTAGATAACTCAAATTCTGATCAATAATCTTTTTACGTACAAAACTATCTTTGGATGTCAACAGTTTGAGCAAGAAGTCTTGGTGTTCTTGTAATCTTGTGAGATCATTGAGTGCATCGTAACTCACAGTCTGCAATGCCTGTTGTTGCATTTCAACAATCTGTTCAGTGTACGGATCCTTCTCTTCTCCTTTGGTAGCAATCTGAGTCAGTAATGTATTCATACGACTGCGATGCTCAACAGCTTGTGCTTCTGTATCATAATGCGTAACAGGGTGTGTACCAACCTCTACCAGTGTATGCTCTGCCAGTTGTTCAGCGTAAGGATCTGTTTCCGCACGTTTGGCATCAATCTTGTGCTGAATGTTTTCTAGTTCGCTTGAATGACGAATGGCTTGTGTTTCTGTATCGTAGTGTGTGGTGTGTTTTGTGCCCAGCGCACCCAATGCTTGTAATGCATCTGTATTTTCCATCCACTGACCATTAGTACTCAATGCTTGCAGAGAGGCTTCTTGCAATGCCTTCTCTTTTGTGCCCAATACTGTTTCATGATTGGCATCGTGGAAGTCTTGTCCACATGCATAACACTTGTGATTTTTTAATTCCGCAATTTCGATTCGGAGTTTATCAATAACTTTTTGTTCTTTTGCCTCGTCTGTAACGCACCTAGCAATCAGTTTTTCAAGATCGGCAATGTCTTTGGCTTTTTGTGTGTAAGCAGCCAAGTCCGCATGTGCTTGTAGTTCTGCTTGAATATCAATATGACTGAGCGTGTTAAGAGTTAGTTCCAGCTCGCCAATGTCTCGGTGTTGTTTTTGTTGCCAAGCAGTTTGGCGACCAACCAGTGCAGTATACGCATCCTGTTGTTGTTTACGTGTGGTCCATACAGCTAGATCTTTGTGAGCTAGCAATTCAACATCGATGTTGATCTTGGCTAGATCATCATATTGTGCCACAAGGTACGCTACATCACTGTCGTACTTCTTCTGCCAGAGCACTTGCCTGCGTTTCAAACTTTCAATCTGTTCTTCAATGCGTTTGTTGGCTTCTTGTTCTGCCCGTATACGGAATTCTTCTTGCGAGATACTGTCTTTGGTCTGCCGATTGAGTTCCTTGATGGCATCAGCACGTTCACTTAGTAGGGTAATACCCAACAACTGCTCAATGATGTTGCGTTGGTCGTTGGCTTTTAAACTCAGGAACGGTTCAGTGTAGGTGTTCAAGGCCAACACATGTTTGAACATGTCATGACTCATATTCATCACACGTTCGATAGCATCTTGTGTTTCACGACTGTCGCCTTGTGCTTCATCTGTGACAGCTTGAGCTTCGTTGTTGACATAAAATCGTAGCACATTTGGTTTACGACCACGTTCGATCTTGTACTCTTGACCATTTACAACAAAGTCCAAACTCACAAGCATGTTCTTGCCGTTGGTTTTGTTTACTAGATTGTCTTTGCGGATGTTTGAAAGTGCTTGGCCATACAAGGCATAACTTAGGGCATTGATGATTGTGGTCTTGCCAGTTCCGTTGCGTGATCCATCTCCACCTAAGTCTAAGTTTTCGCCTAATACCAATGTAAGGTCGTTACGGTCAAAGTCAATACCCTGTGTGGCATTGCCCACACTCATAAAGTTCTTAACAGTTAAATTTTTAATATGGATCATATAAAACTAGAAAACTCTGGTAATACTACACTTAATGATTCGTTTCTAAATTGATCCATTAATCTAGTTAATCTTTTAAATTCAGATAGAAACTGCGAAGAGTCCTTACTCCACATGTATTGTAACACATTTTTCCACTGTGCCGCAAGAGTAGTTGCTTGATTTTGGTAACACCAGTTGATATGATTTTTTATTTTATAATCAAGTCGGTCTTTGTGCTCGGTTGGCAATACTGTTAGCGTCAAGTGATCTGGTCCTATCATAGCTTGTATTGAGAATTTTGAAATATCTAAAATTTTGTTTTCATGCCATGTTGTTTGCAACTCAATTAAACTGGAAATATTTAAAAATCCCACAGTTGAAGTCACGGTAAAATTCACATGAGGACACTGTAGTTTGAGAGATGCTAAGTTAGATTCAATAGTAGGCCACTTGGTTCCGTGCCTGACATATTCGGCTACACGTCCTATTGCATCGAGACTTGCTCCAACTTTTACTTGACTGAATTTTTTCCATAAGTCCAAGACAGAAATATCTTTGTATGCAAGTGAAGTAAAGTTGGTGTTGTAAGTTACTTCTAGGTCAGTATTGCCACATTCAATTAATGCATCTAATATTTTGTAATGTTCTAGAGCAAGCAATGGTTCTCCACCTGCAAAATATATTTTTTCTGCTTGTGGCAAATATTTAATAATCTCTTCAAGTGCTAGTGCTTTTTGTGCAGATTGCATGCTTGCATCTAATGATTGTTGATTACCAAAAAGCTTCGATTCTTCTTGTGCAATAGCACTGCTAAAATAGCCATTGCACATTCTGCATTTGAGATTGCAGATATTGTTCAATCTTATATCAAGATAAACCGGCTCAAACGTTTTAAGTACTCCACTAGATTCGATATTTAATTTTTTTTGAGACCATTGAGCGTTGTGAGATCGTCTTGCACTCATCAATCCAGCATCCTCTTGGATATAACATCGGTTGCATTCCTTACTACGTTTGCCAGTCAACATGTTTGTTCGTAGAAGATTAAATACAGACGATTTTGAAATGTCATCTACCGAAGCATCATTGATATTACCCATTGGAAATTTTTGATCAGCAACACAACATGGTAACACATTTCCGTCGGGACCAACGTATAAATGCACCCATGGCAATACACAAAATGTGTCTTGTTGTTGATGAGTTGCAGTGTATTTGACATTGTTGACAATATGACTTTGCATTTTACAATCATCGGTAGAATACAACTTTTGTACTTGCGCTAGTTCGGTGTCTATGTTTTTATTGCCAGTTACAACTACAACAAAAAAATTGCTAATATCTATCTGACTAACGTATTGTTGTAACGTACATATGGCTTTTCCTGGCAAGTCTTCATAATCGTACACATCTATGCAGTCTTGGACTATTAGAATTCGAAAATTAGTGGTGTATTCGATCTGATAAACAGAAGTTAGAAAATTATATAATTTTTTGTCTCCGTCGGCCTGATAAAACTCTGACAGATAAAACGGTCCCGCAGTATCGTAAAGTTTTTGCAAACGATCTATAGATTTGTCAAACTGATTCATAAGTTTTGATATATTTTTAACAACAGTTTTGGATCGTAGAATTCAGATTCAATGTTAGTGAGTTGATCTGTTACAATTTGATCAACTGATTCAAACTTTATTTCGCCTGGCGCCATGTCTGTGTCGACTCCGGCTGCCTTGTTTGGAATAAGAGCCATTTCTCTTAGCCCGTAGTCTTTAATATAAGTTTCTTTGATAAAGTTAGCTTCTTCGTATGAGATCTCAATGTCTAATTGTACACGAACATGCATGTCTTTTGCTAGCACAGTGGCAGCATTGTCAATCACATTGCTGAGTCCTAACACACGATATCTTGGCTGCGCAGGCCAGGCATGAAACTCTGGCTCCTGTCCCCACTCTAGAATCATCATGCCGCGTTCATCATCGCTGGCATCAGCGTAGTTATGCGGGAAACAGTTGCCGATGTAGGTAATATTCTTTTTGGTCTGTCGTTTGTGAAAGTGTCCGGTAAACACATGCTCAAAGTTTACAAAGTCTTCTCTACGTACTTCACCATGATCTGGCATTTCTACCATGGCATTCATCAGGTAGCCGGGCAACTCAAAGTGCCCAAACATATATTTGCCTTTTAGTTTAGGAATCCGTTTATAATCATCTCCGCACAACCAAGGGGCGATAACAACGTCGCCACTAGAAACCCAATCATTGCATATCTCAATATTAGGGAGGTGTCGTGCCCACTCAACTGACTGTATATCGCGCTTGTCACGATAATAAAGGTCGTGATTACCAGGGATAAAATACACACGGTCGAAATTAGCATTCATGTGCTCCAGTGCCCGCAGGCTGTAGTTTAGTGTGACAATGTTTAGACTTGATCGATTGTTGTGCCAGTCGCCTAGGAACAAACAGGTTTCACAACCTTCACTTTTGGCTTTGGCAGTGGCCCATTTCACAAAGTTCAAGCAGTCTTCATTGTGTAACACACTGTTTGACTTAAGGCCAAAATGGATATCAGTAAAGACCGCAGCTTTTTTAAATAGATTCATACAGGATATAGTAGTTCTCGTAATTGTACACTATTTGTTGGGAACATGTCAAGCCCATAGCAACGAATCTCGTAGCCCAACTTTCTCAATTTCCATTGTACCCAACTTTGGCTAGGTAACGGAATGTCTCTCCATTCAAACAGTTGATTGGTCAAAGTGTGATTGACTATGTTGTGACACAACTGGTCTTGGGAGAGATACGGTTGTAGTGATAGCATAGTATCATGCAGGGGCACAAGATCCGCGATGTTCTTTTTGAATTCCAAATTGCAAAACTTCTGTAATTTCTGTATAGTTGATTCAAAATTGTACAGCAGTTCGTTGGTCAATACCAATTGACATCGTGCATGATGCCATCGGCCTGGGTGATACCATTCAACTTGATCAAACCAGGATGGCATCAAATTAAAACTGAGTATTTCTCTCTTGATCCAGATTGGTATCTGAGTAACCGGGGTATCTCTATTGACCGGCCAATTACTGTACAAGTTGTCGGCAAATACTGGATCTGATAACCGCACACTCCACCACTCCTTCCAAATTTTTGAATAGAAGTTGTTTATATTTAACAGTACTGAATCTGAATCAGGATACAAATAGATAACTTTTTCTGCAACATCCAAAATTTGATTTAAATTATTATCTAGTACTTCGTGTTGGTGTGTTTTTGGGTGGAGTCGAACAAACAAACAAGACTTTTCTTTGCTGGCAACTGCTTTCCACAGAGAGGAATGTATGTCATTTGCATGATTTCCATAAAACCGGTGACTGTTTCCGTTTATGCCAAACGGAGCCGTAATAGGAATGCCGGTAGCAAGGGTGGTCAGTACCCACTCAAGATAGGTACCGTACCCCCCGCCGTTAAACGCAATGGCAATGGTCATGAGTTTGTAAAATTACACAGGGTTAACCGAATCCGATTCAACTGCTTCTACCGGCTTATCCACAATGTAAGTGGTAATGGTAACAGGTCCACTTAATGCGGCCATGCTGGCCTTTCCGGCATTTTGTCTGGTCCATGACGGACTGAGTCCGTTGATCTCCAAGATGTCATCACGGATGTTCTGACTTTTCTTTTCTAAATTAAGGATGCGAGTAAAGCTGTTAGTAATAGCGGCAGTGTAATACGCAAAAGGATTCTGCGATTTTGATTCATCGAACTGTAGTCCGATCTGACTGAGTTGTAGCAAGGCCTGTCCTCGCATTTCTTCGTTGTATGTGTATCCACGCCAATTACTCCTGGTAGCATATCTTTCGCACAGCTTCATAAACATGTGTGCCAACTTACGTGTCATGTCGCCGTGATCTCGACTGAAGTAGCCAGTTTCTAAATCACCCCGCCAGTGACTACGACCCACACGGAACCGTTCCTTGTTTTCATCTAATCGCCAATGTTCAAATGGAGGAAAGTTCAGTCGCTGACGCACCGGGTTCAGCACCACGTCGTCCAGCAGTTCGTCCAGGGAATCATCAATGGGCTCGTCTTCAAACTCCAGCAGATCTTCAATTTTCTGTTTTTTCTTCTGTGCAGACTTGGGAATCTTTTTCTCGGCCATTGGGATATGATCCCAGCAGGTGATACGGAACACCAGGTCTGTATTGGGAATCTTCACAGGGTCCACAATGGTGCCTTCACGTTTGAGTCGGTCAGCACGATTGCGTCGGGCTTCAGCAATGGTGCGCTGGTTAATTTTGTCCAGTCCGGGCAAAATAATGTCGTATTGACTGTCTACTGCGGGATCCGCGTAGTAGCAGTAGGTGTTTTTACTGGCGTGTATCTCTTTGAGAATGTCTCTGTTGTTGAGATAGTTTACTTTTGGTGCAGTGGGTGTTGATGATATTGATTTCGACGGATCCAGTGTGGATGCTGTTCGTTTAGATGTTGCCACAGGCAGTGTCTCCTTGTAATGTATTTATTATAACACTTTTTACTGCATTGTCAACCTTTATCATTATATAGCCAGTTTATTTCTGCAATAAATACTGTATAGGAAAATCATTATGGCAACCACCCCATCACTAACCGCACAAGCCGCACAAGCACAACGTGAAAATGCTGTGGCAATCAAAACGTTGGCAGCGGCTCAAAACACAGTGATTGCGGCACAAAAAGCCGGCCGAACACCGTCTCCTGCGGCACTGGCGGCAGTTGAAGCTGCCACCACAGCAGTAAAAGCTACACAGTTGGCCACAAACAATGCCACTGCGGCAGTGACTTCGGCCTCTGGAAAAACTCCACCAGCTACCGGCCTGGGTGTTCCTGACTCGGTTGCATCAGCTGGCAATCGTAATGGCGGCGTAAGTCCACTGGTTGATCCTGGTGCCAAACAACTGCCATACAATGTGTCAACGCCAGCGCCCAGCTCGGGCAGTTTATTAAGCAATTCATCTGGATTACTAAACACACTGGGGGCAGCGGCACTGGGGGCAGCGGCAGCCAATCCATTGGCTGCGTTATCCTTGGCAAGTTCAATTGGTTCAATTTTCAAAAGCACAAAAGATGTTTTACCAGCCAGCACAGCAGTACCAAAAAGTGCTGCTGAATTAAATCCTGCAAGTGACCCAAGTCAATTTCCTGCATATGACGACGATGGCAATCTACAGCCCGGGTTTGCAATCAATGAAGAAACCGGTGGAACGTATTTCAGAGGCGACGCACCAGGTAAAACTGCTGACGCAGTTGAAAATGTGTTTGATCCAGGCAATACATTCAACGCCGGAGAAGAATCAGTATTTGATCCCAACAATGTTGATCCTAACTCGGATCCATTTGAACAGGCAAGATTTGAAGCAGGACTTGAACTCGACGGAGAACCACGAGAATTTGATCCTGGAGATGTGGCATTTCTAACAGATGAGGAAGCTGATGCACTTGATGCACAACAAGCTGAAAATCGTCGTGTCTTGTCCACAGAAGCCATAGAAGTTGACCCCACAGTTGATCCTGGTGAGAATGTTTTTGATCCAGGAGAGACAATCAACGCCGGAGAAGAATCAGTATTTGATCCTGCCAACGTTGAGCCCAACTCAGATCCATTTGAACAGGCAAGATTCGAAGCAGAACAAGCACTAGCAGAACAAGAAGCAACAGAGTTTGAACCCACAGATGTGCCTGTAATGACAGATGAGGAAGCAGACGCACTGGAACTAGAACAAGCAGAGAATCGACGAATACTAGCCACAGAAGCCATAGAAGTTGAACCCACAGTTGACCCAAATGCAGAAAATATTTTTGATCCAACTGGAACTGCCGGGGTTACTGAAAATGTATTCAATCCCGAGGCTGTGGGTGCCGACGATCCAGTCACAATACAACCTTCTGGAGACTTTGCCGCCAATCCTGAAGAAGAAGAAGAGCGTACCAATCTCAATGCTGCCATAAAACAAGGCACCTTGGACAAGGCACGAGCACAGAACACCATTGCCAACCAGCGCAGAAATCCCAACAACGGTGATTGGCGTGTTAAGTTACGACTAGCACCAGGTGCTGATTATTTGTACAATGCCCCAGAACCTGGAATATTACAGCCACTAAAAGGCACAGGAATTATATTTCCTTACACACCCACAATTGGCACTTCGTACAAGGCCAACTATGCAAGTTATGATCTAACACACAGCAACTACAAAGGCTACTACTATCAAAGCAGTTCAGTTGAACCAGTCACACTGAGTTGTCCATTTACTGCACAAAGCACAACAGAGGCTGAATATCTGTTGGCAGTGATACACTTTTTTAAATCAGTGACAAAAATGTTCTATGGTCAAGATCCTCAACGTGGCACACCACCTCCATTGGTGTATCTAACCGGACTGGGTGAATACCAATTCAACGAACATCCCTGTGTGGTGCAGTCTTTTACCTACGACCTGCCTGTAGATGTGGACTATATACGTGCTCGCAGTCCCAATGTCAACAACAGTAACATGCTGAACAAACGTCAAAGCACCAATCCCACAGGCCCTGGCACAACCTGGGGTGGTGGCATACTGGGCAATGTACTAGGTGGAGCCATCAACCGTTTGGCCAACGCCGGATTACCCAAAGGTGGCATGAGCAAACCACCAGCACCTGCATCATTTGGTCAAAACAGTCCCACCTATGTGCCAACAAAGATGAACATAAGCATATCACTGCTGCCGGTTCAAAGCCGCAAGCAACAGAGCCAACAGTTCAGCCTACGTCAGTATGCCAATGGTGACCTACTCAAAGGAGGATTCTGGTAATGGCAACCTACAACGCAACCAGTCCGTACTATACCACAGGGTACAGTCAGTTCTTTTTGGACACCATGGTCAACAGACCAATACCCAGCCAAACGGATGACCTGCCATTCACAATCAATCAGACCTATCAGTATCGTCCAGACCTGTTGGCATTTGACCTGTACGACAACTCAGGCCTATGGTGGGTGTTTTATCAACGCAATCCCAACACACTGACCAAACCTCCGTTGGATTTTGTGATAGATACTTTTATCTACGTGCCCAAGTTGAGCACACTGCGTTCAGTGCTGGGATTTTAAACCATGGCAACCAGAGCAGAGCTACAATCTGAACTTACCCAGATACAGCAAGAAATTGTTAAGTTGCAAGGTGAACTTACGCGGCTTGGGGGATTTTTGGCAGAAAGTCGCGCCAATCCTGCACTGGCTGATTTAATTACATCGCAAGAAGCAACTATAGCAAGAACCCAAGAGAGAATAGCCACATTAGAACAACGAGCAACTGATGTTCAAGCACAGATAGCGGCCATTCCTGATGAACCCCCTGCACAGTCAGCAGCCGCAGATGTTGCTAACAGCGCCGCCGGTGCCACACAGAATCCTGCACCGGCTCCGGCCAGCACAGGTCGATTGACCACTACCGAAGCTGCCACCTTGGCACAGAATACCGAAACCGGAACCAACCCGCCGGTAAAGACCCTGACAGAAACACAAAGTGTTCCGCCAGCCAACACCGGCAACGATTCAGAAGGCCGTCCCGGTGGCGAACCTGGTGTGGGTGCCACTGGTGAGGATGGTGTCACAGCGGCCAACACCAAACAAATTATATCAGCTGCCCAGACCAACCAATCAACATTTACACCCAGGAACAATGTGTTAGACCAGTATGCCAGTTACACCTACAACATTGGTTGGTATTTGATGACTCCAGAACAATACACTACCTTACAAAAAACCAGCAAGATAGCAGTGAGTCAGTACAACCTGTTGATACAAAGTGGTGGTGCACCGTCCACAGTTGAAGGTGTACAACCTGACTTGAACAGCAGTGGCGCAGTGGCCGGTGTTTCAAAGTCTGCAGGAAGAAATCCATTCTTTGGCTTAGATTACTACTTTGATAATTTTGTACTAAAAAGTAAAATCACAGGCAAGGGCAGTGGCCTGGCACACAATGCAGTAGAATTGAGTTTTACAGTGACTGAAACAGCAAGTATAACACTTATCAATAACCTTGCACAAGCAGTAACAACACTATACAAAAATGACAGCATCAAGCCCATATCAGCATACTTTGCATTGGTCATACGCTTTTACGGCTATGACGAAAATGGAAAAATTGTTCAGGCCAGTGACTCTGATAATAAAAGTGCTGTTGTAGAAAAAATTATACCTTTTAGGTTGAAAGACATTCAGTTCTCTGTGTCTAACAAGTTGGTTGAATATCAAATACAAGCTCAACCAGTTCCGTACCAGGTCGGGCTTGGCAGTAGTTTAGGTGTGGTTAAATCAAGTATTCAAATTTCGGGCGGCACTGTAAAAGACCTGTTGACCAAAGGAGTTGCACTAGCCGAGGTGTCGCCAGCGGATGGAAGAACAACCACTCCTACACCAGCCAAGCCATCCACACCTCCGGCAGCACCACCTCTTAAGGATACAGTTAGTCCTACAGCCTTGATGGCTACCGGTTCAGATTATAATCTAGTAAATGACAGCGGCATGTCATTTGCCCCCGGGAATTTTTAAGGAAAACATATGGCAGGAATATACGACACCCTTGGAAATTACGTAGGCGACGACGGCAGTGCGGAACCTGGCGTACGATCCATTAACGATAGTGCGGCTGCCGCACCAGCGGCACCTGCGGCTGCACCACCCAAGGCCAATGCAGCCCCCAGTGTAAAGAAAAATATTGCAGTTGGGTTGATGGAATTTTTGAATAAGACCGAAGCAGATTTAGTAAAAGAAGGCGTGTTTAAAGTGGCAAACATTTACAGTGTGGAGTTTGCCCCGGCAGCACTGGGTGACGCTCTTGTTACCAAAGGCGGAAAACCCAACAAAGCAAAACTTCCAATGCAACAGGCAAAAAATCCTGCTGACAAAGTGAATCCTGAAAGCAACTCGGCTGATTATGATGTTAGAACATTTGGAATCACTGCTGGTCAACCAATCATAACTGTCTTAGATGAAATATTAAAAAACAGCACATACATTGCTGATCAGGCTGCTTATATTGTTGATGAAGTCTCTCAAGAGACAAAACCACAAAAACCCCTGGGTAATTTAATGTGGTATAAAATTTCTGTAGAAACTACACCTATTGCCTTTGACGAAAAACGTGGAGATGATGCGTATAATATCAAGTATGTAATTTCTGCATATCCTATAAACAGTATGCAAAGTGAATATTTTCCAGAGAGTAAAATACGTGGACGCCACAAAAGTTACAAGTATTGGTTCACTGGGCAAAACACATCAGTTCTAAGATTCGAACAAAAGTTCAATAGTTTATATAAAAACACATTCAACAATCCAAAAATTCTCACTGATTCCAACACAAAAAATAATAGAAACACACCCGGACGTGAATACCAGGCCGCAGTGGCTGGCAGTAGCAGTCAAGGTGCCGAAGGACTGACAAATTCAATAGGTGCATCTGCTGCCGACTATTTGTATAGCCCAACTGATATTGCCAAATGTGAGTTGACCATTGTTGGCGATCCAGCCTGGCTACAGCAAGGAGAAGCGGCCACTGGTATCAGTTCATTGAACTATAATTTTAATCCGTTTAATGCTGACGGCTCAATTAATTTTGATGCACAGCAAATTATTTTTGACCTACAATGGAGTCCTGGTGTAGATTATGACTTAACAGGAACTGGGCTGGCAAATCCAAATGTTTCTGGTGCACCTCAGGCCATCTATACATACGTGGCAACAGAAGTTACTAGCAAATTTAGCAAAGGCAAATTTGAACAGGACATCAAAGGGGTGCAAGTTGATGTGTTAATTCCAGATGCTCCCGCCAAAATCGCCACAGCGGCCGCCACAGTAGAACGAGCCGATGCTACCCCACCGCCACCCCCAGCTGTGCGCCCACCTGCATTGCCTCCTCCTCCGCCATTTAGCAACACCGGCGGTGGAGCAGCCACAGGAAATCCAATACTGGCACAAGGAACGCAACTAGGCAATCCTAACATTAGGCCTGGTAGTTTGCGTGAGCGTGCCGCACAGGCCAATGCTGCCAGAGCAGCTCAAACCAATGCAAATGCGGCCAACACCACATCAACAACACCAGTACAAAAAATCAACAGAGAAACATAATGGCAGATAATATTATTAGAACCAAAGGCGTTGCGCCCAATTATAAACTTGACCGCGGCGGCATACCTTCGCAGTTTGGACCATTTGTTGGAGTGGTAAAAAATAATGTTGACCCTACCAGACAAGGGCGACTACAAGTTTACATTGAGCAATTTGGTGGAGGAGACCCTGAGAATAAAACATTATGGCGCACAGTTGGTTATGCCCCGGGATTTTATGGATCAACTCCACCAAGCCCTGGCAAGAAAGGCGACACCACTAGTGTGGGCGGATACCTTGATGGTAATCCACAAAGTTACGGCATGTGGTTTACTCCTCCGGACATTGGAGTAAGTGTGCTGTGTGTATTTGCCGGCGGTGATCCCAACTTTGGATACTACATAGGTTGCATTCCAAACGCAGGCATAACGCACATGGTTCCTGCAATCGGATCCAGCAAGGCGTTTGACTTGCAAAACAGTGATCAAAAAAGCTATTACAATGGCGCCACAGTGTTGCCAGTGACCGAAATCAATCCAAACAATTCTAAAATTGATGATAACCCACAGTTCTTTAACCAGCCAAAGCCAGTACACAGTTTTCTGGCTGCAGAAATGTTCCAGCAAGGCACACTGGGCGATACACAACGTGGACCGATAGGATCAACCAGTCAGCGAGAAAGTCCCAGTGCTGTGTTTGGAGTAAGCACTCCGGGACGTGCAGTATACCAAGGCGGTATAACTGAATCTGACATTAAAAAACGCATTGCCGCTGGGTCAATCAGTGCGGCAGACGTCACTGTGATTGGACGCAAAGGTGGTCACAGCATTGTGCTGGATGACGGCAATTTAGAAGGTGACGATCAACTAGTGCGAATTCGCACTGCTGGCGGACATCAAATCACCATGAGTGACGACGGCAACTTTTTCTACATCATTCATGCCAATGGCCAAGCCTGGTTAGAATTTGGACAAGAAGGCACAATTGATGTGTACGCCACAAACTCAGTTAATGTTCGCACACAAGGCACAATTAATCTACATGCAGACAAAGATATCAACATGTTTGCTGGCGGCACAATCAATATGAAAAGCATGACCGGCACAACGCTAGAAAGTGAAAGAACAATAACCCTGGCCAGCAACACTGAAATGACTCTTTACAGCAAAGCCCGCATTGGTGTACGTGCCGACGGCAGTCTTGCAATGGTCAGCAACAACGGATCATGGAACGCAGGTGGTGCAATGGTATTACGAGCTGGAGGAATTGATCTCAACGGCGGATCTGCTGAAAATGTAGAACCTCCTGTCAAACTAGAAAAACGCATAATGCCCGACACTGAGTTTAACAATGCCACAGGTTGGCAGATTTCTGCTACAGGATTGGAAAGTATTGTGACACGAGCTCCCACACACGAACCATGGCCATTCCATAATCAAGGTGTAGAAGTTGAAGTGGCCATGGAAGAAGGGCAACCAACTACTCCGCCCAATACTCCGCCATTGCCGTCAGGTTGGAGCGGAACAGTAACAGGTAGTTCAAATGGTTAAGTTTACATTTGCATTGCCAAACGGACAATTCGTCACACTTGACGGCCCTGCAGGTTCTACATTAGTGCAAGCAGAGAAAATATATCTTCAACAGTTGGCCGCTGGCGCATTTGTTGGGCTAAGATCAGGAGATCAATTACAGTCTCGAGAAAACACAACAATTCAATTCACTCAATCTCGTCTTGATCGTGGCACAGCAGGTGTTCCAGATACACCGTTACTGGCAATTTATAACAGCGGCATAATATCTTCGTTGCCTGTTCTGGCCAATGTACCCATCAACAATGGTATCACAGTGGCAGACTATGTGGGTCAATCAACTGTGACAGAAGGCATCGGTCCACTATCAACATCGCAAGTGCAGGCCGTTATGGCCGCTGTTGCGGCCAGTGTGTGCCAACCTGCCGACGTTGTGACTGATGAACTGGGTGTTGGCAAATATGGACTGAGTTCACAACAGCTGGAAGATGCTGGATATTTAAAATGCGGCACCACTGCTAGATTTTTAGGACAAGCACAATGATTGGATTAACTGATGTATTAAAAAGTCCCAGTGTATGGACCGGCAAAGATGGAGTGTCTGCAGTAACCGACCTGTTAAAAAATCCTCCACTGCAGGATAAAATACAGTTTGGCCTAATGAAATCTAGTTTTGACACCTTGGTCAAAACTGGAGAAATTGTAACGCCTGGCACAGATTTAAAAGCACCAACCGGCCTGTTATATAATGCGGCTGCAAATGCTGGAAAAAGTTTAATATCGCCCACTGCCGGTCTAGTAGAACTCCCCAAAGAATTGAGCAGTCTGGCTTCTGGCAGCTTATCTAGTTTAACCAGTGGGTTATCGGGCGCACTTGGCAGTGCCACTGGGGCATTGGGCGGATTGGCAGGAGGCCTGGGCGGCGCCGCCGGCGCATTGTCTGGAGCACTCGGCAGTGCCACTGGAGCATTGTCCGGAGCACTTGGCGGTGCCACCAGCGCATTGTCCGGAGCAGTTGGAGGTGCCACTGGGGCATTATCTGGAGCACTTGGTGGTATCACCAGCAATCTTGGCAGTGTTTCATCATTGGCCAATAACGGCACAGCGCAACTTGGTGGACTATTGGCCAATGCCAGTAAATATGGAGTTGGCACAGCAGTTGAATGGGCCAAAACTACATCTGGCGCCACTGGTGCAATAGCAGGAATATCTGGAGCACTATCTGGCGGTGCATCGGGTGTAGCCAATGTATTGTCTGGAGGTATTGGTGGAGCACTTGGAGGTGCCACCGGAGCACTATCCGGAGCACTTGGTGGTGCCACAGGCGCATTATCCGGAGCAGTTGGAGGTGCCGCCGGAGCACTCGGAGGCGCTGCCAGTAAATTAACATCTGGGCTGACAACTCAGATGGACTCACTGGCCAAACAAGGAGAGTTTGCAGTTAATTTCAGCGACACTAAATTACCGGCCGCAGTGGCCGGCATTGTTCCGGCCGCAGGATTCAAAGGAACCATTGATAGGTCTACATTAAATGCGGCCACTGCCAAACTAGTTGGCAGTGATAAAATAGGATTGCCAGACTTCAGCCCACAAGCAGTTGACACATCTGCATTGACTGATGCCGCAAGCAAAGCTAAAGGCTTGCTGTCTGGTGGTCTAGATGCTGGCGGATTGTTGGCCAGGGCGTCTGGTGCCGGCGGCCTAGGAAGTGTAACAGCATCACTAAACGGTGCCATAAGCGGCGCCACATCTGCTCTAAGCAGTGTAACCGGCGCAGGCGGTGCCATAAGCGGTGCACTGGGTAAATTACCTTATACAGGAACAGATTCAAACACACTGCTAAGACTAGGACAATCGCCTGATCCATTGGCTGCAATCAAATCTAGATTAGGGTAAATATTACTATGACAACATTTGTAGGATTCAACACAATCAACCAGCCAAAGAAGTTTACACTTGTGGACTTTGAATTGATCAAGCGCGACTTGTTGAATGCATTTAATATACAGCAAGGGCAATTGGTTGGCCGTCCGGGATACGGCACAGTGATTTGGAGTTATCTGTTTGAAAATCAAACACAAGACACTGAACGAGCAATACTGGCAGAAATACAACGTGTGGCTGGCCTAGACCCAAGAATCTATATTGAATCTGCTGAACTATTTCCACAAGACAACGGTATACTCATACAACTTGCAGTAAACACAGTGCCGGGACAAACAACACAGTTCTTATCACTGTTTTTTGATCAGCAAAATCAAACTGCAGGCTACGTCTAAACATAAACTGGGTGGTTTATTTTCGCCATAAATAATCTACAAGATGGATTATTATGGCAAAAACTACTAGACAAACTGCGGTATTTGGTGTTGAGGATTGGAAAAGAATCTATCAAACCTACCAAGAAGCCAACTTCCAAAGTTATGACTTTGAAACTCTTCGCAAGAGTTTTGTTGACTACATACGACTGTACTATCCAGAAACATTCAACGATTACATTGAGTCAAGTGAATTTATTGCTCTACTAGATGTGATGGCGTTTATGGGTCAAGCACTGGCCTTCCGTACTGATCTCAACACACGTGAAAATTATTTAGACACTGCTGAACGTCGTGACAGTGTGGTTAAACTTGCCAATTTGGTCAGCTACACTCCCAAGCGTAACACAGAAGCATCTGGATACCTTAAAGTATTTTCAATTCAAACCACAGAAAACATTGTGGACTACAACGGCATTAACCTGAGCAATATCACTGTTAACTGGGCCGACCCAACTAACTTTGACTGGCAAGAACAATTTACTGCTATCTTAAATGCCGCATTGGTCAACACACAACGCACAGGCCGTCCTGGCAACAGAACTACCATTAACGGAATTCGTACAGACGAATACACAATCAACTTGTTGCCAGGCTTCTTGCCGGTGATCCCTTACAGTTCTGTTGTGGATGGTGTCAACATGCCATTTGAAGCAGTCAGTGCCACAGCCAGTGGCCGCGGCTATGTATACGAACCTAGTCCACGTCCTAACGGACAATTTAATGTGTTGTTTCGTAATGACCAACTGGGATTTGCTTCTGCCAACACCGGATTCTTTTTCTTGTTCAAACAAGGTGTGCTACAAAACCAAGATTTTAACTTGCCTGAACGAATTTCTAACCGTGCAGTCAACATCAATATTGAAGGCGTCAATAACACTGACCGTTGGCTATATCAATTAGACAATGTGGGCAACATAAGTCGTGAGTGGGAGTTTGTTGAAAGTGTGTACACTGCCGCAGCCGAACAGCTCACAACGCTACGATCAATATACTCGGTTACCAGCAGAGCCAATGATCAAATTACCATGAACTTTGGTGATGGTGTATTCTCAGAAATTCCTGTTGGCACTTTCCGTGCTTATGTTCGTGCATCAAACGGATTGCAGTACATTATCAATCCTGAAGAGATGCAAAATGTTTTATTGAGCATCAGTTATGTCAGCCGTACTGGACAACTAGAAACACTCACAATGACATGTGGTATCACTGAGCCAGTGAGCAATGCTCTTGCTCGCGAAACCATTGATGATATCAAGCAACGTGCACCGGCCCGGTACTACACACAGAATCGCATGGTCAATGGTGAGGACTACAACAACTTTCCGTTCACTCAGTACAATTCAATTATTAAATCTAAAGCACTGAACCGTGCGTCAATTGGCACAAGTCGATACCTTGACCTAGTTGACAATACTGGAAAATATTCAAGTACCAACACATTCTCCAGTGATGGTGCCTTGTACGAATATAATGCGTTGCCTACGTTCCTATTCACGTGGCTGACAACCAATGAAATTGGTGATGTTCTCACCAATCAAGTTGAAGTCAACTTGGCCAACAGTCCTGCTAAACAATTTTACTATGCTAATTTCCCTCGCCTGTCGTTGTTGCCACTGGCAGTGACCTGGAACGAAAGCACAACTCTGGCCAATGAAACAACAGGTTATTTTAAAAATTCTGCAGGAAATCCTGTACCAGTTGGACAATACGCCAGCAATAACATGCAATATGTTCAAACTGGCAGTTTGATTAAGTTTGTTCCTCCTTCGGGCTATTACTTTGATGCCAATAATACATTAGTGTTGGGCACACCAACTCGAGCAGATGAAAAGTTAATAATCTGGGCGTCAGCCATGGCAATATACAATGACGGAACAAATCAAGGTCTTGGCAATTTTAGCAACGGAGTTGGACCTGTGGTGCTTAATAATTTTGTGCCCACTGGCGCAGTATGCAGTCAAGTTATTCCATTGTTTGTAACAGACCTAGGAACAGATGTGCGTAACAGTGCTGCCGCACAGATTGAATTGTATCGTAACTTTGGACTGGGTTATAATAATCTAACCAAAACCTGGTATTTAATAACTGCAAATAATCTTGCTATTGATGCTACCTGGAGCCAAACATACGAAGGTGACACCACTGGCGCAAACTTAGATGCCAGCTGGTTCTTGCAGTTTATAACCGACGGCGAATCGTACACAGTTACAAGCCGTGCGCTGAACTATTATTTTGGCAGTGTGCTACAGACACGCTTCTTCTTCTACGGTGACGAACAAATTTATGATAGTCGTACCGGAACCACCATCCGTGACTTTGTCAAAGTGTTAAAAACCAACAGCAGACCAGACTCAAATTTACCGCTTGAAAGCGACGTTTCCATGCGGATCATTGACCAACCAGTTCAACCAGACGGCTATGTTGATGACTATCAAGTGCTGGTTTCCTGGCAAGACAACGATGCCGACGGCGTCCCAGATGATCCAGACTTCTTTGACACAATTGTTGCACCCACTGTGAACCCCACAACTAAAAATGTGTTCTTTCAACAAATTGTCGACTTTAACAATCTACAACGGTACGTATTGGTAGAACCTGGAGTTATAAATTCTCAGTATGCCACCCAGAGTGACATCGAAGTGGTAAAATCACAGTACATAGTTGGACAAGTGTTCTATGCATACGGTGTTTACGATACCACAACACTGTCATACACAACATCGCCAGCATTTTATATCCTGTCGTTGACTGCCACCGGCACCACTGAACTGGTAACAACACGTGATTACATAACTCGCGTTGGCAGACAAGACCTGTTTTTCCAATACAGACACAACAGTTCGTTGACCAATCGTATTGATCCAGGATCAACCAACATTATCGATGTCTATGTGGTCACGCAGGCATACTACACAGCATATAGAAACTACATTGTAGACTCAACAGGAACAGTTCCAGAGCCAGAACCACCATCTTTAGATACACTAACTACTGAGTATGCAGGACTACAAGACTATAAAATGATTTCAGACAACATGATCATTAACTCAGTTGACTTTAAACCATTGTTTGGCCTCAAGGCCGCACCAGAACTACGTGCAACTATTAAGGTGATTCGTGCCAGTGGATCCACAGCATCCGTTAGCGAAATAAAGAGTTTGGTGGTGTCCTTTATCAACAGTTATTTTGCAATTGAAAATTGGAATTTCGGCGATACGTTCTACTTCTCAGAACTATCCGGATACCTGCATCAAAACATCGGCGATGTGGTAAGTTCAGTTGTGTTGGTTCCAATAAGCCCACAAAAGAGTTTTGGTGACTTGTACGAAATACGGTCAGCACCTAATCAAATTTTTGTTAACGCAGCCACTGTGGCAGACATTCAGGTAATAGAAGCATTGACCAGCACAAATCTTAGAACTGCCCCTGGCAGCGGAGTAATTTAATGGCCACAGTGAGAACAGTAGATTTTCTACCAGAAATATTCCAAACCTCCACAAACAAGCAATTTTTAGCTGCCACCCTGGACCAGTTGGTTCAAGAACCGCAGTTTAAAAAGACACAAGGATATGTTGGACGACGTGTGGGACCAGGTGTAAATGCCGACGATAGATATGTTGTAGAACCTACTGAATCTCGTCGAGACTATCAATTAGAACCTGGCGTTGTATTCAGAAAAACTGATTCCACAGTGATCAAAGACGCAGTTACCTATCCAGGCATTACCGATGCGTTGGGCACACAAGGTGCGTTTGTTGATCAAAGCCAGCGACTTTATACCAGCGAATACTATACCTGGGATCCGCAGATTAACTGGGACAAGTTTGTAAACTACAGCCAATACTATTGGCTACCCGGTGGCCCGTTGTCAGTTGATGTAGGTGGTACAGCAGTTCCATTGACTGCAGATTATACTGTCACAAGAGAAAATGGTGTATATACATTTTCAAACTATACCGGCAGTAATCCTACAATTACGCTATTGCGCAACGGCAACTACACATTTACTGTGGCACAGAATGCAACAGAAACAGTAAATTATCGTGTAACAGCGGCCACAACATCAGCATACATTATTGATTACTTGCCAAATCCATCACTGACACTGGTGCGTGGCAACACCTATGTGTTCAATTTAAATCTTGGTGTAGTATCACCATTCTGGATTAAAACAACTCCGTCGCAAGGCCGCATTGATCAATACAATACTGGTGTAAGTCGCAACGGTGCAAACACTGGCAACATTACATTTACCGTTCCACAAGACGCACCCGACACCTTGTACTACGCAAGTGAAACGCAGTTTAACATGCAAGGCGTGCTGACAATTGTTGACGGAACTCCGGGCACAGGCCCTGGATTCTGGATTCAGACTGATCCTGGCGTCGAAGGTGTACTGCCTTATGCACCTAACATTTCTAGTAGAGATGTGTTGGGTGTAACCAACAACGGTGAAGATCTTGGAACAGTGACATTCAGTGTTCCTGCTGCCACTGCACAGAGTTTTTACTATGGATTAACTAGCATTGCTCCTGTTGACCTTGCCACTAATCTGACATTTAGTCAGATCAACAATGTTTTTCTTTCTGAATTTTTTGCAGAGTATCCGTCGGGGATTGATGGAATTACAAATTTAAATGGCCGCACACTAGTATTCCTCAACACAACCACTGGCGACGATGGGTGGGAAGTTGTTAGTCAATTTGATCCATTGCCTGCGTCTGGTACAGGAATTGGTAGTTTTGATAGCACAGCATTTGCACAGGCAATTCCACTCACGCAGTCTGACCGTTACAGTGTATGGCAAATAACATACGTGACATCATCAGGAGGGCAGCAGTACATTCAATTAAATCCAGTATTGCCGGTGGCCGAGTTAGAAAAGTTTACTATTGCCTTTGGTACACAGTATTCGAATACTGGTTGGTATAAAGATGCTTCTGGGTACTTTGAAGAAATTCCGTTGCTGACAGCAATCAAAGATGTATTGTATTATCAAGACGGCACAGACCCTGGAATTTTTGGACAAATTCGTTTACTTGATCAAACCAATGCAACCACAACATACATCAACGATATCATTGGAAAACCCAACTATACCAGTTCAAATGGTGTGGTGTTCACCAATGGACTCAAGGTTCAATTTCGTGGCAGCACAATACCAGCTGAGTACGAAAATCAAGAATACTATGTTGAAGGTGTAGGCACAGCTATTAGATTACTACTGGTCAGTGATTTTATTACACCCGAGCCATACACTGAAAATGAATCTATTCCTTTTGATAGTCTAGCATTTGATGTTGGAAACTATGATGCTTCGTTGAGTTCACCACTGATTCCAGAGTATCTCACAATCGGACGTGCCAGTCCAGATTTAAATGCCTGGACACGCAGTAATCGCTGGTTCCATATTGATATCATCAATGCATCTGCGGCTTATAACAACACAACACCAATTTTAAGCAACTCTCAACGTGCTAAACGTCCTATTATAGAATTCAATGCAGGAACACGATTATATGATTTTGGAACACAAGGAAAACTTCCGGTCAATATTGTTGATTTCAATATCACCGATGCACTGAGTACCATCAACGGATCACTGGGCTACGGCATTGACGGATACGAATTTGTCAACGGCACCCGTGTTATTTTCGCAGCAGACACTGATCCAGACGTCAGAAATAAAGTTTACGTTGTAAATTTTATTATACCTGACACTGTGGCGCCCTTGATTGCACAACCTATCATTAATCTAGTTCCTGCAGATGACTCAACTGTGTTGATTGACCAAACCGTAGTCACACTCAGCGGACTAACAACACAAGGAACCAGTTATTATTATGATGGTGTTACTTGGATTAGAGCACAACAAAAGACAGCCACGAACCAAGCGCCATTGTTTAATGTGTATGATTCTGCTGGAATTAGTTTCAGCGACCGTGCCAAGTACCCCAGTTCTACATTTGTCGGCAGTAAGTTATTCAGTTATGCCACTGGCCAGGGTGCCGCAGACACTGTGTTAGGATTGCCACTGCGTTATCTAAGTATAAACAACATTGGTGACATTGTATTTGATAATAATTTTTACACAGACCAGTTTATCTATGCTGAACAAAACACTTCGAAGACTGTTAATATAAGTGAAGGTTACTCGTATCAATATGCCAGTCGAGTCGTCTACGAACGAGAACTTGGTTGGAAAGTGGCTGCGACTCCAAGTTTGATTCGTCAACAATTTCAGTTCACCTACGATGGATCTCCATTACGATTCAATATCAATATACCCGAGAACACAGTTGTTCCACCAATACAACTTTTTGTGGCCAACAAGTATATACTGCCTGCAGAATACACAGTAACCAGAACCAATGCTACAACCACAATTGTATTGAATAACATCTACACGCCAGGATCAATCATTGAAGTTCGGGTATTAAGTACGGAGCCAAGCGACAATGGTTTTTATCAAGTGCCAATCAACTTGGCAAATAACCCGTTTAACGTTAACAGTCCGTACTTTACGTTGGGCACTATACGAACACATTATGAAAGTATTGCCGAAAACTTAATTACCTTCACTGGTGATATCAACGGCGCAAACAACACACGAGACCTAGGCAACATTGGTCGGTACGGCACAACTATACTGGAACAAAGCGCACCATTGACTCTGGCTGGCTTCTTTATGAGAAGCAGTGAGTACAACGTATTTAAGTCAATGGAGTTTAACGATAGAGAATACACCAAGTTTAAAAACAGACTGTTAGAAAATACCATTCGCGGCGAATGGGGCAATTTAACAACAAGCGAAATTCTTGACTCTGTGGTTACTGATTTAAACATTGGTAAAACCAATGTAAACAGTTTCTATTACAGCGATATGTTGCCCAGTGGCAATGTCTACACAGACACTGTATACACAGTGACACCGATCACTGTTGGCATATTTGACACACTACAAACACACTCGTTTACTTCTGCAAACTTCTTAGGGTTATTGGTGTTTTTGAACAACACCCTGCTGACACTAAACTATGACTACACAGTGGCAACAGATGGACCGACACTCACTGTCACTGTTCCGTTGGCAGTTGGCGATGTAGTTACTGTTCGTGAATATGCAGACACTGCTGGAAATTATGTTCCTAATACTCCTACCAAAATGGGTCTATATCAGGCATACAAACCTGAAATGTTCCTGGATGAAAACTATGTAAACCCAACTGTTGTTATCCGTGGGCATGATGGCAGTATTACCGCTGCCTTTGGTGACATGCGCGATGATATTTTATTGGAATTTGAACGCAGAATTTTTAACAATTTAAAGACCGAAGGTAACCCAGTACCAATCCCACCCGAAGAAGTCATTCCAGGATATTTCCGCACAACTGATTACACGCAGGCCGAGATCACAACCATCCTAGGCGAAAGTTTCTTGACCTGGGTAGGACAAAACAAACTAGATTATAAAACACAGCAGTACATTGCCAACAACCCATTTACCTACAACTATAGCCAAGCCGGCGATAAAGAAAAAGATTTGCCATTACTGGGAGCCTGGCGCGGCATCAGTAGATATTTCTATGATACACTGAGTCCCAATTATACTCCGTGGGAAATGTTGGGCTTTAGCCAACAGCCTGCATGGTGGGAAACACGCTATGGCCCTGCGCCATACACACAGGATAACTTGGTGTTATGGGACGATATACAGGCGGGTATTGTTGCTGATCCAGACGGATATTATATTAAACCCGACTTCGTAAGACCAAACTTGTCAACTTATTTTATACCCACAGGCACAGAAGGCCAGTTACTGGCTCCATTGGACAGTGTGGTTGGACAATACAATCCCAATGCATTCCGTAAGAGCTGGGTTGTTGGCGACGGCGGCCCTGTTGAGGCCGCATGGTGGACCAGCAGTAGTTATCCATTTGCTGTGATGCGCCTGTTGGCACTGACACGCCCAGCAAAATTCTTTAGTTTGTTTGCAGACCGAGATCTTTACAAGTACAGTACAGAATTTGAACAGTATTTGTACAATGGTCGATATCGACTAGATGCCAGTGGCGTCCAGGTATACGGCGGCAACGTTAACATATCAACCGGTGTTGTTACACCTGTCAGCAAGGCCAGTTATATCAACTGGATCGTTGACTACAATCAACAGCTGGGTATCAATTCAACACAGGCACTGGAAGAAGCACTGGCAAATCTTGACGTGCGGTTGTGTTGGAGAACTGCAAGTTTCACAGATAAACAATATCTCAAAATATACACAGAACGTTCTAGTCCTAACAGTTTGAATTCAAGTTTACTGTTGCCCGACGAAAGTTATGACTTGATGTTGTATAAAAACTCACCGTTTGCCAGTGTGGCATACAGTGCAGTGATTGTTCAATCGACTGATACAGGATATGCAGTATTTGGCTACAGCACAACTGATCCGTACTTTGACATTTATGCAAGTCGCGCCAGTGGCGAGTTACAAACTATCAGCGCCGGCGGCAGCACAGTGCGTGTTCCGCGGCAATACACAAATGATATTGTACAAGTTCCATATGGATTTGTATTCACCAACCAATCAAGTGTGGTTGACTTCTTGTTGAGCTATGGACAATACTTGACCACTCAGGGTCTAGTGTTCGACACACGAGAAAACGGCTACACGCTGGACTGGAAACAGATGGCCAGCGAGTTTCTTTATTGGGCAAACCAAGGCTGGGCTGTCAACAGTTTAATCAATTTAAATCCAGCCGCACTGCAATTGACTGCTGACCGACCCGGAGCAGTGGTTGACAGCATCAGTGTGCAGAATCCAGAAAACATGTTGCTGGATCAAAATCGTACGCCGTTTGATGCTAGAAATTTGGTAATTGAACGATTAGAAAACAGATTCACAATAAATGGCACAAACAACCAGGCAATTTCTTATGTTAAATTACAATTTGTTAACTACGAAGACATTGTAATACTCAACAACGTCAGTGTTTTTGCCGACTTAATTTATAATCCTCCCACTGGCGCACGACAGAATCGTGTCTACGTCAGTGCTATTACAACCACCGAATGGAACGGCACATTAAATGCACAAGGCTTTGTGCTTAACCGAGACAATGTGAAAGAATGGGCGCCGAATATCAAGTATGCCAAGGGCGAAATTGTTCTGTACAAAAACCTCTATTGGTCTGCACAGGATATTATTCAGCCCAAGCGAGAATTTGCCTATTCTGACTGGGTCAAGAGTGACTATACCAAGATACAAAAAGGCCTGTTGCCCAACATTGCAAACAAAGCAGACCAGTTGGAGAACAGTTACAACACACAAACTGCAAACCTTGAAGGCGATAACGATCTATTGAGTTTTGGATTAATCGGATTCCAGCCAAGAGAGTATATGGTTGCGTTGAATCTTGACGATGTCAGTCAAGTTAACCTGTACCAACAATTTATTGGTGCCAAAGGAACAATACTAAGTGCTGAGTTGTTCACTGGTGCCCGCCTTGAAAAAGAGTCTGCAGATTATCAAATCTACGAAAACTGGGCAGTGCTACGCGGCACATACGGAGCAAACGCAAATCGCAGTTATGTTGAGTTGCGACTAAACGAACCATTGTTACAAAGTGATCCAGCCACTGTGCAGATAATTCAACCTGGTGAATCAAGTTTGGCAAACCAAACTGTGTTGTTGAATGACGTGTGGCGCGAAAGTTATAAATTAACTTCCCCAGACTTTTTGCCAACTACTACTACTCAAATAACTGACACTGCGTTGCCAAGTGCAGGCTACGTCAACATCAATGATGTTGATATAACAGTATTTTCCTTGGATGATCCTGGTACTATTGCTGCCAACTTAGACACCATTGGTAATGGTACAAAAATATGGGTGGCCAAAACCAACAGTTATGATTGGAACATATATCGTGCCACCCAGGTACCTGGCAGAATTACTCGTGTGACTGACAACCTTGATGGTGCCAGTCTAGTGTCATTCACTCAGATACATAATTTATCTCTAGGCGATATATTAATTGTTCGATTCTTCAATGATGCCTTCAACGGCGTATATCGCGTACTGACTACGCCTACTCCGACCACACTTACTGTGGCGTACACATTCCCGAACGGTAATCAAACTGTCATAACTGGATCAGGAATAGGATTTTATCTTGACACCATGCGTGTTGCTCAAGCCAGTGACATTGGCACGTTGTCTTTTGCCAACGACTTGATTCCGGGTGCTATGGCCTGGGTAGATAACAACGGTGCTGGATTGTGGACAGTGCTTGAAAAACAAGATGTTTTTGCAGCCGGCTATGCACTTGAGTCAACTGATCCAGTGCTGAACAGTGGGTATGGTTCAAGTGTTGCTCAGGCATACGAAAACATTGCGGCATTGGTTGGTGCGCCATTGTACGACAGTGGTGTTGGTGCAATTTACCCGTACCTGCGTGGGCAACTTAATTTGTATGAAGCAAGCCCATTGATACAACTAGGAGCTGCCGACACAGCAGGATATGGCAGTGCATTGGATATTGGTTACCAATCTTGGGCCATTGTTGGCGCTCCTCAAAGCAACAGCGGTGCTGGGTATGCAGTGATACTGTATCGAGCACCTGCCAGCAATGAATTCCTACAAACGCAACTGTTGATTGCACCAGATTATCTGACCAGTGCTGGCAGTTTTGGATCTGCTGTAGCAATCAGCCGAGATGAACGTTGGGCATACATTGGTGCACCAGATCAAGACGCAGTGTATGCATATGGTCGTGTTGATTTAGAAATTCAAGAAGTCACGTACATTGGTAACAGCGCGACTACTACATTTAATTACAGTGATAATTTAGTGTTTGATCTAGTACACCCAGGTCAGATCACTGTGCTGGTCAACAACGCTACCCAGCAGTACGGAGTTGATTATAATTTAAACTCGACATCAGTAATATTTACTACTCCGCCGCTTCAAGATTTGCCAATTGTGATAATACGAAACATGCTGTCATCACTGGATTCCAACACGTACTATGATGTTGAACAAGACTCCACAGACGGTTCTGGTATACTTGCAATGTTCACAGTTGAGAGAATTCGTGGAACATACACCCCTACCATAACCAGTCGTGGTGCATTCTACGCAGATGGGGACACACTTACAATTAACGCAGCCACCATTGGTGGCGGCACATCACCTGCAAATGATTTAATTATTACGGTAACAGCAGTTGACGGGCTTGGGGCAATTACTGAATTTACATATTCTGGTGCAGGGATTTCAAATACATCTGTGTTTGATCTAAGCACAACATTGTACACTGCTACAAATCTGAATTCGTTCAATGTCAAAGTTAGCAACGTACTACAACGTCCCTATCTTGATTACACATTTGCAGGAACCACATTAACTTTTGTTACAGTACCAGCTGCCGGTGTCAAGATTGATGTTGAAACCGGTTCATATTTCATGTATGTTGAAACTATAACTGGTCCAGCAGGTTCTGGATTTGGAACAAGTGTAGCAACAGCAACAGATGGACAACAAATAGTAATTGGTGCACCAACAGATGTAAACAATTCTTTAATCAATGGCAGCACATACGTGTACGATCGCAGTGTTGCAAGATATCAGGTTGGCATTGGCGAAACAGACGTGACAACTTTTGCACTGCCCGCTGGATACAACACTCCGGTATCTGTGACGCTTAATAATGCGTTCTTGACAGATGCTGATCAAATATTGGGCGGACAATTTACAGTCGCCGGCGGCAACGTAATATTGGAAGATACTGTAACATTAGCAGTGGGCGACATAATTGAAATTGAAAGCAATATTTTCCAGTTAGTACAACAGATCACAATCAACACCCCATTTGATCAAGCAAGTTTTGGTAGTTCAGTTGACCTGTGCTCAAATAATTGTAGTATCTACATTGGCGCACCAATTGATGGCACAGTGTTACCGGGCGCCGGCAGTGTACAACGCAGTGTAAATCAATCTCGTGTGTACGGAGTAATATCATCTCAGATTCCAAACCCTGTGTTAACAAGTGGCGACACACTGCGTATTGACAACTATGAAATAGCAATACCAGCTAGTCCCAATAACACTGTGGCCGGGCTAGTTACTGCCATTAACACTGCCAACGAAGGCGTTGGTGTGCCTAATGTACGAGCCTCTGCCGCAGGCGATCTATTCTTTGTCAGCAACGGTGCTGTAAAAACATATGACATTGGCGTAACTTATTCAAAATATGCCATTTACAATCCATTGGTGTATGTTGATAACGTAGTGCAAATTTTTAACACTGATTACACGTACAACAACAGCACTGGCATTATTAGTTTTATTACCGCTCCCACTGCACAATCTACCATACGTGTGGTACAGGGAATATTAACACTGAATGTTATAAATTCAGCGGCTGTGTTATCAAACACACGGTTAACTGTGCTGCCAGGTGTAGTTGGAACAGTATTTGCTGACTTTGGATTTGTGGATTATGTTTATACACAGACCATAACAAGCCCTGCACCAACTGTTGATGCAAATTTTGGTGCTGAAGTAGTTATCGATACAACCGCAACAACCCTGGTGGTTGGTGCGCCAAGAGGTAACTTGTACCAACCAGTTACATTTGATGACAACACAACTTATTTTGACGACCGTAGTACAGTGTTCTCCACTGTGGTCGTGCAAAGTGGTGTAACATACACATTTGATTATCTTCCAAGCGCAACTGATTCTGTCACTAACCCAGGACAATTTGTATTTGGACAACAAATGTACGACAACAACATTGTTGAACTGGACCAATACGGCACTGCTGTCAGCTATGTGACAGGCAGATTATTGATTGGATCACCCGGAAGTGATTTTGGAGACAGCAGTAATGCCAACTATGGCCGTGTCAGCGTGTTTGAAAATGCCAACAGAACACCGGCCTGGACAGTGAAACATGTACAACAGCCAGTGGTTGATATTGCATTGTTAAATTCTGTTTACATGTATGACAAGTTAGAATCCACTATTACATCGTATTTGGATTTTATTGATCCATTGCAAGGTAAAATTCTTGGTGTTGCAAGAGAAAACATTGATTACATTGGTGCAGTGGATCCTGCCAATTACAATATTGGTCCTATACGCAACGTTGGCAATCCCTGGGCTGCCGCAAGAATTGGAGAAATTTGGTGGGACACTAATTCAGTACGCTTTATTGATCCCAATCAAGATGATATTGTATATGCAAGTCGTCGATGGAGTCAGACGTTTCCGGGCAGTAGTGTAGACATTTATCAGTGGATTGAAAGTGATGTAACACCTGCCGCCTACGCAGGACCAGGCACTCCGCTGAGTGTGTTGAGTTACACAGCCCGTTCTGAGCTTAATACTGATAATATTTTTGCAACTCGTTATTATTTCTGGGTACGTAATATATCCACAGTGGCCACCGTAGCAAACAAAAAATTAAGCACAAATGCCATTGCCAATTACATTTTTAATCCGCGTGCCAGTGGAATTTCTTACCTGGCACCACTGAATGCCAGCACTGTTGCAATTTATAATGTGATCAGTTTGATCAGTGCGCAAGATACAATCTTGCACATTGAGTATGACCGTATTAAAAATGATGACAATGTACACCAAGAATACGAATTGATTGCAGATGGTGTTGCTGACAGTTTCTTAAGTGCTGGCTTGTATTTAAAATTACAAGATAGTCTGAGTGGCATCAACGCCTTGGGGTCTCAGGTACCAGATCCCAGTCTAAGTCCTGCAGAACGTTACGGTGTTGAGTTTAGACCTCGACAAAGCATGTTTGTTGATCGATTTGCAGCATTGAAAAACTATTTTGGATATGCCAACCGAATACTGGCAAATTATCCAATATCTGAAACAAAGAGTTTTACACTGTTGAACAGTAAAGATGCTGAACCAACTGCAACTCAGACATACTATGCTGGAACATTCAACACCGGTGACACCTACACAATTTCGTATGTTGGCACTACTAATTTTACTGCAATCGGAGCAGCCAGTAACACAATTGGAGTTTTGTTTGTGGCCACCGGTCCAGGTGAAGGCACAGGCACTGCTACATTTGTCAATTGGAACTCACGTGTTGCTGACTTGACAGAACTGGGTTACCAAAACTTATCGGTTGTGCCCTACGGTTATCGATATTTGGTAGCAACAGACTCCAGCAACTTTGGCTTCTGGACCATATATGATGTTGTTACTGGACCGCTAGTTGGATCCAAAGAACTCAGACTAATACGTGTACAAAATTACGATACCAGCCGTTATTGGAGTTATATCAATTGGTATACGCCTGGTTACAACAGCACAGTGAATCCTGTTGCCACTGTTACAAATTATGCAGAACTATCCGGGATAACATTCACTGTTGCACCTGTTGGCTCAAGTGTCAAAGTAACTAATGCACCTGCAGGTAAATTTGAAATTTATCAGCGTACACTGACAAGTTGGGATCGCGTGGGACTTGAAGACGGAACCATTGAGTTCAGTGCAACGTTATGGAATTACTCACTTGGTAATTTTGGATTCGACGTCGAAGTGTTTGATGCACAGTACTTCGATCAGGAACCAGTGATTGAAACACGCAAGATTGTTCAGGCAGTCAATCAGCAATTGTTCATTGACGAATTAGCAATCAATCGTAATCGTTCATTGATGTTGATGTTTGAGTTTGTCATGAGTGAGTTTTCTGCGCCAGGATGGCTGCTAAAAACCAGTCTGATTGATGTTAACCATAAAATTCGTTCGTTGCTGCCGTACCAGTCATATCGTCAAGACAATCAGGACTTTGTATTAAATTACATTCAAGAAGTCAAACCGTATCATGTACAAATTCGTGAGTTCAACTTGCAGTACACTGGCAACGATGAGTATCCAGGTGCATTGACTGACTTTGATAATCCTGCGTTCTTTGATGAAACCTTAACTGTACCTCAATTTATTGCACCGGTACTGTTGCCATACACACAGTCAACTGCAAACAGTCCAACCAACCCCAATGCAGATACTGCATCAAACGCTGAGATATGGGCAGAAACTCCTTGGGCAGACTGGTATAATAACTACACGTTAACAGTTCAGTCGGTTGTTATCACCAACACTGGTTCAGGATACACTGTCACGCCAACAATTACCATCACTGGTGACGCTGTCATTCCTGCAGAAATGACTGCTATTGTCAACAGTGCAGGACAAATAGTAAGTATTGACATTGTGAATTACGGTAGTGGGTACATTACTACTCCAATCATAACTTTTGTAGGTGGCAATGGATCTGGCGCCACTGCGGCAGTGGTCATGGGCAACGACCTGGTACGTCAGATAAAAACCACAATGAAATATGACAGATACCAGTACGTGTCCACTATTCAAGAATGGCAACCAAATGTAACCTACGAAGATGGAACACAAGTTAGATATGCAAACCGTGTGTGGCAAGCAACCAGTGATGATAGTTTTGGAGTTCAAAGTGCTACATTTGATCCAACCAACTGGACCTTAGTAAGTGCCAGCACACTGTCCGGTGTTGATCGTACCATGGGCTTTTACACCCCCACTGTTAATCAGCCTGGATTGAGTTTACCATTGTTGATTGATGGCGTTGAGTATCCAGGTGTGCAGGTGTTTGGTGTTGGTTACGACCAATATCCTGGGTTTGATGTAGCACCGTTTGATTCAACCCCGTTTGATAACTTAACATATGGACCAGAAGGTCGTCCAACATTTGATCAGTCCATACTGGACACTATCTTTGAAAGTCCATACACAGATCCTTACCTGGGCACACGACCAACTAGTATCAACGTTGAAGGCGGTGAATACATTGATGTGTTCAGCAGCTATGCACCCGAAGAGCTGGTGCCCGGTAGTGAATTTGACACACTTGACATGCGTGTTTACACCACACCAGGGGCTGACTGGGCACGTGACGGTCACGGTTTCCGTATAGAAGTACGCAAATTTACAGTTACCTCAGCAGGTGAAACTTTAAGTTTTGCTGGCATTGCTCCTGTTCCTGCAACAATGTTAGTTGCAAATCAAACTCTAGGGCTCAACTTGATCGTTGACGTGGATTACACAGCAAACTGGGCAGAACAAACTATCACCTTGAATTCCGGTGTGTCGGTTGGCAGCGAAATAGCAATCACCTTGTATGAAATTGGCGGCGGTAATCAACTGTTCAAGCGGTCGTACAATGGCGCAGAAATTGGCAGTTCAGTTGTGGTACCAGTGGAGTACTCGTTGATTACCCAATTTGTAATTTTTGCCAATGGCGAATTGACCACAGATTACACATTTGTGCCTTACAGTACTACCAGCACTGAAGTGGTGTTTGCTGTACCTTACAGTATCAATGATTACCTGATGATCAGTGCCATTGGTCCAACCACAATAGATGGCACCGAAATTGATTACAGTTGGTCTGTGCCAGTTACACAGTATATTACAGGTGTGTCAGGTGTACTAGAGTACGACTTGACCAACAGCATGGAGTACACCAACCCAGACAACATAGTTGTTACTTTTAATGGTGTCCGTGCTAGAACTTCTGCAGGCATTGAATATCTAGCAGACGGCACAACAGATTATCTGTTACCACAACGACTGGGTTTTTCACAATCACTTATTGCAAACAACGAAGTTCATGTGTATGTAAATAATATTCCGCAAGTGTTGGGAGTAGACTTTGTAGTTGAGCCGTATGATCCTGTCACTCCACGTGCTGTAATGTTCACTGAGACATTGACCTTAGGCGAAAAGATTTTAATTTATGTCACAACAGGCACACAAGCATCAGTTGTTGGCACTCAATTGTTATTCAATACATTTACTGGAATGATCCCATCTAATGGTGACATCATTGCAGTGACCAGTTGGAATGATACTCGTCAACAAGATATACTAACACAAGTTTATGTTGGTCCTGAATCTGGAACTGCATTAGCTGTGGAGCCTTACGATACTACTGATTATGATGTTGGACTAGTAACCAATGAATCTGGATCGTATGATTATTCCATAGTGCAAAGTGTTACACGCAATAATTTATATCTGAATAGAACAATTCTTAACCCTGAACGCTTGTGGGTAACACTGAATGGACTCCAGATATTTGTTAACGATGGATTTACTATTGTTGACAACACAATAGTGTTGGCCAACGGTTATGTCATGTCTGCCACAGATGTGGTGATGATCACTGAGTTTACTGACAGCATTGCACCCGAAGCAATGGCATTCCGCATATTCCAAGACATGCGCGGAGTGCAAGCAACATACCGTATTACTCCTGCTACTACCACATATCTAGTAGAACCACTCAGTACCACCGATGACATCATTTATGTACACAATGCGGCTGCACTGAATGAACCCAATTTGGCAACAAACATATGGGGATTACTAACTGTAAATGGTGAACGTATCATGTATCGTAACCGTGACACTGCGGCCAACACAGTCAGTGGACTGCGCAGAGGCACAGCTGGCACAGGCGTTGCAGACCATGCAACTGACACAGATGTGTACAATATTGGACGTGGCAATTTACTGCCACCACAGTTTCAGAATTACATTGTTAGTGATTCCATAATTGCAAATGGAACAGACACAATATTCTATGCACCAAATATTACTCTGACGTATGATAGTGCTGAGGGATTCGATTTTCTACCGTATGATGTTGGCACTGTGACTGGAGAGCCCGGTTCTTATGATTATGGCGCCGGCGACCCAACTAATCAGGTTGAGGTATATGTTGGTGGCATACAATTAATTTCAGGATTTAGTGTTATATCTACTAACCCAGTGGCTGTATTGTTCGAAGTTGCACCTCCAGAAGGAGTTGAGGTAACTATTCTAGTGCGTAGAGGCGTGACCTGGTATGCTCCCGGCGCAGGCACAGCCAGCAACGGTGTGGCATTGCAAGACACCGAAACACAGGCCGCAAGGTTTTTACGGGGTGATTAAACAAGATAAATAAAGTATGAATCAAAGCGCACGACCTCAACAGCCACCAACACCGGCTAAGAAACCCACTGAAACAGGATCCATCTCTGTTGAAGGACATATTCGTATTTTTGACCCAAAAACCAAGGAAGTTATAGTGGAGAAGCGAGCATGATAATTCAGCCCGGACTAGCCAAAATTGAAGGATTTGTAAAAATCCACAACCCAGTCACTGGCGAAGTACTGGTAGATAAAAAGAACGCAATACACTACGAAAATATATCCTATGCCATGGCACAAACGCTGAGCAATCGCACAAGTGCCCAGGGCGGCGGCTGGATATATGAAATGGCATTTGGCAACGGTGGATCCAGTGTGGACCCCACAGGTATTATTACCTATTTGCCGCCCAACACAACAGGACAAAATGCCGCATTGTATAATGAAACTTATGCCAAAGTGGTCGATGACAACTCTGCTGCCGACACTGACACTGCCAACAATAAAATGACAGTGCTACACACATCTGGTAAAGTTTACACAGATATTTTAGTAACATGTTTGTTGGACTATGGCGAACCAGCCGGACAACAGGCATTTGATAACAGTACAAACTTCAACGGTGAGTACGTGTTTGACGAATTAGGGCTTAAAACATGGAATGGATCAGCAGATAATTTGCGTCTTATCACCCATGTAATATTTCATCCAGTGCAAAAGAGTTTGAATAGACAGATACAGATTGATTACACAATTCGTATCCAGACATTGACAAACCTTAGTGCGGCATAAATATAGAGATATAATTGCATTATAAATACAATTAACGGAGTAAGACACAAATGGCATATACAATCAATCTAACTGACGGTACCTTGTTTGCTACTATTGCAGATGGTACCATTAACACTTCTAGTAACATGGTACTAGTTGGTAAAAATTACGCTGGCTACGGTGAATTTTTAGACGAAAACTTTATCCACCTGTTGGAGAATGCGTCCAACACAACTGCCCCAACTGCGCCGTTAACCGGCCAACTTTGGTGGGACAAAGCCAATGGATTGATGAAAGTTTACAGTGGCGCTGCGTTCAAAGTTATTTCAGGCGCAACCGCATCATCTACTGCTCCAACAGGCAATGTGACAGGTGATCTGTGGTATGACACTGTAAATGCACAGTTAAAAGTGTGGACAGGCACTGTCTTCTTGTTGGTTGGTCCGCAGTTCACAGCAGGCACAGGCACCACAGGTGCCATTGTTGCTACTATTACAGACAACACTTCTGTCAGTCACGTGGTGATTGAATTGTATGTTGAAAATTCAATTGTTGGCATTATCAGCAAAGATGCTGCGTTTACTCCACAAGTACCGCTTACAGGATTCACAACAGTACGCCCAGGCATTACATTAAGCACACTGGTAGGAGCACAAGTTCCCTTGTTCCAGGGCACAGCAACAGATTCACAATTGCTCGACGGTATTGACTCAACAGGCTTCTTGTTAAGAAATACCAATCAAACTACCACAGGCACGTTTGGTGTGTTAAACAATACTGGACTTGCAGTTGGTGTAAATCAAGATTTCCGTATTGGTGTCACTGGAACAGCGGCAATACTTTATAATCAAACTACCAATGGTAACATTGCATTCAATGTCAACATTGCAGGTACACCAACACAGGTAATGTTGATCAATGGTGCAACTGGTATTGTGTCGGGTGCAAACGGCATCTATGCCAACTACGCTGACGTTGCAGAACGCTTTGCCGCTGATGAAGTGTTGACAGCAGGAACAGTGGTTGAACTAGGCGGCGCCAACGAAATTACCAGAGTTACCGACGAATTAAGCGAAAGTGTGTTTGGAGTCATAAGTACACGAGCAGCCTATTTAATGAATGCCGTTGCTGGAACTGACGAAACTCACCCCCCTGTTGCGATGACAGGTCGCGTTCCGGTCAACACCATCGGTGTTGTACGCAAAGGAGATAGGCTGGTATCTGCCGGCAACGGACTTGCTCGAGCCGCTCAACCTGGCGAAGCTACAGCGTTTAATGTTATTGGCAGATCCTTGGACAACAAGGCATCCACTGAGCAAGGCACAGTAGAAGCAATTGTAAAAATTAATTAATAGGATAACAACATGACATATACTGTAGGCAGCACAATACTAGCAACCGATTATAACGGATTTGTTAGTACCAACGGAGCAAACGTAAACGGGATTTGGTCCACAGGCGCCACCACAGCTGGCTATGGCGAAACTGCATTGAGCACAGTGAGTGCAGCCGCAACAATCACTGCTTCCCAATGGTCTACATTGAACAGTAAAATTTCGGCTATGGCCAGTCATCAAGGCACCACCATCACCAGCAGATCAAACCCTGTTGTTGGCAACACCATTGCAATTTTAGCCAACTTAAACACCGACGTGACAAATCTCACTGCTGCTCGCGGCAATGCCGCTGCCAGTGGCGCACAAACAACTAGTTTTACTGGCAGCACTAGTAAAACAACTGACACAGGTTCTGGATCAACTCCGTGGACAATTACTTTTACACATACCATAACCTGGGCCAGCGCCAATGCTGCTCGGTACTTCTTCAACGCAGGCGGACGCATCAAGTGGGAAACCAACAAAACATCAACAGGCAACTTGGCCGATGCAGAATGGAATGACTTGGCCAACACACTGGTTGGCGACATTTATATCACTGCCGGCAGTGTACTAAGCCCACAGGCAATTGCTGCCGCCAATTATACCGGTACTACCAAGGTAGGTGGAACTGGTACACCAGTTACATTGACTACCGCAACTGGTTGGTATAACTTGTTAACAACCGACACACTAATTTATAAACAATTTGCAGATACTGCTCCGTACACCGGACAGTTTATTGCAGTAAATGCCAAAACAGCAGGCACCGGAACACAACTAGTAATCACCACAACCTGGGTTGATCCAGGTGGTTCTGGCACAGGTTCCAGTGACGTTATCACAGGCGGTACTGCCACTGCATCACCATTTACAACTTTTGGAACAGCGCCTACCACATTGGTCACGCTGTTTGTACCAAGCTCAACTTACCTAACCAGCGCCGCTTGGGGCACACCAACTATTGCAGCCGCAGTTGCATAATTGAACTGTAGCGGTTTACCAAAAGGGCCTCCGGGCCCTTTACTTTTATCTACACTTCCTGTATAATAAACAATATGAATACTGAACAACTAATTGCACACGGTCGTGCCCGTTTTGATCACGTGGCCGCCCGACGATTGCTAAAAGAAAAATATCAAGCCAAGCTGGTATTTGCACACGCTAGCGGCATGTGGTGTGCCGGCCCTGAACTCTTAAACATCTTGGCCACTGTGCCTCCAGGTGATGCAGTGCTGTTAGACTTGTATGAAACTCCGGTACTGGTTCGGCCTGAAGAACTGCGTGGTCTGGCCATGCAACGCTGGCAAGAGCAAATGAATGCTTGGTTGATCGAATACGAAGAACTTAATAAACAACGATGACCACTGGTGCATTAATATTTGCATTTAACAACGAGCAAACTGATTATCTTTCTATGGCAGCATGGTCTGCCAAAAACATACACAGGCATCTTGGAATCCCTGTGGCTGTTGTAACTGATTATGAAAACCCGCTAGGTGACTTTGATTATGTCGTAAACACTCAAGCACAAGGTGGTGGTCAACGTTATTTTTCAGATTATGATACCAATGTAACTTGGCATAACACCAATCGTATGGATGCGTACCAATTAAGTCCCTGGGATCAAACGCTAGTACTCGATGCTGATTATGTCATTACCAGTGCTCAACTGCGTACTGTATTAAACAGCCGTCAAGATTTCATGTGCTATCGCCGGGCCTGGGATGTAACAGGATTACAAACATTTGAAGATTTAAACTACTTTGGCAATCATCGTATGCCCATGTGGTGGGCCACTGTGATGATGTTCCGTCGGAGCACAGCCTCAGAATTACTGTTTGATTCAATGCAAATGATTCGTGATAATTGGACACATTACAGGAACCTGTATAAGAATCCTGTTGCGACCTACAGAAATGATCATGCACTTAGTATTGCGTTAAATACTTTAAATGGACACACACTGTGTGTTGATGAGATTCCTGGAACACTGGCCAGCATCACACCAGAACATCGATTGACTCAACTTGATATAGATTCATATAGAGTAGACTTTTCGACACCAGATAAAAAAGCACGATGGATCACGCTAACACAGGATTTCCATGCCATGGGCAAACAACAATTAGGAGCAATAGTTGCCAATCCTCTCTGAACGTGGATATTTGATTCCGGCTGTAAACACAGACACAGTCAGCTATACTGACTGTGCAGAACAGCTGGCCATGAGCATACGTCAATGGCATCCTGACGCTAACATAGCCATATTAACTAACAACAGGTGTGACTGGTCATTGTTTACTCATGTGGTTGAACTGCCGTACGGAGACCAAGGTGGCTATGCCAATGACTGGCAGGTGTTCCGCGCCAGTCCGTATAGACAAACAATCAAACTAGAAGCAGACATGATTGCTGCCAGCCCTGTTGATCACTGGTGGACCATGTTTGAAAAGCGTGATGTTGTGATCAGTCAGGGTTGCAGAGACTTTTATGATCGGCCTGCAGCCAGTAGATACTATCGTCGACTGTTTGACGACAACTGCCTGCCCGATGTGTACAACGCAATAACCTACTGGCGTGTGAGCAAAACAGCACAGGATTTTTTTAATCTAGTAGAGAAAATCTTTTCAAACTGGAGTTCCTACAAGACTTTGTTAAAGTTTCCAGAAGAAATTCCCAGTACAGATGTGGTATATGCCATGGCCGCACTGATCATTGGTCCAGAACTGGTCACACTGCCCGCAGGCCTTGGACCAACCATTGTACACATGAAACAACATGTAATTCCTACACATACTGATGATTGGACCGAAGAACTAGTGTGGGAAAATACCGATCCGGGTGTGCGGATCAACACAGTAGCACAATGGGGACTTGTGCATTATCATAATAAAGATTGGAGATTGCTTTGAGTAAAGAAGAAGATAAATTTAAAAAAAGTAAACGTCTATTAAAAGATGAAAATGCAGTGGCCCGACAAGTTAAGATTGCCAAAGCACACGGCATGACCAACAAAGATCTAGCAGTAAAAGAACCACACCGATTGGCCAAACATCATGTGATGGACTGTGGTAATCCACAATGTCCATTGTGCGGTAATCCTCGCAGAACACACAAAGACACACTGACAGCACAGGAAAAACGACTTTTCCAAGATGTTGACAAAACAACAGACCGACACTCAAACGGTATTCCGCCTACAGATGAATGAAACAACTGAAAATTTTTGGCTGGCACTGGCAGAGCCTGCACCGGACCCTGTGCCTATTTTTTTTAGATTATACTACAATGAGCGTGGTGAGCCAGTATCTTACAGCATGGAAGACTTGCCAGGTAATTATATAGAGATTGATGCAGAAACATATCAACTCAGTAGGTTCAATGTTCGAGTTGTTGACGGCAAATTAGTGCCAGTTGTGTACAAAAGACCCACGAGTAAGTTAACGCCCAGCACAACCGGAACACCATGTTCAATTGAGAATGTTTCTGTTGTTGTTGCAGAAGACCAACCGCATATTAAATGGAGTTTAAAATCAAATGAATCAAATTGATGTAGCAGACCTAGACTGCATCTACTTGACCTACGACGAACCACAGAAGGAAGAATTCTGGGTTCGAATTCGCAACATGGTGCCTTGGGCCAAACGTGTTGACGGAGTCAAAGGATCAGATGCCGCACACAAAGCTGCCGCTGCCGCAAGTGAAACAGAACGTTTTATTTTGATCGACGGCGATAATATGCCGCATCCTGAATTCTTCAATCAAACACTAACATTTCCTACTACAGATTATGAACGTGCAGTGTTCCGTTGGAGAGCGTGTAACAACATCAATGGCTTGATGTATGGCAACGGTGGCATGAGTTCATGGACACGCACATTTGTCAACGAAATGAAAACACATGAAAACACAGATGGCACAGCCGCCACCGAAGTAGAGTTTTGTTTTGATCCCTTATATTGGGCCATGCACGATTGCTATAGTACAACATATCCCAATGGTTCAGCTTTTCATGCTTGGCGAGCAGGATTCCGCGAAGGTGTAAAGATGTGCCTGAACAAAGGTGTGCGTCCCACAGTGGCAGAATTTAAACAGCGTGTACATCAGCGCAACTTAGACAACTTGACTGTGTGGCACAATGTGGGTCGTGATGCTGAACATGGAGTATGGGCCATTGCTGGTGCTCGAATGGGCACGTACATGACCATGCTGACCAATTGGGATCATAAACAAGTGCAATGGTTTGATTCGTTAAACGAGTTGTGGGACACAGTCAAAGACACTGAGCCGGAACTATTGTTAGGTCGCGTAGCCGAAGAACTAAGTACACAGTTAGACTTGCCAATGGTCTGGTACGAAGACGAAGCCAGCAAGTTTTTCAAACATCATTATCGTATCGGTTGGCACAATCAAGGCGTTATGGTTCGAGAAATTGATGTGATCAGGAAGCAAGAAGGTTGGTAATGAACGTGTTGATAGGTCACACTGGTTTGATTGGCACAGTGTTAGGTGCCAACCTCGAATTTGACCAAACCTACAACTCTGCCAATATAGAGCAGATACAACATTGTAATTTTGACACTGTGTACTGTGCGGCACTATCAGGCAATCGCTTGCGGGCCAATCAACAACCACAGTGGGACACAGACAGCATTGGATATCTTGCTGATAACTTGCGCACAGTTAGGGCCAATAGATTTGTACTGATCGGATCAGTGGACGCTGTGTACGCACCAGATTCTGTGTATGGCAGCAACAGACTGGCATTGGAACATTTTGCCCTGACTCAATTTGAATGCTGTCATGTTATTAGACTGTGTACCTTGATTCACCCTGCAATCAGTAAAAATCTATTGTTTGATATTCGCCATCGTCAATACTTGGATCGTGTCAACGGTGCTGTGGTCAGGCAGTATTATCCGCTGTCAAGACTGTGCAGGGACATTGCCACAGTGATTGAACATGACATTAGAGAAATCAATTTGGTAAGTGAGCCTGTGTCTGACGCAGAAATAATGCAGAGATTCTGCGCAGATGTTGCGTTGACCAACAATGCTGTACCGCCTTATGATTTACACAGTTGCGCACCATTTGGTCAATACGTACTGTCAAAGTCAGAAGTATTTGAGCATGTGGCGGAGTACATGAATGATTGAATTTGCCAACAGTGACAGCACAATTTGGAACCGTGATCAACTGATTATTGACATTGCCCATGCCATGTCACAGGCCGTGCCGCGCATTGATATTGGTACCAAACGCGAAGGACCCTGTGCTCGCAGCCTGGGCCTGTATGATTTGCTGGATAATATGTGCAGTCGTTTCAATTACAGTGCCAGTGACATTTATATCACAACTTGTAACTTGGCCGAAACACATGACCGTTACAACATTGTTATAAAACCGCAAATGGTATATCTCACAGCCGCACAACAATATAGTCCGCCTGCTAGCAACAAAACAATTGCCAAGCATTTTGGACACTTTATTGGGCATGGCAATCAGCCCCGACTGTATCTGGGCAGTTACTTGTATGCACATCATCGCGATCGAACCATGCAGACTTATCACACCCAAGTGACCAATCAGTATCACAGGCCTTTTATTGGCGTGGAAGACATGATGTTCAACAATCATTCCTGGGCAGAAGTTCAAGACGCTGTGGAATTACTGCAACACTCACCGCTGACAATTGACAGTATTGATCAATATCCCATTTGTAATCCTGTCACACTAAACATTACCAAAGCGTATCCCAACTTCTTTGTGGAAATTGTGAATTTAACTTACTGGTCAGGGGACACATTTTATATTGATGAAAAGATCTGGCGCCCCATGCTGATGCGCACACCATTTGTTGTGCATGGGCCACAGAAGTTTCTGTCTAGATTACGTGCCCTGGGATTTCGCACATTTGACGCCTGGTGGGATGAAGGCTACAGCGAAGATCCACCAGACTATCAACTAAAAGAAATTGTGCGCTTAATAGAGCAATTGGCTGAAAAAAGCCTTGCTGAACTAGACGCCATGTACGCAGACATGCAATCAGTGCTGGAACACAACTATCAGTTGTTGAAACGAATTCAAATGCAAGACCTACATGCCTAAGCTACACATACCCTACGCAGAGTTTTATATCATTAATGTTTGCAATCTAGCATGCGCAGGTTGCAATCGTTTCAATGACTACAACTTCACGGGCTATCAACGCTGGAGTGACTATGCTGAAGTATATCAGCAGTGGGCCGAACAAGTTGATATTGGCAGTATTGGCATCCTGGGCGGCGAGCCGCTACTGAACCCCACGTTCTTGGCCTGGGTGCAGGGCATAAATCAACTATGGCCTGGAAAGAAAATAAGAATTATCAGCAATGGCTTTAGATTGGATCGACATGCCGATCTTTATCCCATACTAGAGCAACATCGCAACATTGAGCTGTGGGTTGGCATACACAACAAACAGCACAAATCAGAAATCATACAAAAGGTTCGAGACTTTGGTCAAGCCCCGCACACTGTGACGTTTAACACAGACAACCCCTATCAACAGTACATGACCATTACTGATGCACGTGGGGTACGCATCAAAATAGAATACAATTGGTGGTTCCACCAAGGTGCCATTGTCAAAACAGACGGCGCACTAACACTGCACCAAAGTGACGTAGCTCGAGCACATGACATTTGCCACATGAAAACCTGCCACCATTTCATACGTGGTGAGCTGTACAAGTGCGGTGTTGCGGCAGTGTTGCCCGAATTTGATCAACAGCACTCACTCACACTCAGCGCAGAGGACCGTGAACTCATGCTGAGTTACAGACCCTTGAAGATCACTGACAGTGGCACAGCTAAACAGCAGTTTGTGAACAGTCTAGACCAGCCCATTGATCAGTGTAAGTTTTGTCCAGAACAGTACAATGGTGATCAAATCTTTGCACAACAGAAAAAGGATCTAAAGTAATGTATATCTTTGCCGGGGACAGTTGGGCACTAAAAGGCTTTACTAATGACAATTATGACAAAGGTAATCAACAGCCATTGCCCGGCGATGAACGACTGGCAGATCACTGGCCTTGGCCTTATCAGCACTGTTTGGCTCCGGGGCAGGGTAATCTAGCCTGTTTGGATAGACTGGTTGCCATGCGTGTGCCCGACAACGTTCCTGTAGTATGGATATGGACCGAACCCGGACGTGATTATGGGCGCATAAAGAATGCCCCGCCGCATGAATGGATTGAAAAAGAAGACATGTTCAGTATACGTACAGCACTGAATCATGCTATAATGAGTGAGATACGTGATCGTGTGAACAATCCCATTACCTTTATTGGCGGGCTCAGTGACGTTGATCCGTTACTAGCACAGGCATTTGGATTTGATGTACTGTGTGCAAGCTGGCAAAAGTGGATTGCCACACAGCTAGATAGCAAATGGTTCCAGCATGGCTGGGGTGCGTCAGACGTGGGCTGGCGTATGCACAGCAATGGAATTGTACCGGGCCGAGCCGCAACCTTTGCCTGGGACGAACAGATCAAAGAATGGTGTTGGTGGGAAGAACACGGATATTTTTGCCATGAACATCCTACTCCGCAAGCTAACAAAGAATTTGCAGAATTTCTGCAACCAACAGTGAAGAAATGGTTACATGAACAAAGGTGATGAAACAGTAGACAACAAAAGTCGATTCTTAAACTCTGCTGAACAGATGGCAGAGGATCTTGGTCCTGCATTATGCTTGGCCAAGTGGAAACAGGTAAGTCTGCACCTGCCTACAGGACTCAACAACAGTTGTTACCACCCGCCGTTGCATCAGATCACTGCAGATGATTTGCAACACACTGGTGGAATACACAACACTGAACACAAAAAACAACAACGTATGATGATGATTCGCGGTGAAAAGCCCACGGAGTGTCAGTATTGCTGGAATATGGAAAACTTGGACAAACTGAGTGATCGCCACTATCGTTCTGGAGAAGCCTGGGCTGCGGTGGATTTTGAAAAGATTAAAAACAGTGTAGGCAATGAGGATGACGTTGTTCCCAGTTATGTAGAAGTTAATTTTAACCACGCTTGTAATCTAAAGTGCAGTTATTGTTCACCGCAGTTCAGTAGTAGTTGGGGTGAAGAAGTAGAACGACACGGTGCATATCCCACCAGTAAACCACACAATGCGCCGGAGCATTTTGTAGGCAATCGCAAACCTATTCCTGTCAGGGAAGCTAACCCTTATGTAGATGCATTTTGGGAATGGTGGCCCACCCTGTATCCACAGCTAGAGCACTTTCGTATGACTGGTGGTGAACCATTAATGGATCGAAACACTTATCGGGTGTTTGATTATGTATTAGAACACCCTAATCCTAAACTACACCTGAATGTAACGTCAAACTTTTCAGTGGAAGATGCGCTGTTTAAAAAGTACATAAGTTATGTAAAACGTCTTTGTACGCCCAACATTGAACACTTCATGCAGTACGTCAGCCTAGACTCTGGTATACCTGCACAAGCAGAATACTTACGTCACGGACTGGACTATGGTCGCATGGCCAATAATGTTGAAGAATTCTTACGTGATATTCCTTATCGCAATAGTCTGACGTTTATTATTACTATGAACAATTTAACTGTCACTGGTTTGCCTGCACTGTTAAAATGGATTTTGGAATTAAGAAAAACATATTCAACAACTTATCAACGTGTGTGGTTTGATACTCCAGTACTACGTGAACCTGCTTGGCAAAGTTTACAAATACTTCCAGAAAGTTATGCACAACAGTTAGAACGTGCTAGAGATTACATGTTGGCCAACATGGTTACAGAAGCTAACCCTCTGCACGGATTTAAAGATTACGAAGTGCAACGCCTAGAACGTGATGTTGCGTGGATGCGTGAAGGACAACATAAAGATAATTCAACTGCCCGAGCAGATTTCCATCGTTTCTTTGCTGAACATGATCGGCGTAGAGGAACTGACTTTTTAACAGCTTTTCCTGAAATGCGGTCTTGGTGGGCAGAATGCGAGTACCATGCTCGGCAATCGTAAGTTTATTATTGACACAATGAGCGAGGTTTACAGTATAATGAAACCTTACTCGGATGATGAATTCTGGGATTTGGGCCTGCACGAAACGCAGTCCAATTCAATCTATCTATTAGGCCGTAAGCAAATGGTAGAACACACAGATCGTGTCAGATCAATGACACAGGATCCAACCATAACTGTGATATTTGGCAACAGCGCCGAAGGTTCTAAAACTATACTGGATCAATTGCATGTGTTAAAGATTGAGGACCTGGTACTGTCAGGTCAACTATTGTTGCTAACTGGAGGCGAGATGGAATCTCAATATCCATATCTATTGCACGAACATTTTATTACACACATCTTGGACTATGATGAAAACATTCAGGCACAACAACGTACTGATGAAATCTTTGCCAAACACAACAAACCCTACAAATTTTTATTTCTAAATGGGCGAGCAAGATCACATAGAAAATATCTACTTGAAAGATTTCGACAAATGAATCTGTTGGATCATGCACTTTGGACACTGTTAGATGGTCGTGCCGGTGGCAGCAGGCATTTTACACTAATAGAAAACAGGCAAGATCTATTGGGAAAAACTGCATCTATTAAACACTTGCCTTCAGAATATGAATTTGAATTTTTTAAAAATAATAGTATTGTGATCGACTACCCACACAAATTTGCCAAGAACGAACTGTTTGGCAGCAAATGGGGAGAAATTTATTTAGAACCTGCTCCGTATATTGACACCTACTTTAGTTTAGTAACTGAAACTGTGTTTGAATATCCGTATAGTTTTAGAACAGAAAAAATTGCCAAACCATTGGCCATGGGGCATCCGTGGATCTGTGCTACCAGTGTAGGATTTTATCGAGATATACACAAGTTGGGATTTCAAACATTTGGACATGTGATTGATGAAAGTTTTGATTCTATTGATAATCATCAAGATCGAATGGAAAGAATAACAATGATAGTTAATGATTTGTGCCAACAAGATCTTGCAAGTTTCCTAAATGAATGCTATAATGTGTGTAAATACAATCAACAACATCTTGCAGAAGTGCGCACACAGACTCGCAAAGAATTTCCCAACCGTTTCCAACAATTTATCAATGAACGATTTAGACTTTAAACATGAAATTTTAGACACCAAGAGTGCAAGTTTTTGTGCGGCCAAATGGTACAATGCCACCATATGGCTAGGTTCGGGCCAGACCACCAGCTGTCATCACCCTCCAGCACACGCAATCGATGTTGAACAATTAAAAATTAATCCATCTGCATTGCATAACACTGCAAAGAAAAAAGATGATCGACGACTGATGTTGGAAGGGAAACGTCCCTCAGGTTGTGAATACTGTTGGAAGATCGAAGACATGGGCAAAGATTCCGTATCAGACCGTGTGTACAAAAGTAAAATTTATCCTATAAAGGCCTTAGATGAAGCATATAACACCCCACACACCGAAGATGTCAATCTTCGCACACTTGAAATTGCGTTCGATCGCACTTGCCAATTTGCTTGTAGCTATTGTAACCCTGCTTTCAGTAGCACATGGGTCAATGATATCAAGCGAAGCGGACCTTATGTCGGCCTGGTGTCTGATGGGCGTAACCACTTTACTCATGCTCACGCTAGCAGTCAACTATACCGGCTTGGTGAAACTAATCCCTATGTTGAAGCGTTTTTTAAATGGTGGGAAACTGACCTTCACCAAACACTCCAAGAACTGAGAATCACCGGCGGCGAACCGCTAATGAGTGCCGAGACATGGAAATTGATTGACTGGTTTAAAAACAATCCCGGTAGATCGACCACCCGGTTAGCAATTAATTCTAATCTTGGTGCAGATGTTGACGTGGATAGATTAATTGAAAGCACTCAAGGATTGGATGTGGAAATTTACACATCCATGGAAGCTGTTGGCGCTGCCGCTGAATATATTCGAGATGGACTAGATTATCCTGCTTGGGAAAAAAATGTAGTTAAATTACTAGACAGTCATGTGGGTGCAGTACACATAATGGCCACCATTAATGCATTGTGCTTGACAACGTTGCCAATGCTTCTGCATTACGTAGTACAACTTAAATCAAAGTATGGTCGTGAACGTGTTAACTTTACATTAAATATATTGAGATTTCCCAGTTTTCAAAGTCCACTGGTATTGCCCCGGGCATTGCTTACACGTCACATGCTTGACTTATCTAATTTCCTACAGCGATGGAAAGCGGTTCCTGACATACTGCACGAACACGAGATTAATCACCTACAGAGATTAATTGATTATTTAGATGTAGTAAAAACTCCGCATTCAGACGCATTTGATATGCCTAAGTTACACAATGATTTTAAGCAGTTTTACACACAGTACGATCAACGTCGCGGAAAAAGTTTTAAAGATACATTTAAAGACAGTTATTCGTTAGACGTAACATTATCAACATGGTATGACTCAATACAAATATAATTCAACAGATTTAGTACGTCCAACAGAACTTTCAGAACGTGAAGAATTTTTATTAAAAGATTCCAAAACATTTTGCATCTACCCTTGGATACACTTACACGCATATCCCACAGGCGAAGCATATCCTTGCTGTCATGCCGAAATGGGTGTGGGCCAAATTGGCAACTGCAGATCAAACACACTGGCAGAAATATGGAACAGTGCCGAACAAAAACAACTCAGAGTTGACATGCTGGCCGAAACACCTAATCCTACCTGTGGCCGTTGCTACGAACAGGAAGAATCAGGATTTTTCAGTGGACGTAAAAGTGCCAACAAGCACCACGGGCACCATGTTGCCCGTGTAGACAATACAGATGCTGCTGGGCATGTTGATCAATTTGAAATGACCTATTGGGATCTGCGGTTTAGTAATCTTTGCAATTTAAGTTGCCGTAGTTGTGGGCATATCTTTAGTTCAAGTTGGTACAAAGATCAAACAGAATTAGCAGGATCCGCTTGGGCCAGTCAAAACAAACCTCTTAACTATGCTGGTCGTTTTGCCACTGATCTGTGGGAACAGCTGATTGAGCATATTGATCACGTGGAGCAGATTTACTTTGCCGGCGGCGAACCCTTGATGATGGAAGAGCACTACCGGATTCTAGAAGAACTAGAACGTCGTGGTCGCTTTGATGTTAGACTAATATACAATACTAACTTTACACAGACACGTCTTAAAGACCGCACAGTGTTTGATTACTGGCGCAAATTTGACAGCGTGGCAGTTGGTGCAAGCCTTGATGCGTCGGGTCCACGAGGTGAGTATATACGTAAAGGCACAGACTGGGCTGTGGTAGAATCTAATCGTAGACAGATGATGGAAATATGCCCTAGGGTAGACTTTTATATCAGTCCTACATTGAGTATAATGAATGCACTGCATCTTCCTGACTTTCACAGAGACTGGGTAGAAAAAGGTTTATTAAAACCTCAGGATCTCAACGTGAACATACTTCAAGACCCTGCATACTTGCGTATCGACATCGCACCTGCAGAGTACAAACAACAAATACAATCTAAGTATGAGCAACACTTAGAATGGTTGCGCCCATTGGATCAATTAAATCGTGCCACTGTGGGATTTGAAAGTGCTATTACATTTATGAACAGCACTGACAACACACATCTACTAGACACTTTTTGGCGCAAGACGCACGAGCTTGACAGCATTAGACGAGAACATGTGCTTGATGTATTACCTGAACTAAGAGCAATTAAATGAACATACCACATGACACTTTTTGCGTGTTACCCTGGATCAGTCTAGAGGCTAGTCCTGTTGGCACTGTGCGACCATGCTGTTTGGCCATGGATGAAATTACCAACGATGCTGGTGACAAATATAAACTGGCCTCTACTGGATTAGTTGAAATACAAAATAGTCAAGCAATGAAAACTCTGCGTGAAGACTTTCTTGCTGGCAAAAAGCCGCAAAACTGCCGGCGTTGCTGGAACGAAGAACGTGCAGGTCGCACAAGTAAACGTATGCATACACTAGACAGACTCAAGCACATGATTGACACAGATGTTTCCTGGACCACGGATGCTATGCCATTGATGTTCCTTGATCTTAAACTGGGCAACATCTGCAACTTAAAATGTCGCATTTGTGGTTCGTGGAGCAGTAGCCAGTTCGCCGCGGAAGAAATTAAATATAATCGTGCAGAAGACACTCGTGGCAACTTTGCTTATCAAATGCTGAAGGACGGTGCCTGGCCTAGAGAAAGCGCAGAGTTCTGGACAGACCTAGACCAGCACCTGGACAACATACGCTACATTGAATTTACTGGCGGCGAGCCTTTTATGATCAAAGAACATTTCCAACTGCTACAAAAGTTAGTAGATACTGGACGTGCCGCACAAGTCGAAATACATTACAATACCAATGGCACACAATATCCAGATGAAGGTGAGGCAATCTGGAAACATTTCAAACATGTAGAGATTGCTGTCAGCATCGACGATGTTGCTGAACGTTTTGAATATCAACGCACTAATGCTGTGTGGACAGAAGTTGTGGAGAATGTTGAACGTTTCCGTCAACTACGCAGCCGCAACAGCAACATTACTCTGCAGGCCTGTTGCACCATTAATGTATTCAATGTGTACTATCTCGAAACAGTGGCCAATTGGCTTGTACAACAGGGATTTGATTTTATTTACTGGAACATGATGCACGATGCCTATTACTTTAGTATCAGCACACTGCCAGAATCGGCCAAAGCAGAAATTACTAAACAACTGACCTCTGCAAGCGTTCCGCCTAAGATACTTAAAGAATTTGTGAGTGCGGCTGAGTTTATGAATCGTGGCAATAGCCTAGATGGAAATCTGTTGCGAATGAACCTGCGCGACTTTGATTACAAACGAAAACAAAACTTAGCAGATGTGGCACCAGAGTTTGCGGCATTGATCAATTATGACTACAACAAAGCCTGATACATTGTGCATGGCGCCATGGACACACACGTATCTAAGTCCACAAACAGAACGGCGTATGTGTTGCGCTTCCAGAGAACCTGCACAGAGTTTTGAGCAGTATATTGACACATCTGCAGGCTCTGGCCGGTACACGCCTGTTACACTAGAGCAACACTGGAACAGTGATCACATGCGATCAGTTCGACGTAGAATGATGGCAGGCGAAACATTACCAGAATGCGACGTGTGTAATAGTAAACTGTTAAACACTGATGTTTACCGCAGTTATTTTTGGCATTTATTCAAACACAAATATGACGATGCAGTTACTACTACAGACAGCACAGGGTATACCACGATGAAACCAGTTAGTTGGGATTACCGTTTCTCAAACCTGTGTAACTTTAAATGTAGAACCTGCGGAGACATGTTAAGTAGTGCATGGGAAACAGAGCAAAAGACACATGACATGACCAACTGGCACAATCCTAAGAACAATTGGATGCGCACAGAAATACGTCAAGAAATAACCAAGTTTCAAGATGAGCAAATTGAGTCAGAATTTGCCGAAGCAGTAGAACAACACCGTGTAGAAGAGATTTATTGGGTGGGCGGAGAACCTTTAATGTATGAACAACATTGGCGGTATATGAAAAGAATTGTAGAACTTGGAGATGGACCTAAGCTATATGCTAGATATAACACCAATCTTAGTCGCATTGAGTATCGTGGCGTTAATTTATATCGTGACATTTTGACCAACATACGTGACTGGCAGATTTGTGCCAGCCTTGACGGAACCGGACACATCGGAGAATACATCAGAACAGGACTTGATTATTCACAGTTCTGTCAAAACTTTGAAGAAGGGTTAAAGTACCAAAAAAATCGTAGACAGATGCGGTTGGACTTTACGCTGACTCTTCCAGGCATGTTTGAGATTGGTGCAATGGAAACGTTAGCGCAAACGTATGGAGTAGAACTGTTGGCCAAAGTGATATTCAGTTTCGGTCCTGACATTGTTATGAGTCCGTTAGCATTGCCGCGTGAATTGCTACATGATTGGATTGACGAAATGTTACCGCAATGTCGCACACAAGTGATGCGAGACATGTTAATTCAACTACGCACACGCCCTACGTTTGCTGAACAATGGCCGGATCAGTATGCCGCAGGTATTGCAAAAGGCAAGGCACGTGTGTTAAAATTAGAACAGATACGTACACAACAAGTCACAATGACAGACATACTGAGCAGCCGGCCTGATGTATTAAAATGGTGGATGAATATACAATGATAGATCAAATTGAAATAGACCTGCGCGGAAAAGATAGTCTGCTCACTGTGCATATAGATGTGGCGGACAACAGCCTGAGTCACAAATGGCTTGCCGCATTAAATACCCTGATCCGTGACAATTATCATTTGGAAAAGAATTACTGTTTTTTTGGATTTACACAAAGTCAGCGCAACGCAGAATACTTGACTGAACAAATGAACAGTAGTATTGCTGCCATTAATGCTGCCAACATTGGATATCAAATTGACGATTATTTCTCAACTGCTAATACTATTACGCCTGATACAACGTTAATACATGATAAGTTAAACTATCTACATCGTTACTTTGAAGATTTACAAGGTGTATCGGGTGCAATGAGTCCTTTTTATACCAAAGCAGATTCTACTACACGATGGCATATAAGACAATTAAATTTGTTATGTCATGAATACGAAAGTCTTGTTCTCAGTATGCGCAAAGCACTTTATGCACCTGCATGGCAACGACCTAGTCAACTCATGTGTTGGTTACACGCACCACGATTTCTATTAGATAAACAAGATTATGAACTGTTTGGAATTGAAACAATCAATAGGCCACTGGGTGGAGTTTTTGTAGGCGTAAATAAGGCTGTGGGCAAACACCATTGGGAAGTATTTGTGGACGAGGCCAACTATAATCCCAATATGATCATTGATACTTTAACAACCACAACCATGCGTAGTCAACTTGAAGCTGCTGGTGATTTTGATATAGAGTGGGCAAACAATCCTGGCCCACATGACTGGCAAAAGAAGCATTTGGCAGACTTTAGAACATGGTTAATAAACAATGGATTTGATCCAGACGATAAAACATTGACCATTGGACATCCGCAGGTGGCTCAGGTAGATTTGATCCGTAGTTTTGGAACAGATAACTATGTAGATATATGGAACATGTTGGGAACGCATCTTGATGTGTATAAAATACGCACCAGCAATGCAACAGCTACATACAGTTATAACTGGACAGATGCAGATTATGCAGACCAACAAATTAAAATAATACAAAGGACATGATATGAACTGGATTAAAAATTTATACAATCGTATTTGTTTAGAAATACGCTATCGTAAAAAACTAAAAGAACTACGCAAGCGAGATCCTTTTATCTACAAATGAAGTTGAAAACATATTTTGGTATCAGTGCTGGATTTCACGATGCTGCCGTCAGTGTAATTCAGTCTGACGGCAGCGTCCTTTTTGCTGGCCATGCAGAACGCTACAGCAAAAACAAAAACGACGCACATCTAAATGATTCAATCATTGCAGAAGCAATGTCATACGCAACTCCGGATGTGATTGCATACTATGAACGTCCGTGGGTCAAAAAACTACAACAACTATATTCGGGACAATATGAGGAAGCCTTTAATTTTGGGAATTTTACTTTGGATCAGTATCTGCGTAAACACTTATCTGATACTGTTCATCGGCAGCGACTACTACAATGTCCTAGAAAATATATGTCCCATCATCATAGTCACGCCGCCGCTGGATTCCAATCCAGCCCCTATAACAGGGCCACAGTGGTTGTAATTGATGCAATTGGCGAATTAGACACCGTAACTATCTGGGGAGCAGAATATGATTCAAAAGGCATGGCAAAGTATAAAAAACTTTGGACACAACATTATCCACATTCAATTGGACTGTTCTACTCTGCAGTTACTGGCAGCGTTGGCCTACGTCCATTAGATGAAGAATATATCTTGATGGGCATGGCTGCATATGGCAATGCTGGTCACGCTGTTAAAATGCAAGCATTGGTAGAAGATGTAGACACCATACGCTTTCGTGAAAATCTGCACACCGGCATAGACAACCAGTACTTAGAAGGCTTAACGGAGTTTGATATTGCCGCTGGCGCACAGGCCATAGCAGAACAGCTGATCAACTCAGTAATGCGTAGAGCCAGGGACTTTGGCTGGAGTAACAACTTGGTCTACATGGGCGGTGTTGCTCTCAACTGTAGTGCTAACCGCAACCTAGGAGAATACTTTGATAACATTTGGATTATGCCTTGTCCTGGTGATGCTGGCAGTAGCCTGGGGGCAGCAGCACTGGCATACGGAAAACAGATACATTGGACCAACGCCTATCTGGGTAGTGATATTCCTGGTGCTTATCCTGTCAACGACGTTGTGGCTTGTTTGCTACGTGATAAAATTGTGGGTGTTGCTAGTGGTCGTGCAGAGTTTGGCCCTAGAGCTCTAGGCAATCGTAGTTTATTGGCAGACCCGCGTGGTGCAGATATAAAGGACCGTGTAAATGATATTAAAAGACGACAGCAATTCAGACCATTTGCGCCAATCATTTTGGAGGAACATGTTGATATGTATTTTGATATGCCTCATGGCTTCCATAACAGTAGGTATATGCAAGTCATCGCTCGCTGTAGGCATCCTCACATATTTCCTGCTATCGTTCATAGGGATGGCACTAGTAGGGTACAGACTGTTCCCAAGGATGGCTCCGGAATAAGACAACTGCTAGAAGAATGGTACAAGAACACAGGTTGTCCCATGTTGCTTAACACAAGTCTTAACATACGTGGTGAACCCATGGTAAATGATCGTGCAGACGCAGATAGATTTGAACAATTATACGGAGTAAAAGTCTGCTCATGACTGATAAACAAGTATTTCCAATCAAAACAGACACAGGATGCTTGCTCAAGTGGGCATGGAGTACTGTGTACTTAAATCAAGGCACAAGTGCCAGTTGCCATCGCACAGACCAACAACCCATACCTCCGGATAATTTTGAAAGTTTTCATAACCTGCCAAACAAAATAGAAGCCAGGCAAATGATGTTGCGTGGCGAATGGCCACAGGGTGGTTGTCAATACTGTGAGAAAATTGAAACAGCCGGCGGCATGAGCGATAGACAATATCAATTGCATGCTCGTCATGACCTAGATCGCACTCCACACGAGTTGTTTGAAGATCCAGCTACATTAGAAGTTGTACCTACCATATTAGAAGTATATTTCAACAATGTATGCAACATGGCCTGCTTGTATTGCGGCAGTCACTTTAGTACAAAATGGGAAGAAGAGAACCGACGATTTGGTGTGTTTACACAAGGCAATGTAAACTTTGGGCATAACACACAATCTAATCCCAACTATGAGCGCATGTTAGCAGACTTTTGGCGTTATCTTGAAGAGAAAGATCGTTACAAACACATACGCTACTATCAAATACTAGGCGGCGAGCCTTTCTTCCAGGATGAATTTGACATCAGCATGGACTTCTGGGAGAGTCACCCCAATCCCGAACTCACATTCAACATTATTACCAACCTAAAGGTACCTCCTAAAAAGTTCCGAGCCTACATTGATCGATTTGGCAAGATGGTTGAGTCTGGCGCACTAAAACGATTGCAAATCACAGGTAGTATAGATGCCTGGGGACCACAAGAAGAGTATGTGCGGTGGGGACTAGACTTGGCTGAGTGGACAGAAAACTGGGAATATCTACTGGATAAAGACTGGGTTGTGATGTGCGTGAACAGTGCAGTGTCGGCATTGACAATTAAAACAGCACCTGAGCTAGTAGAAAAGATAAACGAATGGAACGATCGTCGAAACCCGTGGAATCCTATTAGCTACAGTTTCATGAGTGTAATGACACCGCCTGAAATGGTTCCAGACATATTTGGACCAGGTGTGTTTGAACAGGACTTCGAGCGTCTGTTGGCCGCAATGCGAGAACGCAATCCCAGCGAAGTCAGTGCTAAAGAACACATGCGTGGCATTATGAAACAGATTGTGGCAGGACCGCGCAACGCAGAACGTGTTGCTGATTTGAAAGTTTATCTAACTGAAATAGATCGCCGTCGTGGCACCGATTGGAAACTGTTGTTTCCGTGGCTGACACACCTATAATAGCCCACGTCTTTTTTAGTTTCTAGTCTAAGCCATGCCGCTTGTTGGTTGCCATCTGTTCAAGATCTAATGCTGCCAGAACATCTTTACTAGTAGTTTGTTCACGCAACGGTCGGAGTTGTACATGAATCAAGTCTTGTACTTGATTATAATACCAGTTTGGATCGATCAGTTCTAATTCATCATTTAATAATTTGCCACTGTCGGTGTAAACACATTTAGGTGGAATTAATAAACGTTGAACATTGTTAAACTGATTTAAATTCATTGCAACCATCAGTGATTTCACCCCCACCGGTCGATTGGATAGACACTGTTCAAATGATCCACCACACAGATATATATTTTCAACGTCGGGATACTGTGAATTGAGCAAATATACCACCTGGTCCAGAGTCCAGGCCGCAAACATTTTCTGATCCTGTCTAAGAGACATAGTTAACACAGCCGGATTAGTGACCGGTGTATCATGAAGTATAAATTGATTTACAACAGGGCCATGATGGTTGTTAGAAATTATCTGTGCATGTTCTTGTGCCAACCAGGCTGAACCTGTGTAGGCCGGAACAGCAGGATTGAGATCGGGATTGAAAACCTGTCGACTGTTGTGCCAAATTGGCGACTCTATCGGCGTTGCTGTTGTTCCGTGAACTGTGTATTCTGAGTAAGATGCGACTACTATACACTTCACAAAATCTTGTTGAATAAACTCTGTTAGGTTTTTTAACATTGAATAAGGCCAGTGGCCAACCAGATCTGGCCATGCATCAATGACGATAACCGCCGCGGAAGTTTTGAGTCTATTGGGCATGACACATTTCTTCTAGACTGGGATTAAACTGTATACGCCCTGCATACTCTGAGTATGCACTGGTTAAGAAATACATGGCCGCCAGATGATCTGTATGTTCGGCGTTACCAATCACATCATGCACAGCGTAATCGGCCCAGGTGCCCCAATCTTCTAGTCGATTGATAACACCACTAAAGCCCATATCAACACATAGTCGACAGAAGTTCTGCATGTCTTGATAGTTGTCTTGTTGTAGCACAAACTTTAACAGTACTTCTGCACCTGTACGTTTAGCAGTGTCTTGCAACCAAGTTAGGTTAGCAATCAATTGAGACCATTGCCCGCCTAATCTCACACGTTCATACACACCAGCAGAGCCTGCATCTATGCTGATAAAATACTGTGTGATGTGATCAAGGATAGGAGAATCATCTAGTTGTTTTTTTAGCAATAGGCCATTGGTGAACAGCCGAATAGTTTGATTGTGGCCGGGCCGAAACTCTCGTATCAATGGACGCATAATAGCACTGGCCAATGGATCTCCGTTGCCACTCATCACAATGTGACAGGGCTCTGCAAACTCTTCTAACAATCGGCGTATGTGTTGTACCTGTGCTAGTTTTTGATCATATTCGGGACCTGAGTTGATCATTATTGCCGCAGGTCTGCAACTGGGACAACGTAGGTTACAACTTTCGTCAACATTGATACTGACCACGTGTGTTTTGTCTATCTTGCTGGCATGTACCACACCACACCGATCAACAGCACAATGTGTATATGCACCGGAATCAATATCTGCTTGTAATGCCAACGCTGTATTACTATTCCATACACTGGCCAATGAATCAAAGTCTGAAATTTGTCCCACACTGATCGGTAACCATGCTTCGCACCCACATACAAAACAATCACCTTTCCAGTCTATAACCAATTGGCGACTGGGCGCATTGCAGTGATTGTCAATGGTTAATTTTAAATCTGCATTACGCGGTATTGAATTGTACGAGTGCTGGTTAGCAATTGGAATGACAAACATTATAGATATGTTTCTAAACCGCCTCGGCGTGTCAAATCCTGTGTACAACAACTGATGCCACCGTCCCAGAAGTAACTGTGACGCAGTTCACTGATAATAGGATTAATACGATGCTGTTTACAGAAATCAAACACATCTCTATTGTAAGCACTGAAGATAACATTTTCTTCATCCAGCACTAAACAGTTGACATCAAATACTGTTTCAGCAACAAAGCCGGTCCACTTGTTCAAGTAGGTGTCTACAAACTTGGTAAACTCCTGTGTGGGCGTTTGCCCTTGCACATACCATGCTCCGGGACTTTGTTCGTATTTGAACTTGCCTATTTCCATTGCGGCCCAGATACTTGAGTCCCAAATCTTTAGCACTTCCCACCCTGGAAAGTCCTTGGCTAAGTCTAAGTTAACATCGTGCTTGCTGGACAAGATAACACCAGGCTTGAGAATAGCAAACACAGCATCGCCGTGGCCGTCTGTTACTGCTTCGTGTATACGATACTCTGGGCCCAAGCAGTTGTCCACAATCCAACGAGTTTGTTCTGGCTTTAGATAATCACTGTTGTCAAAGAATACGTCACGCCCTACACGTACAATACAACTGGCACTTGCTTGGTTAAGAATGCAGTCAGCATCCCAGCGACCGTTGTGTGGACTGATCACTTGGTCTGCATATTCTGCACAAATGTCGTCCAGTTCTTCCATTGGCAACACACGCAGTAACTTTTGTCCTAGACTGATTTGCCAATCACGCGGAGTCAGTGGAGGCAGCGGTGCACCACCGTTTTCTGTTTGCCACCATACAAATTGATCCTTGGGCGGCAAATTAGGTCTACGTACACGAGCACCATAAGTTTCAATTGTCTTTTGCAAGTTATTTAAATCTTCTTCTGTTTCGTGTAAGATCTGTTGTAATTGGTTACGCACTTGCGGATCTTCAATGAAGTCAAAGTAGTCTGGGCTGTATGCACGACCTACAATAACTTCTTCTAAGGGTTGCCAACTGGTGTAGGAATTAATCATTGTGTATTCTTTCTAATAGAGTATTTAATCTGCCGGCTTTTGTGCTACAAAATAACTGTTGATTGTGTTCAACATCACTTCGACAGGATTCAAACCAGGCGTGTAAGTTTTGCGACTTTAATTGAGTGATTGTGTTGCGCACTGCAATCCAACGTTCAGTATTATCTTGTATAGTATCGTAACTGTTGTCCACAACGTGATCGAATGTGCGATATCCTAGGTCTCGCAATGCAGACAAGGATCCTGCACAGCCCACCACAACAAAAGGTTGTCCGTGTTTGATTGCTTTGAATGTTTTTTCAGTTAAAAACGCACCGCCTGACCCGTCTGCATCAAAATGTGTTTCTAATATGATGTTACAGTAACTATCTGTGAAATGATTGGTTTCTATTAAGTGATGATCGTTGTGTTGTTCCGGTGTAAGTGTGTCGCATGTGTACGGGCCGTTGCTTAAAAATTGTTCAATATCTGTCCTGATTCCAAGAGTGTCAACTTCAATAGGATTGTCAGTTTCGGCTTCGTCTGTAGCAACGTCAGTTCCGTAACTCCAATAACTATTGTTCAACAACCCTGTACGATGCAAGTCTGTCATCACAGTGGCACGCCACCATTTGTGTGTTCTGCTTAGTACTGTAAAGTCGCGCAATCGTTTATTTGAGTGTACGGGTGTTGGGGGTATTTGTTGATTACGATGCCAGTATAGAAGTTCGTGATCTGGAAAATATGCAAAGCCTGGAATGCCATTGGCTGCTGTATTGCCACTGACAAACCGGTAGCAGTTAGGCGGCAGCAAATGATTTTGACACAGTTCATCTAGTCGATCTCGGATACGGAATGGATTGTCGCCTTCGTGATAGTAAAACAGCACAGTTAGTTCTTCGCGGCGTAACTGACGTCGCACTACTTCCGTCATTAAGGCAAAGTAGTCAACATCAAAGTTAAAAAAACCTAGCCCTACTGTGTAGTAAGATCCTGTAACGATATTGTTAAAGTCAGATAACTTGTACTCTATGCTGTGTGTGTTGAAATGTTCGTACAACTCAGCAGGAACTGTGTTGGGCCAATGCTGTACAAATTGTCTCCACTCAGAGGTGTATGGCTGTGCCGACCAACGTGCCAGTGCTGGATATGCTTTGTTACGAACTATGCGGTCAGCAACAAAGTTATTTGCGTAAGCCATGGAGCATGCCAGTTAGTTCCGGCCATAATATATTTGTTAATCCGCCCATGTAAAAGTGTCGGAAGTTGTGTTCCACTATAGGTAAACATGCACGATGTATTGATTGACGTTCTCTCGCACTTTGATTGTCTAAGTCTTTTAATAATCGAGTAACCTTTTCTACACGCAGTACGTCATCAGTTTCGGTGTCGTAACTTTCGTCAAATATGTCATTAAATGTTTTAAATCCGTAACTGCGCATATACTCCAAACTGTGGGCAGGTGCAACCAATGCAAATGGCATTTCTAATGCAATTGCTTTAAATGTTTTTTCTGTTATGTGTGTTCTGCGGCCAAAGTATACAGTTTCGGTAGGAACATATACCAAACTGTCTTGTGCTTCTGCATAGTTGCCTAGCCAACAACTGGTCATTTGTTGTGACTCTTCTCCTTCAAACAATCTCGGTAAAGCGGCACTTTCAAACACTTGCGAAATATCTGGATATGTGTTACAATACTTGTTGGCCACAACACTTATGTCAACATTTTCGTATTGGCATACTCGTGGCACACTGATATGATTATGCTCTAACCCTTGTTTGAATATATTATACAAAAACAACACACGATGATCACGCTTGCCGCCTACGATACGATTGGGACTCATAAAAGTTTTTGTGGGCGCACGATCTCTTGCACGAGGAATTAAGAATGACTTATCATATCCACGGAACCAGTCTTGACAAGCCCACCCATGGTAAAAATAATAGTGACTTTTCCATCCATATGCGGCACAAAGTTGCTCAACATACTCGCCGCGCTCGCTTACAACAACATGTCCAAATTGTTCTGGTTTTACTTGATTGTATTGATGCCACCACAAGTCCGTATTCCGTCTTGCTACATCATCAAACAATGGCCGATATTCTTCCGTCCAACACGGTTCTTGATCGTGCATCCACACGTAGTCGGTTTCTACAATGTCATCACTGCCCAAGTTAAATAAAGCATCCGGGTCGGTTCTTCCCGGCGGATCACAAAAAAACAATCTCGTACCTGGTTTATTTTTATGTAACCAAGGCCAAAAGGTATTATTATAAATCTCGTCTATTCTTATCATGTTTGATGTATTTTATTCTGGAAAAAAGCCCAATTTGTTTGCGCATGAGCAGGCAGTAGATACCATTGAACAAGCACAACAGCAGAGTCGCACACGTTTCTTTTGGTTTGTAAATTACTTATCGGACTACTCTGGCTTTGATTTTCTTTGGGAACCTGTGCCTTGGCAAGCACACCAACGACATGCATGGGCAAGTCAGTGGCAAAAAGATTCCGGCACGTATCTTGTTCCTGCGGCAGGTTATACAGACACAACCTATCACACTGATGTAGTATTGCATAGAATTAACAATGAAGATTCATGGAAAATACACGAAACAATAGATCAAGAGGCATGGGATTGGTCCTGGCATCCAGATCCAGCAGAGCCACCTTATATCTATGTATTTGGTAATCAGTGGAACTCGCCTGAATATAAAGCCAGTGTAGAGTATGTTGTTCCTGGAGCAACAGAACGCAAATACATGGATTTAAAAACAACGAGATTACCACAGCCACAGTTGTTTGCGCATAACCTGGCAGTGAGCAAGTTTGATTATTCTTGGGAACCAAATCCTTTTGATCCTCCTTATACGTATGTGTTTGGCAATCAATGGAATCCTGGAGTATTAGAACCTACTATAGTTTATACAGTGCCTGGCAGCACAGAAATCAAGTATGTAGATAATATTGTGGCTACTGTAGCATCTAGTCCTGCAGACTTCGGCGTGTTGCACGATATTGCTGACTTTGATCATAGTTGGAGACCCAATCCTACAGATCCAGATTACATATATGTGTTTGGCAATGAATGGCACACAGCAGAGATCATGCCCACAGTGGAATACTGTGTGGGCCATGCCACTGAACGCAAGTACATGGATTATCCCCGGGCTAAATTACCTGTACGGCAAGACAACAAGTGGCACACTATACAACAGTGCGACTGGGATTATTCATGGATTCCAGATCCAGGAGATCCACCCTACATCTACGTGTTTGGTAATCAGTGGCATTCAGCAGAGATCATGCCCACTGTTACATACACTGTGCCTGGTGCTACTGAACACAAGTACATGGATTACCCACGTGCTCAGTTGCCGGAAACACAGCTACACTGGGACAACATCAGTCATCATGATTATGAGTTCGACTACTCTTGGCAGCCCGATCCAGGAGAGCCGCCTATGATATATGTGTTTGGAAATCAACACTGGCCTGCAGAGAAAATGCCCATGTTGCGTTATTGTTCTGAGCCCCAGGATCAAGAATTGCCCGTCAAGTACATGGACTACCCCAGAGCCGCACTATTACCCAACAAAACAATGTGGGTGCTACCTGAGGGTGTGCGTGAAGAACACGTGGACTTCACTTGGGTTCCGGATCCTGGCGAACCCGCTTACATCTATCAGTTTGCTACACAATGGCAAAAGACCGGTGGTCCACAGTATCATGTGTCAGGCGCAACAGAAATCAAATACCTTGAGCATGTAGAGATCAAGATTGAAACAGTCACAGTTCCTGTTATTGAAATAGATCACCTGGATGGTGCTGGAGGACAAGTTCCCGGAGCCATAAAGAAGGTGCGTTACTTTGACAACTATAGAGATACTCTGATACGGTTGGCAAAGAGTCTTGTTGGTGAGCATGAGTTTGTATGGGTGTGTAGCAGTATTTGTGACTACACAGACTTTGACTTTTCGTGGCATCCAGAAAAATGGCAAAGTACCATGCTACATGTATTTGCCAGCAATGAACAAAAGTTTGGAGATACATTTTATATGCATGTTCCTACATTTGCGGCTCGTGCAGAAAAGAAAGCTCTGCTGGAATGGTACAGTGTAAACTATGTGCCTAAAATTCGTGTTCCACGCAGACCCATGCCTGTGATCCAACACACAGAAGACAGTCATGTTGATGTAGTTAAAAACACAACATGGTCGGGTCCATTGGCCACATTTACCACTGTAGACACTGTGTGCTCTGATGTGTTTACTGTGCCTTTGTGGCGCAAAGAGACCAAAACTATTGTGCCACTAAGTTCAGGTGCCACTAGTGTAATTGTGCCGAGAGTAGCAGTAGGTGACATTCGCACACAGTTGTATGACTACACACACATAGATCGAACACATCGCAAGTTAACAGATCAACCATTGGACATTGTGTTTATCAGCAATGGCGAACCTAATGCTGGATCTAATTATTTGCAGATGACAATATATCTGGCCAACGAGTCAAGGTACACAAACCGCGTTCATGTGGTAGAAGGTGTAAATGGACGAGTGGCAGCGTATCATGCGGCTGCTAGAGCCAGCACCACGCCTTGGTTCTTTGCTGTGTTTGCCAAGCTAGAAGTGAATCAAATGTTTGATTGGACCTGGCAACCTGATCGTATGCAACAACCCAAACACTATATCTTCCACGCATACAATCCTGTAAATGGATTAACATATGGTCACCAAGCCATGATTGCCTACAACAAAAAAATGGTGTTGAAGAATACTGGAGCAGGATTGGACTTTACATTAGATCAACCGCACGAAGTTGTGCCCGTGCTTAGTGGTGTAGCCAATTATAATGAAACACCTTGGACAGCTTGGCGCACTGCATTCCGTGAAGTTCTTAAATTAAAAGCCAGTTTACCCGATGTCGAAAGTGAATACAGACTTAACATGTGGCTCAGCAATGCTGGTGAAGCTAAAAATGCCGAATGGAGTCAATGGGGCGCCGAAGATGCTGTGGAATACTACGACCAAGTAGCCGGCAACTTTGCAGACTTGAAGAAGAGCTATGAGTGGTCTTGGTTGGCCAGTTATGCGTTTATGCGACGCAGTTTACAACCTGATCGCTGATGTATTCGACTTCTAGGTCTGTAAGTTCGGGGTAGATAGGCAGGCTTAGTACACGCCGAGCTAGACTAGAACTTGCTGCCAACATGTCAGGTCCTGGAAACATACGATACAAACTGATTTCTTGCAATGGAGTCGCATAGTGTACTCGCGTGTCAATTTTGCACAGTGCAAGATTGGCTTTTAATATATCTCGTTTGTCAACATCAATAACAAACTTATGAAACGCATGATTGTGTGCATTGGTGTCGTTGATTAAACAACGTATTCCAGTGTCTTTAAACCGATCTGCCCAGTGGTCTGAGATCTTTTGTCTACGTGCTTGCCAACGATCGATGTGTTTGGATTTAACCAACATGTGCGCACAGTCTAATTCGCTCATGCGACTGTTAGTTCCTGTGTTCTTATGTGTAGGTTTACCATTGTCTCGCCACGATCTAGCATATTCTGCTAGATCTAAGTTGTCTGTGACCACAGCACCGCCATTGCCATAACAAGCAAGATTTTTCATAGGATCAAAACTGATGGCTGCACCACCTTTGCCTATCCTTGTGCAGTCGGCAGCTAACCAATGTTGGGCAGCATCTTCAATTACGAGAGTATCATGTTGTATCCAGTGTTCCCAGGTACGAACACTGCCGTGATGTGTGACAGCGGCGCCATATAGACCGACCAACACCACTGCTTGGTAACTTATGCCTGTGGGAATTTTAGTAAGATCGATTAATCCCTGTGCATCTGTGTCAATGATGTGTATATCCCATCCTGCACGTATAAATGCATTGGCAGTGGCCACGTAAGTCATTGCAGGAATTAACACAGTAGGAGGATGCGGCACAGGAGATTCCGTGGCCCAATATCCGGCCAATATCTCAAGTGCGTGTGTGCCAGAATGACAAGTTACTGCATAGCGTACATGGTTCTTTCGAGCCAACCATGATTCAAACTCTGCAGTATTGTTGCCGTTCATGAGTTGGCCACCGCGAAGAACTTCGTCGGTGACGTCTAGAATCTCTGTACGGAGATTGTTATACTGTTTTCGGAGACCAGTAAACGGAATTGTTAAGCCAGTTGAAGTAATTTTCGAATCCTTCTTCTACATCCACTTGGGGATCATATCCTAGTACAGCCCGGGCCTTGGTGATATTTAATGCACCGCGACTGGGAAAGTCTGCATCTTTGTCGCGACATTCAATGGTGCCTTGGCCCACAATCTTCACAATCATTTCTGCGGCTTGTAACAAACTCACTGAATGTGATTTGGTAATATTGTATGTATCATTACGTGCGTGTTCAAGTGTTGCGGCAGCCACAATGCCATCAGCGGCATCATCTACGTAGGTAAAATCTAACGTCTCCCCTGCCCCATTAACTCGGAGAACGCCGCCTCGCATTGCTGTGAGCATAAATTTTGCAACAACTCGGTCCTCCACATCCAAGGGGCCGTATACAGCACTAGGCCTAATAATAGCGTAATCAAAAGCGCCGCGACGATGGTAGTCTTTGACAATGTCTTCTCCTGTTAATTTTAAGATGCCATATTGGCCAATGGGTCGGCAATTGTAGTCCTCTTCAACTTGATCATCAAAGTCGCCGTATACCATGCTACTGCTAATGTACACTACACGACTGACATGGTGTTTTTTGGCACTCTCACAGATGTTAATAAGACCTTCGCTCATCACACGACTACCCCAGGCAGGGTTAGCATTGACAACTTTCTGTCGGGGGAAACTGGCCATGTGAATAATCACTTCAGGCTGGTGTTTATTTACTAGCCAATCAACATTGTCAGCATCGGTAATGTCAATGTGATATATGTTGTTGCCTGATATCTTTTTCAAACGTTCTGACATCAAGTAGTCAACTTCAGCCTGGGGAATAATACCGTAGTTGGTACGAGTGTCGGTAATGACAACGTCGTGTCCTTGTGCTTCTAATCGTTGCACAACATTGTGTCCAATAAGACCAAGTCCGCCTGTTACTAGTATTTTCATTTTTTAAATTCTCCCCATTTAAGAGTCCAGAAAGTTTGATCTTGCTCGCTGAGTCTAGCCATTATACGATACAAGTGCCCGTAACTGGCAATATCTGCTTGACGAGTCCAATAAGGTTTTTCTACCGCATGTTCCATGATGAACTTACCAGCATCTGATTCCTGCCATTCATATATAGGTTGTGCCACATACAAATCAGGATCCTCTACATCGCCCATGCGTATCTGGTGTACGCACACGTCACTAAACTTTACAGCTCGGTCTCCAATGATTTTAACCTGTTCAGGTTGCCATTGTTTGTATTCGTCTGGATAAGTGTTTGTTATTGCCATACACTAGTGTAGCACAAGGATCAGTTGTTAGCAACCAAGTTGGCTGCCATTGGAAAGATTGCAGTGATGGCTAGAGCGCAAGCTCTTGCAATTTCCATGTGTTCTTTTTGTGTGCCATTGGCTGCACGTAGTTCGATGTAGTGAATCCAGCTACGCAGTGTGCCATTCATGTACATACGGCTAATAGTAAGACCTTCGGGTAGCACAGCACGGGCCTGCTCTTTGGCAATGCCATTTTTAATTGCCCAAGAATATTCTTGTTTAACACTAAACAGCACACGTTTCTGAGCACGTTCCCATTCGTATGCAATCAAACGTTGCTGTTCATCTGACAGATCTAACTCTACACTGTTCTGACGATTCTTTGTGTCTTGGAATCGTGCTTCACGCAGGGTAAATGCTTCGTCTAGTTCCTGTGTGGGGTCAGCATAACGTTGGCTGAACTCTTGGAAACTAAAACTTCTATGTCGCAAGATTTGTCTTGCAATGTCACGTGTGGTTGTAATTTCCATACAGGCCGAAACCATTTCTAACGGACTCCAGTGCTGATGTTTAACCAGATACCGGATTAGTCGTTCACTGGTTTCTGTGTTTAGTTGATTAGCAGGATTGCTGACACGGGCACAATACGCAATAAGTTCTTGCGCATCTGCAACACCCTGGTCAGCAAACTCCTGGGTTGGTTGGCTATACGATACAAGTTGTATTTTCATAAACCATTTAGAATTTTGTTAGTTTCGGGCTGAACCAGGCTGGCCACAGCACCAACATCTACAACAAAGTCTATGTCTCGAATTTCGTCGTCTAGTTCTGCAAGGGTACGAGTCAACATCACTTCAATTTCATCCACACTCATACCTTGCTTTTGCAGTGTAGACAAGTTAAACGTCTTTTGACGACCACCGTGAAATTTAAGAATTACTTTCTTGATACATTCTAACGGTACATCAGTTTTGGATACGTCGGCAATAATGTGTTCCCAAGCAGTCAGGAAGTCTTTATTGTGTTCCATCAGCAACAGCAGTCTTAACTTTGTTAGGGCCACGTGTGCGCTTGGCAGGCACAACTGCTTCGATTGCTACTGATTTGCTTTTGCTGGGGCGACTAACTGTGGGATCCATGCGTTCAGCATCTTTCTTCATACGTGCCGCTTCTGCAATCATTGACTTGGCATTTGCTTCCATTGCCTGTGCCTGTGACAACATGTTGGCAGCAATATCGCGATCGGTCAATGCACCATCAGCACCAGCTCGAAGCACTGGGGGAGCAACATAACCTGGTGCTGCCTTGGCAGCTTGTCCGGCTTTGTATTCTGCTTCTGCTTTGCGTTTGACTTCTGGCGCCACCATTCCGCGACTGGCATCATTCAGTGCCATGCGTTTGATTGCTTCCTCGCCAGTTTTCATTTCGTTCAACATTTTGTTCAGTTCGTCTAATCGGATTTTTGAACTGCCAGTTGGCGTAATAATAATGTCACTGGAACGCACTTTCTTGATCATGCGTTCTTGGTGCAGAGTTTCTAAAATAGGGCGACCATCTGGGAAGTAACTGCGATGTAGTGCATCAGCAAATTCTTCTGCGCTTTGACCGATTGTGCTTTCCAATACCTTTTGCACAGAATCTTGCCAGTGTGCCTGTAGCGTTTCAGGATAGACAACCAGACTCATGTGATCTTCTCCGGGTACCTGACGGAACAAGATACAGACCTTACGGTCACCGTGTTTACCAACGTGTTTCATAAATGCCATTGTTACTCTCCTTGTGTGTTACTGGCCGCAGATTCTTCCTGGGCCTTGGCTTGTGCTACTACTGCGTCAAGAAAACTGGTTAGTTTGTTGTAAACTTCTCCAATCTCCTTCATTTCTGCGGCCCGAAACGCACCGCGAGTGCTTGCTAGATCAACGATATCTTTCAACAGATTTAAATCGGAGATAGTAATTTCTTTGTTTTCCATATAGATATTTAATAAAAAAGATAGCAGTGCAAAAGTTTTTTACTGAGTATTGCACTCAAAATTGGTGACTTAGGACAAATTGATTGCTTAAAACTCCACCAACTGCTTTACATCCTTGACTGGAACCCATATAACATGGTGGATGTCAGTTTTAACTTTGACTGGAAGATCGGTATGCACTAACACACGTTTATCTTGTTCTCTTACTACGGTACCGATAAATGGCACTCCAGTAAAACGTCCAAATACTCTGGCCCCAAGATCAAACTTTGGACGTGGAGTATCTTTGTTTTTGTCGGCAAAGTATTCAGCGTAGCCCATATTAGTTGATCTCAAAGTGTTGTTTAATCATAGAAGCGGCACCACTGCTGGTAGTCTGAGTTGCAGTACCTTGTTCACAAACCTGAACACATTCCTGCACAATCAACTCGGCGAACCGTTCCATAAACTTTGTCTGCTCTTCCCAAGAATCACTTTGAGTTGTTTTAGCAGCCTCTTCCCAAAGTTGTTTAATTCGTTCGTTCATTCTTCAACTCCGAAATGTTCTTTAATCTCTAGTATAGGATGCAAGTATTCTTCACCAGGTCTGCTCATTCTAACAGTATATGGAGCAATAATATCAATACATTCCTGCACAATCAACTCGGCAAACTTTTTTGTATCAAAGTGCAACTGACCGTCTACCAGTGCGCCTTCTACACGATGACTCCAACATTGTTTTTCAAGTTCTGCAATACGATTGTTCATTTGTTACACCAAATTCTTTTTCTAGGTCTTCATCATTGTAGAAGAAACCTTGTCCTTGATCGTATTTGTTCTGCGCCAGTTGTTCAAATGTTTCTCCGTTGTAAAATTTCCCAATGACCATACGCCATCGTTCTTCAGGATAATCAATTAGTTCAAATTCGTCAACTCGGCCGTAGCCGTCATAGGTGCCCGTGACACGATTGCCGTTCTTAAACAGCACAATAACATCCGAGGCAAATGCCCACGGCGTGTTTCTTACTGCAACATCTGCCATTACAGGCTTGTCTGATTTGGCACAGCGCCAACTAAAGAATCCCATCATTTACTCCATTTAGTGTCTTGACAAGTACAGTTACGACCTTGATTACAGTCGCCTGTGCATCCTGTAGGAGGCATTGTGGCAAACAACACTACGATGCTCACCACTACTGCTAATGTAATTAATAATACAACAATCATTTCTGGCACTCCTCAATTTTCTTCTTCTTCACCGTAGTAGGCATATTGCCCGAATGGAGGAACAATAGTTCTAGTACCATGCAAGATGAACACAGTTTCTGTATAGTTCTCGTCGCCCCAGCTACCATATGGGTATCCGTCTGTGAACATGACCAAGCGTTTGGGCTCAATCTCGTTGTGTTTTAAATACTGGTACACACAATCAAAATCTGTGCCACCGCCACCTGCTGGCTCGTAGTCACAGATTGTGTCCAAGTTGTCACTATCGTATTGCACAGGATTATAAGTTTCTGTATCAAAGCTAACAACATGGATCTTGTATGCTGGAAACGATTCCATAATGCCTTGGATCTCACTTAAGAAGTCCTTCAACATGGCTTCACCAATGGATCCAGACGTGTCAATTGCCACTGCAATATCGATCATGGGCTCCAGCTTCATGCCGGGCATGATGGCATCCATGTCCCAGCCTTTACGGCCGGTTTTCATCCAGGTATAGTCACTCTTAATAGTGCTTTCTAACTGCATGCGGAGCAGTTCGCGCCAGTTCATCTTGGGCTCTGTCAAGTCCTTTAAGATACGACGAACGCCTGCGGGCAAGTTGCCTGCGCCATCTGCATCTGCGGCCACAGCCGACAACATAGCTTCTTTAATCTCGTCCTTGATCTGTTGACGATCCTCGGCACTCAGTTTAGGACGACCCTTGCCTTTTTTGTCTCCGTCTTCACCTTCCTCACCTGAACCGCCACTGTCGTCATCGCCTTCGCCATCCAGGTGCTCGTCAATCATCTGGTCCATCAACTTGCCAATGTCGATCTTGTCTGCTTTCTCATACAGGATATCGTACACTTCCTCGGCGCAGAGACCTTCATATTTTTTGTCGTATAAACAAGGCACACTGGTGATAAACTCGCCGACACCGTGCTTCTTCAAGTCACCATTTACACAATAGTCGTCTGCAATATTCCACAACATGGGATCTCGTTCTCCGCAACGTCCAAAGTGGTCATATACACAATGCAACACTTCGTGTCCAAACAGGAATTCTACTTCTTTGGGACGGAGCAGTTTAATAAACTTACAGTTATAATAGAAATTACGTCCATCTGTTGCGGCAGTAGGACACCACTCGTCTGCGTTGACCAGTTTTAAACGAGTTGCCAAGTTACCAAAGAAACTGGCCTTTAGCAACAGGCCCACACGAGCAGTGGTCAAGATTTCTCGTACTTCTCGATCCAGTTTGGGATCCATTTTACCAATGAGATCTTTAAACTTGTCGCTGTCTTTAGAATCTGCGGTGGTACCTTTTTTGGCGCTCATACAATTCCTTAATTAAGATCTGGCTTGCAAAATGTACTTGCCGTACTTTTGATGGAACTCGTCAAAGTTCTTCAGCTTGGTAGGCTGGAATGGCAGGTCGTACGTGGTAAGAGCAATACGAGCACCCATAACAACTAGTTCTGTCTCAAAGTTCTTCATCATGTAGCCCAGGAAGTTGTCGGACATGTTATGAAACTCTTTGTCTGGCACTTTACGGGCCACTGCATCTTTGAGCTCATAGCACATGGAGATAACCAAACTGTACATGGCACTGACTTCTTTAACAGACAGGTCGGTTACCTTGCCTGACAAAATGTCCTCGGGCTTGGGCAGTTTAGAACTGATCTTACGATGAGCCATAAATTTAACAGCAAGACCTTCGCCAATTGTACCGGCAATTAAGTTGGTCAATGTGTCGTTGTCTGTGTCCTCGTCATCCAACAACTGGCTCACAAAAGTCCACGAGCGCGGAGTAGCAAAGGCACGGCTGGCACTCTTGGCGTCAAAGTCGTACAGGTCCTGTTTGGCAAAGCTCAAATAGCCCACAACGTCTTTGTGGATGTTGTGCTGAACAGCCCAGGCCTGGTAACTGGCAAAGTCCACTTTCATCTCTTGGTGGATGAAACGATTGGCAAGCGGAGTAGGCATGCGATAGGTAACGCCTTTGTCGCTTTCTCTGTTGCCAGCGGCCACCATAACAACATTGTCCGGCAGTTTATACTTGCCTACACGACGGTTCAAAATAAGTTGGTAAGCGGCAGCCTGTACATTGCCTGCGGCACTGTTCATCTCGTCTAAGAACAAGACTACAATAGGATACTGGCTGGCAGTTTCCTCGTCCGGCAAGTCGATCGGAGGTGCCCAGTCCATCTTGCCGATTTCTTTATTGTAAAAAGGAATGCCTCGAATGTCTGTGGGCTCCATCTGTCCCAGTCGGCAGTCGTACATGATACCGCCTAGTTCGTTTGCAAGTTCCTCTACCAGTTCACTTTTACCGATACCGGGAGGACCCCAAAGGAACAGCGGGCGTTTAACTTTAAATGCTTTTAACAAACTCTTGCGAGCCTGCGTAGAGGTAACGGTACGGGTATCTGACATAGTGCTTCCTTGTTGCTAATGTATGTATTATACTGTTAAACTGTTTTTCCGTCAACCAGCCTACGGATGCGTACACCCATGTCTTCTTCTGTGTCGCCTTTGCCTGTGAGCATGTAGGCAGTGTACTCCACCATGTCTGCTTCTTTAAACTCCAAAGCAATGCCCAAGTTCTTAAACACAAGGTTAACTTGTTTAAGAGTTTCTTCCACTGTTTTTTGCACAATGTCTACGTGGCTGGAGTCTACCTCGTCATCATCGTAGCCCATCTCGTCTGTCAGCACATTGTGGAGAGCCATTTCGTCGTCCATAATGCAGAACTTGCCAAACGCCTTGTTTAGCGTTTCGTTACCAAAGTCTTCAATGTGTTCACCAATGTCGTTAGTGTCGATATCGCTGAGGCGTTCTTGTTTTGTGTATGTATGCATAGTTGGCTCCTAATTAAGTTACAATACAAGTATTATAGCAAAATGGGAATTATGGGTCAACCGGGCAAAAAGTGTCTATTTTTTAAGCAGAATATAGTGTTGTTTTTACGCAACACTACATTGTAGGGCCATTTATCAACTGGTTCTTTGCCAAGATTGTCAACAAACTGATCATTAATCAGTTTGCGTTATACTTTCTTGGCAAGAAATACTTGTATAAACCACGCACTGTAGTCAGTCACTTGACTGTTGGTGTAATCGTATTTGTTGCTGTGCTGATGGTGGTCACGGTGCAAGAATGTTGGAGATAGTAATCTTGCCAACCAAACACGATCCGTGGACTTGTTTGGTCCTGGTAACAAAGGATCGTGACTGATCATGTTCACCAACATGCCTTTGTGAAACGACAGTATTGCCGCAAACAGTATCACAGTTGCCAGAGTTGTGTTCAGGGCAAACAACACAGCGTAAAACACAGCAGGCGCAATACTCTCGTATTTCCACATGGACAACATCCAAGGGTGTTCCTTGATCAGGTCTTTGACAATGAACTTGTCTGACTCCGGCATTTTGTACGACACCAACCAGGTGTAGTAAGCATGAAGTCTGCCATGAATTGGGCTGTGCGGATCCTGATCAGTGTCAGAATATTTGTGATGCAACCGATGAGTGGCTGCCCATGCCAGCGGTTGTCCAGAAAACATCAACATCGACATCCAGGACACTGTTTTGACCAAACCTGGTTTGGGTGCAAATGCCCGATGCGACAGTAGCTTATGGTAGCCGATCACTGTGGCCAGACTATGCAAAGGATAATAAAACAGCACAGTCAACGCAACAACCAACCAAAAGTTTGTGTTGTAAAGGCCAAACAGCAACGCAATGTGCATCACAGGCACAAAAAAGAAATAGTGGATTTTACGAAGCAGCGTTTGCATTTACCCCGTCCTGTTTTAGCATTTTTACAATCAACCAGCCTGCGTCAAATTCGTACCACTTGTTTTTGAATTTAGCATCGGATGCAATGTCGTGATGCTTGTGATGCAGCCACTCGCCGCCCATTGGGACAACAAATTCCAGCCACCAATGATTGGTTGCGCTGTCTTTGTTGTGGCTAAACGTTTTGTGAAAGCCTTGTCCAAAATGCAAAAAGAATATGGGCAACAGATATCCCCACACAAAAAAGTCCATAGATACCAAAGCAGATAGCAACCCAAATCCCAATACAAACAACACAGCATTGTTGTGCAAAAACAGATGTTGTTGATTAGAAAACCAACGGCCCGGAACCAAAAACTTTTTGTCTGGCAGTTTATAGCTGGCAGTTAAAAACCCACGCAGTCCCTTGATATGTGAGTCTTTTTCAGTATTGGCGTACCTATGGTGTGCTAGATGTAGATACGACCAATTTATAGGACTGGCATATGAGTAACAAACAGTCAAGGCAGCCAAGCACCACATCACATGCGGGTTGGCAGCAAACGCACGATGAGAAAAATATCTATGTGTGACAGCACTGAATATTGAAATCAGCACAAAGTGGATGGCCAGTGCCATCACAAACAGATTCCAATCCCAGTTGAACATAGCATATGCCAATCCCAAAGCCCCAGCGTAGTAGGCAATGGTGGTATTACGGTTGTCCATTACTAATTTCATATCACTCGTCTAAGCTCACTAGACTTTCCAACTCTGACTGACCGTGTACGTCAATGATTAGGTGCAGCCGGTCAACAGGGGATTGATTTGTGACCCAATGCTTTACTCCAGTGTTGAAAAAATAAATTCTACCATCTGCTGGCATGTGCATGGAATATTGCTTGCCTTGGCGTTCCATGTGCATAATAACACCGGGATGAGTAATGATTGGGATATGATAGCGAGTTACATAACTTGGATCATGATCCACATGAGGCTTTATATCATGCCCGGCTGCAATGTACGTCAATCTTGCTCTGGTAAGTTGTGACTTGAAAAGATCTAAAACTTTTGCAAGTTCACCTGCTACTAGTTCGTTTCTCTCGCCATAATTCAATTCGTCGGCATGCGGTATATAATTTTTGTGATTTGGATCTCGTCGCTTTAGCCGATTAAAAAATGTATCAGGAGAAGTATTGTTGTTTTGCAAAGCCTTGGTGGTGTCAAATTTGGTCAATGCTATTTGCCTAAATTTCAAACTTTCCAAGCCGGGTTCGTCAGCATCTTTAAAAAAGTTATTGTAACAGTCTTCATTGATGCTGATATACGTTTTCATGTCACTGTCAGCACTGAGCCTGATATCATTGTACTGCTGTATATCCAGTATACTGTGATCATCAAGGTAACTGGCCAACGAAGCAATGTCAACCACATGATCTTTAAGATAACCAAAACAAGGCAATTGTTTTCGATTTTTCATTTTAAATCCCTTATTATATTTTTATAAATTCTTCTGGTGTTCTTGCTACTGTCCTAGAAATGTCGCAGTGATTAAAATTAAGAGCAATACGATGCACCACTCGATTTTGAATATTTTCACAGCGCCATCTTTTGTGAATACTTAACCATTGTTCACTCAACACAATATCACCATCTTGCCAGTCATGGTGATATGTGTATTTTTCTTGCTCAACATGTAGTCGTAATTTTTGAATTAGAGCATCACTTTTGTCTTTGTCAAATCCCAGAATCTGATGAATTTGCAAAAACGAAAAAAACATGCCTGTGACACCGGCCTGATTGGTGTGTATTAAATTTGGATGCCAGTTATTATTGATGGCATTTGAATCTCGAGCGGTGATTGAGTAAGTGTCTTCAGAGATTACTTTTGCGTCAAACCCCATTACTAGTTTTAAATCTTTGATTTGTTCTTTGAGCTCTTGGTCAAGATCCTGATAGCTCATGATGTTGTTGATCCAACTGGTCCTACTGCCTTGTGAGTCTTTGACGCCATACAGCCAAATCAACGGATCCCTAGCCTCGTCGCCAGTTCGATTACTGTGCCAATCCATGTCACTCACATGTTCAAACACTCCGGCCACCCCGCCGTGATGATTGCCCCCGCCGACTCTAACAATTTTCCCACATCCGCCTTCTACAAATTTTGTGCCTTGAGTCGGAGCATCCGGCAGCGCAAGTTGCTCACACACACCAATTCTTTCACAGATGTCAACTTCGTCGCCTGGAAAAAGATGTTGATTGCGAATTACAACCACAGTGTCTTTAGCGGCTAACCAAGCTATGGTGTTCATCTCTTGCTGTGAAGCAGAACGTAAATCGATGCCGGTAATGATCGAAGTCCATCCATTTTTATCTAGTTCTATTTTCATGACCGTATTACTTCTCCATAAATTCTTCTTGTATTGCTGCCTGCCAATGATACTATTTCCCTGGGTTCGACATCTCTTGCAACAGTGACTCTGGGATAAATAATTGCATCGTTGCCCACAACAGTGTGATTTTTTCCAGTTCGTAAAATTGCCGCGCCTGGCATGATCGATACATTGTCTTTGATAATGGTATTAGTAGAAATCATACTATACGAGTTTATATAACAATTATCTCCTATTTCTACATGGTGTCCGATTATTGAAAAACTGTCAAGACGAGAGTGAGCGCCAATGGTAACATGGTGAGAAATGCCGGCACAAAACCCAATCAAGCAACCTGGTCCTATTTCTACCCCATCATATATTTCGCTACCGGGATGGATCAGAGTTGCACAATTTAGATTATGGTGGTTAATTATTGATATGTAATCTAATCTCTTTTTTCTAGACCTCTGATCTTGAGTAGAGTATGATTGTCCAATGAAAAAATCAAATTGATCTCGGGCCGCATCAAAATCAAATGAATGTTCACTGCCGATGATTTCTACACCATTTTTTTTGTCAGTGTTTCCATAGTAATCACTATCGACAATACCGGCCACTGGTATATTACTTAGCTGGCAGATACGCAAAGGAACTTCTAAGTTTGTGCTTGTTCCTAAAAAAATTACAGGGCGCATGGATATTTTTCCAGAGTTGAAATATCCACATCAGAAGAATCAAACTTTGAAGTGTATCCCATGATTCTCCATAACAATCGATCTTGAATGTGTTCAAACGGATCTCTAGCATGCATGCTGAGCCACTGACAATTTATAATAATTTCGTTATCGACCCAATTTTGAGAATAGCAGTATTTGGGCTGAGTTAAAAACTCTAATAAAAAATGATGCCACTGAATTTGCTGACGTTTAGAAACGGGTTGCTGATCTATGTAAAATTTAGGATATTGCATTGGGCTCCAGTGTATCCCTTGCTGTCCGGACTTGTTGGAATTAACCAGTTTGTTAAAGCCTACCCGACCTTGATAATTCACATCGACCGCACCTGGTCCGTTGTCGGTGCTGCCTTGATAATTGTAATAGCAATAAATTTTATCTAAATTTTCAAGTAAACCATTGGGTGCATTATCTGCTGATCTCAAATCTTTTAATGCCGCTATGCTGTTGCTAAAAAGTGTGGCACTACCTTCTGTATGCTCAACTGCATACAAGCATAAAGCATCGGGTCTTTCTTCAGCAGTTCTACCCGGTTCGTTGCAATGCCATGGCAAATGTTCGGGCATACCGAATAATCCCAACATCTCTCCAGTTTCGTCTCTACGACCAGTAACACGAATCACTTCTTTGTTAGTGCCTTCCATAAACACTTTCTCTTTGGCTGGAAGATCATTGTTAAGGCCTTCAAACACCTGTTGCGAAAAATGATGATATTGTTCCAGTGTCAACTTTTCTTTGTTATGAATCACTGCTAACAAATTCATGTAAGGCAGTTTTTTTAAGACGTTGGCATCTGCTGGATCAATATTAAAAATGTCAAAATCGGTGATATGAATCACCCAGCCGTTTGGATCGATTGATAATTTCATATACCTATTTATTTAAATATAGTGGTGCATAACTATTTGTATGAAAATTACTCGTTCTACAATCGATCCAATCCTACTCAGCGCCGCCGCAATCATTTTTCCAATTTGTATGCTGATTAAATTAAGACTAGTCAAGGCACTAGGCCTTGACTAGTCACATTGCAGGACCATTGCCGTTTTTAAAGCCCACTGTGCCGCCTTCTGCTTCGATGCGTTTGATAGCATCTTCAAACAAGATAGGAGTAAAGTCGGTTTGCTCCACGCATACGCAATGATACCGCACATCGTTCTCGTCACTGTATAACACAGCGCCTGTTCGAGCATCGACTCCACGAGCCCGTTTCACACGATTGGTGTGCAAGTGCCCATGTATGTTAGTACCAAACCGACCCAAGCTGGCTTCATGCACAGGAATATGACTCAAGATCATTCCGTTCATCACATGGTACGCCCGCAACTCGCGAAAGTATTCTCTGTATTCGTCGTCACGGAAGATGTCGTGATTGCCGCGGATCAACACCTTGTCTCCGTTTAACCGATGTAATGTTTTTAAACTCTTGCGGTTAATAACAACATCGCCTAAATGGTACACCTTGTCGTTAGGCCGAACACGATCATTCCAACGCTTTATCATTTCCTCATCCATTTCATCTGGATCAGTCCATGGCCGAATCTTTGTGATCCCGTCTGCTTCTGTGAATCGGCACACGCCGGCATGACCAAAGTGTGTGTCGCTAGTTAAAAATACTGCTGGCATTGTGTGCTCCTTTCTTTAATGTAATATTATAACATTTTGGGTATATTTGGTCAATCAGCAGAAAGTATTACTTCTTGCCAGGTGTGATCACCCATGTACTTGACCTGCATTATGTACTGATAATCTTCCGGAATACCAGTGTTCCAATCCGTGGGTCCATTAAGCACCAGCAGATTTTTCTCATGCCGTCGGTGCCACACCAACCAATAGCAGTTGCCCATGACAATTTGAAAATGGTACTCTGCGGCATATACAGCATCAGTTACGTCAAGCCGTCGTTTGATCGCTTGTGCTTGTTTTTCTAATACTGAGACCAGTTCCATAATACGATCATACTCTTGCTGGGCATACATCCTAGCATGATTGATCATTATATCCTTTTGTTTTTCAACTGGAATTAGATCAAACTTGGGGCCACCGGATTCAGTGGCATATGGTGTTACATTGCGGTTAAAAAAATGAACCAGGGTATTGCCTGTAGCAATATCAAAACTGGTTCTACCTTTGGCGGAGTTTGTGTGATCTGAGTCATCCATGCACGTCAGCACTCGATGTCAATGTGTCGACCTTTGTCTAAGTCTAGTCGGAGATTTCTGCTCACACGTTCTGCTATGATTTGATCAAGTCTTCGTTCTTCAATTTTTTTACTGTAATCTTGTTCTCGTTGCCGGTCCATACGAGTCTGATCTAGTTGATACTGTTCTAGATTGTACTTTATAACACTTTGTTCGGCTCTTGATATTTGCATTTTGATTAATCCCAATACATTTGGTTATTTTTTTGAAAATAATAATCTTTTACTAAATCCGTCATGTCGCTGTGATCAACTCTGTATTGTTGATGATTAACTGATATTCTTACATAACTTGCTGGAGCACTTTCGGGCCTGGGCGTTGTGGTTTTGTAATGAATAAACCAATGCTGATTAGGTGTCGTAAAAGAGCAACCGTTGTTGTCAAGCCAATTATCTAGTAGATATTCAAACTGTTCTGCAGACATTGCATACGTGTGTGCATGACTGTCTGTGACACGTATTGTGATATCAACTGACTGTTTATCTTTAAACAGATAAATCTTTAATGATTTTTTAAATGCTAACATACTATTTATAATGGAGCGGAGTGAGAGAATCGAACTCTCGACCGAAGATTGGAAATCTGCTGTTTTGCCATTAAACTAACCCCGCATACTAACTTGGTACCTGGACACGGTTTCGAACCGCGGACCCTCTCCGTGTAAAGGAGACGCTCTACCCCTGAGCTATCCAGGCTTCTATTCTTCTTTGGTCTCGGTAGCAGGAATCGAACCTACGCTCGAACGTCCCAAACGTTCAGTGATACCATTTCACCATACCGAGAAAAACTTAACTTGGTGCCCCCACCATGAATCGAACACGGGACAACCTGATTACAAATCAGGTGCTCTACCAACTGAGCTATAAGGGCTTGTTTTTATTTATAGACTGGTGCGAGTGGCCGGAATCGAACCGGCATGCCTTTTAAAGCGAGAGATTTTAAGTCTCTTGTGTCTACCTATTTCACCACACTCGCATTTCTAACTTGTATATATTATACAATAAATCGAGTTAATTGTCAACCAGAAATGTTTAACTGTTTAACACTTTGGCAACTGAATTCATCACTGCGGCAATACGACCAATGTCACGAAGTTGTTCCACACTATAGCCTTCTTGCTTGAGTGTTTCATAATGTGCTTTCACACAAAAATGGCACCGGCCAACAATACTTGCGGCCAAACTAAATGCTTCAAAGTTGCTCTTGGTAGTACCACCATGTGACGTAATAGCATTCATGCGTAACTGTGCTGGAAGGCCTTTCAGTGCAGGATCATCTGTCATTTCGACATAAGGATACCACACATTGTTCTGTGCCATGATACTGGCTGCTGTCATTGCTGACTCTGCGTGTACAGGAGCATCTGCTAGTATTACTGACAAGATTTTACCATTACCGGTTGCGGCCAATGCGGCCACAGCACAGCCCATGGCCACATCTGCATCTAGTGTGCTACGCAGTAACACAGCATCCAAATTTAATTTTGTATCTTTGGCATAGTCTGGCAACGCACCTTTTACTGATTCAATAAAACTCATTCTTTTCTTTCTTCTATATTATAAAACCAATCATCTCCTGCTGACCACTTGCGTGTGCCATCCACTGCGAATATAGTTTGTGCGGCCTGAAAGTCTGGAAACTTGACATTGCCTGAAATCAAACTTTGGTCATACCACAAACATCGGTTGTTGGGCTGACAGGCAAACTGTCCGTTTTCTAATCTGATAAAGTTAAAGCTCTTGTGTTCTTCTGCAACCTCAGTAAAGCCTGTGTCCACATCCATACCGTCAGCACAAAAATCTACTGTAAACAAATAAGTGCCGTGATGCCATTCTCGATCTTTACCTAAAAACTTCACACCTAGATTACGCAAACCAATTTTTTCAACTATAGTGAAACGATAGCCCATGCAGTCCCAGAGTTGCAAGATATCTACGGGCAAGTTGCCAGTGTAGTTCTCCTGCCAAACATAAGCATGGATAGGCAGTTTGTCGTACAGTGCTCCGTAGTTGGGCAACAAGCTCTCAATACGAAACACCTGTCCACGTAGAGCTTTGAGACTGACCCAGATGGCAGGTTCTAATTCTCCGTGACCTTTTTCAAAATTGTAGAGAAATTCACGCTTGACAAAACATTTGATGGGCGGAAGAGATCCTACAATATAACTCATTATTTTCTATCTCCGAACAGTTGTAACAGATTGATAAACAAGTTGATAAAGTCCATGTACAAAGTTAATGCTCCGCGAATTTCTGCACTGTCACTGGTTTCTACTGAAAGTTCTTCACGAATCTTCTGTGTGTCGTAAGCAGTTAGTCCAAGGAAGATAATGATAGCCAGTGCGGAGATCACCATCTGCATCACAGTTGATCCAATAAAGATATTAACGATGCTGGCAATCACAATTGCAATTAATCCCACAAACATAAACTTGCCCATGCTGTCTAGACTCTGTTTGGTAAAGTAGCCATAGCCACTCATTACCGCAAACAAGATGCCTGCACCCATGAATGCTGACACAATACTGCCCATAGTGAACACAGCAAATATTGTGGCAAAACTCAGACCCATCAGTGCCGCAAATCCATGTAAGCATAGCTGTGCAGTACCTTTGCTAGGATTGTTTCCTAGCACATAGCTGACACCAAAAATTGCTGCCAAGGGTGAAAAGATCACAATCCATTTCATTACGCCTGTAAAAAAGAATGCCAGTAACTCTGGACTAGAGCCCACAAAGTAACTCACAAACATTGACACAATCACTGCTAGACTCATGTGTCCATACACGCGGCCCATTGCTGAATTGATTTCACTGGCAGAACGATATGTCATTCCGCCTGTATAACTTGTTCCAAACATAATTTTCTCCTTTATTTCTGTTTTCTATTATATGGTCTAGTTGTTTTTCTAACATTACAGAGTCTCGCCACCAACAGTGCGGTTACAAGCACACAGTTCGCCAGTTTGTAGCGCATCAAGAACACGAAGTGTTTCTTCTGGGTTACGGCCCACATTCAAGTTGTTCACAGTGACGTGTTGGATTTCATTGCTAGGGTCAACGATAAATGTGGCGCGAAGTGCCGCACCTGCTGGAGCATAGAATACACCAAGTTGTTCAATCAAGCTCAAGTCATCACATGTTTTTGGATCATAACGCTGTGTGTCAGCAAATTGATTGTGTGTGATCTTGATTAAATCACTGTGGCTCTTTTGCCATGCCACTTTACAGAACTCATTGTCTGTGCTTCCTGTGAGTAATACTGCATCACGATCCGCAAAGTCTTGTGTCAACTTGTCGTAGGCTACAATTTCTGTAGGGCATACAAATGTAAAGTCCTTGGGATAGTAAACAATTACTTTCCACTTGCCTGGAAAACTCTCATCTGTGATGTCAAAGAACGCATCTTCTGGTTGTCCGGGACGGACGCCTGTGACCGTAAATTTTTCTAACTTATCGCCAACTGTTTTCATATCTTCTCCTTGTTAAAAATGAACTAGTGTTTACCACTAGTGTGTAGTATACTAGTATATATCCACGAAGTCAACAACATTGTTGAATTTTTGTCAACTATATCTTAATGACAGCAATAGGAAAAATTAATAAAGAAAACCCGCCGAAGCGGGTTTGTGGCAAGCATTAATTAAATTAAAAACTAAAACCTAAACCTACGCCAAACGCCTTTTCTTTGATGTCTTGACCAGAACGGCTAGCATTCAAGTTAACAGCAACGCCCTTGGTAACTGGAATTGAGTATGTAGCAAAGCCAACTGTCTGCTTTGTACGTGCGCCATTTTCTGTTGAACCAACACGAGTCTTGACACCTGTTAACAAGTAACCTGGGCCAGCTGGCAGACCATATGTTGCACCAACCAACCCGTAGTTGTAAGGTGTGCCTGCATTGACTCCATTGTCATGACCTGCACCAATGAATGGTGTAATGCCTTTGGAATTCTTTCCCGCTGTGACTTCTACGCTACTCAACATACCTGAGTTGTTGTTCAATGTAGCAGTACGGCCTTGCAAACCAAATTGGATTCCGCCAATTTCTTTACCAGCACGAATGTATTGTGCTGTACTGTCGCCAGCGCCCTTGAGTCCAGAAACGCTGTCAACGTCAACTGAAACATATGATACTGCGAAAGCAGAACTAGAAACGGCCAAAGCCAAAATTGCGAAGATTTTTTTCATTTTATTTTCCTTTAAATTAAAGCCGACTTTCATCGGCTAGAATAATACTTAGTCACGGTACATGATCCCCGGCTTTTTCAATGAAGAAACACACCAAAAAGGTGGGGTGTACTCATTGAGATCTCAGCAACCGAATCACTTCGCAATAATAGTCATAATGACATTTTGTATCAAAGAAACTGGGATCTGCTTTTAATATTTTTTTTTTCAATGCTCTTGGAAATATGCCACGTGGTTTTTTAATGTGTTGAATTGCATGTGTTAAATTAGTTTTTAATTCTTCAATCACCTGTTGTTGAAATGCATCGCTGAAAAAATGTTTTTTGTTAAAATCGGCTATGTGTTTGATTTCTATTAGAAATTGATCAAACTCCTCGGCATCAAGCAAATTAATTTTATTCATGCTGTTGATAATTTTTTCAAGTCTGCGCAAACTGTCAGGTTCATGATCATAACTTTCGTCAATCCATGGAGCAAATGTTCGAAATCCGTAACTTCTAAGATACTCTAAACTGCGTGGCCCCGCTGCCAATACAAATGGATGACCGCAGGCAATTGGTCTCAGTGTCTTTTCTGTCAAGTGAATTCTTGAGTCGTCAAACATGGTTTCTAAAACTACACTTATTGCAGTTGAATTGAAATCATCATGATTGTACTGTGCGCTTTCGTTGCTGTTGAATTGATTATCTTCGAGCAGATCTAATACAGTGCTGTCTTCAAGCGCAAAATTGACATTTTTAAATTTATGATCATGATAATGATGTCCTTGATTGCCTTCGGCTCTGGCTGATATACTGGTTTTACTTGATTCATGTAATCCATGTTTAATCAATAACTCCATGAACTTTAATCTGTATTCTCTGGTATTGCCCCATGCGCGATTATATATAAGGAATTTTTCTTGTATATGAGATTGTGGAACAAGCCGAGCATCTATTTCAGCAAATCTATACCAGTCACGAGCAATAATTGCATGACACCAATGGTAAACCGGCAAAAAATTATTTTGAGAATACTGTTCTAAGTCAACAGAATTTTTTTCAGAATGCAGTAAAATTGCCTGGTCATGAAGCGATCCACCTGCTAATGGTATTGCCAATAAATTTTTATCAACTAAGGCCTGGCATCTTATTTCTGTGGCAACAGGATTGCTTAACGCCATGGTTTGCCACAATTGCTGCAATGATGCCAGATCAATATTTGTGTACAGATTATAATCCAATGGTTCCTGGTCGTGGACAACAACTGGAATATCAACATAATGTTCCTCATCGGGTCGGGGACTCAGTGAAGTAAGATCAACAATATTTTTACTACCGTGTGGATAAAATCTATAGATTACTGCAGGAACAGGTATGATCGATTGCACCCAGTGGTACAAATTGTCTAAGGGAATGTTCATGCCGGTGGATTTTTGTTATTGAATAAAAAGGTAATTTAATTCTGTTACGAGGATAAATTACCAAAAACCCTAGGCAGTGTTTAGACTGCCAATGCTTCCTTGGCTGAACGAGCAGAGAACTTGATATTCTTGCCTGAAACAGTTACGGTTTTGTTTACGTTTGCATTTACGTTTTTTGCTTCTTCGGCCGAGTCTCCCCAACCCTACGGGTTTCACATTCCCGAGCTGTCCACTAATTTACTTGTTGCCCTGTCGAATCTAGGTCAGGCCCTCCAAAAAGACTCTCCCATCTAGCTAGTGCTTCAAAATAGCTAATCCAGACACATCCTTCACATCCTTTTCCGCAACATGTAGTTGGCTCTTGCGGTCTAGGGTAAAAGTCTTTTTGGTGGACCTGGGGGGATTCGCACCCCCGTCCAGAACACTTTTCTCTTTGCTTCATACAGCAATAACACTTATTTATTCATCGTCTACTTGATCAATAGGAATCCATCCTAATTTAAAAAAGTCTTCGCGTATTTCTTCTGTGACTGTACCTTCGGGCACAAAAGTTAGAGGAGGCTCGTAATCGATGCCTTGTTCTCCACGAATACCTGAGCAGTACCAATCGATATAGTCACCCTTTTCGACCATGTCGGCCACAATGCCACCGGCATAGCGCCAACTGCAACTGTATGTTTCGCTTTTGAGCAACGGCCAAACTTCATTTTTTTGCCAGTCTTGATTGCACATGGCAGCATACAGATTTTGTGCGTAAAATTCGCTGGCCTTGGCCTTGTCGCAGATCCACTTGGTATTCCGCAAGTCGTATTCTAAATTGTTCTTGCGCTCAGGATTAGAGTTCATAATGCTTCCTAAAACAAATGGTTGCGGGGGAAGGACTCGAACCTCCGGCTTCCAGGTTATGAGCCTGGCGGTCTACCACTGACGTACCCCGCGGTAACTTGGCGGAAGCGGTGAGATTCGAACTCACGATACGATTACTCGTATGCTGGTTTAGTAGACCAGTTCCATCGGCCACTCGGACACGCTTCCTACAGTTGTAATTATAACAGAAAAAAATTAAAAGTCAACAACTTTTTAGAATCTTTCGTTGATTCTGGCACGATGACATGCAGTTGATAATCCTTTAAAACGATCGGCAGCATAGCTGGCAGCAAACGCATTGGGTTTAACTGATGGTGTCACATTGCAAGTGCCTTTGATATAGCCCACTGCCTGTGATATCACACAGCTAGAACCGTACTGATCATCTGGGTTAATATCCAAATGCACTTCAACATGACGGCCTTCTAGCACTTCGCCCAGCTTTAGGTACAGTTCGGATACTTTGTAAACTTCATTCATCAATCGCATACTGGGACGAGAAGTTTTTTGATCAAAGTCTCGCTCACGCTGTACTTCGCCAAATAGTTTGCAACCGTTGTTGCCGTTGATGTGAACCACAACAGCCAACACATAGTCGGCATGCCAGACCCCGTTTACTCTAAGGCGCTCAGAGTCACAGCCGAGATAAATTCGAGTTTCGGGTGTCTGCGCCTCAATGAACTTTTTTACCTTGGCGAGATTGATTTTTTCCATAATAGTTTACCTTGGTGGGGATGGAGAGACTCGAACTCTCACGATTTTACTCGCTGGAACCTAAATCCAGTGCGGCTACCAATTACGCCACATCCCCTTTTAATTGGCTCCCCAACGTGGGCTCGAACCACGGACCAACAGATTAACAGTCTGCTACTCTACCGACTGAGCTATTGGGGAATAATCTTACTTGCGGTCTTTGGGCGAAAATGCCACTGGGGTTGCTTGTGCGTCAACCATGGCTCTTTTAAATCCATTACGATCATGTTGATCTCTAAACTTTAGCAATGCCAATAATGTTTTTGTTCTTTTGCTGAGTTTAAATGCTGATGTGGTTTTCATTTGTTTCCTTGTTGTGTGGGGTATTTATTGGTACAGGATTGAGGTATAAATATGTGCATGCAGACGCAAACACAAGATTTTATTTCAACCAGTGGACATTTGCAAGTGCACCTGTCACTTAGTGAGTATAACACATCTTACATTTTTGTCAATGATATTTTCAATGATCGGCTAATTATGCGTTACTTTAGTGATCATGACTCTGCGGTCAGTTGGATCAAGTCTTTTAAAGAAGATTATCAATAACGTTTGGGGAGTCGTACGGGAATCGAACCCGTATTAACGGAATCACAATCCGTGGTGTTGACCTTTACACTAACAACTCCATGTTTGGTCTCGCTTGCAGGAATCGAACCCACATTCAAGAGGTAGAAGCTCTTTGTATTATCCATTATACTAAAGCGAGAATAGCAGAGGGTACAAAAATTGAACTCTGATTTACTGGGCAAAAGCCAGTTGCGTTGGCCGTTAATTTATGTCCCCTAACATTAATTGGTAAATATCAGATCATGAATGACTGGCATCAATTTTATCAAGCAGTAAGAGATCCTGCATGGCCTGACTGTGCCACCGAAGATTCTTATCCACTTCTACCTGATTTCATACGTCAGGAATGCGAGACCGTGCATAGTTATGTACCAGGCAGTTTCAAGCAGGCTGCCCGCCCACCGTTGTTAGCGCATGCAATCAGCCAGGTACCCGAATCTATACTGAATGCGGCTATAGCCGAAATAGACAACATAGATTGGGCGCAGACACAACCAGATTTATATATCCAAACTTACCTAGCTAAACATCATGATAGTGTCACTGACACTACTTCACCAGTCCAACAGAATTTTGTAAATAAAACCCAATCAATTTTTCTGCGCACTCACGCATCGAATGATAATATAACTGAGTTGAAGGATTATTACAAAAATCTTGACTCAGTAGACACTGAATGGCAAGTGCGACTGCCCGGTGTGACTAAACTTTTACACTGGACACAACAAAAAATGAATGCCAAGGCCATTGGTACCAGTGTTTTAAACTGCATGCAGCCAGGTGGTAGTGTTCTGCTACATATCGACGGAGGTCGTTATTTTGAACACTATTGTAGATTTCACATACCACTGCAAACCAACCGTCAAGTAACTTTTACTGGAAAATCTGACAGTCAAGAACACATGTCTTTAGGTTGGCTGTACAGACTTAACAATTTAACGTGGCATCAAGTTCAAAATCAAGGAACAACCCAACGTGTGCATTTGGTTGTTGATCTGCTGTTGGATCAACCCAACAGCATTATTATTGGATCAACCCAACAGAATCTTTGATACCACCCAAGATAAGGGCAGAGATGGCAGAGGGTACTGGGATCGAACCAGTGATGACAGAGTCAAAGTCTGTAGTGTTACCGCTACACTAACCCCCAGTAATAAATGTTGGAGCGGCTAACCGGGTTCGAACCGGTGACGTCTTGCTTGGCAAGCAAGTACTCTACCAACTGAGCTACAGCCGCATTATTTGTTTGGTGGTGATGGGTGGTATCGAACCACCGACCTAATGCGTATGAAGCAATTGCTCTACCGTCTAAGCTACATCACCAAATTAATCAAAATAGTATTCAATATCAGTAAGACCAGCCACGTTAGAATAATCTAAACCGTGTATGTAAGACTCTTTACGCAGTTCATTTCCAGGAACCAAGTCTCGGCGAATGTGTGTCAGTTCCATACATCCAAACACACCATCTGAATCAAATCCCACATGGTTATTTCCGTGTACATGTACTATAGCATAGTGCTCTTGCCAGCGTTGCACAGCTCGGCGCCATTGCTCGCTACGATTTGCACAGTTATGCCATTCCATTGCGACACCCACGATACGATCTCGATGTTGTAAAATACTTTCAATCAAACTGTATTCGCCACCTTCGATATCCATTTTAATAAACACTTGATCCACGCCCATTCTGTCCAGGGCTCGAACAAAGTTCTCAGGACCAATAAACTCTGGCCAATGTTTTACATTGCCCTGAAAGAATTCATCGTACATGGTTCGAATGTCCAGATGTCCGCGAACCGGCGTATTGATGCTGATACGCATGGTATCTCTGGTAACACTGGCGTCATACATCTGAATTGGATCCTGGGGCTTGAGATCATGCCAGTCTTGGTCAAATGTAAAATCGTCACCCAGTCCAAAACTCAGCAGGCCCTGTGCTTGTTCCACTGCTGAACGTGGCACAATGTAGCCACCATCCATTTTTCCACCTAATCTAATTAGGTCAGGTGCTGCCACTGGGCAGAACCAGTGCAATTCTTGAGGTAGTTTAATTTTCATAACATTATTTATTGACTGGTATTCTTACCATATAGAAACACTCTTATTCTCCATACCTTCTCGGCGATCAATCCGAGGTGTTACTTCACAGAACCTGCGTCCAGTTTAGAGTGCTTTTATATGGTAGGGGTGCAGGGGAACGATCCCTGTTTTACGGATTAAAAGTCCGTTACTTCACCTTAAAGTTTCACCCCCTAATGGGCTTTGTTTTTGTGCTCGACGCAGAGCCTTGTTGCTCTTGCGATGCGCACCTGCTTTGCGGAACAGTGCCAGACGAACGAAGCAGTTACGTTCGCGCACGATCGGTTTACGTTTCATACAATTTCCTTTTATAAAATGGTGGAGGATAACGGATTCGAACCGTTTGCTCCTGGTTGCAAACCAGGTGTGTTAGCCAAGTATACCAATCCCCCAAATGCTCTGCATCCCCCGGCGGTAATTATAGTACAGAAAGATATGACGCTATCATACCCCTCACTCGTACCTTCCACCCGCTTCCCGACAGGAACCGTTATCGCATTGCCAGCGGCCTTTTGGTAAGAAGACTACCACCCTTGAGTAACGAACTCACTTCTCTCGTACGGGTCATACTAGCCAGGCGTTACCCCGGCGGGTTCTGGTGGAGATGACAGGGATCGAACCTGTTGTGACCGAAGTCGGAAGATTTACAGTCTCCTGCCATACCATTACGGCGGCATCTCCATGTTAGGATAAGCTACTGGTTTCCATGCCAGCCCTTAATTGAGCGGTTACTCTGTCCATCCTTTTTATTCTAATGTCTGTGTGCAGAAGGATACTGCCTATCAGATTCCGAGGGGTAGTTTCCAGCCCTACACTTACGGTCTTCTGCCACCGGATCTCTATCGCTAATCAAACGCTATTTTAACGAAAATAGTAACGGGATTTGGTACTCGATAGCGGAATCGAACCGCTCTTGCCTGGATGAAAACCAGATGTCCTAACCGATAGACGAATCGAGCAAAAAGGGGAGAGCCACGGTTGCAGGACCTAGTGCTTCGTTACCAAAGGAAGTGTCCAGGCGATGTGACTCTCAAAACTTGGCGGTCTGTGGGGGAATCGAACCCCCGTAAGTGGATAGACAATCCACAGTAATAACCTCTATACGAACAGACCAAATTCTACTATTTTAAAACATACTAAAGGAACCATTGTGCATCTATGTCTACCTATAGCACCGTCTGCTATAGGCCTGCACGGTCATTACTGCCTACATGCTCCGCCGCTTTTCTGGACATTTCTGCCCGGTTTCATAGACCTAGCTTGAGCGTGGGCGGCCCCACTGTCCTCGCCTTAGATCCCTAACGGTGTAGGTAACCTTTAATACATTTTAAAATAGCAACCCTTGCGGGTTACCAAAAACAATAACTTTTTAAAGAACGTCTAGTTAATTTCCTAACTAGTCTCTAGTATAACACAATGGCTATATCTAGTCAATTTGTTTTGCAAACACCCTACACTGTGTAGGGTTATTTGCAGATCCAGCTAATTTCTTAACTTGTTTCTATTATAGCAAAACGGCATTAAATGGTCAACTTAGTACTTTAGTATACCCTGCTCACTGTAGGGTTATTTGGTGCTCTTAACAAGAATTGAACTTGTGTTTTACCCTTACCAAGGGCATGTAATGCCATTATACTATAAGAGCTAAACTGGCGTACCTCCAAGGACTCGAACCTTGACTGACGGTTTTGGAGACCGCGGTGCTGCCATTACACCAGAGATACATTTAATTCTTTAAGTTTATTTAGATAGTGAAGTTGCCCTTGACTAACAGTTGTGCGCCAATCATTTAATGAATCTTCATTAGCACCATCACTAACAAACTTGTAACATAAAAATTCTACGTTATGTTTTTTACATGCCTTTGCTATAGCGTATGCTTCCATATCCACTACGTCGGCTGGTATCAATAGATTACTATCAGTAACAAAGTTATCACCTGTACTGCAGGTCAACCCCTTGCCAAAATCTAAAACAACACCATCTTCGAATGGTGTTTGACCTGGCAGACTACCCAACTCACAGCACATCATGTCACGTTGTATAAACTTGGTCACTTGGTGAAATCCTGACTTAACAGTGACTCCACCAGCTGTACCAAAGTTGATAATACGATCGGGGCGGTACTTAGCAATCATTTCAGCTGTAGTCATTGCGGCATTTACTTTTCCTACCCCAGTGAAAAAAACTTTCATACTGAAAGCTATGTTGGGTGCTTCTTCTTTCAATGCGATTAATATTAAATCTTTCATTAATTCTACTCTGTAAAAATTGTTGGTAGCCTGTAGAGGTAACGATCCTCTGTCGCTCGATTATCAGTCGAGTGCTCTACCATTGAGCTAACGGGCTGTGTTGGCGGGTCCTGCAGGAATCGAACCCACACCACTTGGTTCGAAGCCAAGCATGATATCCATTTCACCAAAGACCCAGATTGGTACCAACGACTGGACTCGAACCAGTCACACCCAGATTTTCAGTCTGGTGCTCTACCTGATGAGCTACGTCGGCAATGTTGGCGGTGTGACTGAGACTCGAACTCAGAACTCGGATTACGCCGAGCGACAGATTAGCAATCTGCTCTAATACCATTATAGGACCACACCTTGTTGGCGGAAGACGGAGGAGTCGAACCCCATCCCTGTTAAGAGAACCTGGTTTTCAAGGCCAGTCGCAGGACCAACCCCGCTGCATCATCTTCCTGAAATTGGAATAGGTGACAGGACTCGACCCACACCTACATTAAATTCTTGTACTTCAAAGAAAATTCTTCTATTGAAGGGTTGGTTGTTTTTAAAATTATTGAAAAGAAAAATCTATCTGTCTCTATATCGTTGACACTGTGAAAAGTTTGAACATCAAAACAGTGCCAAGTTTTTTCAGGAATTACCTCAAGAAAGTCAACAGTGAGATCCTTGTAATATCTATTCTCAGCAGTGTCGAGTGTTGGAGTAGATCTACGTTCTTTGTAAAAACAAGTCGAAACTTGTGACCCACCAGTTTTTAAAACATAGTTGATGGCCAGTTTTCTTTTGCGATCACAGTGCGGTGGCAATATACTTTTTTGTCCAACCACATTGCTGATTCTAGAAGTAGTGAAAAGAAGTTCTTGGCCGGGAAAATAATCTTTGTAAAGTAGGTCTAACTCTTTTACCAACAAATCATCTGGTACAACTATTCCACCATCGATTGTGGCAACCACCAACTCGCCACGATGAAAATCATGTGTCCAAAGACGAGATTGTTCATTTAGCACAGTTGAATAACAAATTTCGACTAATTTATTATAAATTTTGTCTGGAAGTTGAGGTAAGTTGAGATAAAATACTTTTGACATGGCCACTCCTTTGAATGTAATACAGTGCTAGTATCACAAATTTTTAAACGCTTTCTTTATAATCTCACTGCGATCCAGTTTAGTACTGGCACCCAACACAATGACCACATACTGTTGTTTGTTCCGTTCCACCAGCATGGCCACACACCAACCGGCGGGATTGGTAAATCCAGTCTTGCTCACAACCACACGGTCAAATTCTGCTAACAGTTGACGGGATGTGTGAATAAGATTCACAGTGTTGCCACGAGTTCGATCCGGCTTTTTCAATTGTACAGTAGACTGCCCGCTGGCTTCTTGTATAAACCAATAGCTGGCAGCAATCTGTACCATCTCTGCCAGGTCCTGCGCAGTGGACACATTGAACACACCCAGACCCGAAGGATCTACAAACTTAGTATCTCCAAGATTCCACATTTTAGCATGTCGATTCATCTCAGCCACAAACGCAGATCGACCTCCGGGATAGTCCTGTGCAATGGCCTCGGCTGCACCGTTGTCACTGCTGACCAGCATGGCCAGCAACAACTGTTCTCTAGTGTATAGACCAGGCGGCAATCGACTACCGGTGTGTTTCCCCAGCATCACCGTCTGTTGTAGATTTCTGTTGTGATCCAATGCAACCATAGCAGTCATCAATTTGGTCACACTGGCCATAGATCTGACTTGATCGGCGTGTTGACTCTGTTCTGTGCGCTGTGCATTAATGTTGTAGACCAACACTGTGGGCTCACTGGTGCGAGCTGACACATTGGATAAAACTGCACAAAAAAACACAGTGGCAAATAATTTCATATCTTTACTTTGTAAAAATTGGAACACAGGACAGGACTCAAACCTGCATGATACGGATTTGCAATCCGTTGCGTAATCATTCCGCCACCTGTGCATATACGTCGAACACACTGTTTCCAATGTGTGTATTAAAGCACTCTAAAATACTTAGTCTGACTGTTCTTAAAGAATGCTTTAATACGATCTAATTTTTAGTCCCACAAAAGGGATTCCATCCTAGTCGCCGCCCGTTTGTGCTTGTTTATAGTGTAGCACAGGACCTCGTTTCCTGTCAACACTTTAGGATCTATGCCCAAAGTTGATTTTCGACTCGCGTACGAGTTTCACGCATCAATCTGGCACGTTCCAACTTTTCCCGAATCAACTTTTCACGTTGTTCCGGAGTCAGCGTGTGCTCTGTTGTGTACTTTACTTCACGCATTCGTTTTTCTAAATCTAATTTCTTCATTTTTCCTTTTCTAAAAACAAAAAACCCTAGGGTTTTTAATCCTAGGGTCCTTGGAGTTTGTGTGTAAATTTTTATTTACAACATGGTCTCCTGGACCCTGGTACCCTCTGGTGTGCGATCATATGACATGCTATTGATTGCCGACCAAATAGAGGGCACGAAGCCGGCCTGTTTGGCTGAACAATTTGATATAGAATGTAATACGTTTGTTTGCATTTTTGTTTCTCTAAATTTACATACACCTTTTTATCAGCGCATGTGTGTATTGTATAGGTTTATTTATACAATGTCAACCCGTTGGTTGCTCAAAATGCAAATTTTTTTCAAGATATTTGCCTTAATAAGTACACTATGCAACAGGCATTTAACGGAGTACACAGCGGCGAGATTTGGAATCAAAGTCAATGTCTAGTACACGAATACAACATCAATAACACAATCTATCAAACACTACATGATACTGGGTTTAGTGTAACTGACAACCCACGGATATGGAAAAAAGGCACCCAAACTGTGATTGTGTGCCTTGTGGACGACATACGCAGTTGTAGCACAGACTATCACAGTGACTTGCCTTATCTGTTTGATCCCAACACCACAGTTATAACAGACAACTACATCACCTGTCCTACTCAGTACCGTGTGATAAGATTACCCACAAGTTTCTTGGGAATTTATCATTATGTGCCTAGCAACCAATCCTGGACTCCGGAACGAGATTTTTCTTTTGCAGTAAATCGAATTGACCAACGTAGATTTATGCTGATGTTGGAAATTGGACTCAGAGTACATTTGCACAAAGGCCATGTAAATTTCAACTGTTACCGTCCAGGGAATTCTGTGGTGTCGGACCCTGCTCTTATTTCCACAACCAGTGCATTGGAGTACTGGAACGAACATTGGTCTCATGCCAGTGACGAAGATAAATTAAAATATCAAAAAAGTTATGAATTGCTCACAGCACAAATGCCTGTGCGCAATTATGAAATAGATCATGATGAAATTTTTAATCGGTCATTTCTTAGTATTGTAGCTGAAACCTACAGTAGTGACAACAACATATCACTTAGTGAAAAAATATTTCGAGCATTGGTAACACCTGCTCCATGGACAGTGTCGTCGGGCCGATACACAGTGGCCTATCTAACTAGTTTGGGATTTGATACTCTATCAGACCTGGTAGATCACAATCACTACGACCGGCTAATAGAAGTACAAGAGAAGCAACGTATATTTGTATGGAAAAGTCTTGAAATTGTTCGAGCAATAAAGTCTAAAGAATTGGCTGTATTACAAAGTAGATGTCAACGTGCTGCCACACACAACCAAACTGTATTGGCAGAAATGGCTGCTGAATGGCCCAATGACTTTGTTCAGTGGACCAACCTGCTTACACAAACGCTAGCCAATCCACGGGCGACTTCGCCCATTCGGTGTCAAATTTAAAATTTGTAACTTGTGCATTAAGATAATTTTGCATCATTGTCAATCTGAGATCAACACTGTGCAAATGATGTCCGGTGCTGTGATCGCCAATTTCTAACCACTCAAGTCCGTAGTCAGTGCCAGGCTGTGTGGTAGTAATTAATATTGTTGTGTTGTTAGTATCAAACTGAGTCAATCGTGTCAGGTCTGAATCAGAGGTAATCCGTTGCCAGTCCTGATATCGGCCAGCATCGGACACTGTGCATGTTGTAACAACACTGACTGTGGATATTTCGGAATTCAGTTGCAGTGTCATCAGTCGTGTGTCGCCGCAGTCTACTATGTACTGTTCCTGTTGCCAGTGTATTAACAATGGCTTGCGTATGGGCTCTTTGTGTAAATTTTGATAAAATTGGTTGACCCACAGTAATCTTGTGATTTCGTCTTGCAGTCCCGCTGGCCAAGACAATAAATCGGTACCATGCGAGTCTAATGCTTGATTTACCACAGAACAAGATCCTGCTAGTGTCTGCACTGGAGTTAGTTGTGCAATGGGAAATGCTGGATGGTAAAACATACAGTATGTTGACCCCAGTGCTGTTTTTATTATATCTGTCATAGCAATATTTACTTGTAAATACAGGTCATGATTGAAATACACGGTCCTACCTACACCTACTCGGGTGAGATTCTGTCTAGTCCTGAAATTATTCTGGTTCGGGATCACCACTATAATCCTTACGAACATTGTTATCATGTGGAAAAATTACTGGAAAACAGCTTATGCGATCCGCAACAACACCTGTTGGTATTTGATCATGTTGTGATACAAGAAGGATTGACCAAATATCCGTATGTTTGTTTACCTATGTTTTTGGCCCGAGAAAATCGAGAATTTGTACATCAAAACATACAACCGGATTGGAGCCGTAAAATAGCCACATTTAATTTTATGATCAACAAACCCAGGTCCAATAGACGTCGGTTGTTGTCATTGATTGAACAGCACCGGTTAACCGACTACTGCCATTCTCTTGCATGGAAAATAAATGACGTCAACAACATAGCTGTTACCAACTATGTGTTTGGACCCGAAGTTGCGATGGACCAAGGAGTTCGTAACGGCTCATTTAAAAATGCACACACATATAATAAATTGTTGCAGAACACAGTGTTTGAGCCTGCTTGTGTTTCTTTGATAACTGAGCCTGCTTACTATGAACGAGAAACCATTGTGACAGAAAAAACACTGATGGCGTTGTACGCCGGAACCATTCCAATCTGGGTTGGTGGATGGCGCATAGCAGACTATATGGCCAGCATGGGATTTGATGTATTCAATGACATTGTTGATCACAGTTACCAAACAGAATCGGATCCTGGTCGCAGATGTGATCTTGCAGTGGAACTTAATCTTGGATTGCTGACCAACTTTGATCTGGCACACCGCAGTGTTGATTTAGTACGTGTACAGCACAATTATGATCTGTTGCAACAAAATGTGTTTTTAAAAGATGTGTTAGAAAAAGCCCAACAGCGACCAGAGTTGCAGTCAATAGTTACGCAGGAACTTTTCTAAATCACCATACAGTTGTGCCATGACTGCTTCGCGACTGCCAAACATATAAACACTGGCGGGTATACGTTTGTCTATTCTGATGTAATATGGACTTTGCAGTTTACGGTCAAGTGTCAGCACAATGCGTCGGTTGCCAGGAGTTGGTTTGATTTCTAATTCATAGTGATCTAATTCTAACACACGACTGAATACATAAAATCCATGTTCAGTGAGGCGCATTCCTCCGGTCTTGCGAATGTTTGCCCACCAGGTCTTGACAGCAACTTCCGCAGGCTCGGCAAATTCTTCTGGTAGATTGGTTACCAGTGCTTGGGTTAATTTTAGTTTATCACGCACCACCGGGCTGAACAGTGTTGCCCTGTGTCAACAATACCACAGTGAACTTGTCTGTTTTGAACTGTGCGTTTAGTTTCTTTGAAAGATTGTGTGCATGCCCTGGATTAGAGAAACTGACTTTTTTGTATTTGGGCCCAGGATGTTGAACCAACATGTTGCTGGTTTTGAGATTGATAGGAGAGTCATCGAAGAACACAGCCCACACCCCCGCCGACGATAAAACCTGTTCAGTTTTGTATGTGGTTTTGTTTGTTAGTTCTAGAAGAACTTTGGGTTTTGGTCTTGACATTCATTAAACTCCTACATTTTATTTATGACAAATATAGGGACTTTTAGAATGATCCGCCCTTCATTTCCACTGTGATTTCGCTTTGTTGTGCAGTGCTTACAGCAGATTCCCTTGCGGCCTGTAGTGCGATCAACAGCCTTGTGAGGTCAGCATGGAGGTCTTTGGCGTCTCGGATGGGCATGGTAAAGTCTCTGGCACCACGTGCTTCAAAGCCTTGCAGTCGCTCAATGAATCGCTGAATGTGTATCATCTTGTCAAGTATCCTTTTAAGTCTGGCGCAGTCCAACCGTCAGGCTTGAGAACTTTGCCATCTTCACGTTTGCGAACCCGGCCTGTTTCTCGATCAATCTTGGCAAAGTTGGTTGCCATAACTTCTTTCCATGCACCTTCGCCATCAAATCCTGCTGAATGAATGGCACCAATTGTAACAACCAATATATCGATCAGCGCATCCAGTTGTTCAGTCAAGTCATCAGCTTCGACTGCTTCTTGCAGTTCTCGGTGTTCTTCGTCTATTAGATTCAGATACATCTTGTATTGTGAAATAGAGTAGGCATCGACCTTTTGATCACAGGCCTTCATGAACTTCTCTTGATCTCGGAATGGATTGGTCATAGTGTCACTTGTTCTTTGTTCTTAAACGGGCCTTGGTAAGGATAGCGTTGTAGTGCAATCAATTTGGGATCCTGAATGATTTTCCAATTTCGTCCACGCTTGATGGAATACCATCCTGCGGCAAACCAACTTTTGCTTTTGGCAGTCTTGGTATAAATTGGCAAGTGATGCACCACGTCCCACACAGGATTATAACAACGACCCGCTACCGGATATCCGTGTACAGCGGTGTTGTCTGGCTTTGACACAACTTTTTCTTCGGCAAATACAATGTTTGATTCACGTGCCGCAAGTTTAATTGTTTTAAATTGCTTTACTTGATTGTTGATACGAACTTGATATCCACCATTCCATGCTTCAATATTTCCAACTTTGCGATCATCTTCTTGTAAGATCCAAAACTGTTTATCTGCTACGACTTTAGCTACTAACATTTAAAACTCCTTTGTATGTTTCATTTAACCAACGGCCAAACCCTTCGGCATTTTCACTACACCGCACTAGATCATATTTGCCACAAAATTGCATAAACCTCACGCCCACCTGCCCGATATCCTTGTGTGAGATTTGTTCAATGATGGCAAGATCCACTGTGTCTTTTACTGCCTGTGGTTGATGTGTGAGATCAATTAACTGACGGTTACGTTCATAGTCATCCAGCACACGGTGTTCTTCACCGTTGTGATCAGTCCATCTTTGCAACATGAGATTGTTCCAAAAATAACCACGCTGGTTGCGATCTGCAAATGCTTCTTGTAGACCCACCTTGTTCTTGGTGCCTTTGGTTCGCACACCAGGAAATGCACTAAACACATTGTCGCTGGTATCACCACGCATACATTTCTCGAACAACAACCATGCAGGATCAGGAATCTGTTTGGGTTCCTTGGTTTTCTTATCAACTACAGGGCGACCTTTGGCATCATAAATGCCTTCTGTGGTGATAAGTTCGTCGGTGATGCCATTGTATTGTTTTACGTTTGCGGCCACCAACTGTACAAAATCTGTGTCGCTTGAAATTACTATGTGTTCGTCTTGGGGATGTAGGGCAATCCAACGTGCAATGATATCATCGCCTTCGGCAGTGGCGCATCGTACTACGCTACAGTTGGTTCTTTCTGACAAGTATTTAGTCAAACTGTCAAATGCTTCCCAGAACATCTTGTCTTCTTCTGCTTCTGCTTCAGTCAGTGCGGCCCGGGCTACAGCACGATTTGCTTTGTAGGGTTTGTAGTGATCTTTGCGCCAGCTACGTCCCTCTAGTGCAAACACAACATGGTCTGCTTCAAAACGTTTGACAACCTTATTAGCACTCATCAACGTTGTGTGCAGTGCTACCCCAACTTTTTCCCAAGGGTCGCTGGCACGAAAAGCAGTGTGCCTGGCACGAAAAAACATATTAGCTGTGTCAATTAACACATAACGCATGGGAAACCTTAGACTTTGTTGTGGGTATTGATATATTGTAACATAAAACGATTCCAAAAGCTATGGCCATCCTTGCCAAAATGCCATGAATTGGGTGCAACTGTTTCTATTCCTGCGGCCCTAATTTGGGCGTTGTATGTGCCTGCAGGACTATATGGGTCAATGTAACTGTTGCCCCATTTTTTTGGTTTCTTAATACTGCTGAAATCATTATTACCATTAAAAAAGATATGATTAACACCCAGTTTGTTCAATTCGGTATGTAACTTCCAAATTTCATCGTGTGCTTGTTGAGTTTTTTGTTTCCAATCTACACTGACCACAAACTCTTTGTAGCGTTGCTTATGCTCGTCAGGAACATCATCTAAGCCGCTGGCGCCAATTTGATAATGTACTCCGTCAAGTAGCCACTCTTCTCGTTCCCAGGTACTCCATTGTATTACCATCAGCACTTCTTCTGGGTGATGTATTTTTTTTAACCAATCTCTAGTTGTGCGCAAAATTCTAGTGTTACTACTGGCGCTTTCAGCATCACAGTGAAAACTGGCTCGTAGTGCATCGCTCAATCGTCTCCCCCAACTCACTGCTAGATTTTCAGGGTGTGGTGCACGACCCATGTAAAACAACTGTCCGTCGTCCATGGCAAATGCATGCGGATTAACTGCTTCAGCAGCCGCAGTGTGGCTGTCGCCGTTTACATAAAGAATCATACAATGTTGTGTTTTGTAATATATTCGTGCATAACATTTGCCCACTGAGTATGAGCCGCACTTTCGTAGTGTTGCCATCCTGGGGTTATTTCTTTATAACCTTGGCGCTGGCACCATTCAGTGTAGATTAGCTCTTTAGAATATGGTGTTAAAAATACATTGTTCCAGTCAAGTTGAGTAACTTCAACTGGCAAAATAAACTCGTCAAATGCATTGAAAAACAAATGCGGAATTTTTTTGTACTCTAATAGCTTGTGTATGTTAAAAATTTTATTGTGCCAGTAGGCACCTTGCACCATTCTCCAGTGCCCATTGTGTTGCACATTTTCAACATAATGTTTATATCGATCGTTATATTCCTCGGGAACAGGAATACCTACCCCAATTTGGTTTATTTCCCAAAATCGTCCCTTGCCCCACTGGTCCACTAAAAACCATTGTACACGACTAAACTGTGTCCACCCAATCACCACTAGATCAGGAGTTGGACTGCTGGGATTGTTTAAAAAATCCAGTGTTTGTTCGTAAATTAAATCATTACTTGCACCTGGGGTTGCATCGTTGATAAATTTTGTTTTGTATTGCCCGTCAAATTTTTCGGCCAACTTAGGTGCCATGCCGTGTGTGGACTCTGGTAACTCTGTACCGGCTACATTGCTGTCACCATTAAAATATATTAACATCAGGATACTTCGGAACGTCCGTCGCCAATGTCTCGAGTTTTTACCACACGACTAGGATTATTTGCCATTTCTTGTTCCCATGTTTCCATCACAACATGTCGGCAAACATTTTGGAACCATCGATCCACAATGTCTGAATCTTTATCATCGGGCTTGCCTTGATATCCCGCACGAACCAAATTGGCAATAAACTTATCATTCCAGTCTAGCTCAAACGCACCTTGGTGCATGTTCTCTGGATCTACATGCATGCTGAGAATTGCCACATACGGCTCGCCTTTTTCTGTGGCAATTTCTTTTTCAGTTTTTACTGGTGCCTTAGGTTTAGGCTCTGACTTGACTTTGGGCTCAGGCTCTGGCTTCTTTTTAAATCTATCAAAAAATCCCATATAGTTTCCTTAGAATAAATCTACAGTTTCCCATGGCAAATAGTCTTTGCCAAAGTGTCCGTAGTTGGTGGTGCTACTGTAGATAGGACGGAAGAGATCAAATCGTTCAATAATGCCTCGGGGTGTTAGGTCAACGTTGTCTTGCACCCATTTGGTCAATTCGCGACTTTGCGGTTTGTGGTCAGTTTCAACATAAAAGCTCATGGGCTGTGCTAGACCAATGGCATAACTGATCTGCACAGTGGCCCAGTCTGCTCGGCCGCTAGCCACAATGTTCTTGGCAATCCAGCGTGTCAAGTAGGCAGCACTTCGATCAACTTTAGTAGGATCTTTTCCTGAGAAGGCTCCGCCACCATGAGGGCTATACCCACCATAAGTGTCAACAATAATCTTACGACCAGTGAGCCCTGTGTCACCATCAGGACCACCAATAACAAATCGACCAGTGGGGTTAATATGAAACTCAGTATTCTCATCCACAAACTTCATCGGTAAAACTTGACGAATAATTTCTTCTACTGCGGCACGAACAACGTCAATTGACATGTCATCACTGTGCTGGGTTGAACACACAACTTTGGCAATGCGCTTGGGCGAGCCGTTATCATTGTATTCAAATGTCACTTGGCTTTTGGCATCTGGACCAAGCCAATGCAATTTGCCTGTTCGACGTACTTGTGCCAAGTGCTCCACAATCTTGTGACTGTAGTAGATAGCACTGGGCATGTGATTATCAGTTTCGTTGCAAGCATACCCAAACATCAGCCCTTGGTCGCCGGCACCAAATGTGTCTGTGCCCAGTGCAATATCTGCACTTTGTCCGTGTAACAAGTTGGTGATTTCAACAGTACGCCAATCAAATCCAGACTGTTCGTACCCAACGTCTTTAATAACTCTGCGTACTGCTGATTCAACTTCTTCGGCATGCAAGACGCCTTTGTATTCGCCAGCAACCACAACACGATTGGTAGTAACAAGTGTTTCGCAAGCACAGCGAAGTGCAGTATTTTCCTTGGACATTACCAAATCTAACACTGCATCACTGATAGCATCTGCAATTTTATCCGGGTGTCCTTCGGATACACTTTCACTTGTAAATAGATAACTCATTAATTTCCTTTTATTTTCCCCACCCATTGCCCCAAAGGTCAACGTGTAGGCGAGGACTATAGTAATAGCCCTTACTGCAAGCCCAGTCGGCTACTCGTACACGATTTTGTGCATACGGAGTAACTACACCGCCCTGTGGCATGACATATACAACACCAGTAAAGCCGCCGTCTCTAAATTCTTTTACCGCACGTTCAACTTCTGCAAAGTGTTCTGTTGTTTCCACAACAAATTTAAGATAAGTGGTACCAATGTCTTGATAACTTGCAACAATGTCGGGACAGATAGCTTCTTCCCACTTTTCGCCACTGGCACTGAGTTTAGCACTGACTGAAAATGTAACTTCTCTAGAAACAAATGGGGGATTCCGACTCCACTCGTGCATGAAGTTTTTAAAACTAGGTTGTAATTTTTGAGTGCCATTGGTTTCAAATGTAATATTACGTAGATCACTCATGCCAGGATTACCGATCAACTCTTCGTATGTGCGTTGCCAACCCAGCAAGGGTTCGCCGCCTGTGATAACCAAGTGTACGTCATTGCCGTTGTCTTGCATCCACTTGTGATTGGGTGTCCGTGCCAGCATCTGATCCACCAACTTGTCAGTATCAATAGTTGGACTTAGGTCTTTAAAGTCTGGATGCCAACTGGCATAACTGTCGCAGCCAGTATTGACCAACGGCAAGTCTTCAAACTTTGCAAACGGTTGAATCATAGTGTGTGTGGCCGCAATGTCAGTGGCTTCGTGACTCACTTCACCCGGTGGCATACCAAAGCCAGCACACTTAAAGTTACAACCGAATGTGCGCAGAAACACACTGGGTACACCAACAAAGCGTCCTTCGCCTTGTGCCGAATAGAATAGTTCAGATACTTTTAATTTCATACACTATTATACGATAATTGTTTAAGACTTGTCAACTAAATTCTTAACAATTCGTTTGACACCTTGCTCAAAGGACATTGGTTTATAATCGGACATGACGGATCTCAGTTTGGCAATGTTGGGTCTACGTGTTGCAGTACTGCCGGCCTTGCCAGGAGAAGTAGTCCACTCAGGGTCGGTGTGGCCCAGTTCTTCAGCAATGACTTTTACTGCATCTCGAATGGTAATTTCTCTATCGTTACCAATATTGAACAGTTCACGTGTTTGTGTTTTGGCGCAGAATATCGTGGCTCGAACAGCATCTTCTACATGACAAAAACTGCGTGTTTCTTCGGGGCCAACAACTTCAAATACACCATTTTGAATCTTGGCAATTTGATCTGCTAAGAAATGACCGGCCTTGCTGTTGTCACCGTACACGTTAAAGTAACGTATCATCACATAGGGCAACGGTGAGTTGGCCAAATAGTTTTCCGCACAGATCTTGGGCAAACGATAACTCCATCTGGCATTGTGGATATTGTTGATTGTGATGTCTGTGTGCTCGGCCACAGGGCTAACAGGATCGTCGCTTACCACTTCACTGCTGGAAGCATACACTAGTTTTTTTAACTGTTTATTCATGCCAGCAAATTCAAACACATTGAAGTCGCCCACCATGTTGTTCCATAACACTTGGTTGGGACGCTCGTAAAAGTTTTTGGTTCCGTTGATTGCACCATAGTGATAGATGTAATCAAAGTCCACAGGCAAGTCTGCGTAGGCCACATCGCCAGCAGTCAAGTCTACGTCGATAAACTTGTCACAGAGTGGTATAGTTGAACTGCGACTATGGTTGTCCATGGCCCATACTACATTTTTTTTATCGTGTTTGAGTTGTCGGCAAATTTCTGTGCCCAATAAGCCGCTGGCACCGGTTACTAATATTTTCATTTGATAAATTTCTCGTTGTCGTCGATTACACTTTGAATCAGGTTAAAGTCAAGACCCAGTTTCTTGATCAAGTTATTCCAGGCACTGGTATCTTTGGGCAAACAATGGCCGCCATAGCCACGTGTGTTTTTATTGGCCATCAAATATGCAGGATTAATACAATCACGTTGTGTGATGGCATTGTACACATTCATGTAGTTGGCATCTAGTTTTTGACACACTTCATAAGTGACGTTGGCAAAGGTCACTTGCATGGCATGGTGTACGTTGTTGAAATACTTGACAATTTCTGCTTCTGTAGGTTTAACGCAGGCCACATGCTTGGGATAGAAACCATGAATCTTTTTGATCAATTCAAAGTCTTCTTCGCGGTGACTGCCAATGACCAACAGGTCATGATTGTGAATAAAGTCTGCCAGTGCTGTCTTGGCACGTAGGAACTCCGGCACACTACAGATTTTCATGCGTGGATATTCTGCACTGAGTCGTTCGCTTGTGCCCGGAACCACTGTACTTTTGACCGCAATCAATCCTTTGTAGTTTAATCCATCCAAGTCTTTGATTACATTTTCTACAATAGATGTATCGCAGTCGCCGTTGGCTGCTTGATTAGTTGGCACACTGACAAAAACACAATCAGCGTCTACAACGTCCATGATAGAGGATCCTTCGTATGCAGGATCAAAGAAGCACATGTTATGTCCCAGATACTCTAGTCCTTCGTACACTGCTTTGCCAACAGTACCTTTTCCAATTACGCCCACGTTCATTTGCTATCTCCCGGAATGATTGAATCCACTCTGTATGTGTCGGTTTCATAATCTTCGCCGCCACGTGGACCTTCGGCAAACGCAATAAATGTACAGCCATCCACGGTGGTTTGCATGGCATGAATCTCATTGGGTGGACTGATAATAAAGTCACCTTTTCTGGCTAAGAATTCTGTAGGCGTTCCATCACTGTCTACGGGTTTACTGTAATACACCATGCTGCCTGTGAGCACATAGGTATATTGAGTAGTGTATTTGTGATAGTGATTGCCGCGCACTGCCCCGGCTGTGTTGGTAATCAAACAGGCGTGATTAACACTGGCTTTGTAAAAGATATCAGTGATTGTGCCACGATCGTCGGTGAACGTTCCTAGACCTGTTTCGTTGTTGTTGTAAATGTTGTATTGTTTCATTGTGATATAAACCTTGTGTTGGGATTGATGCGTAATAATGCTCGCTTAAGACCTTCGCCAATGTTCCAACTTAAGATTAGAGCATATGGGGTAGGATGCTTTGCAAATTCATTATCGTCCAAGATTGGTATACGGCTAAGTGGAGTATACTTACCTTGCTTGTGTTCGCTGGCATCGGTAATACAATGCAGGTGTGTTTTATTTAGGCCGTGCCATGCAAGCCATGTGTTTGCTTTGGCGGCAGCACCTACGCCGATAACAACTGCACCAGGCTCGTCTTGTAGTATTTGATAGAACTTGGACATCCATTCATTGCGTTGACGTTCAAATCTTTTCTGCAAACCAGCATAAAAGACCACATCAAACAACCCCAGTTCAGTTTCTTTAACAATGGCCTGCGCGACTTTTTCAGATATTGGATTGCCGCTGGCTTTCTTTGCCACCACACGCAGACTACCACCGTGATAGTCGACCACATCAAAGTCGATAATTTCTAACCCAGCAATGGCCAACAGATTATGTAGGCTCTTGATGGTAAAATAACTGATATGTTCGTGGTACACCATGTCTGTAAAACGACCACTGTAGACCATTTCCAGCCAGTAAGGAACTTCAAACACAAATACACCATCCTTGTCCAGCAAGAAACTTACACCATGTGCAAACTCCACGGGATCGTTAGCATGGTTAAACACATTGTTGGCAATAACAACCGCGGCACGACCATATTTGGGAACAAGATCATAAGCAACATTAGGATGAAATAATGCCTGTAGTGCTGTAACACCTTGCTCTTGTGCAATAGCACACATTGCACTGCTTGAATCAATTCCCAGTGTGGCAGTTGATTCATTGTTGAATTGTCGAATTAGGTATGCATCGTTACTGCCAATTTCAACCACAAGACCCGCAGTGTTATATTTTGATTTGATAGTTGCGGCAAACTCGTCCCAGTGATCTCTTGCTGTCTTTGAGTTGCTGGATGTGTAACTGTAACTGTACAGGTTATATCTTGCTTCGGCATTGCTGACATATCCTAATTGCAACATGCCTGAGTTGGGATTTAAATGAACTTGTAAAGGAAATACTGGCTCACTTAGATTCAACTGATCCCGGGACACAAACGTGTCTGCGTAGGCGTGTTGCCCAAAGTCCAATACCTTGGTCACTGGTTCTGTGGTGATTAAACATGTGTCTAACTGTCTGCTGTGTGTTATGTCTGTTGTCATTTTGGAAGTTTAAATTGTGTTGTTTGATTGTTTGGATCATTGGCCTTCATAAGTGCCCATGGATCAATTTTTCCTGCGACCGCTGCCTCCCAATGACTAGTGTCAAGATTCTTGGACTTCATATATTTGAACAATTTGTTCACATCCACAAGCCGATTGTGTGTAACATACTTGTTATGGAAGTCTTCGGGATTTTTTGGATTGCCTTCAAAGTACTTTTTCTTTTTGGCATTTTCATCTGCATTATTACCAGTTAGATCATGACGATCGTGTGTGACATCTACTTCGATAATTTTCATTATGTCCAGCAAGTAGGCCATTTGACTAACTTCAGCATCGATCAATTGATGCTTGCTAAGATAACCTGTTAGCTCTGGCCACTCTGCAGGTATAATGGGAAATATGCTATAAGGATGCTCGTTGTGTGTATGCACTTTTAACAACTTGAACTCGCCTGTGCATTCGATGATGCGTTGATCCCATGCCTGGGTTGACATGATAGCGTCGTCACACCAAACAAACAACCAATCAGCGTTGGCATGTTCAGCCAGTGTGTTAAAATAACGATTGAGTGCTCCGTAACCCAAAGGTTCAAACTCCAGTGCGGTATATGTCACATCTCGTTCATCTAATACAGGTTGAATTTCATTGACAAAATGTTCACGTCCAATTTCATCGTTACTGTCAATACCAAACACAAATTGTATTTGACTCAAGTCGTGGGCATTATCCAGCAGACTAAACACACTGCGGCTCAGTGCATCTGTTCGTTTGTGCGTGGGAAGTAGTACAGCTATTTTAAATTCACGATTTGTCATGGGGAGTTATTGTGATTTGTTCTATCTTGTATTTAATAGCAGTCGCAATGGCCTCGGCAATATCTGCAGGTGCCAGTGCAGGCCCTTTGGCATAGAGTTCTTCGATTTCATCAGGAGTTTTTGCACCTTGATAATTTTGATTTAACATATTACTACGTATTTTACCAGGCCTGATTTCTGTAAAGAGCACATCGGGATACTGTTTCTTCACTGTATTCATACTGTAATGCAGTGCGGCCTTGGCAGCAGTGTAAAATATGTTATACACAATGGGATCATCGATGTTACTGCTGGTGATATAAATGAAATGTCCGGTGGCACGTTGCTTAACGTATTGCTTGGCCAACAGCAATGCACCAGTGAAGTTTACATCAACTTGATTTTGCTGATTTTGCCAAGTATTATCTTGCCAGCCCCGAAATGCACCTACATTGGCACCTGCACAGTTGATAACAATATCGTACTGAGATAAATCCAATTGAGCTATTGCTTCAAAGTCAGACAAATCTAGTTCGTTCCTTGTTGGTGCTGTAATTGTGTATTGATCAAACAGTTCTACACATGCTTGACCAACACCAGAACTGCCACCGGTTACAAACAAGTTCACGCAAACAGATCCTCATTCCATTCACGATGCCCTTCACGATACGCCATGTTGGCTTGTGTTTCACGCACTTCTACACGATAGCACCACAAACGAGTGGCCTCTCCGGGTCCCCACATTTCTGGAACGTAAACCCCATTCACATACTTGTACAGCATGTCACTGAGACCTTCACATCCTAATTTTGGTAACACAACTACCTTGGCCATTTTCTTTTCTACCAACAAGTTATATGTGGCCATTTCAGGATCATCCGCTGCCACAATCAATGTATGATCAAATTGATCTTCCAAGGTCTTCTTGAGCTCTTTAAGCCCACCGTAGTCAGCGGCCCAGTTACGCACATCTAGGTCATTAGTACCAAAGTAGAACTTCATACTGAAGCTGTAACCGTGAATTAGATTACAGTGACTGTCTGCTCGCCATTGCCGATATGCGCAGGGAAACGCATCGTGATACTCCTTGGTAGAAGTGTATTTGTATTGTACTGATTCAAATTGTGCCATTATTTTCTCCTATGTTAATTATAGCATAGGCAGCAGAGTTTGTAAAGCGGGATGATGCCGAACAGGCCGCTGAGATCACTGATATATTTGATCTGGGAATTGCATGGTAGCTCGATGTAGTACCCTGTTCGGCATACCGTCAAACGCCCATCTTTTGTGTATGCCTAGCACTTGCTCGGCAATCACAACGTCTCCATCATCCCAGTCATGATGATAACAGTACTTATCCTGTGTAATATGTTGGCTGATTGGATCAATAATCTTGATACTATCTTCCTCGCTCATTCCTTTGAAATAGAACAACTGCAAGAAAGGAAAAAACAGCCCTTTCTTGCCTGCAATATTTGTGGTAACAATTTTTGGAGTGTAGTGGGTGTTGATACTTTTTGTTGGAACATTCTCAAATTGCATGTCAGTATAGCGCCCGTTTTCGTATCCAAATATTCCCTCCAACGGATCCAACAGATTTTTAGTGTCTTGTTCAAGATCTTGGTAAGACAGTATGTTGTTGTTCCATGACGTTCTGGAACCAGCTGTGCCTTTTACTCCATACAGCCACACAATTGGTCTGCGATCGGGCACAGCTGGTTTGTTACAGTGCCAATCAAGATCGCTGACATGACCAAACAGTCCAGGTTCTCCGTGTTCATCAAGTTCGCCAGTTACTCTAACTATCTTGCCTTGTGTGTCAGGAACACATAATCGTCGAGCCATTGGCAACTGTTCAGGCGCGGCCTCAGGATCCTTGAACATGTTGATAACACGCAACTCTTCTTGAACTGTCAAGTTTTGTTTTTTGGCAACTACCAAGGTGTTTGATGCAAGCAGGCGTGCTATTTCGTTGATGTTGTCTTGGGTGGCAGTCTTGAAGCTGAACTGATCACCCAACATAACTGTCCAGCCGTTTTGATGTATTGTATAGTCCATTTATTATTTTCTTAATAACCCATTGAGGATCAAATTCTTGTTGAAGTTTGATGTTGTAAAGAAATATTTATTGTATTACGCATTGGGGTGTTTATAACTACCTGTGCGATAGTTACCTTGCCCGGGAATTGTATTTCGGACACCGCCAATAGGGTCAGCAACATCACCTGTCAGACGAGGAATCAAGTGTACATGTGGCCAAGGCACTGTCTGCCCGGCTGCCGAACCATAGTTTAATCCAATGTTAAATCCATCCCAGGCACCCGATTCGACCTGCGCCTGCCCGTGATAGATTGCATCTTGTACAGCATCCATCAGCACACCTACTGTGTTGTATTTAGGTACGAATAACAAGTGTCCCGGAGTCACAGGATAGATATCTTCAAATACTTGAACATGAAAGTCCTCTCGAACCAGTTCAGTCCACGGTGCAAGTTGTTTATTAATCTCTGGGCCGATTCCCGGAATGATTTCTTTTGTGTGCGGTAAACTCATAGTTGATCCTTTAGTTAACTGTGTAGCCCCATGGCTTAGCAAAATATTCAGACAATTTATTTTGTGCTGACTTGTTGTTTAACAAATCAATTCCATAGAACTGAACATGATGCCAGGTCCACGATGTAGTATTGGTGGGATTTTGTATCCAGGCAGCCTGGCTCCATGGCATGTATTCTGACCATTGCACCCCCACTACTTGTTTGGGGAGTTTGGAGCCAAGCAATTCAAACACTGTGGCAATTTTCACAGCTTGCAATTCATAATTGGGCTGTAGGCTTGTGTACGGAGTTTGCCCACTGGTGATGCTGCCATAGTCATAATCTTTACCTGTTGCTCCAATCATGATGGTATCTAACAAAATTGGTTTCTGGTATAGAGTAGCAATGCGCTGAATATCAACAATCAAATTAAATATCTGAGTATCGTTGATTAAGCTGGCCACTGTGGTGGCAGAGGATTTGGTTACCTGAGCGCCAACATGCACTGCAACAAGATCTACTCGATTCCATACTGGTGTGGTACAACGATCACAGGATTCGTAAATCAATTTACCTGTGTACACAGTTTTGATCTGAGCTATAACGTTGTCCCAGTTGGCCATGTAAGGGGTTGTGTCAAGCCCGAGGTTCATGGTTCCGATGTAAAACCCATCCACTTTGTATTTCTCTGCTTCTGTGGCCAAGATTCGTTGATACGAGACTAACGTGTTAAAGAAATTTGCAGTGGAGAATGTAGGCGGCAATGCAAATTCAGAACTGGTACAGCTGGGACAGATGGTTGAATCTGTGATGTGATTGACTGGAATTGCTTTGATAAACACACGGAGTCCTTGGTCTTTAGAGTACTTGACCAATCGCCAAAAATCCTTAGGTATATTCTTATCACGGTTGTAGGCCACCGGGCTTGAGTCATACAATTCTAAATGCCCAGTTTTGACGTCAATGGGAATATTGGTCTGAAAAACAATTGTATTAAATCCAACACAATCAATCTTATCAATGACTCGAGACACAGCATCATACGATGCCACCAATTTGCCATCGGCAGTGAAATCGGTGTACTGTTCAAATCGCATGTCCATGATTGCACTGCGGTATTTGTCAGAGCCTATTACAGGTTTAACAACACAGGATGATGCAGTTGCAGACTGCACCATCGTTGTGGGTGTGGTGCCACCACCACCGCCTCCGCCACAACCGCTACAACTAGCTAGGACTAAAACCAGTCCAATTGTGCTAATAATAAAGCGCATAATATTTCCACCAAGAGTTGTTCAATGTACACGTATTATAACAAATTAAGAATTAGTGGTCAACTAGCCATTCTTGATAAAGTTGGTACAATTCTTCCCAATTTAAAATTAAATCTTTGTAATTTCTTGGGTTTTTAACACTTTGGTGCGTGTACTCGGAATTTACTGTGTAATCAACACCCAATTGGTCGGCCACATACTTTTCCGGAACAGCGGCAGCTACCAAACTGTCGTAGTCGATGCGTATCACACTGTTGTACCTTGGTATGACTTCTGAACCAACCAATTGATATGTATGGTGCTGTGCATTTAATAAATTTGTAAAGTCGTCAGGATCCACATTGAATGGCGCCACTGGGGTATCTGTGTAAGTAAAAAATTCATCTGTATGTTTTGCTACATTGTAACTGACGGCCGCATCAAAATAATTTGACCTATCACACACAATCAATGTGACAGAATCTCGTATCTCTCGAGGTATTTCCAATAACTCTTGAATGTGGTTGGTGTGATATATCCAGCCGTCGGGCAAAAGAGAACAGTTTGAATACCGGAATGAAGTTGGTGCCAACAATCCGATTAGAATTGATTCAACCCAGTGGCTGCCGGTTCTCCCGTGTCCGTAGACAACAAAGTTTTTACGCTGTGCCACGGTCTAGGTACTGTAGTTTATCGGGCACGTTGGTCCATTTTTCATGGTCTGGCAGCGGTGCCTTACTTTTGGTAATAGCAGGCCATAGCTTTGCCAGTTCAGCATTGATGACTGTAAATGCACGTTGCGTTTCCGGTAGATCCTCTTCAGCATAAATTGCATTTACCGGACATTCTGGAACGCACACTGCACAGTCAATGCACTCATCCGGATTGATGGCCAAAAAGTTTGGACCTTCTACAAAGCAATCCACAGGACACACATCAACACAGTCTGTGTGTTTGCATAAAATGCAGTCGTCAGTTACAACATAGGTCATCGTGGAGCAAAGTCCTGTTGTAGTTTGATATTGTCAAAGAATTCTTTCTTTGTACTTTGATCTGTGTTAAACGCACCTTTAAGCACTGTGGTCTGTGTGAGGCTACTATGTGCCATGATGCCGCGATTCTCGCAACATCCATGCACTGCTTGAATATACACACCAACGTCTGTGGCATCTGTGGCCCGCATTATCTCGCGGGCAATGTCATTAGCAAGTTCTTCTTGTAGTGTGCCACGACGAGCACACCACTGAGCAATACGAGTGTACTTGCTAAGGCCAATGAGCTTTTGAGCGGCAATAATCCCGATATAAGCAACGCCACTGACAGGTTGGTGGTGATGACTGCACATACTGCGAAGCTCACTACGCACCACAAGCATTCCTTCATATCGATCCGCTGAGTCATTAGGGAAAGCGGTTGCATCTGGTTCTGGTTCATATCTTCCTGCCATTATTTCATTAAAGTACATTTTGGCCAAACGTCTTGCTGTGCCTTTTGAGTTGGGATCTGTTTCACGATCGATCAACAACCGATCCAGCACTGTCTCAAATGCTTCTGAGGCTTCGTCAATTAGTCGTTCTCGATCACCTTCGTGCAGGTAGTCACTGATATTATCGCCTGCCCAGAAACGTTTGTTGTCACGTTTCATCTTAAAGCGAATGGCATCGCCTAGGTAACCTTCTTGGTAATCTTTGTCTGACATAATTTCAGTTGCTGTGGTAATTGGGGATGGCTCTGTGGCATTGTGGTCCAGGCGGTCTGGTATAAACTTCTTTTTAGTATCCGAGTGAAATACTGGATCTGGTGCAAATTCTTTTTTCAATCATAGTCTCCGATGTTAAGGCAGTGGATTGCCATTGTGTTATTATACAGGGTATTTAGGTCAGTGTCAAGGAACAATAGTTATTTTTCTGCAATCTGGGTAATCAACCGGTATTGGCACGGGCCGATTTTGTTTGACACCTTCGAGTAGTGCAAGTCCTTGTACAGCTTCTTCGATTGTGGGTTTGTAATGATACCCCACTCGGAACACCTGTTGCGATTCCCATGGCGTAATAGTCAAATCTCTACCATCGTACCTTTGAGCCAACATGGTATCGTATGCAACAACATCATCTAGCAAGATTGCTCCGCCACGTCCGATCTGCAAAGGTTTGCCATGCCCAAAACTCAAACATTGCATTGTACCTTCGCGGTACATGTCCTTTTCAAGTCTACGTGCTGAATCCCAGATACGTGTTTCGAGAAATGGGTATTCACCGACCCAGCGTTGCCATTCGTGGTCTAGTAGTTTGTATTTGATGCCCAGCTTGTGCATGGTCATTGGGATGCTCAAGTAAGTGTACGGAGTAAACCTACACTCTGTAACTTGGTCGTAACGTAAGCACAGTTCAATGGCGTGTGTACAGCAATCGGTCATGACCACATATGGGGCACCAGTAAACTCTGCTAGTGCTTGTTCAAATTGTAGAATTTTATCAAACATACCAGGCCCAGGCATGACGAATCATGTCATCTAAATTATGCAATTGCCATGTACCGGCCACAGCATTAAACTTATCTGCACTGGCTGTCAGCATAGGAGGATCGCCCACACGTTGTTCTCCTATTGTAAACTTTAATGTCTTACCTGTGATACGTTCGGCTGCCGCAATAATTTCACGATTACTAGTGCCTGTGTTTGACCCAAGATTGTAAATGCCTGCAGGAATTGTTTGATCCAACGCCAACACATGAGCACGAGCAATATCATCCACGTGTACATAGTCTCGAATGCAAGTGCCATCTGCGGTAGGATAGTTATCACCGTAAAGTGTGAACTCTTGATCATCTCTAATACTTTCTAACACTCGAGCAATGATGTGTGTAGCGCCGGGTTCTTGTCCGTGTCTGGCTCGGGGATCCGCACCACATGCGTTAAAGTAGCGGAAACTAACATAGTCAAGCCCGTATGCCCGGCGATACGATTCTAACATCATGTCAATCATCAGTTTACTTTGTCCATATGGACTGACTGGCTCGGTTGGATCCACTTCGCAGATGGGATTCATCACAGGTTCACCATAGGTTGCCGCACTAGAACTAAAGATAATTCTAGTCCGAGGCATGGCCCGTGTTATGAAAGTAATCAACTCCAGTGTCTTGGCCACATTGTTAAAGTAGTACTCACTTGGATTCTTAATGCTAGGGCCAACCAGACTGGTGCCTGCACAATGCACAATGGCATCAGGCCGCACGTTTAATAACTTTTTAAATGCTGTATCACTATCAAAGTCTGCCAGTACAAAACTATCAAGTAGACCTTTTTGATGTGGCTGCAAAGGTCTACGGTCAATGCCCAAAACTGTATGCCCTGCGTCTTTCAACTGCAAGGCAACTTGCCCGCCAATGTATCCGGCTGAGCCGGTGACTACTACATTCATTCTTGTTTCCTTTGTGGATAATAGTACTGGCATTCATGACGATACGGATACCAATCTCCTGCCATGCCACCCAAGTGCTGTAACGCACAACGAGCCCGATCTTCTACGTCGTTCATTTTGGCAATCCAAGGAGCGGTTGTTTGAGCACAAATATACTGCTTGAGATAGCAGAAACTTTGTTCCCGAGGCGTCATTCTTCTATTCTTCTCACTTGATATTTTTCGTGTGCAGTATGGTCGCGATAACGATTGCCTGCACGATTCCATTGCTCGCCTTGTCCGGTCATGACGTCAATAACGCGATCAATGGTGCCGTCGTTCCAATCTGAAATCAAGCCCATGTTGTGATGCGGATCGCGCAATAAGTTTTGCATCTTGTGATAGGCATCATCTATGCTCCAAGGCACGTAGAGCCTATTAGGGTCATTAGCGAATGTCTCGGGGAAACTACGATAAGCAGGATATAACACATTACACCCAAGAGTATCGGCTTCAGAAACAGTATTGGATACCCAGTCTTGTAAAGCACAATTGAATAGCACCCGAGTATCATTAACAAGATTATAGTAGTCATTTTTGCTTAGATTATCATAAATTTTTAACTTGCCTTCTTGTTCGTACATTCTAGCACGTTCAAGATACTTGGGGTTGTTACTGCGTAAAGGACCACCAGAGAAGATGGCAAACTCGCACGGTTCTTTGGTCAACTGGCCATACATTTCAATCAAGTCCATGTAGAAGTCTGGTTGCTTCTCTTGGTCAAATCGTGCGGCAAATCCTACACGACGTTTGCGTTCACCAAATGGTCGGATATTCTCTGCACCACCGATGCGCTCTAGCACTTCTTCTTTACCAAATGCCAAGCCACTAATATTGTATATAGGAGCACGCCATCCGGCAATGCGCATGTGAGCAACCATCTCTTCGTTTGTGGCGAGAACTCCGGTGACAAACTCATTGACCATGTGTTCGTACAGGCCCATCCACTTGGCCATGCCCCATACATGCACAAAGTCATCGGGATCAATACTCTGGGCTAGACAGCGTACATATACCCTGGGACGCTGGTCAGCAGGAATCTGATCAAATATATATGGCAAGGACTCGATGCCAGGTTGAAACATGTCTTCAAAGTAGATAACATCTTCCCCAGTAACTTCACCTCGACGCATCATCTGAACCAAGTTCATCATCTGACTCATGCCAAAGTAACTGCGTCCGTGTGCGTCCAGCACTTGGCCTACGCTGATTGCTTGGCTGTTATCAATAGTTGTACCAGGAACGTAAACCACGTCAAGACCTCTACGGTCAAACACACGTCGGTTCCATTCTGTAAGTTGTAGTGTGTAACGGGCTTCGTAACTTTCTAGGCCCATGTAGTATAGTTTTCTCATGTTAGATAGGTCTATTCAAACGACGAGCATCCTCGGCCCACATGTCACGAGCATTCTTGCCCTGTGAAAACTTGTTGTATTGTTGCCATGCATAACTCTTGAAGTTATACAAGTCTGCTTCGTTAAAGCGATATCCAAAATCGCGGCAGAAGTCTAGAAAACGATCCAGCTCATCCTGCGCGGCCTGGGCCTTGGGGTTAGAATACACTGCTTGTTTACCCATGGTAAATCCTTTTAAATTTTAATGTTAAGACTAGGACGAGAAATTTCATATTTGATCAAAGCGCCGTTCTCGCCATCTTCGGCCACTTCGATCCAGACTGCACGGTCGGGGTAACGTGCGGCAATTTGTAAGTACAGATCATCGCTGATCATTTCACAACTTTTGTAATCTAGCGACAATACACCTTGGTTGCTAGAATACAGTTTTTCGAGCCATCGCTTGAATTGTATAAATTCCACATCTCGGTCGTTGTGGAATACGTCAATCCAAACCCTGAAATGAAAAATATGGCGATGAGGATAGCCCAAAAACGATACATCATATTCATCTCCTGTTGCTAATGAAGGGTCTGTTGCTGCCGCGGGATATTTGTGGATCCCTTCTTTGCGGAACGTGACCCAAATTTTACGTTCCGCACTACCCATAATTCTAATAGCCTGCTCTGCTAGTGCTTGTTCTCGTTGTGTCATATTGTTTTGTCCTTTGTGTATTTAGACCATGGAGTGAATTTGTTTCGATTTTGTAACGTATGCAAACTATGGCACCAAACACCGGGGTTGGTGGCTGAAAAATCTTTATCGTCTAACTTGATTGTAGCATTGTATCCTAGCAGTTGTACATAGGGTAATTTTACTGAAATCATCGGAATGAAGTTGTGACGTTCACAAAATCCGCCTTCGACTAAACCTTCGACACTTGACACATCTACATCTAATGTGCAGACATAGTCTCGATCTAGGAAGTGGTAAATCATAGTTTCCCACTTGGCCCACTCAGCACCGTCATTGACTTTTAGATTAGGAAAGCTCTGATTGGCACCAAAGTAAATGTGCTCAATGTGCTGTGCGGCATCTTCATAGGCGGCAAAATCATCTATCCAATCTTGAATTTCACTGACTGGCTGTAACCCTACTACAAATAATGTTTTCTTGTCATAGGCAGGAGTATGTTCTACTTCTACACCTGTGAAAAACTTAACATTTTCGTGTCCTTCTCTATTCATTTAGATTGTTCCTGTTCAAGTTTATCCAAATTATCTACAGACAATTCCTCTTCATCTAATTGTACACTATCTTCTGTATCTGTGTCAACAGTTTCGAACAGACTATTAAATTGAGTGTGTGCGTTTTTGGCCTTTTTACCTTTGAAGCCACGTGTGCCCACAATATCCATCCAGTAACGATCATACTGCTCGATGATAGCTTCTGCTTCTGCACGATCGGCAGTGGCAAAGATTGCTTCTACAATGTCCTCAAATTTAGTGTGGTCACCGCATGTGTCCCACATCATCCTGGGCCTGTTGCCAGCATCAAACTCACGATTGGCACGTTGCACTGATTCCAAATGCAACCAAACATTATGGCCCATCAGCAATGCATAGCTGAAACTGTCCCAACTGGTCTTGCCTTCTTTGCCAATTTTATTTAGGTCACCGGGTCGGTAGTAGCAAATATCTTTCATTTGCAAATGCCGACTGATAGGACTGTCTTCAAACGTATCAACCAATCCATCTGCTACAACGCCTTGACTAAATGGGCGTGTGTCGGCAGCGTACTTCTTGTCATCCACAATAGGATTCATTCTGTAACTCCACTTGCCGTTGTGCGGCAACACAATCTCGTGGTACACTTGACCGTTGGCTGTGGCAAGGAATGGGCTGGCACAATCAAAGCTGATAGTAAATTGTGGATTCACATATTTACGTACTGCCCTTTGAATCACGGTGAGCAACACAGCCCATTCCAACTTGCTTGTGCCCAAGAAGTGCATCCAATCATGAACACCTGGTTGTAGTAGGTTATCATGTCGCAGTGCCACCAATCGTCGTAGCACCAGGTGCACATCGCACATGTTCTGTCCGCCCATTGACCACCCATTGAAGTGTGTGTCGGGATATTTTGCAGGATCACAATACTCTTTCATCATGTCGTACCAACGATCTGCATCAGCATGATTGGCACCTTGCAACACGTTTAAGAACTTGGCACCGCCATTTTTAACACCTTTGCGGTGTTTCATAAAGTAATCGTTGTTATACTTGGTAGCGTCAACTGCTTCTTGCAGTGTAGTAATCTGACAAGCGGCACTGGCTTTTTTATCGTGAATAACCCAGGTTGGAATATCCAAGATCATGCCGTAATCAGACACACCATCCAACCATTTAAGCACAGCATCACGTTTCTTCTGTGCTTTGGCACAACCTGAGTTGGCTTTCCAGTCACCTTCCCACAAGCCTTTAGCAATCTGGAATCCACCAGAGTCACCTAAGATCACTGTGCCGGGCTCACGATTGCGAACCATATCTTCAGACCAGTCCGGTTTGTTTAAGTCCAAGTTGGCATGGCCGCCTGAATACAGGCTCCACCGGTATGGGAACAGACCTGTTTGACTGTTGAGCCAATTCATCTGTTCCATATCCGGCATGCCCTGTGGCATACGTGCAGGTTCTATATAAGGTCCATTAACTGGATCACGTTGTTTGCCTATGAACGTGGCATAGAAGCCAGATATAGCAGGCAAGAACACAGCATAGTCATTCTGCTTGGCAGTGAGATTATCTTGAGTCAATTCTGCCCCATTTGATTTTGAGCCAGATTCGTTCATGTATGTAATAGTCAACACTTAAAAGAATATGTAGTGCAGTAGCAAAACCTGTGGCATTGGCAATGTTGCCTGTGAACATATAAGTCCAAAAGATTGTAAATAGCCATGCAGTCAGACGATAAGTCAGCATCCTGACCACTGTGCGTTTTTTAGTTTCCATTACTTGCTCTGTGCTGGTAAGATATAGTTGTAAACAGCCAGTCCAGAGTCCACTGTAATCATTGCGGCACCATCGTCACTGATCTTCACAACTTTGTCACCGGTGAGATCCATGATGGAAATGAATGTTTTGATGGGCCATGACCACGCACGTTTCAATTGACCAGTGATACCAGGCTGGAACACAAAGTTGCCTGCATGTGTTGAATGGTCACCAAAGAAAAACATTAAATTGCCATTTTCTGTTTTTGCCTGGAAGTTTGTTTCTTCACTGTTGGCCTGTGCCTGCATCTTTAGACGCATGATGCTGGCATTGGTTGGCTCAAATTCAATGTGCCAGTTAACTCCTTTAAACTTAACAGTCTTAAGTTTCTCATTCACAATCTCACTGGCCATAAAGCGATAACTGTTTTTAAAGTCACCTAGCTTGTTTTCAAAATTAATGCCGTCAGGCTCGCCTGTAGTGCGACGTGTGATACTGAGTTTGGCATCCTCACGATACTCTTGTAAGTTCAACAAGATTTTTAGTTTGCTCAAGTTAGGCATACCAAAGTTGCCAACGAAGTCTGGCACTGGGTTAGCAAACTTGCCTTCAACTACCACAGACCTATCTTCTGCCAGCCCGGAAATAACTGTGTCTTCTTCTGTGCCTGTAATTTTTACCAAATCGATCACACCCAAATCAAGTGTGTGTTCAACCAAGTCTAATAAATGATCTCTCATGTTTAATTCTCCTATTGTGTATTGTATATGGTTTATTTAGATTTTGCAAGTTATTTGTTAACTATTTTTGCCAAAGTCTGTCCACCACGGATGCTTTCAAGTTCGCCAGGTTTTCGTAATTCTAACCAAGTTAGATTACCTGCGTCTGTCCAACTGAACATTTGTTTATATCCAATTGATTTTGCAGTTGCCTTAACTCGTTGTCCCGGAGTATAGAAGCAGAAATTCTTTTCAACTAACGCAACACAGTGTGCTCGATCGCAATCGTTGAATGTCATTGCTAATATGCCCCCTGGGCGTAACTTGTTAAAAATATTTTTCAAGTATTGTTCTAGCACTTCAATTGGAGTAAACTCAAAAAAGTTAAATGCCAGGCACAATCCAAATTGATTGTTGGGCATTGTGGCCAGCACGTCAGCCGAGCATGGATCTTGCTCGTACATTCGTAGCCTGCGGCGGTATTCTTCAGGAAACGCAACCAATGCAGGTTGCAATAGTTCTGCACTGTGATCAACAATGTACAGCGGATCCAAAGCTACTAAATCATGTATAAAAGTTTCGACCCCAGGACGGATAATTAATCCTGGGTACTTCCAATCAACATAACTTTTGATACGATTAGAAATCATCTGTTGTACATCCGCAGTCATTGGCATACGACGATCTAGAATGTGCTGATTGACTTTTTTATTTGTAGGCTCGTCAAGTCGACCATATCGTGCCATTTCTTCAGTGTACAACCTGGTGCTTTCGGCGTACTGTATTTTTTCAGCCGTCTCGATCATGGTGTCTAACTCATTTGTTAATTCGTTTAAGGTAGACGCAAAATGGTCAAACGCATTTACCACACGAGTTTGATCTTCTTTAAGAGTTTGCGTAAACGCACGTGGCTGTATCACACTATTCTGTACACCGTACACTATTTCTTCTAGTTTATGTCGTGCAGTATATTGGATGTTGTTAACATCAAATTCTAACAAGTGGTTACGGTACGCAACTAATTCACTGAGTTTCATAGATCACCATTCAAATAATGTTTGGAATGTATTCTCTGTGTTGGTGGCACTGGCCAAGTCCCAATCCAACACACCCAGCAAGTTATCAATCTTTTGATCCACAACAGTTGCCTCCATCAATCCATCATCAAACGGCAGTTCTGTAAACCATGCAGGCAGTCGTTGCTCATCTGTGGGATAGCCAATGCTGGTCCAGCCAAGAGCATTGCTTTTAAGTTTGCACACAATAGTTTTCATACCATCAACAATTTGCATACTGTAGTTGTCACCGTTCATCTTACGCATGTTGTTCCAGTTCATGGCAGCTCGCACATGGCCTGGCATATTTGCTTTGCCCAGTCTGGCTTCTTCTGCGCCATACTTGGTCAAGTTGTTCACACGCTTGGGACTACCTTTTTCCCAACCTGGCCGTTCCATAAACTCATACTTGAATTCACGAATACGTTCAATGATAGATTCACGTGTGGCACCATGCAGTGTACTATTTAGAATTTCTAACAAAAAGTCTTGAATAACTTTAGGTGTGTCTGATCGTTTCAGATCCAAGCCCATGGCCTTGGTCTTGCCCTTCTTGCCGTCTACATCCAGTCTCTTGCCTTCTAAGTCGATGATGTTTACAGCATAGCGTTTCTTTGTGATAAACAGGCCACGATCTGCTACCAGTTCTCGCCCGGCCGCAATCAGCGCACCCATTTCACGTGGACAATGAAATGCCTGTTCCATAAACCCCGGAAAACTCTCATTAACCTGTTCAGCAACAGAATCATACAGTTGGATGCAAGTTTCTTTTGACCACTGCATGCGACCTTCTGCCACTTCTTTCTTCAACACCGGCCAAGCAGTGAAGTAGCAGGAGTCTGTGTCACCATAGATAATGGCTTCACCTGTGTGATCATACACACCTGTGATACACTCATTAATGTGTGCATCCATATGCCGGGCAATGGCACGACCAGTTAGTGTAGTGCTTTGTCCAATGCGATGATCAAAGAATCTACAGCCACTATTCAAAATAGCACCATACAGGCTGTTCAAGTTAATCTTCTTGACCAGTTGCCGCTTGTCCCAGAATGCTTCTTCTTTTTTATCTTTGGCTGTTTTTTTCTTGGCCTGCAGTTCTTTACGTTCCGAATACCAGCGTTCCAGCAAGCCAGGAATGATACCCTTCTTCTCATATGTAAGGATAGTTCCATTAGCACTCATGATCCAAGGCTGGTTGCTGTCAAACATAATGGTCCAGATCTCTGCGGCACTGTGTGTGCTTTCTGTGCCATCCTGCCAGTCAATGGTGATCTCTGTACCACGTTGCTGTTCCATCACAGCAGTGTATTCCAAGCTGCCAAACAGACCCTCCCATGCGGCTGCAAAACTTGCACCCTTGGCTATCTTTTCTTTGATGTAGTGATCAGTCATGATAGGACGCAGTTGTCCTACTACTGTTTCTGGTCCCATATTCATAGCACGAATAGCCGATGGATACAGGCTGTTGATGTCAACAGATCCAATCCAGTCATGCAGGCCTTTCTTAGGATACGCAACATACGCACCTGCAGCCTGCGTGTCGTCGTCTGTGAGACGTTGTTTGCGATTTGGCACCACCATGCCACGTTCGTGTGCTTCATTGATAATGGCCTGCTCAGTCACTGCCACAGCACCCATTGTGGTTTGTAGTAGCACTGTGTTGGCATGTGCCAGTTCGCTGGCCAGGCTTAAGAACTGTAGTTTACGATCCAGTTTATGCAACAACAGCGTATCTTGTCTGTTATATTCAATAAACTTTTTAAAGTGTTGATTGTACAAAGCATCCAAGGTGCCTTCGAACTGTGTCTTGCGTTCATCTAGTTCGTATTCGCCAATGGCATCTAAACTGTAGCTGTGCCGTTCTTCATATGTGTACTTGCGATACAGTTGCATATAGTCCATATGCACACGACCCACTAGATCATAAGTTTGATTCTCACTGCCAAAGCGTTCGAACATGCGCATCTTGGGCAGTTGTCCCCACAGGCAGAATTTACGAGTGTCGTCTTTGCTCAGCACACGAGTACAACGATTCACAGTGTATGGAATATCGTAGCCCTCTGAGTTCCACCCACTCAGCACATCTGCATCTTCAATCAAGTCCAGGAATGTTTTGATCATATCCTCTTCTCGTTCAAACAGCATGGTGTTTTCAAAGTCCTTCACAAGGTCTTGTGCAGTTTCCCAACTTAACCCACGAGGCGGAACTGCCAGTGTGACCAATTGATCCAGCCAGTTTAGGTAGACTGAGATTGCAGTGATAGGATTGAACGGATCATCCACAGGCGAGAACCCTCGCTCTTTGTCAAAGTCTACTTCAATGTCAAAAAATGCAACATTGAGTTCTGGTGCGTCTTGGTCTTTGTAGTTTTCTTCCAGGCAACGAAAGATGGGATTGATATCACTCTCATACAATTGTTTGCCGGAGTGCATGCGAACTTCCTTGCGGAATTCTTTGTTGTTGCGTGTGCTGAAACGACTCACAGGTGTGCCGTAAATGCTTTGGAACTTACCACGTGGGTCGTCAAAGTAAAAGATGTAGTTGGCAGGATACTCTTGGTATTTCCTCACGCCGTCTCGGCGTTCTACAACGTGAATTCTATCGCGTTCGCGATCGTATAAGGCGTCAATATAACTCATAGTCTCCGTTTATGGCCGGTAAGCCGTGATTCATGTTCCTTACGGGAACGACTCGCTGTTGTAAAACAGTACTTATAGAGTTTTGCCAACGGTTTCTAAAATAGTGTTAAGATCTTCATGTTCTTGATTGGCTTGTGTCAGGCTTGCTTTGTGCGCAATACGAATTGCTTTTTTTAGTGTGGATGGCTTGACTTCAAGTTCTTCCGCAATGGCTTTAACAGTATCAGTGAGGCCGCCTTGCAGTGTGTCAATTTCATGCATGACCTGCATGCCCTCGTTGATAATTTGAGTGAGTTTGATCTTTTGATCGCCGCTGAATAGTTTGGGTTGTGACATAAAATGCTCCTTGTTTTCTATTATATACTTGTTCTAGCGCAAAGTCAAATATTGTTTGACTCAAGATTACCAAATAAATATCTACATGCCAAAAATATATGTAGAAATAAATCAAGCAGTTGATTTTAATATCGATATTTACGATACCCCGATTGGCGAACAGTTCTTTAATCAACATGTAGAAATTACCAAACAAGATCCAGTTCGGGCAGTGCCTGTCGTTACAGACTTTACCAAATACACAATTAATCATTTTATAAAACTAATCGAAGAAGCACGTAATACCAATACAGTAGATTGGTCCATGTACAATATTCAAGCCGGGCCGGAACATTACGAGTCTAACCAGTTGCATTTTAATTCAATGCATAAAGATCTAGAAGTAACAGCAGGAATTAACAAATATGCCGGACTTGATAACGAACAAATAAAATTAGTTGACGAATTGCATTGTTGCCTGCACAGTTTAGAAACTACCGAAGCACCTCTTGATTATAATTTTACAGGACGGTCGTTTGCTAACATTAGTTATTTTATTAATGGCCCAACCGACAATCAAATGCCCGAGCCTGTAAAATTTGCAAGAGTAATCAAACCTGGCGAAGTACAGTTAGATTACCCGTATGTGGGCAAAGAACCATTCTTTTGCATGATGCACAATGATAATTCTATGTTGTTGCAAACCTGTAAAATGATTGATCGTATCAGCCTTAATTGGAAATTACATCTCAACAATTTCAATGGTACTCACTGGGGGCCAGCGCCGTGGCCTGATGATGTGGATGCCGCGCTCACTGAGTGGTACCATGCAAATCGACCTGACCTAGCAACGCTAGGATACAGTTTACAACGAATATTAGATCATACTGGATTTTGTATTCCGGGTAGAATTGACAATCTGTCCACACTTGAGTACATGAGAAATACTCCAAACATCCAGATCACTGGATACCAACTTATTACCTAATCATGAACAAAGACTTTCCAAACATTGCAGTAGTACTGTACGACAATTTAAAACCTGAATGTGCTGATATTGCACAAAACTTGATTGACTTGACTGAGTTTAAATTGTGCGGCCGATATCAGTTTAATCTGTATCAAACAAAAACACTCACCGAAGAATTAAAAAAACTTGCTGAGCAAGGGTACGAGTGGGCCGGCGTGGTTGCCGCTGGAAACTTCTTACAAAATCAAACATTAGTAATTGACACAATCGAACATGCCCAAGCAGAAAACTCGCCAATGGCCTGTCACATATTAGACCGCGGCGGCTACTATCATTTACACCCGCAATGGTTTGCACTTGATTTACGGGCATGGACAGCCATTGGGCAACCTGCATTTGAAGAACAGTCGGGACCTGTCACGTTTGTCACACGCAAAACACATCGTGATACAAACAATGCACACGATGACTATACGCCTGGGTGGGTGGCACCTGATTCAGAAGAGCTAGTAGAATACGCCAGCGACTATCAATACACTGGCATCAATGTCATTGCTGAGTTTATTCGTGCCGGGCATCGTATAACTAATATTCCCAATGAAATCAGACAGAAGAAAAACTATTGCTATCCTGATCATGGCCACGACGATATTGTAAAACTCATTGCTGATAAAAATCACGAGCCCAAAGATGAAGCACTTTGGTGGTTTGGATTTGCCATGCGGCAAATTACCAAAAACTTAGACAGTGGTTATTATGTGTTGAATACTGAAACGTTGATTGATCCGCAAGAGATGAAACAGCAGCCGCTTGATTGTTTTGTTGGTGTATGTGGCGGCCTTAAACCTGCCTGCATAACTGGCAATGATAATTTTGTTGCCAACACTAGTGTGTATCTATTTGATATCAGCCAGGCAGCAATAGAGTGGCAGCAGTATCTGCTGGCAGAGTGGAACGGTGATTTTGATGTGTTTGAAAGTGTCTGGCACAAATTTCAATCAGCACATCCAGACTATGGGCCTATGTATCACAGTCATCAGTCAATCGCCAGCAACATAGATTGGTTCTTGAACAATGCCGGATTAACAAGAGCTGATTTTCACCAAAGATGGATCAAGTACTGTGGTATGACACACACATTTGTACACCTTGACCTTATGGATGCTGATGCCACTGAAAAAATACTAAAGATTACCAATCAATCTGCATTGGGATCTTATTTGTGGACCAGCAATGCATTTGTCATGGACTATTTGATGTTTTTTAAAACTCGGGCCTGGGCGTTGAACAAGACTCAGAACTTTATCAACGAACTTGCTGCCAATACTGTACAGTCTATTCTGTTAGAGAACCAAGGTTCTCTTAAACACATGTTACCCAATGTGCAGTAGTATAATATCTTTGTGATCAACCAAACGATGCTGTACCCAGTTGGAACTGCAATGTACGTGTGTGCGATCGAACATGCCAATTGACCCCAGCTGGTAATTGTACACACCGTCCAACAGCCAGGTGTCCACAATGGATGGAGTTCCTGCCCAGCAATGATCAACTTCCTGAGTCTCACTCACAGTGCTTATCACAGGAAATTCACTGTTGTCAGCAATAAATTTTCTGAAGTATTGTTGTAAGTCATCATTGGTCAAGAATGCTCGATTCCATACTACAGTTTTAAACACTCCATTGATATTTTCATCTAGAGGAATGATTGCACTTTTGGCATAATTTAGATCTGTAGTAGGGTATACACCGTCAACATGCAGTTGATGCGGTAGGTATTGTCGCTGATAGGCCATGTAAAAGAATGTGCCGCGTGGAACGTATCGATATAAAATATCACCCATTCTTCGAAAAGCTTCGTCGCCTGGCTGCAATATGTGTCTGCGATCAATGTTTGTAATTTCTTGTCCATAGATACGCAGTGAATCTTCAACACTGTAGGGACGATCTACTGGATCAACATCAATCAGTGCAGCCAGGTCAGATTTAAACCACGCAATGTCGTCGTCAGTCAGTGCGTTTTTAAATGTTTCGACCATTTTTTAATGCCTCTTTGTAGCTGTTTACAACCAGGTGATTCCACTCTGGATTGCGCCAGGCGCCGTGTACAATCATATGGAATCGATCAGTGTTGCTGTTGTTATGTACTGCATGACGATAGTGGTTGTTGAACAAAAATATACTGCCGTTGTTTCTAAAAGGCACAGTGCCGTGTATGTTGGTCAGTCTGCAACCCTCAGGATTGTTTAGAGAAATATTTACAGCGGCCCCGGGTGTGTTGTTTACATTGTCGCTATGCGGCGCAATGTATCCCCCGGGTTCTACCAGCATGTATCGTAGTCGTTGATACTGATTGTACGGAAATACTTCTTTAAAAAACTTCACTGTGACAGGGCACTGATCTTGTATTTCTGTCCAGTCGTATTTTACTTGGTCTGGATCTAGTCCATATGTCTGCGGAACATTAGTCATCGTAGCACTTATGCCATGTACAGCCAAACTGCGCCAGCCCTTCATACCTGCTTCTTCGCCGCGATGGAATACAAACATGTCTCGCAATGACTGTGCTTCGCGACACATTTCCGCATACGGAGCATCAATGCCAAGAATTTCTAACCACGGTGCCTGGCTGTGTTTTAAAATCCAATCAGCTTGAAAATGCACATCTCCGTCGGGCAGCGGCAACAACTCAAATGTGTTTTTGTCGTTGTGTTGATCTAAAAACTCGTTAACCCATTGTTCCATTTGCTACTTTCTTGTCGTTTAGTACTTGTCTTTCCCAGTGTTGATACTTTCTACCACAATGAGAATCACACAATATTAATCTGCCATCCTTGTATTTTTCTATTTTCCAACGTTCTTCAATTTGATTAAACCATTCTGTTGCGGCTTCAATCCCTATTTCAAGTGCATTGTTGTTGATATGGTCCACAATGGTTTTTAGTTGTGTATGCACCAGATCGTACCAAGGTCCGTCTTTAAATGTTCGGGGGAATGCACCAAGATAACAGCAAGGATACACTTCTCCATTGGCAGCAATAAAAATAGTTTCACTGCGGTTGCTGTAACAATCCAGTGTTTCTTTTTCATCTGGTGGCAGCCGTGGAGTTGTATGGTGTTGCCATTGTACAATTTGATCAATGGTGCGAGGTTGGTTACGGTCGTCAACGATACCCAACATACGAGTTAGATTTCCTTGTCGATCAAACGCAGGTCCGTAGTCTCTGCCGTGATCAGTGAGATCAAATCTATAAAACCCCAGGTCTAGAGCCAGTTCACGACATGCTTCGATCTGATGCAGGTTGTGCTGAAATTTGATCATCTTCCATATAGCACGGCTGCCTGTGGCTATCACAGTCTGTGCATTACGAATGATGTTTTGCCAGTTGGTATCTACTCTATACATGGCATGAGTATCTTCAAGTCCGTCTAAATCAAATATCACTTCCACATTGCACTGACCAATGCGTGTCCAGAATTCTCGATCTCTGGCACTGCCATTGGTATTGATTGTGATTCTGGTGGAAGGATTAACACTGCGGAACCACTCGACAATTTCCACAGCGTCTGGTGCCATCACAAAGTCACCAAAGTTGCCGCAAAAGTCAATGAGCCGTAATTGACGAATAAAATCAACAGAAAATATCTGTTTAACTTGTTCCAACGATAAAGATGTTTCAGGATATCCAAAATTGTGTGGGTATCCATTGGCATTCCTCACACACAACGGGCATCGTGCGTTGCAAAGTGTTGTGAGTTCTAGGTGTATCTCTTTAACATTATTGATTGTGATCATAGTAGTATTATAGCTCACTTTAGGATTCCCGGTAGCGAATCGGGCCGTCCAAGGCAGCAGCCGCCTCACACTTGAGTCAGTAACAAGTACTGGTCCTAAGGTAGTGTGATCAGAGGTTCATTGTGATATTTAACTATTGTTTGATACACTGTGTTTTTTAGAGACTCTATATCAAGATTTATAAAATCATCAAAATTAGTTTTGCTATATTTTTGTATTATATAAATGTTGGCCAAGCGATAGGTATGTATTAGATCTAAAAATTTAAAGTTGGAAGAGATACCCATAATTGCACATAGGTCTGTGTATGCTTGTTTTGTATTGCCAAAGTACAATTCATCTACATCAAACACCTTGGTGTTGCCCAATGTTAAATATCCTGTGTAGACGCTGGTTCTTCTGCTGTCAGTTGCATCAACATTGATTTCTTCCCAAGAGTCCAGCGTCATTGATAAATGAGTTAAAAAATTAGGCACGTTACCAGTGAGTAAAAATGTTTCTGCTTCGTACCAGTAATAAAAATTTCTGTTAATTGCTTGTTTAAAATTGTCCCAGGCATTGTTTTCTAACAGTGATGTTTTAATTCCACTAGGAGTATTAATATCAAGTTTAAAGTATGTAGTTTTAAGTAAAAAAAGAGTCTGATAATAAAAGTAATACTTTGTAGAAACATCTGCAATAAACAAATTTGCCTGCCTGGCATATACAATTTCATTCAGCGTAGGAGACAGATTAGGATGTACAGGTACAAATAATAATTGATCACTGCCGTTAGAATCAATTTTCCACTGGGCGTGTTCTTTGAGACTTACTGCGGCATATTTGTTATTTGGTAATTGTCGTATATCAGTGGCAGCACACTCTTGATGCTGGTTAAAAAGATAACTTAAAAACTCTCCGCCTTGCCCGCCGGTGTACATTATCAACTGTAATTTGTTGGGCTGTGTGCAAATCATTTACAACATTATTTGCCAGCAACCGCCAGTGCGGCACCTTTGTTAAAACTTGGTGACCAGGGTGAGTTGCCCTGCTTTAGACCTTTGCGCTTTGACCATTCATATCCAGCACGATGTCCTGAGCAGTCTTTGGTACACTGCGATCCTAAGAATGATAGTTCGTCTAAGTGATCTTTTAAAAAGGTATCAGCAAACGCTTTACACAGTTGTCGGATGCGTGGGTTGGTTGTGGTCTTAACGTGAAACTTTTTACGCACTTCGTCCTGTGATGGATCTGCATAGCCTGCATACACTTTGTGTACACCAGATCGATTGATCAAGTCTGTACAACTTTCGCCATGACGATCTGGCATGTCTTCTGTACAAGGACTCAGTGTTGTGATTATGATACTGCCTTCAGGAATGCTGCCAAACTGTTCCAGGTAAGCATCCATGGCCGCACGTTCGGCATGCACACGTGAACCATCCTCTGCAGGATAGTTTATAGCACTTACACAATTGTCGTCGGGATCTAACACTGCGGCAGCCACCATGCCTAGGTCAGTGTGGTCAAGTTTGGCTCGAACAATTTCACTGCAGAGATCCACTAGAATATTATCTAGTTTGTCTAAGTTCTTGATTCTGAAGTCACTTAACAGCATTATACTGGTGAGTAGGGATTGCGGAAACGATCGTATCCGTCATCTTCGGGATATACAGGATATTCGTTTGTGTTCATTTTTGAGGTTGCACTGCTACAGGAATGTTTCGGTACACACGTTTAGTAGGATCATACACAGTCTTTAATGGACCTGCGCCTGCCAACTGTTTAAGACGTGCCATGGCTGAATCAAACTTGTCGGCATCCATGTTGCCAACTTTTTCTTGAGATTCATTAGCAGGCACTTTGGTGTAGGTTCCGTTTGGGTTTAGTTCTACTTTGGTTGAGCCCATGCTTCTAGATCCAACAGCCATTGACGGCGCAGTAACAACTTCGCCTTGTCCGGTGGCCTGGGCATCAGAGTTCCATTTGTATTGTTTGCCCTTGTATGTTAGTGTCTGAGTATCAACATCATACTGTGCCTGGGATTTTGCAACGCTAATTGAAGACGTTGATTGAGTTGGTGCAGTATCAGTTGCCTGTTGTGTGGCAATTGGTTTGCCTGTTAAGCGGTTGACGCCAGGATCATCTCCGGGCATAACTCTGGCTTGTGCTCCGCCTGCACCCAGTGCCAGTGCACCTGCCAGTGCCGCACCACCTAATTTTTCTTTCCAACCTTCTTCTAGTTCGGGTTCTTGATTGGATTCAATGTAGTCAGCTGCTGTGTCAAGATAGTCAGCAGCCAGGGTAACTTTCATCTGCACCCACTCTGGCATGTTCTCGTTGTCATCCAACAGGCCGTCAAGTCTGCGAGCCGCACGTACAATGGTGTTCATCTGATCTCTAGCTTGATCACCTTCGTAATCGTACTCGCCGGAGTCAGCGTGGTCAACAGAGTATCCGTCGCTGTCTACTTCGGCTTCTGCCATGTCTTGCTGGGCAGCAGTTTTACGACGAGCAACATCACTCAGGTGTGTGACTACGCCACGTGGATCTTTGGGCTGACCTTGCTTGTTTTTTTCAGCTGGGTGCCATTCTGAGTCGTCTTTCCAACTTACAACTTTACCTTCTTTATCTTTAACTTCTGTATGGCCTTCTGCCATGCTTGGTTGCTTTGCTGGTTGCTTTGCTGTGGCAGTCTGGTAACCTGAGAAACCAGTTTTACTAAAGTCTGCAACAGGCGCAGCAGATTTCTTCGGTGCCAACAATCCACCGTAGGTAACCTTAGACGGTGCACCTGCTGTAGTAGATGTTGCTTGAGGAGTTGCTGGTTTAGCTGCCGGTGCAGGAGCTGCCGCAGGCGTTTGTGCTGTTGCCGCAGGTTTGGCCGGAACTGCAGGTATTCCACCTGCCGCTTGGTTAGCAGCAGGTGCAGGTGCGGCAGCGGCGCCAGGTTCACCTGCAAAAGGTATCTTCATTGTACCATAGACTTGTTTAATAGAATCAGACGGTATGCCTGCAGATTGAATTATTTTGGCCACAGCCTCACTGTCAGTTGGACTACCTGCCTTCTTCCATGCTTGTAATAGTTTGTCAGCAGTGACTTTAGTTGTTAAATTGGTGCCTTTGGTCTTGGCCCAGTCAACAGCTTTGCCTGCGGCCCCTTTGATGGTATCCATGATACCTTCATCAATTTTATGTTGGCGTTCAACAATCTTTCCTATCAATAAAAAGATTTGACTTTCTGACAAATTGATAGATTCATATACTCCTGCAGATTTTTTCATAACATCTAACATTTGTTTTCCTGTATAGATGCCTGCCCGTCGCATGCTACCATCGGATGTTATTGATTGTACCAAGTTGCCGGCCTTATCATAAACAAAAACGTCCATGCCCTTGGGAACATAATCGTAAGTGTTTTGGTCAAAGTTTTTAACAGCCCAATTGGCCAATCTACGAACACCGGGATTTTCTGCAGTTGAAGCAAATGTTCCGCCTGCATCATATGATTGACCAGCACCTTGGCCAGCAGTGGGTGTCCTGACGTCGGGTTTATATGCCATACCAGGGTCGGCTTTTGCTGCCATTTGCCCTTTAATATAGTCGCCAACCTTGGCAGCACCATAAGCCATTGCGCCTGTTTTGGCACCTGAGTAAGCGGCACTGGAGAACTTCTCACCTTGCAACAACTTGTCTACTAACTTGAACAATCCCAGTACGGCAGCACCACCGGGTGCCACACCCGTAATACCAGCGGCAGCAATCAGGGCTGCGTAAATTAAACTCTGTGCCACAGGATGTGCCTTGGCAAAGTCACGATACTTTTGAACGTATTTCATCACGCCTTGATCACCGCCTGTTGCTTGCTTTAGTTTCTCAGCGGCTTGGTCATACATGGCATCAACACCTTTGATAGGTCCTGAGTTCTGTACTTTGGTCTTTAAATCTTCCCAGGCTTTGTTAACAGCTTCGGCAGCATCTTTGCCTTTACCAATCAAGGTACGATTACCGCCTGCGGCAGTGGCACCTTGTTCTACCTGTTGAAAGATTTGATTAATTTGGTCAGCAGTTAACTGTGCTTCCATCAACTTACGGCCAGCATTTTCCCATAATTTTTGTGTAATTAACGCTTCAGTGATTATTGTTTTAGAATTATGATAACCTTCGGTTACATCACGTGATTTAACTGTGTTTAATTCACCTGTGGGCCATTTAACAGCAACTTTTTTGTCAGAGTGCTTGTCGGCAACACGACTGGCAAGAGCAAACATTTCATTGCTCGAGCCAGTTTTCCAAGGTTTACCGTTGATCACAACAGTAAAAACACCGCTGGGTTCTTCCTCGCCTGTGACGTCCGAACGAGACTGCTTGCCCATACCCGCTTGGCTGTTATCAACATCACGTTCGTATGCGTCACGTGAGTCTCTCATTTCATATAGGTCATTTAGGTTCATTATGCTTCCTCTACGTAGTCGGCTGATTCGTCTTGTCGGCGTTGTCTAGCCTGGTACATTTCCAGTGCCATCTGTGCTTGGTCCAAGTTCTTAAAGCGACTCTTCAATGAACGGCCCGCGTGTCGAATTTCAAATCCCGCACGTTCGTCTCCGTGTATTTCACATGAACGACCGTCTTCTAGTGCAACGGTTTTAACCGGCGCTGATTCAGCATAGGTAGGTTCTTGTACCGGGGTTGTGGGCATTTGTACAATGGGATCTTCTTCTGTGGGATCTTCTGCAACACCTACAACTTGTTTGGCAATGATGCTGGCATCTTTCGCAGGCCGCTTGCTGATGTCACGATCTACTCGGACCCGGTCTTTTAAGTCACTGTCTTTCTTTTCGTCGGAAATGCTGTCAAGGTAATCGGCAAATGACTTTTTAACTCGGTCCAGCTTGTCTTCACTGGCCACTTCTTCTTCCAGTGCATCCTGCTCAGGTTCTTCACTTTCATTGGAGCCAACCATGTAACCAGCACTGGAGGCTTTCTTATCAGGATCGCCACCCAACACAGGACCTTGATCAGGCATTTTAAACAGTGCAGGCATCTGCGGCACAGATTTTTGTTGTGCGTTCAATCCCTTGGTAACATTATCTGGTGTGATAGTGCTTTCAATCAATGCAAGTCTCTGCATTATCGTGTAAATTTCATCCATGTTATGCCCTCGCGTCCTTCAAGTAACTTTTCAGTTGCCACTGATACTTGCCGTGTTGGCTTTGGCGTTCTGCGGCAAAGTTTGCAATGTCTTCACGACCTTCGGCAGCACTGGCTTCGAAAACTTGGCGGCTAAGGTTGATCATTATTTGGGTGTCTGCGAGTAATTCTTCCAGCATCAAACGAGCACGTGGCACTTTGGTTTGATCTGGTACTTGTGTTAGTTCTAAAAAGCGGCTGAGACTGCCAGGAGCATATTCTTCTGTGGTACGGATGTACTCAGCAATGGGATCCACAGCTGAATAGGCATCTTCGTAGATGTTGGAAAAGAATTCATGTAATTCACCAAAGTCAGGTCCTTCCACATTCCAATGAAAATAGTGTGCCTTCAAATAGTACGAAAATGTACTGGCCAAATAGGTCTTTAGTAAATCACTTAACATTTGTTTTCCTTGCTTTCTTTCTCATACTTTTCGGTGTGTTGGGAAAAGGGTCATTTGTATATTTACCAGAAAAGAAACTATCGGGATTTCTTGACTGCATGCCACCCATGGGCATGGCCACTGTGGCAACGCTGCCGGAACTGGTGGCACCAACTGACGCATTTTCTTTGATAAATTCCTGAGCTCTCATGTGAGTATCTTTAGTAGATTTCCTTTAATTCTTCCGGGACCATAATCCACACGCATGTTTGACACACGTAGCGTGGCACCGGGAGAATCAACAAGTTCATAACTGATTACATATTCTCCCGGCTCTGCTTCGATCTGTATCATTTCTTCTAGATACACATCTTGCCAGCGCCAGGTTCTTTCAGCAAATAATTCGTCATCAACATAAACGCGATACACTGGCTCAGTACCTGCCCAAGCACAATCAACGTCACATAGCACACGAATAAACTGTTTCATGCTGTATTTAGTGCCGTTAACTGTATAGTTAAATTAGCAATTTGGCAATAGTTTTACTTAAATACACTATGACAGAACTTATCTATACCTTAATAGTCACACACATTACCATAATCTGTGTTACATTGTACCTACACCGTGGCCAAGCACATCGCGGTATCGTTTTTACTCCTGTACTGGAACACTTCATGCGAGCCTGGCTATGGCTCACCACAGGCATGGTTACAAAGCAATGGGTAGCTATCCATCGCAAGCATCACAGATTCAGTGATGCAGAAGGTGATCCGCACAGCCCACACGTATACGGAATTGGGCGTGTATTGTTTAAAGGTGCAGGCCTGTATCACTCAGCCAGCCGAGACGCAGAGATGGTTGCACAGTATGGCGCAGGCACACCGGATGACTGGATTGAACGCAACGTTTACACTCGCCACAGCAGACTAGGCATCTTATTAATGCTTGCGATCGATGTTGCGTTGTTTGGTGTGTGGGGAGTGCTGATTTGGGGTATACAAATGGCATGGATACCTTGGTGGGCGGCCGGAGTTATCAACGGCATTGGACATTGGTGGGGATATAGAAATGGCGAAACTAAAGATCACAGCAGAAACATTGTGCCTTGGGATATTGTTGTTGGTGGGGAATGCCTGCATAATAACCATCATCTGGATCCTGCTAACCCTAGACTGAGTCGTCGTTGGTTTGAATTTGATGCAGGATGGATGTGGCTTGGTGTATTTAGACTAGTAGGACTGGCTCGCTTACGTAGTTAACGCAGTTCTTTGATTGAGCCCACGTGCCAATCTTCAATTCGGTACTGTGCTTTGATCATTTGTCTGGCCACATGAGTGTTAGGAGCCCAGACCACTGCATCGACCCAGCCCACATATCCAGGATTCTGAACACGCACCTTGGCAGTCCATTGCTTTGCACTTTTAACGACTTCTTTGACCTTCATCAGCAGTTCCAACGACGTCGTGCTTTGCAGATGGCTTTGTCTGGAGTTTTGGCACATGAGATACTATGCATTTTCATTTGTCCACGGCTGCGTGAGCAATAGCTTGATCTGCGCTTGGAGGCTTTAGAGCCTTTCTTTAGCTTCGAAGGTTTAGTGGTCACAGCAGTCTTTAGTTTCGATCCGGGATTCTCTCTGCGATAAGCATTCACAGCCTTTTGGCTCATGCCATCGGTCTTGTCTCGCTTGTTGGCCTTTTGCCAGTCTTCGTTCAGTTGCGAAGTCACAGCAAACGCATACAGTTCATCTTCAGTCAGGCTTTCTAGGTCCTCCCATACTGTTTCGGCATCTACACCATTGTGCTCAGCAATACCTTCGATGATACTTTCAATAAGATCAAACTCTTTTGATAATTCTTCCGCCACACCTTGCGATTCATTGGGCACACAGTTGCGAACTTGTCCGCCATTCTTGCCCTTTTTGGTGCCTTCAGCATGTTTGCCAGGCCAGCAACGGGTATAGCCATTTGAGTCTTTAGCACCTTTTTTAATTTCATTTACATTGCCATGTGTTTCACACATGCCACAATCTTCGCACACCATTTCCATCTCAACTGATTCATTCTGTTTGTTTTTACCGGCACAGTGTGCTTTTTGTGAAAAGCCTCGAGGGTGGCTACAGTTAATACTGCTTTTGTATTTTTCGCTCCACTTTTCAAATACGAATTCACTTGATCTCATTTTTTCTTACCTCGTCTCATATTTAGTTGCCACTGTGCCATCCTGCGGCGTTCGCCTGTGCTGGACTTTGCAATCTTTTCCAGTTTGCCCAAGGTGGCTTTTTTAGGAATTCCCACTCGCTTGCTCAAGCCTTTGCGTCCAGGATTTTTGCCATCCGCAAAGTTTTCCCAAACGTTTTGCTCAGGACGATGTTTGTCCCAGAAGCCTGCACCTGCATCTGTTTGTTGACCACTGCGGCGTATCTTGTATCCTTTGCTTTTTATATAGTCGTACATTGTGGCGGCAATGCCTTGGCCTTGATAGCGTTCATCAACTTCTAAATCTTGTGGCATTAAGTAATCACCCTCTTGTACAAATAATACATGTCCAAGTTCGCGACCGCCTGGCATTATTGCCTTTACCATAATTTCATCATCTTCCTTTTCCATGGAGATTTCAATGCCATTGTAATGTTCCGAGCCTTCCGCCACACCTTGCTGACCTTGTGCCACTGCCACATACGCAGGGCCTGTATATCCATTAGGATACCGAGCAAAGTGCTGTATTGTTCTATGCCAACCTTCTAATAGTTCATATCCATTGGCTGTTTTTATTAGTAGCACAGGTTCTTTACGCACACCGCCTTGCTGTTGTGCCAGGGCGGCTTGTGTAGCGTGTCGTTCGGCATCCTTTGGAATTTTCATGCCTAAATCACTTTTGCCACCTGCACGACCAACCAATCGCTGTGTAGTCATTGGCTCAAACATGTCCATTGTAAACTTCATATCGGGTACAAGTTGCCATTTAGTACTCGGAGAAAGACCTTGTCCTTTTAATTTTTCCATTATACCATTTTTAAGTTCAGTATCTGGTAAATTACTAAAGTCACCTTTGTTGGGCACCAACCAATCTTTGAGAACATATTCAGGCCAAGTGGGCAACAGACTCTTGACATATTGTAATAGTCTATCTCTATATTCGATTAAAAATTCACTGGCTCGCATGTTAACTCACTATTGGTAGCACAGTGACATCTGTGCCATAGCTGTAGCCATTGTCGGTCAACCACTGTGTGGCCACACGATTAGCGTCACGCTGTTGATTGCCTATGCCGGAAAATCTATGCAGTTCATTACCATCAGAATCTACAATCTTCCAAGCACCGGTAAACTCGCCACCTTGTGCTCGGCGTTGTGCTAGGTCTGCGGTACTGCCTGGAACGGGTGTTGGTTGCTGTAGCGGGATCACGTCCGGTTGCGGCACCACATCGTTTTCTTCCACTGGATCAACTTGATAGTTACCGTCAAAGTTATGTGTTTCTGCCCATACTCTTGCCAAGTAATTGGCTCTTGTTCTTGTGTTTTCTGCAGGACGGAAACGATATAATTCACGATTTAATCCGTCAATCATTTTCCACTGTCCAGTTGGGCTTGTGGCAGCACGACCCTGGGCTATTGGCATGTCTATATCAACAATTCCAACTCCACCGGTAGTACGTATACCAAACATAGCAGTGGCCTGGCCTCGTTGTAGGCTATGCGGACCGTGTTCAATATAATCATTGAGACGAACCAATGCCTCTTCATCATTGGTAATTCCATCGGCATCCTCTACTGAGTTGCCAGTCTGTTTGTTGTAGATTTCGTAGCGAACAGTTTTTGCAGATTGTTCATATGGACGCATTGGCTTGGCAACCAACGAACTTCGATAGTTAGCCCAACTTGGATAACCACCAATGGCTTTTTCAATTGCTTCTTCTTTAGATGAGGCAACAACTTCTATACCAGCATTGCTATTGCCAGGACTACGAACACTCCACCAATATTTTTCACCGCCTGTTGGATCTTTCTTCAACTTGCGTTCCAACTGTGCCTGCTTAACAAAACTACGCAGTGCGGCTGCAGGAATCTTGCCTGCTACATATTCACTGAAGTACTTGATGGTGTCAGAACCCTTGTTGTCCTGTGTCAACAACTTGTACAGTTTCTTCAGGTATTCTTCGCGATACATTTCTGGATTTAGAGCCGCACTCATGGCCACTGTAAAACGCAATAATGTGTTTTCAATCTTGTCAAAGTTGTCATCTAACCAGTCACCACCGGGTGAGCGGAATTCAATATGTCCGTCCTTGGTGTTGATACTGGTGTACTTGCTGGTCACGCCCGAGTGTATGGCCTTGCTTGCCAAACTGTCCAGGTTGCCTTTCATTTTATCCAACAAACGTTCAGCTTCGTCGGGTTTAGTGCGCACTTGATCGCGTACTAATTTCATTGCTGATTTAGCGTAGGTATTGCCAGCACGACCAAAGTTGTCCAGCACATACTCGTCGCCCATTAACAGAGCTAGTTTAACAAAGTCCAAGTTTTCTCTACTGTAGTCCGGCACTGAGATGTTGATGTGTAGGCCTGTTGAATCGTTGGTGTAGCATCCGTATTGTTTGGCCCAGGCCTTGACTTTGTTCAAGTCACTTAATATATCGTCAATAGGCAAAGGTGGACTTACAAACTCTAGGCCTACATCATCGCTGTCATTGGCTTCTAAACTGCCATCAGGTTCTACTAGATAGTGCTGTGCTGTTGGGCTGGGTCTTCGCACGCCGCCGGAGTGATAGTTACCGCTGGCTTGAACAGGACGGTCTATGGCATTTTCAAACTCTTGGGCAACATCTTCGATGCTGGCTTCGCCACCATTGCCCATTGACTGCCAGTGCGGCCAACTCATGTTGTATTCATTTTCAATGTCTGACATGCGGTTCAAGTCTCGATCTTCTAACCATTCTGATTCTAGGTCTGCATTCTGATTAAAATCTTCCTGCGCACTTTCACGTGCTGCATCATACCAGTAGTTGCCGTAGCTTTCTTCGACAACTTTTTCTGTGGCATCGCGATATGCCTGTTTATCAGGCTCTGGGTATTCACCGTCTGCGTCGGGTTCTGTGCTTAGTATTTCTGCAATTTCATCTGCACTGGCGTTTTCTTTAAGGTAGTTGTACACAAACTCTGACTCGTCACCGTCCCAACGAGTATCAAACGACTCACCTAGCCATTCGTAATATTCATTTTGCATCTTCTCACGCAGTCGAGTAACATCACCTCGGCTGTTGTAATCACCGTCGTAGAAGAAGTCATATGCGTCTTGGATACTACTAACACCTTCGTCATACTCATAATCAGGTTCCTGTTGGCCATCATCGTCGCCACCTTCCACATTGGGCACAATCATTTCAAATTCCATGCCAGCAATAGCGCCGGTCTTGGCAGCTTCGCGACGTAAGCTACCTGTGCTCATGTTGATTTCAAACAACTCATCTTCGTATATCAGCGGCATCTGCCCAGTTTCTTTAAACTCACGCAGTGCATTGGCCAAACCAGTCATTAACAATCCTGGATGTCCTTGATTGTCAGTCTTTAGTCCTAGTTTGTTTGCTTCCTTACCCACCGCACCTGGACGTACATCTCGAGTCAAGGCCATGCTAAAGCGTGGGTCCTTTGCCTGCTTCTTTGTGGGGATGTATCCTGATGCTTCTGCTAAATCATCTGTTTGGCCGGCGGCAAAATGTTCCGGGTGCAGTTTGGCATAGTCACGCATGAGTACACCGGCACGAGCATTGGCTTCGTTTTCGTAAGGACTGCCAGTTTCACCTGCGTCAGATCCCATATCACTGCCATCACGTTCGTGTTGATGCTTGTGTGTGAGTTCATGTGCCACTGTGCGCAACACATCCATGATGTGTCGTTGACCCCAGGCCACTTCTAACATTTTTTCATTGTCGTTGTAGCGACCAAACGTCTTGTGCCGCACAGGCCACTGCGGATCTTTACGCAGGCGAACACGTGGCATCTGTTCAATCTCTAGTTCTGCAACACAAAACTCCACAAAGTCTGTGAGTATATCTTCATCTGACTTGGGTTCTTCATTCAAGAACATCTGTGTTGTGGGACTTACTCCATCCCATGAAGCACCAACATCTTCTGTGGCTTTGAATCCGTAGGTGAATTTAAATGGTTTATCAATTTCAATAGACCGTTCTTTAAGACTCAGTGCTCGATCTTTGGCCTTGGTTCTGGCATCATACAGTTGTTGTATAACACCTTGTGAACGCAACATCTTGTACGCAATGTTTTCTGGACCCAGTTCACCGTGCTGATCAAGTCCGGCTTGACGCATCTTTTTAATCTTGGCAGCAGTGTTGGTCAGTCGTTTTAGACTGCCAGATTTCACTGCTGATTCAATGCGATGCTTGATCACATCGTACTTGCTCTTGACCGCAGTGTCGTTTATTGTAGAACGTTTTTTCAGTGGAATGTTGATCCAGTCGTTATTCAGCACACTGAATATGCCTTGACTCACTGCCGATTTGTTGGCGTTTTCCACATAGAGTTCTACATCGTAGCCACCAATTTTGATATTGTGTGTTTCGTTGTACTGAAACTTTTTAGCATCAAACAACTCGCGATACACTTCACTCACATCTGCTTCGGGTAGGTCCACCACCAGGTGTAGATCTATGTCACTATGTGGAGTATATGTGTAACCAGCATTGCTGCCGGACAAGGTGATGTCTTTGACGTTCAAATCGCCAATCCCCAAACTTTGTTTAAAGTCTTCAGCAATTTTTAACAGCGTGGCCCGCACCTGTGGGCGCATTTTATTGCCCTGCCAGATACGTGGGTTCAACTGTTCATTAAATTTAACAGCATCAGCAAGGTTGTAGGAATCTAGTTCAGAAATATTCATGATTGTAATATTTAGCGCAAATGAAAAAGCCACTGGGCAAAGTGGCTTTTGGAATCGGAATTAAACTAGCAGTTTATTTCTTTTTGCTGGCTTTTTTGTTTGATGCCAACACTTTGGTTTCAGCTGGCGCAGGCACGGCAGCGGCTCTAGCGGCAACTTGTCGTGCTTCAACCATTGGTGTAACATCAGTGATCAGTTTCTCTTGTGTTTCATGTGCAAATGTGTATGTGCCAGTGTGACGTAGTAACACACGTTTGTCAACCCAGACACGACCACCTAGGTCACGCCAGTTTTCACAGAATGTCCAGTCTTCTGAATAGTAGCGATTTTCACGCACTGCTGTGTCAAAGTAGGTTTTCATATAGGGATTAAGTTCCACTGGCAAGCCAATGTCGTTGATAAACGGCTTGGTTGCAGGGTGTGCATTTAACTTGTCAAACACATGCCGCTTGACCAAGAAGAAACCTGTGCCTGTTTTACTAACTTCTTGCAGGCCATCTGCACCTTCTTCGGCACCATCAAATCCATTCACACACCACTTGATTGGCAGGCTTTTCATTGGGTACAATCCGCCAATAACGTCCACGTCACGGTTCAACATGACCAACAGGTGCCATGGCTCCCAGCCAATATCAGCATCTACAAACATCAAGTGTGTTGAGTCAGGGTTGGCCAAAAACTTGGCCACCATGGTGTTGCGAGCACGACTGATCAAACTTTCGTTTGTGAGTGTTTCCATGGTCCAGTCAATGCCTAGTTGGCGGGCTGTGTTTGACCATTTGATGTAGCTCATAAATGTTGACTCAGTCAACATACCGCCGTAACATGGCATACAAATGTGAACTCTTGTGGTTTTTAAGTAATCAATGTTTACTTGTATCTGTTGTTGCCCACCCACCTGTTGTGGTGTTGATGGAATTTCTGTTGTGGGCACAACATCTGGCATTTTGCCTGTTACGTTTTGTTCTTCAGCCATGTTTTCCTTAAAAAGTTAGTCAGATATTTACTACCAGTTGCCTACCCAGGTTAAATTTCTACGGTGATTAATTCAAATTCGTCAGCACGATCTTCGTAGCCAACATACCCACGTGGGTTACACACGATACGTGTAGAACCAATCCGGTAATCAAATGGGTGATGTGTATGCCCGTGTGTCCACAGTTTAATTTGCGGATGATCCAGGATATAATCATTCATATCACTACTGTAGCCACCGTTCATGATCACATCATCTGCATAGCGTGGATGTGTGCTCAATTTGCTGGGACTGTGATGCCCACAAACCACAAACTTTTGGGCTGGGTTGCCTTCGATGATTTGTTGAATATAGCCTCGGAATTTTACATGTTCTTCCATGGCATCTTCGGGACTAAATTTGCCAACACGAGTTTTGAATTCGCCTTGTTGTGTTTTAAAGTGTACCGGGGCTGTGCTGTTGGCAACACAACGGAAGTCATTCATCATACTCTTCATGTGATACAGCGTTATTCCATCACCGTTGTTCATGTCTGTCCACAGTGTGCCGCCAATAAACGTGATATTGTCAATGACCTTAATTTCTTTTTCCAACAGATACACGTTGGGCAAGTACCCAAGCACATTCTTTAAGTGCGTTTCTGTAGTGGCAAAGTTGCCGTTGTAATGCTCGTGATTGCCCATGATGTAAATCACATGTGGAAACTGTGCAGAACATCTTTGCATAAAATCGTGATAACGATTACTGCGGTATTCTGGTCCCATAATTCCGTTGGGGTCACGTTGTGTGATATCCTTGGCCACAAGAATATCTCCAGACAGAATTAATACTTCTGCGTTGTTGTTGTTGGTTAGGTCTAAGTCACCGAATTCTAGGTGGACGTCACTGGCTACTGCTATCTTCATACTCCGTACTCCAAGTATTATCGATTATATGTTTTTTCGTCTATGTAATCAGGGTTGATGTGTGCGAAATCAGCGTGGACGCTGTTTACTTGTTTTTCTAATTGTAACACATTCTCCAGCCATTCCACAACCTTGACATTGCCAAATTGCCTGGCTTCGCGAATATAGTTTTGGGCCTGTTCCGAAATGCCCAATTTCTTATCAAACACTGCGCGAATTGCCAAATCTGGTTGACCATATAAATCAGCAATCACTTGATCTTTGTCACGGTCGTTGCCTTTGAGATACATTTTGCGTATTTCGGATGCAGAGTTGGCATCTACGCCATTTACTCGAAAGTTGATAGTGGGAGTGATCACAACGTAGCCATGTTTGGTCATGGGCTTTATTGACTTTTTATTTTTAGGCAATGGTTGTAGATACCCAGGGGTGCCATCTTTTTTAGGAGCAAAATTAAAACGTTCTGCATCTTTAGCACTCACAGCAAACACCAATACTGTGTTGGCCTTTTCTTCATCGGGAACAGCACTGGTAATTTCAACAGCTTGATATGGATTTTTTACGTTGACAATGCGACCAGCAGGAATGCCCAGTTTGGTCATCATCATTACTTTGTCGGAATAACTGAACGGACTTGTAACAGGTGCTTGTACACCACTGGTGGCAATAAAAACACTGTCGTTGCTAAACTGTTTGTTCAGCCAATCATAACTGGCCTTGTGACCTTTGTGGAATGGGTGAAAACGTCCTGGGTAAATTACTAGATAATTCATTATAGCATATTTATGCTTACATGTTTTCTAGCAACCACAGGTAAATTGGTGTTGTAAACGGTAAACTAACATGACCATTACAGCCCATATCTCCAAAGAATTTGTCTTCGATAGGTGCTTGTGATCCGTTAAAACTGTGATGGTACACACTTTGGTCAACAAACACCTGACCCAGTTCAATGTCATCAAATGCTACGTTAGCAATGGACAACATTGCGTCTTTGGTAATATTACCATTGTCATCTACAACTGTGTGCTCCGGAGTTTTGTTTTTCATTACAAACTTAAACTCGTGCTCAGTTTCATCATCGAGAATTTCTAAACTCACAGGCATTGGTTCTGTCACGTGATCAATTGAAAGTAGCAAAACATCATCAAGCAACACTTCAAATCCCAGCACGGCGGCATAGTCAGAGGAGGTGAGGTCAAAAGAGACTGTTATTTTATCCATAATTATTCCTTAGTACGAAACTGTCACACTGTTGATGTAAGCCAGTCCGCTTTCGTATTCTTCAAAGCTGGTTACCACTGCTTTTAACCAGGAAAAATTACCGGTCAAATTAACCGGATATCTAAAGTCAGTTGCAGGCGTAGATCCATCACCATATTCAAACACTGTAAACCAGTTGGCATCAGCAGGATCAAAATCCAGTGTGGCTTGCAGGGTTATTTTACCCGGAAAGTTTTCCACAGTGATAAACACAGTTTCTAAACTGCCTTGCCCTTGATAGTAGCCCACTGCTTTAACAGGATCGCTTTCAAAGTCAACAGTGCTACCATCGTAGTTGCCGCTGGGTGTGCCGGTCACTAGGTCGCTTAGTAATGTCAACGTTGTGATAGTCATGTTATGCTCGTTCCGCTTCTACCACAACACCTGTGCCAGCCAGTTCTTCTGCCACGCTTTGTAGGGCTGTAACAATGTCAGCTGTGGCAATTTCGGTGCCAGCATCTGTATCTCGGACCAATTTTGATAGTTTGATCACAACTATTTCTTCGTGTATTTTTGCCATAGTGTATTACTTATGCTTTTATGATTTGAATTGTGTTTTTTATCAGGCCAGGATATACCAAACTCAACATGGTCATCCAGCCTGTATCCGTGTGATCCACAAAGTAATACGATTCAGTCCAGCCGCGCCAGCTGATAGTTGATGCCCAGGACTTTAATCCAGGACTTAATCTGATACCTTCTTGATTCCTTAGTAGTTGACCAATTGATCGTTTTTGTTGATCGTTTACCACAACTGATCGCAGGTATGTGCGATGTGAGTATGCAGATTCTTTAAGACGAATAGAGTCTCTGGGGCGATCAATCACAGCCTGTGTGTATGCTGGATATTTAAGGCCTGGTACATGATCAATTATCTCTGTGAACAGTTCGGGCTCATTGGCGTACACACGTATTTGGCCATGCTCTATTATTAATTTATGCTGCCGTTTAGTATTGATCAACACGTCACACATGTTGTGTAAATTTTTTACTACATCATCTGTGATAGCACGATTTGAAGAATAGTAATCATGTAATCGACCTGTCCATTCTTTGCGCACTGACACAACATGATCAATTGCGGCATGATCAAGTTTGCGCATACAACCTGCTTCACGCAGTTCACCTGTCATGCAGTATCGGTATTGATCGTAAAACAACCGATCTTTACTGACATTATTGAATGTTGGGTGTAAATTGATCAATTACAATGTATCCTTCGTCGTTGACGCCTGGGCCAGGCACAGTCAGCAATGATGTGGTTGTGAATTCCACTGTATCATTGACCATACTGGCATGAATTGCACAGTCAGCAATTTGATCAAACAAGATACGCTTACTAAGTGGTACACGGATCAGTTCGTCAATCTTGCGACCCAATGGACGAGCACCCATCTTGGGATCGTAGCCTTTGTCTGCCAGCATGTCGATCACATCTTCAGCAAATGTAAGACGAATGTTCTTGTTCAACAGTGTTTCTTGTAACTCTGCTGTGAACTTGACCACAATCTTCTTGATGGCTAGCTTGTCTAACTTGTTGAATTTGCACACCTTGTCAATGCGATTGCGCAGTTCCGGCTTGAAGAACTCTTTCATAGCACGGTCTTCTTCGCCGGTCTTTTCTAACGACTGACCAAAGCCGATGTTGTTGTTTTCATTGTCTCTGGCACCTAGGTTACTGGTCATAATAATGATACAGTTCTTGACATCCACTGACTTGCCACTGCTGCCAGTGATCCGGGCTTCATCCAGCATCTGCAACATGATGTTGACCACATCTGGGTGTGCCTTTTCAATTTCGTCAAACAACAGGATACTGAACGGGTGCTTGGAAATGTCGCTGATCAACTTGCCGCCGCCCACGTTGCCGTCATCAAAGCCCACGTATCCAGGAGGGGCACCAATCAAACTGGCAATGCTGTGCTTCTCTTGGAACTCACTCATGTCATATTTCAACAGGTGCATGTCTAGATTTTGCGACAGCAGTTTGGCCAGTTCTGTTTTACCTGTGCCGGTTGGACCCAGGAACAAGAAACTGGCCACAGGCTTTTTAGCATTGCCAATGCCGGAGAAGTTGATGTAGATACGTTCTAGCACAGTGTCAATGGCTTGGTCTTGCCCGTATAAGAACTGCTTGATGTTACCTTCCAGCTCGGTAACCTTGGTACTGCGTTCGTTTTGCAATCTATCTAAAGGAACTCCGGTAACACGACTGAGTTGCGCCATGATCATGTCACGGTTGATGGTAACTGTGCCCAGGTCTTTCACACGCTCTCCAGCACAGGCGCCATCCAACAGGTCGATTGACTTGTCAGGATTCTTACGATCATGAATGTAGCGTCCACTCAATTCCACAGCCGCTGTCATTGCTTCTGTGTCAATCAGTACATTGTGGAATGTTTCTAGACGCGGGCTAATGCCAATTAGAATTTGCTCTGTGGTGGCTGAATCAGGCTCACCAATATTGACTCTGTGGAATCTGCGCATCAGCGCACGATCTTTTTCAAAGCTCTCGTAGTATTCTTCCCATGTGGTACTCGCAATTACCTTGATGTTGCCCTTGGTAATTGCTGGTTTGATCATGTTGGCAAAGTCTAAACTGCTTGATCCCGAAGTTCCTGCGCCCATCATGGTGTGCGCTTCGTCGATAAACAGCACACAGTTCTTTTTAGTTTCCAGTGCAGAGATAACGTCTTTGAACTTTTCTTCAAACTCACCACGGTATTTGCTGCCAGCCAACAGCGAACCAATCTCTAATCCCCAAACTTCAGAACCTTTAAGAAACTCTGGAACACGGCCAGCGTTGATCTCCTGTGCTAGTCCGTCAATGATGGCAGTTTTGCCCACACCAGGATCGCCCACCATCAGCACGTTGGCCTTGAACTTGCGAGCCAACACAGTGATCATTTCTTCCAGTTCTGCGGCCCGGCCGATCATGGGTTCTAATTGTCCGTCGGCAGCTCGTTTGCTTAGATTTGTACAGTGTTGATCCAGGATTTCGTTTGCAGTTTCATTGCTCAACTCTTTAGAGGCAGAGGCATGATTTTTCTGATAGAACTCAGCAAATTCAGTTTTGTGAACGCCATACTTCAACAAAAAGTAATGTGCATGGCTGTTATTTTCTGCCATCATGGCCAGGTACAGATCCAGCAATGTGATTGATCTGCGTCCGGTAAACAGTACCTGTGTCAGCGCACGATTAAACATGCGCTCAAGGCCATTGGTTTTGCGAGGTGTAACATCTTCTTTGCTGGTTATTAAACTAACCTGCGCTAGAATATATGCACTTAGTTCGCCTTCGAACTGTTCAACGGCTGTGCCATATTTCACCAACAATGCTCGAAATGGTGCGTGTTGAATCATTGCCATCAGTACATGTTCGGTTATCACATAAGCATGATTGTGAGCTTTTGCAATGGCCACAGCATTGTTGACAATTTTTTCAATTTCAGGATTATTTTGCATCGGTTCCTTTTATAGTTCGTGTATATATTATTATACAGCAATTTGTTTTATATATCAAGTGATACTTGTTCGTTTTTGTTGTATCATGTCCAACAGATCCTGTGGTATGTCTTTGGGAATGACTGCTTGTATTTGCACAATCATATCCCCAGGCCCGGTTCGCCCGGGCAATCCTCTGCCACGTAAGCGTAGCTTGGCACCGGGCTGTGTGTCTTTTGGCACAACGATAGTTATTTCGTTGCCGAGCAGGTCTTTAACTGTGGTTTCACTGCCTAGTATAAGATCCCAAATGTTTACTTCATGTTCGGTTAACAAGTTTGATCCTTGTCGGCCCCATGTTGGACTGGGTGCAATTCTAAAAGTTATCACAAGATCACTTCCGTGTGGTCCAATGCCCCGGTACTGAACACTGTCACCATCGTTGATACCCATGGGAATTTCTATTTCTACTGTGGATGCGCCAATGCCGATTGTACGTTTGCCACCTGTTGCCACATCTGCCAACGTAATAGTTAAGTTTGCACGACTAACTGCTGGTTGCTGTCTTTGTTGATGCCCAAATTTTGCACCAAATACATTAAAGATTGTGTCAAAATCAAACTGTTGTCCGCCTGGCTGGTTAAAGTTGTTAAACTGCGGCCTTGGGTTGTCGTACTGTTGTCGTTTGGCACTGTCACCTAAGGTATCATAGGCAGCTTGTATTTCTTGGAACTTAGCAGTGTCTCCGCCTTTGTCTGGATGATGCTGGCTGGCCAACTTACGAAAAGCCCGTTTGATTTCATCTTGTGTGGCAGTCCGGCTCACACCCAACGTTGAATAGTAATCTATCATGAAAAAAGTCCTGTACAGTTAATTATACAGGACTTATTGGGTCGGGTCAATTACTTCTTAACAGGAACTTCATGTCCTTCTAGCTTCTTGTGTACTTTGACTTCTTTGCAGTTTTGTTTGACTTTTTTGGTTTTTGGATCAATTACATCCCGGCCTTCTTTGTCTTTGACATCAACACAAACTCGTGTTTTTTCTTTTGGTTCTTCGGCCACTGCAAATTGACTACCTAGGGCCAATGCTAATGCTAATACGATTTTTTTCATTTTGTTTTTCCTTTATTTTATCCAATCATTACAGCCGAGTATAATGTGTACCTGTCTTTATTTATATTGCGTATATTGTGCAGTGTGCCTGCACCGTTGAGAAACATAATGCCTTTGTTACGTTGTCCGGTCATTGTGTAGTAGGGGTCTGGTGAAATGATATCAAACAGTTCGGTTCCAGTATCGTTGTCAGTTAAATTAACAATCATCTGTAGAATAATATGATTGTTGTCACAATGAGTACCCATTGCAAATCCCGGAGCATCATGATTTATAACAGTTACGGTACGAGTGGAATTGACATAGGAATCAAGATCTCTGTGCCAGAGCTTTCTAAAATAAGCCTTGCCTGTATCCGTATCTGCCTGAGCAGCAGCACCAAGAAATTCTGCACGTTGTTGGCTAGGCACCTGTAATATTTCTTTCAACATATCTGACTTGCAATCTGCGTGACACTGTTTTCGTTGGTGGCCGATAGCTGATGTTGTATTATCAACCCAGATGTCTGTGCGAAGTAATTCATTCGAACAATCAGGAGCATCAACTAGTTCAACTTCCCAAAACACATTATCATACATGCCACTTAAATGGCCTGGCTGTTGTGGCACTATGTGTATGTGACGTTGGCCTAGTTGTATGTGCATCAGCGTTCTGGGAATGGTGGAATTACAGGCGCCGGCTTGCCGCCAAATCCTGTGGTCACACCCACTGGTGCCCCAAAGTCGTTGCCGAATACGGCTGGTGCTGGCGGTACTGCGCCAAAGCCGGAGGATGAACCTCCAAACCCGCTACCAATGGGTGTTGTTCCCCAGGACTGGGTAACTGTTGTTGCTGTTGGTGCACCAAACGCACCGGGCCCGGCCTGCGTGACTGCTCCCGGTGGCGTATATGTTGTACCGACATTTGGCGGTAAGTTGATTCCGCCATTGTTTGCTCCATTTAGTTTTTCTTGTGTTCTGCCATATGCGGCAAGACCCAACACAGCACCCATGGAAATATGAAACAATCCAGCGCCTTGTAGCGTCAGTGGTTGCCATTGCAAATTAATTCCGCCCTTGTATAAGGCCTGTACTAGACTCCAAAGGATGGGCGCAAGTACAAAATCAAAGAAACATACAAACATGTACAACCAACCCATGGCCGGACGCCATTTAGAGTTCATCCAATCTTCTTTTTTCTTTTCTGACTCACTTATTTTTTGTGTCATGCCAACTCCTTGTTATTAAAACCACAACCAATAGCCCTGGGCCATCAGCACTAATCCAACTGCACCAACACCTAAACTGGCCCGGTACATCCGGTTGTTCACCGACAAAATACTAGCACTTAACAGTACAATGGCCAGTTGAAACAACATGCCGGAGAATGTTAACCAAGGACTGTGTGCTCTGGCTTCTTCACGTGCGGCGTCTTGTGCCCGTGCTTTTTCAAGCAGTTCTCGTTTGCCTTCGCCAGTGGCCGGTTCACTTTCGTAACGAGCAATCTTGGCTTCCAGTTTCTCAATGCGAGCTTTATCAGTGCCCTTCTTAGCTTCTTCTAATTGTCCTTCAGCAAGAGTTTGTTTGATACTTTTGCTCTGATAAAAACCATATGTGTTACTGGCCTGTAACAGGTTAGTTTGTGCTGTGCTACTAAACCCATTGGCAAGATATGTATTTGCTGCCAGGAACAAGGCCATAAACACAATGACCAGGCCGGCTTTGTCTTTGATCTGAGCTTCACGTTCACTGCGTGATAAGGGTTTCTTTTCTTCGATCATTTTTAATTTTCTTTTTTATATCAATTTGGATTGGCAAAATAAACAGTAGAACCTTGTGGTTGTACAGCACGAGCATTGCCATCAGGGAACACAGTTTTAAATTGTGCTACCTGTGCTACAGACAACTGTATTGGTTGTCTAAACAACACCCAAGAAACAATTTGTGGGTATGCTTGTTGAGTCAGTTGACGTTGTGGATTGCCCCACCATGGACGACCATTGGCAGGGTTAGTAGTTGCTACACAAGTACTGTTGGCGCCTAATGTACCAATTGAAATTGGTGCAGTCAATCCACCGCTGTATCTATAGCTTGGTGCTGTGTTAAAGTTGGCCATGCCCATCATGCTTGCAATGTTGAAACTCACGGTCTGTCCAGAATTTGCGCCGCTGGCATTGGCAGCCGGTATTGCATTGAACACCGTGGTCCAGGCTGCGTTTGCTGTATTGCCATTACCAACCATGCGCTGACCCAACACCAACAAACTGTCTGCATTACACAATCCATAAGGACCTGTAAAATCAGCCAGTTTAAAATAGACAAAGTGTACTTCTAAATCAGTTACTGAGTTGTTGACCCAGTGTTCTGCAGGTCCATGAAAGTGAAACTCTAGCAAGCAGTATTGAGCACCGCCAAACATAATGCCAGGCGCACATGAACCTGCATTGGGGTTATTAAGTTTATATGTTCCCCAGCGAGTGTTGGCAATGGGATATGCATTCACCCCGGCCGTTGCAGTTGGCAAGGTACAAATATCGCCTGCACCGGTATTACAAAATGGACTATTCAATGTGTTTTGTGTTTGAAAAGTAAATGTAGCATTCAGACCACTATAATTGGTAAACTGAGCAGGACTGCCTTGTGGAGTAACTGCTGTGATATTAATTGGTGTTTGACTTTGACTCATGGACACCACGGGTGCCAAGGCCAAAATAATTGTTGCTAAAAAATTTGTCTTTGTCATTTTATTGATCCTTTCGAAATGCGGCCATGACGCGGGCCTGTATGCGTTTTGCAAAGTCTGGTTGCGGAAAATTCCATCCAACAAATGCTCCTAATGCCAACCAAAATAGTGTTTCTAACATATTTATGCTCCTAGTATATGTAATGCGTGTTCAGTATGCTGGATTCGATCTTCTAGACCAATGTAGCCACCGTTGATGGCTCGTGTGAGCCCCTTGGTATCGTCTGCGTCAGCAAAGCGATTTAGTTTGTTTTGTTCCCAGTACCAGCAGGCACTCTGTGCGGCACCTTCAAAGGTGGCCAAGTATTCTGCGGCCTCTTCCACACTGATATTTAAACTTCCGGCAAAGAATGTGTAGTTGTCTTTGCCGGTCAACTGAATAAGTCCACGTCCACAATAGCGGAATCCGTCGCCAGATGCTTCATCACCATTGCCCATACGATTAGCATATACTCTGTTGGCAATGCGCTCGGGTTTGTTGGCATATTGTTGTGCCAAGTCCGGTGTAGGGAAATACTTTTTAAACACCGTCATCAAACTTGCGGCCTTGTAGTTTAAGTTTTCTTTAATGAACACAAAGTTGCCCGACTCGTGTGCGCACTGTGCAATAAAGTGCGCCACACGCAGTGGTGTATTGATTTCGTAATCATCTAACAACTGATCCAGTGCGTCGTGCCAATGATCAATGTAGGGATTCTTGACCATCTGTTTTAGTTGGTCCAGTGCTAGTATGCTACTCATTTAACGGCTCCTTCAAATATATTTTTTTGTATCTGATACCACTGTTGCCAAGCATCTGCTTTTACGGCGCACTCATAGTAGGTGCCATAGTTGATGGTTACTGTTCTAGCAACATCACTCAGCACAGGTGTATCTTTTAATTTTTCCAAGTTGGGGCAACGTTCTAAAGAGTTTAGCCCAGGAGGTTCTGGAAACCGTGCAGTAACTGGTACTGCGGTTGAGCATCCTGCAAGTGTCACAAGTACGACTAAACTAGCTACGACACGTTTGTTGATCATTTCTTGTAGCCTCGACTTTCGGGTGCCATTCCCCAGGATGCGTCTTCTGCGGCTTTCCGGGGCAATGATTTATAATTTTGTTTACGATCAGCACCGTGGAATTCTCGAGCCACATCCGGGCTGATGCCAACTTTCTTGGCAAACTTGGGATTGTGTGCGGCTGCTGCCATTGTGCGGAACTGTGCTTGGCTAGTACTTTTTTCGTCTAGTTGTTCTTCTGCCAATCCACCTGCCTCAGCATCTTGCGCAGCCATCTTAGCAGTTTCTTCATCACGTTCGGCATCTGCTGCCTGTGACTGCCAACTGTCGGGATTGTCTGCTTGATCTTCGGCCATTGCAGCTGGCATTCCTGCAAACTTTTTAGCAATGCTGTGTGGCAGTCTTAGCCCGTATTTGAGATTCAACTGTTGTTGTAACACCGCTGGGTTCGAATTTGCAATTGCTCGCACAGCCCCGTCATGGCCGCGTACTTTAATTGTGATCGTTTTGCCATCGTCCTGTACTGATACTATTTCGGGCTTTGGGGCCGCTGTTCTGGGTTCTTCAGTTACAAATTCATTAGCTCTCATTTTTTAGGTCCTTCTGCGGCATCATTGTGTGCCTTGACAAATTCTCGAGGTATTTCACAAATGCCGCCTGGCATGAACTTGGTGTCGTACTTGACCACTTCGCGGTCAACATATTGTTTAACAATCTCTGTGCGACCACGAATGTATTTGATTGTTTCTCGGGTTTTGGTTTCTATTTCTGTGTTGGCAACAACAGATTGTTCTTCGGCAATTTTTAACTTTGCTTCAACTTCTACAACTTTTGCTTGCCAACGTGCATCGGCAGCTTGCCCGCCCAGCATCCAGGCACCAATGACCAACAACACAACGCCTGCTAACTCAGCAGGTGTTCGGTACAGTGCAATACCGGGAATCCAACGCACTGCTTTGCTGGCTAAAAATAGTCCAACCCCGCCTACAGCAGCGGCCCAGGCAATGAGTACAAAAATAAAATCTGGAATTAAACTAAACATCCATGCAAGTTGCGACATACGTATACCTTATATGGAAGTATTTAGCGAACAACAAAGAGTGCGCGATTTAGGAAATTACTTTAATCCCAGGCTTTTGCGGATCTCTGTCCCGGATATGTTTGTAATAGATTCGTCGAATTTTTCTTCTGCCATTGTGTAGCCTACTCCGCGACCGTATCCAATATGAGTAATATTAGGAACTACCAGTATTTCGTATTGACCTTGATACATCATGTCTAAATCTCGTTTGATAGCGTTTTTGACCTGATCAATTGCAAATGGATTTGAACCTTGCCATCCTTGACAATCACGAATCATAATGCATACTTGCCCTGTTTTTTGTATCAGTCTGTCAAACAACGCACGGTGACCTGCATGCCAAGGTTGCCATCTGCCAAGTTGTTCAACAGTTTCCTTTTGCCAGTCAAACACCGGTCTACGACGGTTGTCTAAGATATGCGCGGCAATAAACTCGCCCCATTTCTCACTGTGCTGTTCTGTGATTCTAAAATCATACTGTTCAGGAGGAACAAATGCCCGGTTAGTGTCTTCGTATCTACCTTTGTCAATGGTATCAACCCACACAGTCCAGTCTGCTTTGAAGTTGTTGCGCATCTCAACCAATGGAGCAACAAAGTCGCAGATCACATAATCAACATCGGCCATTGTGTCTGCCAGTTCTCTCATACGTAGACTTTGTCGAATACGGCCTGCTTCGCTAAAGTCCCAGTCGTTGTACTTTTTACGTACATCGTCAGCGTTGAGCCAACCTACCCGTTTCTTTTCTGCTTGTAAGTGATCTACAATGTGTTGTGCCAGATATGTTTTGCCGGCTCCTGGTAAGCCCATGATTAAAATACGTTGTGTCATAGTGCTATTTACTAAGTAATTGCATGAATGTATTAATTTTAACCCCGGACCGAGTTGGCAGCACACTATTGCAACGTCTGATCACAGTGTACATGCAATCGCACACGTACGATCGCCCTGTAATCAATTTGCATGAACTCACAAACGGGCTAATGAAATACTACAGTCCTGTGTTCAATCAAGAAGTGCTGGGTAAACCAACTGACCGCCCTTGGGGATATTATCAAACACTCAATGAAATAATTGAACACTTGCACAGTACAGATCACTATAAGACAGCACGATTGGCACATTATCACATTGTGAATCGACAAGATTCATTGGCCAATCAAGTACCGTTTTATCAATACCTAAACGATAACTTTTTTATAATCAGTGCTCAACGAAAAAATCTACTAGAACACGCACTGAGTTGGTGTATTCAAGGACATTCAAAAAAGTTAAATGTTTATACGCACCAAGAAAAGATCGATGCATTTGCTGGCATATATCAAAATAGAATTACCGTTGATGTAAATGTAATGCTGTCATATCTTAACAAGTATGTTAATTATTTACAGTGGGTCAATGATCATTTTACTGTAAGTTCCTATTTTGAATACGAAACACACATGCTTAAAATTGAAGAGTATATATTAGGTTTAGATATATTTGGTGGACAACAAACAAAATCCTGGCATGACACATTTGGCATTGAATTTCAAGACTGGAATCGATGTCATTATCTTGCCAGCGACATAAGCGGTATAAGTGCGCAGTTGCCTGCGCCTGACAACTTAAAAATCACGTTCGACTCTACGGACCAGCTGGACAGTGTAGATCTAGCACCTGTGTTGACTAGAAATGCAATTCTCAATAGTCTAAGCGCCGGTGATAAACAGTTTTTACAACACCATACCGGCAAGTATATTGACAGTTACAAAGCAATCAATGAGTTAGTTCAGCATAAAATAATGGTCACAGGTGTTCCCATTAAATTGCAAACCATGATGGAAAAACGCCGACTAATACGCAACTTTGATCAATGCGCAGAAGCATACAATAACTGGGTCAAGCAAAGCGGAGTAGGCAATCTTTATACAGATGCTGATATCAAGAAAATTGCACTGGATGAAATTAGTACCTGGCATTCGATGCCAAGGCTGGAATAATTTGATCTATTAAGGAATTGCTAGTAAGAATGTCATAATGAAAGTCGTCGCGAGCACGATCCAACTGCTTGGTTAATATTATATTATCATAGTTTAAATCAATTCCGGGTGGTGCCCAATTTGGAATAGCAGAATGCACAACATTGCCTTGAAGTTGTTGTATGCAGAATTGAGTATTAACAACATCCTCTTCGGTTGTGGAATTTATATAATATGCCCGTCTCTTTTCACTAGTAGTCAGGCAGTCTGGCCAATTGTGCAGTTGTTTTATTTCTTGTTTTATCCATTCGGGTAATTCTTTGAAATCATCTAAATTATTGCACAGCGGCCAACTGTGATCTGCTACTGCTTTATAAAACTCTGGGAATCCTTTTTTTAACGATGCTTCCACAGATAACTCTCTTCTGTGTAGGAAACTCCATTGGGTCACAATAACCGCATTGGGGAATTCCGCTAGGATGGCAGATCCAATCCTGGCAATCCAATTATTGCTTGCTCCATCCAGGCTGAGATTTATTGTGCGCCGACCCAAGCGTTGCTGTAGTATATAAGGCCATGTGTGTTCACGCGGACTTCCCAGTCCCACTGTGAAGCTATCGCCGACGCACCATATTACATCGGCTAGATCATCAGGCCATTCTGCATCTCTGAAGCCTCGACTATTATAACAATACTCAACTTTATGCGGGTATGAAAAATAATGTTGACGATTTGAACACAACTCTGGACTGTCCAGACCAGAGTTGTGCCAATGTGTATCAGCATAAGTAGACAAATATAATTCTGACAGAAAAATTGGGTGAATTATCGCCATTGCCTTGAAGCATGTTGTGCTAGATCATCTGTGGCATGATGCGCCACAGGGTGAAAGTATTTACTGTTGGTATCATCTACTAGAATATTTGTTAACTGCGGATGCGTAAAATCCATTGGGAATTCCAACTGCTTTGCAATCTGACGCAGGTAATCTTCTCGGTACAAGTGCAATAATTCATAACTTAAAAATACCGGATCCCAAGTGCGTAGTTTTTTGTATTCAGCAAGTGCAATATCAACAGTGGGCTCGCCGCGCACACGAGTTTGTTGATAGTTTAGTATGTTGCAATCTCGTCCAATCACAGCAATTTTTACACAGATACCCAGGCCCATGGCAGTGGCAGCAAAACGCACAATGTCGGGTACTGTGCGTTCACCATTGAACATGTAAGGTGTGCTGACACTGGTGACAAAGTAATCACAGCGGCTCCAGTCAAAGTCTTTGAGTAAATCAGGATTTTCCCAGTATTCAGCAAAGGGCTCTTGATCATGCCCTATCCAGTATTCATGCAACAGTGCATGCCATCCGTACACATCAGGGTGCTGTGCAAATATTTTACTCCATAAATGATTGCCAGATCCCTGTGGGCCTGTTAAAATTAAAAGTGTTTTTGACATTTTATTAAAAGTATTATGGGGTTATTCCTATGCTGATTAATAACTCATTGGTATGATGTTGTTTCCATTTTTTTAACAACAACAGTTGTTTATTATTAATTTTAGGTATGTCGAACAATGTTTCTAAAATTTTTCCATTGCTGTTAACTAAATCTTGCAATTTAACAGCCACATCGGCTGATTCTAAATAGGGTATCATAGGTTCATGCACCAGTTCATTGTTAAAATACGCACTAGGATCCTGATATGTAAGATTTAAAAAATATTCAGTATACGGATCTGCTAATATTTCTTTTTGTATATTCTCAGGTAGACGATCGATATGTCTGACACTGAGACATTTTGGCCACAATGGATCTTTTATATTGGCGTAATGGTCTTTCCAGTTGTTTAAAACTTTTTTAAATTTAATATATTTTAAATCTTGCCCAGGGACACTAATATACCAATTTGCTTTTTTATAATGAGCTAATAACAATTGGCTTTGGTAATCTGTATAGATAACAATTTTTTTATAAACTAATTCTTTCAAGACAGTGTTGTAATCGTATTCAAATGGATTGCATTGAAAATAGATTTTATCAAAATCAACCCGGGCGTCTAGTGTGATTTGAGCATCTGGCCATATTTCAGTGCTTTTCCATTGATCAGGAGATTTTATATTCCAGTGTTCTTGAATTAGTTGGGCCAGTGGTATATTTCTGTCAAATGCAGTGTAAAACTTGTCCGACAATAACAAAAGATGTAACAATAGAAATCCACCAGATCCGCCGGAATATTGCAGTGCCCAATTAGTCATCTATCCAATTCTTTTTAAAAGTGTTTTTTCATTGTTAGTCTTTGTCTGTGACAATTACAGCAACTTGATCAACCCAGACCATTCGACCTTCACAAGCAATGTTCCATTTTGTTTCGCCGTGTTCGTTTGTGCATTCGGTGTAGGTTTCTCCAATGATGCGAACATCAGAGGCTAGATGCTCCTGACCATTTTCAAAGATGCGCCACACTAACTCACTGCCGTTGTGCTTGGTGTTGAATCTAACATGATACTTGTTCATTGTAGAGATGCTAGGAAGCGGCGAGTCTGATCTGTAATAACACCAGTTAATTGAAATGTCACCCGAGGATGATGGCCAGCATTGGCAGTGCTGTGTGGTATGTTTGCCCAGTCAAAAGTTGATACATCTCCTGCTGACCATTGATTCCAGTGATAGTTGCCGTACTCCCAGAACTGTCCAGGTTGCCAGTCTGTTAGTTGAACAAAGTACCGGCCCACACGACTGGGATCTTCAGGCGACCATTTTTGCAGTTTGTCCATGTGCAGATTCCACACTTCGCCTGGCTGTTGTATGTGTATGCGTTCCATACAGTCATCTAGTCCAAATGCCGCAGTAATTGCTTTCAGTGAATCTGGTATCTGCCAGTTCAAGTGTGTAATGATCATTTTGGGATCAGCACCCACACGAGAGACATCGTACTCTTCAGCAAGCAAATCTTCACGTGGTGGCAGCACGCCTTCTCCTTTGTAGCCACGTGTTTCCCAGGTGGCTGGTGTAGAATGATTGACAATGTCTGCTATGTCTGCTTGCCAAGTAGGCTCAATGTGCCCTAAGTGTGTGAGCACAGATTCCGGTGCATCTTTTACAGTACTATCAAAGTGATATGTACTGCGGCTCTTGGTAAAATCCCAACTGCTTTTAAATTCTTCTGTTATCATATTACTGTTACCCTTATGTCGCTTGCGCCATAGCTTTGTTCATACTCCTTTGGCGGTACTGCTATACCCAGCATTCGTGCCAACTGTTGATTGGTCAACGGATGTTGTCCTGGGTACTTTAATGAAGCATTGACAATTCCCACATTCTGTTGTTTAATTATCGTGGCCATAGTCTTTAAGTTTTTATAATATATGTCATAGGAGGGATATGTTATGTCAAAGTGCCCGCACTTGACCCACCAGCCCAGGCAAGCATCGTCTGGGCGATGCACCAACACAATGGGCGACTCCGGAAACTGTTCTCGCAGATACTCAAGATGCGTTGAGAACACATGACTTTTGATAATTCGTGTGCTATGAGATTCTTTGAATTTAAATGGTTCAGCAAAGATTTTTTCTAATTCAGATCTAGTCAGTGTGGTCAAATCCTCGGGCAATGCAGAGGCCATGCCCGGATCAAAATACGCACCCAGGTGCATGAGTTCGCGAGTGCCAGACGCATCGTGATAATAAGTCCATTCATCTCTGTAGTCTGACCGATCAATGTCAGGACTGTAGTAGATATTTTTAACTACACTGCTCCATTTTGAGCCCGGAGCACCGGCCACAAAGATATATTTCATTCTTTATTTAAATCAATTCGACTCAGTACAGGAATAAAGGCAGCTCTTAAATCGTCCATGTGACGCTTTAGCCCTGCAGGAGTTAATTCATCTTCCACGTAGAATATAACATTGGCATCCGTGTACTCTTTGTATTCTGCTGAACGAACTGCACGACTAAATTGTTGTTGATACCAGGCAACAATTTCTCGATCTGTGCCAGGCGGCAATTGAATTGACCAGGCCGCATATACATTGATGCCTGGTGCTATTGTATTAAGCAATGGAACCGTGGGAAACTGCGACATTTTCTGTGTGCCAGTGAATCCAATTGGTTTGACCTTACCAGCATCTACTAGTGCTTTGGCCACTGCAATAGGTATGATGGCAAATTCTGTGCCTGTTTTGCCGTCATAGCTTGCGGCACTGGTCACTGCTGGCATTGGACCATTGAATTTGATCGGTTTTACAGTGTCTTTGTTGCCACGACCTTTGTCCATCAAGTATTCAAACGCTGTGCGATGTGCGCCACCACCAATGGCAATGTTGATTGTTCTACCTGATTGAATATACTTTGCAAACTCCTGCGGAGTGTTAATGCCGCTTCGAGGACTGGCAACTAATACCAGTGGGCTTTTGCCCATGGTCAACACATCCACGAAGCTGTCGTAGTTGTACTTTTTAATCGACTTTTCCCAGATATCATTTGTCACATAGCTTGACATATGGCTGGGCAAGTTGATGGTGTAGCCATCATTGGCCACTTCCAAAAACCGGTTGTTGGCAATGACACTATCAGCACCGGGTATGTTCTGCACAACATAAACAAATTTAGGGTTGGATTTTTGTACAATATCAGCCAGTTTCCGAAAGGCCATTTCATTGCCAGCACCGGGTGTGTTACCAATATACACAGTGACAGGCTTTGTGGGTTCCCAAGCAAACGCCAGGGCAGGTGCTAATAATAGCACAGCAAATAATTTTTTGATTGACATATAGTTCCTTAAATAGTATGCTTGATTTTTAAACGCCTGGCAAATAATTTGCTGGTTTGTTAAAAATTCTACTTTATTTATTAAATTTTTCTATGAACACCAAAATTTTTAACCTAATCTGCAAAAATTTGCAGGACTCTTTTAGCCTGCCCAAGTACGCCGATATCACAATTGATGCAGATACTCAGGTACAGGCCCTGCCTTGGACACCTGCACGTTATCGCAAGTTCAAGGACGCTGTGGAAGCAGAACTAAGTCTATCCTGCGATTATGTAGGTACCGTAAGAAGTATTGTGGATGATCTTAATGAGCGTTACATACTACGGTTCTTTGGCGAAATATGGAAACCCAGAACCGGCGAATACGAACATTCGGGCTGGGAACTGGTAGAAGAAATCAACAAGCTGAACCCAGAACGTGTGCTAGATGTTGGTTGCGGATACCATCCATTCAAAGGCCGTATCACAAATCTGGTTGGTATTGATCCATATAATAACTGCGCAGACTATGAAGTAGACATTCTAGAGTACCGAGTAAAACATCAGTACGATGTTATCTTGGCACTGGGGTCAATTAACTTCAACTCACGTGATGAAATTGAAGCTAGATTCAGTCATTGTGTAGATTTGTTAAAAACAGATGGCAAGTTCTTTTTACGTGCTAACCCAGGCATCACACACCGCACAGGTCCTTATGTGGAAATATTTCCCTGGACATTTGAAGTAGTAAACGACTTTGCTGAAAAGTATAATCTTCGACTGGAAACGTTCAAGAAAGACGCTAACGATCGATTGTATTTTGTGTATCAAAAACTTTGATCATTAACTCGCCTGCGGCACGATGTGCTGATTCCAATGGATGCCCTATATCAGTTATAGCGTGTCCATTCTTTTTGCTCCATGCCTGAAAGTTTAATCCTTCGAATGTGGTCATGTGTGGACGAATATAGTCTTGTAAATCTGTAATTGCAGGAGAGGTATTCCATTGAGTATCAAACATGAGATCATCTATGTAGGTCATTATAAATGGGCAACTTTTTTGTTTAAGTGCATCAATAACCAATCGGATACTCATAAGTGTTGTTAGTTTATCTCGTATTTCAGAATGTAAGTTTTTATAGTATGCGGCTGCTATATCTGTAGTATCAACTGGCATAAGTGTTGACCATGGTGTACCTGGGAAGCCATTGGAAGTAGCAGCATCAACGTAATCAAACCGATCTATGTATGTCCACCCAATCACAAAAAATGCCTGTTCATTGGTGGTCAAATGTGACAGCACTCGTTCTGCAATTTGCAGATTACCGCTGCCAGGGCGTGAATAAGTTAGATATTTGTACCCAAGGTGAGTAGCCAGGTGTGCAGGCCATGTTAGTCGACTGCCAACAGGACAACCTCGCCAGACGCCGTTGTCTCGGACGTATCGGGCGTATCGATTGTTTTGTCCATCGTCACTTAGTTCCGTGCCAAAGATAAAACTGCAACCAAAACTTTTTAAATTCATAGGTAGTTATATACCTACTTTACGGAGCAGGGCGTAAATTAACGCAGGCCGGCGGCTGTTTGTAGGGATTTTAGTTCTGCGTCAGTTTCATAGATCTGCTTGTAAGGCAGTCCGGCTGACACACGTACTTCGTTGAGATCTTTTTCGTAGCGTTCTCTGTAGGCCTTGGGGCTGGTGGGAACTGTACTGTCAAATGTATCTCTGCTGAACGGCACAGAGTCACCTTTGTAGTGCATGGTCCAGTCATCTGGCTCATACTCTGTTAAAGTGTTTAGATCATTCAATAAGGTTTCTACATGCTGACCTGCTGTGCTACGACGACGTATTTCCACGTATACTAGGTAACGATTGGGTTTGACTTCTCCGGGGCTCTTGTCTGCGTCCAGCACAAAGTCATAGCCCTTTTCAAACCAGGCCATTAGATCCTTGGCTGCTTGTGGATCACGCACAAAGAAACTCACAACAATAATGTCGTCATCGTCGCCCATTTTACTGCTAAACTCGTCAACGTGAATAGTGGGCTTCATCAAGCCTTCTAGGTCCTTGTAATTAAGGCTTTCAGACAGCAGGTTGCTGAGGCTGTTGGGAAAGGTTGTCTTGTGCATTTTGTGCTTGCTGGTCATTTTGGTATTCATCCTGATCAATGTCTTGTTCGTAGGCATCATCTAGGTCTGCTAGATCAATGTCTTGATCTTCCAGTTCTATGGATCCTGTGCGGATATCACTCATCAGACTCTTTGGCATGGTAATTTCCACCAGCCAAATCTTCTGTTCCATTATTCTTGCTTTGTGTGTGCCGGGACGATAGTCACTGGGTGTTTCGATCTTTACCGGCACTTTCATTGTGGTTTTCTTGAACTTTACTGTGCAGTCAAACGGCAGCAATCTACGTGCGCCACGTGGATCGGGCATGCGCTTTTCGGGCCACATGAACACACAAGTCACTGTGTATTTGCCAATGTCTGGTCCAGCCACTAGTTCGCCGATCGCCCAGTTTTGAAATGCGTATAAGTCTAGTTCGTCAATAACACGCTCAAAATCCAACAAGGTCAGCAAACTTCCTTCTGACATGTAAATGTCGCGGATGTTCTCTGCCACTTGCCAGTAATCTGAACCGTCTTTGAATACTTTTTCGTCTGCTAAATCCATACAGTTATTTATGGCATTGACACTGTGTGGGGTATTTTGGAATTGTGTCTCGGTTAGCCTAATACTTATGCCGTAAAAGTCCGTTATCACCGCCCAGAGAATTCAAAAAGTTATAGCCTAAATACTCAGGACAGCATGTTGCTGTCAGACAAAACCCTCAACTTTGGAGAAGTACCTTGAGCAGACAAAGAGCCGCAAAAGCACAGAAACGTATGGCACAAGTAGAAAACACAATTGATTTTTCCCAGGCACAACAGTATCATCGCCCAAAAGCGATTGCACTTGTGCCACGGACTCGCAATCAAGAACGACTTGTGTTAGCGTTGTTGGATGAACACCAACACATCGTAGTAACAGCAGGACCGGCAGGCACTGGCAAAACCTATCTAGCCATGCAAGCCGCAGTAAAAGCCCTTAAAGAAGGCACCTGCGAACGTATAGTATTAACACGCCCGGCGGTGGGCGTAGAGGATGAATCACATGGATTCCTACCCGGGGACCTTAACCAGAAAATGGAACCCTGGACCAGACCCCTGATAGATGTGCTACGTGAGACCTATCGTCCACAGGACATAGCTGCCATGATTGAAAATCAACTGATAGAAATATCACCCTTGGCATTCATGCGTGGGCGCACGTTCAAGCACAGTTGGATCATTGCTGACGAAATGCAGAACGCCACGCCTAATCAGATGAAAATGCTGATGACACGCATTGGTGTAGGCAGTAAGATTGTGGTCACAGGCGATGTGGAACAAACTGACCGTCCGGGCAGTAACAACGGCCTACTGGATCTGTGTGTCAAGTTAGATCGTCAAGATGTGGAGGGTATTGCAGTGTGCCCAATGGAAGCAAGAGATGTTCAACGTCATGCTATCATTGGTTCAGTGTTAAAACTTTACTCTTGATCAGTTATTAACTGGTAAATTTCTTTCCAGTTTTTAACAGTTGTGATGCCTTCATGGTAGTGGTGCATGTTATGTCCGTGCTCTACCAGAAGGCTCCTTAATCCTGCGCGGTATCCGGCTTCGGCATTTTCAATTTTGTCTTCAAGCCAGTAACACCCAGTACCTTCATATTCTTGTAGCACTTCATCTTTGTCGGCTCCAGTGTCCAAGCACACAATACGTTCAAATGCCGATGTTCCAAACAGTTTGTTTAGATTCATTTCACGAAGTTTTTGTGCATTGGGATCTAGACTCAAACTGGTGATACAGTGAAATCTAAATCCGTGTTCTTCATGCAGTCGTTTAACATAGTACATGGCATCACGCAGTGCAGGCAAAAAGCCAATTGCGGCCGATTCGTTGAACAAGCGTATTAATTTTTTAACCTGCTCTTTGGGTATGCCATATCGCATTGACATGTCATAGTTGAGTTTACTACCCGGAACTTCTTCAAATCCGTGTTCCTGCATCCAAACATTAAACGCCCATTCCCAATCTAACAACACACCATCACAATCGGCTAAGATTACTTTATCTAAATTTTTGTATTTCTTCATATTATTATTATACTAGAAATGGAATTAATGGTCAACCGTTAAAAACACCTATAAATTGTAGCGTTGGCAGATTAATGAAAAGATATCCTCATGTGTTGTTACTGCTGGTAAACATTTGATTTTTTTAACTATAAATGATTTATATGTAATATTGTCCAACGAAGCAAATGATGAAAATATCTTTTCCAATTCAATGTCCAAAAAATCAGAAGCGTTGTGTGATGTATGATGAAAAAATATAGCCTGTTCGTCTATTAAAAATGGAACAAAATCAGTATTCAATGTTAAAAACTTATCAATTGCTATGTTAACATCGGGTACTCTATAATCGTCAACCATAATTATACCATTTTGTTTGATCAGTTTGGATGACATAATTATATCATCTAGCACCTGCGGCATGGTGTGATCACCGTCAACATTGATAAAATCATACGAGGCAGGATGGTCAACAAAGTCTGAGCTTGGCATAGTTACTAAATTGATTTTTTTATTATTAATAATTGAACTACAATGATATATTTTATCATACAATGTTCGATCCATTACAATGTCAACTGCGGTTAGATCACCAACATCATTAGTGGCTTCTATCATTGCACCAAATGATTTTCCTTGCCTAAACCCTATCTCTAAAATTTTATTTAATTTAAAATATTTGATCAATTTAAAGATTAGCAACAATTCAAAATTAAGTCGCATGCCTTTATAATTGTTTAAATTTTTAAATGATTCGGTTTGATGAAATTTCATATTAGTCTGATTTTATATCAATTGGATGGCCATTTTCATTGAACAAGCGTTCGATAATATTGGCATAGTGCTGGTAATAATAACTTACAACAGTGTCCCAAACTCTAGGAACTTGAACACCATTCATACTGCACTTTTCAACTCGGAGCAGTTTGAAATCTAAAATCACACTGGCAGTTTGAATGTCGTTTGTTTTTAATCTTGTGGCCACAGTCATAACTTCGTCAGTTTGACCATTGGCTTTTTTATAGTAGGTAAGGATCAGGTATCTCATAAGTTTGCCAATTCAATCAATGTTGCACTTAAATTAATTTCTTGATCTGCTACCAAAGGAATGTTGGCTATGCCATTACGAATAATGATAATTGCCTGGTCTTGTTTTTCAACATCCTGGCTCCACAGATCAAGATTGTCGTACATCCAACGGAATGTGACATCTGCTTCTTCCGGAGTGCTTTGTTGACACAGCAGTGTACGTGCTTCACGGATCCGGCCTGTTTTGAACAGGCCTACACAGTCCAACTTCCAGTCACCCACTGACCTATCGCCTACACTGGGTGCCAACAGTGTGCCAGTTTGACTGTTTTGCTGTGTCAGATTCAAACACTTGCGCAGATCCGGATAAGTGGCTTTGACATAGCTGTCTAGTGTGTCAATGTCAAACTCCACACCTTCTGTGACCAACACAGTGGCCGCCCGGGCAGTGAACTCTGTGTGATCAGTTTTGGGAATAGCAATATGCTGACAACGACTATGTATTGGCGGCAAAATCTTGTTGGGATAGTTGCACGTTAAAATAAAACGCACACTGTGACTGTAGTCTTCCATCAAGTTACGCATGGCCGGTTGCACTGAGTTGGGATTCATGTAGTCTGCTTCGTCAATCAGTACCACCTTGAACTTGCCAAATGGCATGGTCTGACAGAAACTGATCAGTTTGTCAACCCATTCAACTTTACGTGCTTCTTTACTACCATTGGCATACAGTACATCATACTCGTCTATGCCCAGTTCGTTGATCAACACTTTGGCCAAGGTGGTTTTTCCTGTGCCAGGACCGCCCGAAAACATCAAATGCGGAATGGTTCCGTCTGTAATCCAGGCTGCCACTTGTTGCTTATGGTTATCATCAATAAACACATAATCGCTGACTACATTTGGTCTATATTTTTCTGTCCAGAGTTGTTTCATGTTATTGCAATTTGTTGTTTCATTGTTGACAATTATAACATCTGTGGCGATGTGTGTCTACTAGTTTGGAGCAGTTAATGCTTTAAATGTTTCGGCAGCTGCCACACGTTTGCGGAGACTGCTTGATGAAAAAGAATGATCGCGACCGTTAAACACCAGTTCGATACCTCGTTCGCTGCCTTCGTATCTTCCAGTGAACTCTTGGTCTTGATATTCTACACCCAGTATACGCACATCCAAAGGAAGAATTAACAGTAAGTCAATTAGATCCTGTTCAGTTTGGTACACAACAACTTCGTCTACATAACGGCAAGCGGCCAATTGAATTTGACGTTCTACAATACTTTGAATAGGTTTGTTTTTGGTGTCGGGGCGATCGATTGTGGGATCTGTTTGCAGTCCACAGATTAGATAATCACAATGATTCTTTGCTTCACTCAGCATAGCAACATGCCCGGCATGCAACATATCAAAGGTACTGAAAGTGATACCAATCTTTTTGCCTTGAGCTTTTAGTTCTTTGATGTGATTGAAAATCATTATGCAAATCTATGCTTGGATTCCACATGTTCGGCTGTGCTCATTGTGTCATCTTGCGGCTGTTCATCTGACACTAGTAAAATGTCACCGGGATCAACTCGTCGGATGGTGCGTTCAGTACCGTTGTCGTCAATTTCAATTCCACGTGTCCAACGACCGTGGGCCACGCAGATCCAGTCACCGGGCCGAACATCCTGTTGCTCTGGGCCAACCGCATAGACCTGTGCCCAGCGTGGACGGATACCTAGTCCTGTTCCGTTGTCGTTTAATAACACAATACCCGCGGATGTTTGACGCATGTCAAACGACATGTCTCTCACAATCACTGCATCTCTCAATGGCTCGAGACTGTCAGCTGATAATTTATATGGTGCAAATGCGGCTTTGTTCATTGATTCCTCTTAGATTTTGTTGACGCCTGGCTTGTTTTGTGCCATTTGACGTGGTGTGGTAAGTAGTTCTTGTTTGACTGTTTGTGCTTTGGCAATGGCAGCTGCCAGGCCGCCGCGTGGAATAGTTTTTGCGGGTTCTTGTGCTAGTTCTGGAACAACAGCTTCTAGTTCTGCAAGTTCTTCTAATGATTCAATTTCTGGAATTTCTTCAACTTCAACAGGGTCTGGCTGAGTCTTATCATGCACAGATACTAACCGCTCATCATTGTATACATCCAACACTGAATCACTTACAACCTTTTCTTTGCGTTTCTTAATCTTGGCTTTTTCTGCCTGTTGTTTTTTGGCAACTATTGTGCTGGTAGTGGGCTCCATTGCTGATGTGTTTGTGCTTTGTTTCTGATAGTGTTTTTGTACCTGTTTAGTCTTGGACTCAATCACGCGGTTAGCACTGTCCAGTGTGTCACCACGAGCATTAACATTCATGTTGCCAACTGCACGGACATTTTCGTTTTCTAACATCAGTGCTCCGATGTCAACCACACGCCCCATAGCCGATTTATATATTTTTTGTGCCATAACTATTCCTTTGAAATATACATATATTTAACGTAGAAACTCTTCCACATCTAAATTATAGTACATGCTGTCGATTCGGTGTACCTGTAATTTGTACAGTACATAACTGGCCACACTGGATCCACGTCCGACACCCCATATTATCCGGTGTTCAGTCATTGTGTCAACTATATACACCATAAAACGTAGCAGGTCAAACAGATCACGTTCTTGATACAGTAGCAACTCTTTGCCACAACGTTGCAGTTCTGCTTCTGTACTGCACAATCCCAGTACATGTGCCGCAATGTCCATGCTCTGATACTGCTCGGGCATGTGCCATACGGCCTGTTGCTGTGCATGGAACTCTGCAGGATTGATATGTTCTTGCTCAAGAAACCACTGCGGCACCGGATCCAACAGTTCAGTTAGATATGTTAATTCCACAGTGGAATCAACAATCATTCCGCTGAGTTCCACAGGCGTGTGACCTTTCATTACAAGATCGCATACATCTTCTTCTGTGTAAATTAACTCACCAACGTTATTTTGTTTCATCTTTATTAAAATTAACAAACACAATAGTGTTACCAGTGTCCTCAGAAACAGGGGCGTCGTCTTCGGGCCATTGTAATTCTAGTTCTCTCCAGGATGAGATAGCGCCTAAACTCATGATGTTTTCTGTTTCGGATATCTTGTTATTATAGTGCATCAAGTTGGCGTCGTGCCACCAGCCCTTTTGATCATAAGGACCAATGGGCTCTTCGTCACTGTGCATGTAAGTTACTCCGCCACCGAGTTCACTACTGACTTCAACTTCGCCAATAACCATGCGATCCTCGCAAATGGCATTTAGTTTGCAGTATAGCATAATACCAATCAGTTGGTCAACTGGTTCATCCGGTAATGTGGTAATTTTAACACCAGCATTGGCCAACAGTTTACACTGCTCTTCGTTGCTGCCATTGATAAACACACTTGAATCTAACGAGTCGGCAATGAAGAACTTGATGCGATCAAACGCAACATTATGACTTTCGCCATCCATTGTGGTGGTCATCATCCATAAACGAACAGTGTAGTTGTTCATTCTGAGTGTGCCATCAAAGTAACATCCTGCCAAGAAGTCAACGGAGTATTGTAATCTTACGTTCATGATATGTCGATGATTTGATCAAAGTTGGGACCTGATCCATCTTTGTTGTTTTGCTTGTTGAACAGAGCTGTGGATTTTTCTGTGTATTTGGTCTGATACGTTTCAATTGCCATTTGAATTTGACGTACCAGTTCGGTATTGCCCATACGGAGAGCAATGCCCATTTTTTTGTTGAGTTCTGATATTTTACCGCCCAGCTCGTCAATGGTCAACGAGTCTACACTGGGTATTAACGGATGTTCCATGCGTTAATTGTACAGCAGGTTGATGTAAAGATCAACCTGTTTGGTTAAGCAAACACTGTTCCGTTGTTGCCGACACAGAACCATTTTGAATTGATGTACTGTAAAGTACATGCCTGGCCGATTGTGTTAAATGTAATAGTTCCGGTGCCACTGGACTTCCATCCTGCGTTGGTCACAGTAATGACCATGTCACCACCGTCTCCGTACATGGCAAATGTTTTAATTTGTCCATTTGTACCTGCTGCCAATGTTGCTGTTTCGGCAGTGGCAGTTGTGAAGTAACTGGTTGGTACGGTCAAACTAGCGGCTGCTGAAGCTGCCAAATCTTCAGATCCAGCAACAACGACTACACCATTGGTCACAGTAATGCCGCCAGCCACTGTAATTTTATTAGTGAAATAGTTTCGTGGACGAGTCAACTCACTTAGATAAACAGTGTTGCCACCGTCATCTGTGTGGAATTGGAATTCGTATGTGCCTGTTTCGGCAAACGTGATAATGTTGCTGGCAATGCCTTCGATACCCAAGATGCTGGTGCTGGCACTAGCATTTCCAACTTGCGCCGGCAACGTCAATGTGTGTGCAGTACTTGTCACAGTGACTCGTACAGTGACAAAACTCAACGTTCCTGCGGCAGAAAAGTTAGTGAATGCTAAACTAATGCTGCCAGCAGTTGTTACAGTTTGGTAATGACCAGCGGAATAGTTGATACCAACACTTCCACTTAGTGTACCCAATGCCACACGAGTCAATGACATGTCTTGTAATTGCGCATTACTCAGCACAGATCCGTTCATGTTGTTGTCAAGCACAGTTCCTGTAAGTGCTGCCTTTAACACAGCGTAAGATTGCAATTGGCTAATTTCGTCGGCAGCAAACTGAAAATTGGTTTTGGTGTTGGTGAAGTTATCACGAAAACCTTGCGAATTGTTATCTTGCCCGGCTACAGGGTATGCGCCGTCGATGTTGTTTGGGTTAATGTTTGATGACATTTGTTTATCCTAATTTGTTAGTGTATTTAGCGCGGTTGTACCGTGGTCAGATTGATCTGTACCATGTGGTATCAGTATTCCTGTACACATATGTGTACCCAGAACCTGCAGTGGTGCTACCTGCAAAACTTGGAGTAACAGTACCTGTTCCTACTAACAGTGTTACTGTGTTGCCCAAAATTGTAAATTGTGTCACTTGTCCGTCAACTGGGCTTGTAGGCATATTTACAGTGTGTGTGTACCCTGTGTTGTTAGCAATCAATATGTTAGTAGAAATAGTGGCACTTAGATTTGATGTGGCAGCATTGGCAGTTATGGTTGCATAATTAACACCTACCACTTCTAATCCAGTATTCTTAATTTGTCCTACAGTAATCAAATTACCTCCTGTGACATTACCCGACACACTTACTGTGGTTCCTGTGTGGTTAGTGGCTGCCAAGTTACCACTTGTTATATTACCCGACACATACGCATTGCCTCCCACGCTGAGTGTGTCAACAGGTGTGGTGTTGCCAATGCCAACATTGCCATTAACATCAAATGTGGCCCGAACTACATTGCCGGTTTCAAACAATATTGGTAGAGGCGCGGTGTTGCCAACATTTGAAGATCTAATTGAAATAGCAGTGGCGTTTGCCAGGATTGCTCCGCTTACAAAATTGACTGTGTCGCTTGTATTGTATGCCACCAATCCTGCAGTGATGCCTGTGCCATTGGGAATAGCAGTAAGTATAGTAGCGTTGTTGGCAACAGATGTTTGGAATATTGTTCTGCCTGCGGCAACTGAGGTCGAGAAATTACCTCTTATCTTCCCCCCAATTGGTATTATCAAATTGCCACCTGTTACATTGCCAACAGCACTTATTGCCGCACCTGTTACATTGCCAGTAGCAGATATATCTCCAATTACATCAATATCACCATGCACTGATAACCCATCTAACACAGTTATTGCAGTTGAGTCATCGCTGGAGATGCGGTTGATTAGAAGGTTAACAGATTCCAAGTTGCCAGCAGTTATATTACCAGTGGCATTAATTGTGCCTGCAACGTTAGTACCTGTGCTGGTCACAACCAACACATTACTAACTCCATCTACTCCAATTGTTACGTTACCGTTTGTGTTGGTAATGTCAACATTACTTGATCCATTTTTGATACTGTTAACAGTGATATCGGTACCAATAAAGTTTCCGGTAACTGTTAAATTGTTCATGATAGAATTGCCTGTTACATCAAGTGCTTCAGAAATTAACTCGCCAAATATTTCTAATCCATTGGTAACAGTCACGTATGTTGAGTCATCGCTGGAAATATTATTGACCGTAAGATTACCTGTCAGAACATTCCCACCTGTGATGTTACCTGTGGCACTTACGATACCACTAGTTCGCATATTACCGCCAGTTACATTGCCTGTGACACTGACAGTGGTACCTGTATAACTAGTGGCTGAAATATTACTACCTGTGATGTTGCCTGTGACACTTACATTTGTACCTGTATAGTTGACCCCAATTACAGCATTGGCTCTAACAATACCATTGGTAGAGACATTACCAGCCGACACATTGCCGTACACAGCCAAACTGTTCAGTGTGCCAACATCGGTAATATTGCTTTGGTTATTGCCAGTTACATAAGTTGCTGTGATAGTACTAGCACTCACATTGGCAAAGTTTGCATCCAACTCACTGAGTGGTATGTTGCCGGATTGTGTTGCGAAATTAAAAGGAACGGTCATTGTTATCTTTCTTTGTTAAAGTTGCGATGGATCATTTATCCATTCAACTGCATCGGTATCATCGTTGACCCATTCAACTGGTTGGACAGAATTATTAGTCCATCCCACTGGTTGTGAAGGAATAATCGGAGTAACTGGAGAAATAATGTTTCTTCTTGGGAACACCAGATACTTGTCGTAGTCTTGTGTGTTGCTGTCAAGGTATATATCCACAGGAGTGATGAATCGTAAACTTCCGCCATCGAACACAGTCTGCGGCCCAGGCGACAGATCAAATGTTGTTTCTGCCGGCGGCTGTGGCTCCCACTGTTCGTATTCAGGACTCCAGTTGTGTGTCAATGCACGATCTAATTCGTAACGGTCAACCTGGAAGTCTATTAGATTTAATCTTGCTCCAAATTGTGTACGTATATTATAAGCAACTTGTCCGCTTTGTCCTGGATTCACATAGGCAATAACCCAGGCTGGTGTAAATCCCAACACACGGCCATCAGTTTGTTTCGACAACATCCATAATGGTAACAAATTACTTTCTTGTCCAACAACATCAATCACTTGATCACGCATGTTTATCAAGCTGTTGGGATATACCACATCAATTTCTGCCAGGGTATTTGGATCTATTGGATAAGGAATAACAACTTGTTTGCCAACGCTTTGACCCGAATTGTTGACCAAATTGTCAATCACGCGGCTGTACACAACTTCATACACAACAGCGCCAGTGACAGGATCCAATGCCCGTGCTGTGGAAATTTCTCCCAGTACTAGGTTTTTCCAGTAATGATTCAGATACAAACTAGACACATAATCTATATAAGTGGCCGCGGTCAATCCATAAGCGTGATCATAAACCACCTGTGTGGCACGGCCAAAGTTTGGATCATCCCGTCGATATAATGATTCAATCGGAATAACAACTGAATCTTGCAACAAATTGTTGATCAGATCTCGATCGTTCTGTGGCGGCATTGCTTGAATATACAAATTCTCGTAGGGAGTATTAAATGCTCTATTCACAACCACAGAGAAAGTTTTATACACACTGACATTACTACCACCATTGAATGCTTCGACTGTGAAAACAAATTCCATGTCAAATGTTGTTGGACTGGTCACGGTACGATTGACACTGGCCACGTCAAAAGTTGTTGTGCCACCATCCACGGCAAATGTATTAAAACTGACACGCCCGACAATGTTGCCCGAAGGCATCAACTCTAACCCCTGCGGCAAACTACTGTCACTGCCAGATTTAAGTCTGTATTCTAGGCCAATGCCGTCTACGTTAACGGCAGCAACGTACAGTGTGCTTATTGAGCCGGTGTTGATAGTTCCCAATGGGCTGGGGTCTTTAGCGCGATCAACTGCTGTGCCGGGTGTTGTCCAAACTATGTCTGTGCCAATTTGTCCAATGATGGTCAAACTGTAACTTTGATAAGGACTACTTATATCAGGATTATCAAGTTGGGAAACACGCACAGTAAAATAGTATGTTTGTTCGGTCAATCCAGTGTCAGGAATATAACCATATAACCAACCACTGTTTGGATCAAGAGTCACACCAGGCGGTAACTCATAAGCGCCGCGATCAAATCCTGTTGTGTCGTACGGATCTGAGTCGTAGCCAACCCCCTGACCTACAATAATATCATATACAATTGCATTATCGTCGAGGTCGATTCCGTCAAATTTGAATGCAAAGAAGTTGTCGTTGCGAACAGTTCCAATGCTGCCTTCTGGTGTTAGCAGTATGGGTGGACGTATCGGAGTACCGTCGGCTGTGATGAATGTGTTATCTGCAGTAAAATCTGTTGTGTCCGCAGTCAAACTGTCTCGACTGTATACTTGAATGCTAAATGTACGTATATTACTGGCTTTGCCATCAGTGACTTCGAGAATAAATTCATAATTTATATTTAAACTATTTGTGGAAAAGTCGAAATCATATTCATCATATCCCTGACCATCCCTAGAAAATCCTGCAACACCACCGCTTGGCGCTTCCGGAGTAATAAATCCTGATATAACTCCTTTGGTAGTTATAGTGGTTCCGGGCGGCAACGTTCCTGCAATCAGTCTCACAATTACCACATCCAATGGGTCGGTGTCAGTGTACTGAATTTGCAAATCTGTCACTTGACTGCCATCAAAATATGTGGCAATGTTTCCAGGCGGTGTGATGAACTCCGGAACGTTTTGTCCGGACACTGTTATGCTAAATGTTCGATCGGCAAGTCTGTTGACCACAGTAACCGTACCAACTGTTTTCTTTGTATAGGCACGAACTGCAAACTTACTAACTGTATCTCTGGACACCAGACCAGGAACACCTTGTACATCAACTGACGGGATTCCTACGATTGCACCAAGATCTGTCAATTGTACACCTGCAGGTAATTCTCCAGCAATCAATCTGTAGTACAGAGTGTCATCTACAACTTCTGCTAGTAATGGCAATTGAAAGAACACACCCTCAGGATATGTTCCTAAATTACCTGCAGGAGTAAGCCACACTGGTTGCGCTGTCATTTATAGTCTTCCAACAACAACTTCAATAATACTGTGATCACCAGTTGATGCTTCTAACGCTTTGCCAATCACAGTGCCCATCATTGGGTTTTGTTTAGCTCGAGCATATCCGTTGCCTGTTGATACAAGCATGTCGCCTTTGACAACTGTGCCACGCACTCGACATGGAACTCGGCCCAATAAAGCCACTGCCACCACATGCTCACTGTTCAACATGCTGTTCATCAAATGTGCAGGTTGAGTGGATACAATTCCTGCAACTCGTGCAGTTTCGTCTGTGGCAATGGTAACTTCTTTGTTACCACCAAATTCCAGCACTGTGCCAGGCTCATACTCAGCATCTGCTGTGTAGTTTTCTGCTATGTCAGCGTATTGTGCTGAGGTAGCAGTACCAACAAAATATGACCCAATCACATTGCCGGTGGCGCTTACCGCACCGCTGGTGAATAAATTGCCAGTGGTTGTGTTTCCAGTCACACTCAGTGAGGCCAAGGTGCCTGTGCTGTTGGCAACTACGCCAGTTAATTGACTACCATTGCCAAAGAAATAGCTGCCAGTGATGTTGCCCACGGCTGACATGGTTGAATTTGAGATTACCTGGCCGCCAGTGACATTTCCAGTGGCCACAACATCAGAAGTAGCCCTTAAGTTACTGCCAGTGACGTTACCAACACTTACAAATCGTCCTGACAGATATGCATCTGCAGCATTGACATTGCCAGTGGCACTGATAATGTTGCCAAATATATTTCCAGTCGCACTGATCAATCCACCTGTTACAACATTGCCGCTGGTGACATTACCTGTGGCACTGACACTTCCAACGGTGCGTAGGTTGCCTCCGGTGATGTTGCCCGAGGCCGACATGGTCAAATCTGAGTTTACATGCGCACCGGTGACATTTCCGGTGGCAATAACACCAGAAGTGGCCAATAAGTTACTGCCAGTGACATTGCCAACACTTACAAATCTTCCTGTCAGATAGATATTTGCAGAATTTACATTGCCCAGGACTTCTATGCCATTGGGTACAAACTGTGCCACATTTGAAACACCATTGACGTTGACCACAATATTTCCAGCCGACCCTGCAACTGACAGAATAGATGTGCCATTGGCAATCTGTGTCACAGCCACGTTGCTGACCACAGTGACATTGCTTAGATAGCCGCCGTCGCCAATGATGTAGGTGCCAGAGACGTTTCCAACAGCAACAACATTTGCAGATGTGTTGATATTTCCAACAGAACTTATTGTGCCGCCGGTTGTGATATTTCCTAGTGTGGCATTTCCAGTTGCACTTACTAAGCCTCCGGTCACAACATTACCGCCGGTCACAGTACCAGTTGCACTGGCTGCGCCTGCTGTCTCCAATCCACCTGCTGAATAAACAATACCAGTGGCACTTACAGCACCAGTTGTGCGCAAGTTTCCAGCACTGACATTGCCGGTTGTACTGAGTGTGCCAGCAGTGACATTACCAGATATGGCAACACCTGTGGTTGTGAACACAGCAACGTTTGATGTACCGTTGATTGTTATGGTTGCATTGCCGTTGTTGGCCAGGGTAATATTGGTATTGCCATTGACAATAGCCGGACCAGCGGTGGCTATTACCCCAGTGAGTTGGCTGCCATTACCAATGTAATAACTGGCTGTGATGTTGCCGGTTGCCGACAAAGCAGTGATATTGGCCTGGGCGGCATTTGGAACTTCTCTCCAAATTATACTGGATCCGTTGTAATTTGCAAAACAATAATAGTAATATTCTGCGTCGTACGCAGTCATGCCTGCAACATCGCCTACGCTGCCTGTTAACGCAACAGGAGGTACAGTTTGAATTCTGGAGTAAAGTTCTCCAAAATTGTTGTTTGTTTTAGTAAACGCAGTGCGTATGGGATCGCCTTGTCCGTCATTCGGAGCCGCACCTACATTGATAATTTCACGAGCCATATATTTGAGTCCTCTGGTATTGTATTTACCAGATTACTCACGCTCGGTGTTTTGTGTTAGCCCGGACTAAAACTACTGCCACACCCGCAAGTTGAAACTGCTTCGGGGTTGTTGATGGCAAAACTACTGCCCATTGGGCCTTCTTCGTAACGAATGCTGGCTTTTTCCAGGTATTGATAGCTGATGCTGTCTACCAGCACTCGCACTGAATCATATTCAAAGTCCATGTCGTCTTCGTTTTGTACTTCGTCCAGTGTAAACCCATAGCTCATTCCCGAACAGCCGCCGCCCTGAACAAACACACGTAGTTTAATATCCGGGTTGTTTTCTTCTGCCAATAAGTCTTTGAGTTTTACTATTGCGCTGGATTCTAATATCATTATAGTCTTTCGTTACAAACATCCCAGTCAATAATCTTCCAGATATTGTCCAGGTATTTTTCTTTGTCCCACTGGTAGTCCAGTGCCCACACATGTTCCCACCAATCAATAAGCACACATATATCTGTGCGTACTGCATGGTTAGCAATTGTTTTAATTGTGCCACTGGTGCTGAGATAAACCCATCCAGAGCCTTGGATTTTCATGGCAGTTTCTTTCACTGCATCTTTGAAGTCTTCGTAAGTGGTAAAATGTTCTTCTATCAGTGCCAACACTGCGCCCTTTGGTCTGTTGGCGCCTTTGGGAGCCCTAAGCTGAGGGAAGAATTTGTTGTGTAAAAAACTACCAGCACGATTAAAATCTGCGTTGCCTTCGCCTGCGTTGTAACGCTTGGCATAGCCTCGGGCCAAATGCCCATAATGGTATTCTAAACTTTCTTTACTCAACACTGGCTCAAGGTCTTTTTCACCGTAAGGTAGTGGTGTAGTTTCCAGTTTGGCTGGACGAGTGCTGGCTTCCAGCAGATTAATATGATCACGTAGTTCCATGTTGTATTTATTTCCTACGTGTAATACGTCCACGAGTTAGATCATACGGAGTAAATTCAATTTCTACGCGGTCGCCCAGCAACACTTTGATGTTGTTGGTACGCATACGTCCGCTTAGATGCCCTAACACTATGTTATCTACACTGTCTAATTTAATTCTAAACATGGCAGCTGGTAAAATCTCCTCCACCCGACCTTCCATGTTGATTGTTTCTTCTTTTGCCATAAGCAATTACTTATTCGAAACTGAGTTCTGCTGTGATCTTCTTCAGTCGGTCCATTCGGAAACTGCGCCAGGATCCGGCGTCCAGATCCCACACTTTGATCACAGCAGGATCGGGTTCTTTTGGTTCTTTTCGTGATTTTTTGGTTTCTGTTACTAGCCCATCAACACGCCCTACAATAGAAGCACTGTGTGATATAAAAGCCATTGGGGGTTTTTCTGGAATCAAATCCCAGTTCAGTGTGCATCGCATACTACGATCTGTGCCGTCTGCTTTGGTAAATGTCACTGTGATAGGTTGTTGTTGCAACAGACCTCGTACCCAGTCACGTATGACATGTCGGTTTGTGTCATCTGCTTCTTGATATTGTGTGCCCGGTGCTCCTCGGAGCAGACGAACCACTTCTTGCTTTTCCCACATGTCTGCGGCCATTTCACTTTCTCCTCTATAGGTTAATAAACGTTTTTTCTTCATGTCCATTTTAAACTGAACCAGCTTGCCCATTTACTGTCATAAAATCTAAATTCAACATAACCCGGAACATCTCCTGTCATGTTGTCCCACCTAGGCTGATAATACGCAAAATCAAAATCTGCTCCTTGTCGTAGCCCTTGATGCTTTAGGTCATGCACAATCAACAACATTTCATCCACACGCTTGTTGTGTAGTTTTACAATGGTCATGACCACTTCAACATGAACCACTCTAGGTCTTTGGCATCGCGGAACCAAAATTTAGCATTGTTGGCATACCAACGCTGGTCCGGAGTCCATACACCATCCCAAGCACTGGGGCCAAATGTTTTGACTGTCCACTCCATCATGTCGTCCCATCTGGTGCCACTGGTTGGGTGTACAGTCAAGTATTTTTGTCCGTACACTGTGCCTTCACTAATCTCAAATGCCATCCATCCCAGTGCAGACATCATAACCTGGGTGTCAATATCCCGGACTATCTGTTCACCAAGATTATCAATGATACGATCAACATCAGAAGTTTTCATGACCAGGTCAGTTTAAACACAGCCAAATCTTGTTCATCCTCAAAGCAAACTTTGTACTTGTTAGATTTGGTGAGTTTCTCATTGATCAGGGTTCGAGTGTCTTCGTCATGTCCGCCCCAGATCATGGTCCAACGTCCTTCTCGATTGTTGAATGGTTCCCAGGCACGGCCAAACTGTTGTTCACACCATTTGTGAACCTGCACACGTTTGGGCATGTCAATAAAGGTTTCATGCACCAAGTTATTAAGTGCTGCCGGATGCATCATTATCCTCTCCTCATTGTGGCAATGTCATGTGCCTCTTCGTTGGAAAAGATAGGTACTGCATTGGATTTGTGCATGGTGCCAATGCCAAGAACTTTTGTACCTGTGTACACTTTATGAACAGGTGCAGTTGAAGAACCCGGGGTCACACGGCTGGGAATGTGGTGTGTGTTTGTACGACCAATGGGTGTGTTCAAACTGTAGCTTAGGGGTTCGGCTGCCAGCGCACGTTGACGACGTTTTTCATTGGCATCTAATTCCCACTTGGCCTGTAGTTCTTTCCATGATGCGTCAAGCTCACGTGCCTTACGTGCTTCTTCTGCGTTGCGGAATTTAATCTTGCCTTTTTTCTTGCCGTTATAGCTTAGTGCAGGATGTTCAAGATGCATGCTCATTGTAGTTTCCTTGGTTCATTGTTGATTGCCTGCTCGAGGATAACACGTTCTTCGTCATCAAGACTGTCCCAGTCAATGGGACGACTCTGTGCTTCAAGTTCTTCTGGCGTCATGTTGGCAAACATTTCTGTAATTTCTTTCATCACAGCATCCAGTTCTGCTTGATCCTCCACGTCAAGATGATCAAGGGCTCCGGGAGCAAATTCTACCTTCATTGGTTTTTTAGTATTGGTCATAATTGAACTCTGTTAATCATGCTAGTATTATAGCACACCAAGATTTAATAGTCAACTAGCATTCGGCCACGCCGGAAAACTTAATTTCGGGCAAGCGTTCTCTTGGAATACACAGCATGTTTTGGTAATCCACTTGGAAAAAGGCGTAATCTGGCACTCCAGCCAAACTAGCCTTAATTGGTTCCTTGCCGGTGATAAAGAACTCTATCCAGATGTAGGGCCGGTGCTGTTGGATCATACCAATTCCGCCGGCCAATGCGGCACACTCGTAGCCTTCTACATCTAACTTGATAAAGTCTACACGTTCCAATCCCAAGCTGTCAATCGTTGTAACTTCAACAGGTGTGCCAGAACCGGTTGCACTGATCTGTACTGTGCCAAAGTCCTGTGGTGTTCCGTAATCGATATCCGGAACCCGAGCTGTGCCAGGTGCATCACCAAGTCCAGCATAGCGTAAATCACAAAAGTCAATGTCGTTCAAGGCCAGGCTGCCAGACAGCGCACGGAACAGTGTCAGTTGCGGTTCAAAGCTGATGATTCGTTGCCCGCGGCCACGGATTCTGTTGGCCACTGGGATAGTAAAGAATCCAGCATTGGCGCCACCATCAATGATCACAGCACCTGTGGGCAAGGTATCTATCAACACAAAGATGTTGGCAAGTTCACCTTCGATGTGGGTGGCACCTGTTTTGACCAGTGCTTCAGCTTGGAAAGCACAGTGTCGGTTCACAATAAACCGACCATGTATGCTGTCTAGTACCACAAAGTTGGGTATGGTCATTTAAAAAGAATCAAAGCCATCAACACGGCTTGGATAATAAAACCCAGGCCAATTGTGATGATGTTTAATAAATCTTTGAGCACCACTGCTCTAAAGAACAGTAATACCAGCCCGGCCCAGGCAAACAGTACAACATCCAAATTGGGTGTACGATCACTCAGTCCAGTCATCAAGGCCAGCAGGGTAGGAATAGTGGCAGCGTGGATTACAATGGCTGCCAACCAACCCAGTGTTTCTGCAGAGATTTTGGTAAGGGTTGTGGAAAGAAAGTTGCGTACTGATTCGATGTTCATGAGCGTTCTCCGTAAAAAATATGACGACCAATTTTTTCAATTTTAGGATGTTTCCATCCGGGGTTTACATAGTCTGCATGATAGTACAGTGCTTTATGCAAACTGGGTAATCTAAATCCCTCAAGCAAGACCTTCTTGGCCACTTCTTCAGATTCGCGCCACATGGGTTTGTGTATGGCTTTTACTTTGTGATTGCCTTCGCAGTACCAGGAAAATTGGCATACTACCTTTTCGTAGAACACATTCTTTTGATGTACAACTCCACAGACTGAATCTGCAAACTTGCCCGATTGCATGCGATTCAGTGTGACCTGGGCCACTGCTACTTTGCCTTCAAATGGCTCTGATGCAGCTTCCCAATAGATGTTGCGAGTTAGGCATTCTAACTGACGTGTCTGTTCTGCGGCAGTGACATATCCAGGCGGCATGTTATTCTGTGCTAGTCGCAGGTTGTCTAGTCGTGCTTGGCAAACTGCTACTACTGCGATTGCCACTCCAGCCAATCCCACAGTCTTTAACGCTCGCGAGAGCCAAGGTACGAAGTCGATATTTTTAAAAATTAAGTTTGTTTCCATAGGCTTGTACTTACTCAATGGTTGTAGATCCCCGGACAAACCGGGCTGAAACGAAACACTTTTGCCGTTAACTGCGCGGTTTACTGGGCGTTTTGGTTTTTAGTGTTTTCCACATCGCCGACTTGATTTTGAGATCTTGCTCAAGTTGTCGATAGCGTTCACGCAGCTCTCGAAGTTGATCCCATTCTGCTTCAAGTTCTTTGTTGACGTCTAACAGGTTAAGACGCTCAGCAATGGCATCAAGTTTGTCCATCAGGCTGACACCGTTTACCACAATGTCAGCATTGTCGCCACGCAGATCTATTGTGCCACTGGTATTAATTGATGTGCCTACAGTCAGGTTAGGAGACATACCTGTGTCATAGGTGTATCTTCCGGTATGAGACTGGCTTATAATAGTGTTTGATAAACTACTATAATCAAATGTACTGCTCAAGTCTAGTGAACTCAGATCAATGGTATCGGTTGTTAACACATTGCCAGACGATCCGCTACCGGTAATGGTAATGGTATCAGTACCATAGTCCCATAGATCTAGTTGTTTTTGTGTAGAGTCCATGTGCCGTCCTTGTTATCTGTCCATGTAACTGTGTCGCCGACTTGCCACCCAAGTTCGGCACATAATTCATTGCCTAGATCCAGAAGTAGCTCTTCCGGATTTTCCGGATCTTCGACCACTTGCACGGTGCGTGTGTTCATTGGATCACTTGGCAGTGGTGGCCAGGGCTTCTTTTTCTGCTGTGATTTCTTTGCGGCGTTCTTTGATGCCTTTGCTCATTTCCTGTAGTGCTTTGCGGGCACGAGCGGCAGCGGCCTTAACACCTTTGGCAGTAAACTTCTCGTTTTCAGCGAGGTAAGATTCATAAGCGGCTACGATTTGTTCATGTTGTGTCATTTTTGTTCCTTTAAAAGTTATAACGTGTTTACTTAACACTGTGTACAGTATACAGCATTTTTTTCTGTGTGTCAACTAATCTAAGTAGATATGTCGCCGATTCCAACAATCCCAAACTGTAAGGTTGCCGATACCGTGAGTCCAGGATACCACAAAAAGGTTCAAGGTGTTTTGATCGTAAATTTGGAGACGATGCTCCTCAACTCGGGCACTGGCATTGGAATGCGAGTTTACCCATTTAGTGAGTTTGCTTTTGGCATCATCATCTCTCAGTGCTATGATATAAAGTGCGGTGTTGCTTTTGTAGGAGGGTACGGTCATTAATGTAGTGTTTGGCTCAAGTCTCTGCCCGACTGAATGTCGTTCATATACTTAGCAAAGTCAGCATCTAGTCCCAATACCCGGTCATCAAACCCTGCGGCCACGGTATCTGGCACTCCCAGTATGCGCAACAGGCCTCCCATGTGAACGTCTCGTAATCCGTACTCATAAAGTACATACATTAAACTCAGCACATGGGCACGGATATCTTCATCTAGTTTTTCGTCGTCGTCTAGCATAGTATTAGTTATAACACTTAATAAAAAAAGCGGCCGAAGCCGCTTTGTGTTGTGCCCAAGTTGTTTAGGCTTTGGCAGCTTCTACCAATTGCTTGGCAGTCACTGTGCTCTTGCTGGGCTTGGCACTCTTGGCAGAGATTGTAACTTCGCCTTTTTTAGCGACTTTGGTTTTCTCAGCCAATTTGTTAGCCACAGCGTAACTGGCGTCACCTGTGTAGCCCTGTGTGTCCTGCAAGAACTGCAGAGCCTCGAGCTTGGTCATTGCATGGGGCAGCTCTACCAAGTTAATGGCAGTGCATTTGGCCTTGTTGAGGATCTTGATGCGAGCCACCAAGTCGTTAGCAAAACGAGCCTTTGTGGTACCATCTGCGTTAGTTGCGGTACCTGCCACTGTAAAGAGTTTTTCTGTCATAATGTTGCCTTTTAATGTTGCCTATCTAAGTTTAAAAAAATGCTGTGCCTTACTGCTCAACATATACATATTGTAGTTGATCTTGTTTAGATTGTCAACCACAAAGTGTATTCTGGTTTGCCAAAATCACTTGGCCAATTCTTGACTTTGAGTTTGGATAGTTTGGACACCACGGTCCAGCATACGGGCAATACCCGAAAAGCCCACACTGGCCACTACCAACCCCAATACAAATCCTATAACGAATCTCATGATGCTTTCACTTTCTGTTTACGTGGAGAAAACTCTTTGGAAACGTAATATACCAACAGAGATTTTTGGATCATTGCAACCAAGTCACCGCCACTGCTGTCGCCTGGCACTGCAAATCGAACTGGGCACTTGCTCCATGTGCGATTTTTTTGAAACTCAGCGAACCATCTGCGATGTTGATGATTTGCGCTGTCAAAACAAATAGTGGGCCTCATGTGTAGGTCTAAAATCATTTGAAATCCTTTTTAATTTCTATACAAGTATTGTAGCAAACGGGGATTTGTTAGTCAACCAAACCCACACTCTTTTTAATTTCGTAGCGAGCAATCTTCTCGTCAAAGTACATGCGAGTACCTTCATTGAACGGACTTGCTACTACGATTTCACCTAGCTCGGTGGCCAACTGTTGAGCAAAGCGAGCGAGAATGCTCTGCGTGTCTTCCATCTGATCCAAGGGATCTCGGTCCAGAATTGTCTGATAATCATTGATAAGTTTTTGTACGTTTTTGTGCATCATATCAATTGCTCCAAAATGCTTCGCTGTCAACTCGGCAAGCCCAAGGTGTGTCTGCGTCAATTTCCACAGACTTGCCCGTCATCATGTTGCGAACAGTGATCTTGGGTGCGGTGTAGGTTGCACGGCTTACAATGTTCAGTTGGCTTTCGTTCCAACCTGCTTTGTTACACAACCGAGTTCTGGTGGCTTTGGCGGCACCAAAAGTTTTGTATGCACGGGTTTTATTGGGACCGTCTGTGACAATTAATCCGGTACCTTTAGCTACGATTACGTATGACATTTTTTAACTCCTTTTTACTTACTATACTTCTATTATAGCAAATTGGGAATAATTGGTCAACCGTTTTAATCTATTTGGATGTCAGCGATTTTTCCGGCTCGAAACACAAAATACAAGTTAATACTTTGGTAGTACACCCAAATGCACTGGTTTCCCGGTGTCATTGTGTAGTGTAAATCAGGATGTTTTTGCTCCATGTAGTCAGCGACTTGGAGCACTTCGAACTCGTTTAGCAGTTCGGGACGGGATAATGTTGCATTTTTCATACACTAATTATAGCAAAATGGCAATAATTGGTCAACCGAACTAGTGTTGTTTTTACACAACAAAATTACCCTATAACCAAGTGCTTAAAATAGTCAAAATGCCGTTCCAAAGTCCAAGTTTCTGGATCTATTTCCGTGCCATCGTGCGTTTGATACGTGGCCTCAAATACGTTGGTGTAGCGTTTAAATGGTAGCCACATGTCCGGAGTCTTGGCCGCCCACCCAGCATCTTTTAATGCCATGTGTTTGGCACGGCTCAATCTCACAGTTGGAGCATTTAATGCCTGCTCAACTGTGACAGCACTGGCCAACAACAGGTCACGAATACGACTGGCCGGAATCAGGTGTTCAAAGTCACAGTCGTCGTCTGCACCAACTTCATGATAGTGTGCTTTCATTCCATCACGTTGTTGGATACAGTATTCATGATAACGGCGCAGATAGTAATCAATGTCGTTGCGAATTTCACGCAACCATTGTTGGTCATTCTTAACTGTTTGATATTCACTAACCAACCGTTCAAGATGAGTACGGCAATGCTTTGCCACAGTCCGGTAAGTTTCGGCACTGCGCTTGGTCTTACCATACACAGGTGCAGTAAAATTATCTAAAGATTCTTTTAACATACTGCAAACAATTCATTAAACATTGTTCTAGCGTTGAGTTTGATTTTTCGAGGGTATTCAAGATCTTCTGTTTTAAAGAAATGTTTTGCTTTGCGTTGCAACCAGGCAACGGCATATACTTCCGAAGGAATCCCAAACGGACAATCACCACTTTTAGCGGCGCTATACGGATCGGCCAATTCCAATTGATGAATTTTGAGATCATGTTCTTCGATTATCTCTTTAATTTCTTTTAGCAAAATCTCAATATCTATTTTGATCATTTCTGTGTTGGCACTGGTGCCCTGTGCCTGTTTACCAGTAAGATGGTTGAATCTATATTTGATAGTTTTTTCCAACGACTTAACATGCCCGGGTAATCCAAAATAAAGATAGTCAAGATGGAATTTGTTCCAACAAAATTTTTGTCGTGCCCGTACCGCAGAGTAAGGGGTCATTGCCACTCCTACTTTCCAAACGCCGGCAACATTGGACATGTCCTTGTGTATATAAAGAAAGTGACTCATTTCAATTCTCCTCTGGGAATAAACCTGGGGCAACATTGCCTTCAGTAATACCCATTTTAGCGCCTTCTCCGTGATAGGGCAAGTTTAATTTGGTGCCACCGTTGCGAATATACAACTCCCGCATAAAGTTGCTCATAGCAGTAGGAGCAGTCCAGGTGCCGCCTGGGTTCACATGTTCCCATTGCACTTTGGCTTTGGCATGTATTAACCCAGAGCTCTTGAATGTTTTCTTAACTACATTTAGTAATTCAATTATCCATTGATTTGGTAATGCGGTAGTTTCTGCACGGCTCAACTTGTGCAATTCTAAAAGTCCAATGTAAACACCTTGATCAATTTCTTCTTGCAACGGAAAGGCTATTTTAATAGAATTTAAGATTTCAAACAAAACTTTACCCTTCTCATCTACTTCGATTCCTTTTTGTGCATACTTAAAGTGACTGAAGAAGTAGTCGTTATCACCACGTAGGTTGTCGCTGTTACGAGAACCTTTGTCTTGAAGGTCAATGCCAGCGGAATCAAATTGATCTTGCATTTTGCGAGCACGAGCTACCTTAACATCTGGACTGCCGTTCTTGTAACGCACCAAGGCATTACGATGGAGGTCACCGGGTGTAAGACGTTTAACGCCTGTATCGTTGAGCATTTCAAATGCGTAGCTAGCAAAGTTAGGGTCGTCTGTTTCTACCACAGCACACGGGATTTCTGTAAAGCCTAAAATACCTGCGGCAATAGTGCGATGTTGTGCGTCATACAGATAGATTGGAGGCTTTCCACCAAAGCGACAGGCAGAACCGGGGGAGCAGATGCGTGGATCCCATTTTCGCATGATGTTGATAATGTGCTTGTGTAGCACATCTCGTTGAACTTCGTAGTCAATCCATAGATCCTCGATTTGGATCATTGAACTGATAGGGAATTTATGTGATAGAGCTTTTGCTCGGGCCCGCCAAGCGTCAAGTTCTTTTTGTGTGACGCCGTAATGTGCTTTGAGTTGTGTTTCAACTTCGGCAATGACGTCCGTGAGTTTACGTGTAAGTCGTTTCTGTGCCATAATCTTCCTTCTTTACCCGACACAATGCGGGATTGGTTAATAAAACATAGTCTAAACTATTTAAACTATGTGTGTATTATATAACGGATTGTCTTATTCGTCAACCTCTAGCTTGCTCGGACTGATTGGTTAGACAATTGCCGCTTTTTGGGTGGCACGGTCACTGTAAAACACAGTACCAAGTTCACGTATGGTGTCAGCGGCTGTTTGTGGTGACGCTTCAAACATGTCACGGATATCCGCCTCTGTGATGCCGTCAGTGGCTTCCACAATGTAAATCTCGTAGTGGCGTTGTGGATTGAACTGTGCTCTAAGTCGCAGATGGTGCGGATTGGCCAACGCACGACGTGGACTGTTGTTGCCTCGAAGGCTTTCCACAATCATTCGTTGATCGTCTGCTGTGATGTCGCCAATGTATTCAAGACCGTTGCAGTCCCACATGATTACAAATTGATGGTTCATTTTACTCGATCAATCACTTCACGGGCTTGGTCAAGATTGTACACTTCATCCAGTAGATCATACACCAGCATCAATTTTAACAGGTCTACTTCTTTCTGATCGTAGTGGTCGAGATTAAGGTACCATTCTTGAAATTCCTCAGGAGTATCAATTTCCCACATGCAGTCAAGCAGGTCTTTTTGGTAATATGTAAGTCCGTTAATGGATGGCATTCTAACACCTTTGTAAGATTGCTTGTAGTATAGCAAACTTCTTATTATTTGTCAACCTGTCAGGCAAATTTCATTGTGAATGCCAAGTAATCAGATTCGGAATCAAAGTAAAATACGTAGGTACCTGGCATGCGATCCGAACTGGTGCGTACCACTTGCCAGCGCCATTCTTCCGTGAGTTCGGTCTTGGCCCAGTCTATCACCGAATCAAGTGATCCAAATGGTTTGGTTATTGAGATACTGTGCCTGAAACTTTCGGCATCTCGTATTTCAAAACTAAAAGTCTTAGACCGCTTGGTCAGCGTAGTTTTCATATGTCACAGCCTTTAACACGTTACTGGATATATTCCAGTATCTATAACTGTCAGCAATGTTGGCAACATAACTGCTGCCAGGTGCTCCAGACCTGTTACTAGGAGCCATTTCATAAAAGAAAAAATCTGTATCGCCTTGATACCAATCACGTTTGGTATAGTATGCAGGATAACCTTCGTACGCATCCAATGCGTATTCACAATCTTCAGTGATTTCCCACAGCACACCCGGTACATAGCAACCGGCTTGAGGCACAATGGTGGCATGGTTATAAAACTCCAATTTCCAATCTAGCAAATTGAATTGGCACAACGGAACTGCCGCCGGGCAACGCATTTTCATTGAGGTTGGGTGCATGTTGGCGCCATAGGCGAAGTACAGTGATTTCATAGTCGACTTAGGGTAGTGTTGTATCGGGTCATGTCAGCACAGGTGTACTTTTGATATGAGTCTTTCAAGATGTCCGGCATGGGAATGGTTGAGATGGGAACGTTGAACTCTTTGGCCACGTCCATAAAACTTCTTGGCTGGCCCGTGCCCACATTCCATACACCGCTTTCTTTTACTGTTAAGAATTTCAAGTGTGTTTCGACAATTTTACTCACAGGCACAAAGTCACGTAAAAACTTATCACTGCCTTCGAACACAGTGATTTTGCCAGTTTGTTCTGCTTGCCGTTTGAACTGTGCATACGGGCTGGCCTGCTTGCCTTTGTGTTCTTCACCTTCGGGTCCGCACACATTGAAGTAACGAAATATCTGTGCTCTTGCACCCATTGGATGTCTTTGTATATAACGCTCGGTCAAATACTTGCTCCAAGCATACGGAGTGCGTGGATCCAGTTCAGCATCTTCACGGAATGTACTGACCAATCCATACACGCTGGCTGAACTAGAATACTGGAAGTTTACACCAAACGTATGGCATGCTTCATACAATTGCAGAGTAAAGTCAACATTTTGTTGCATGACCTTTTCTACATCACGCTCAGTGGTTGAACTGATAGCACCCATGTGGATGACCCAATCCTGTTCCATTATGCTAGGCAGTATCTCGCCCCAGTCGTACACAGAAACATCATGCCCCTGTGTTTCTAATGCTCGAAACATGTGACTGCCGATAAAGCCTTTATAACCTGTGAGTAGTATTTTCATAATTAGAGGTGAAAATTTTTAATTTTTCCATTTTGTTCGTGATCTATAGTCAGTATATATCGATAGGTATTGTCAAATATATTTTCATAAGTGTCTGGATTGTCAAAATGCGGAGACACTGCTGTGGATATGGCACCACGGTCATTGTGATTGGCAAAAGCCAGCATGAGAAAAGCCTGGGCCGCTTTGCCAGTGGAATACCCAACTAACTGAGTGTAGTAGTCTCGATCAAAATTGGTTGCCAGTCCTGACACCAAAAAAACCAATTTGCTACGGTCGGACATTTTTTTCAAGGCCGCAATGCTCAACAGGTGTGGCAGTACTGCATGTCCGTCAATGGTTTTATGCCATAGCCAAGGATTGCCACGGCTGTTTGACACAAAATCTTCGGGTTGTCCTGGAAACTCCTGTCGTGGCTTGGAGTTGTATACAAAAATATCAATGTGATCAAGATCTGCTGTGAGTTGTTCAAACGCAGTAACTACATCTGTTACTACATCAAAGTTTGCCCAGGTGTGCTGACTGTTGTTTTCTGCACTGGGACGATGGCTTAACACATACACATTGTGCCCGTCTTGTCGAGCACGATCACAAAAGTCTCTTCCAAATTTGCCAACAGCGCCACCACCACCGATCACGCATATATTCATGCTATTTCCTTTGACGTGGGGGCATAGTTGCCAATGTGTTGCACAGTTACCGCACTGGCTCGGATGGCAAAATTTATTGCCTGTGACATGCTGTTTTCAACCAGATACTTGTAGGCCAATGCGGCCAAAAAAGTATCGCCAGCACCGCATACGTCTGCAACCTCCACACGTTTAGATGTAAAATGAATTCCATTCCATCGTGCGCCTTGGTCGCCCAGCGTCACAATTAAATCTGTGCAGGTACTGGTGATGCGACTGTGTTCAAGTTGATTGATTTTTACAATACAACCTTCCAGTCTAGCCAGGTCAGTTTTCTTTGTGTCAACAAAAATAGGACCTGAAAACTCTCGGCGTAGTTTCTCAATGATCTCATAGCTGACTGTGCCTTTGTTGTAGTCGCTGACCACAACAGCATCATAATACAGTGCATTGTAATCAACAGCGACGAACTTACAAGCCATATCGTTATCAATGCGTACAATCTGTTGCTTGCTACGACTGTCAATCAGTCGGGTCTTTTTTGATATTCCATCAAAAAGAAAATCCACGTCACAACCCAGTGATTCTAAGTTATTCTTCACATTGCCGGCCATTCCGGCACGTTGTTCTGTGTGACCTGCCACAAACACAGGCACAGGAGCTTCGGGACTGATGCGATCCACAGTCCCGAATTGATATACATCCAGGCAGTTATCTCCGACTAGCAATATTCTTAATGGTGTTGGTGGTTGAGTAGTCACGGTATCTATCGTAAAAATGTATTTTTTTGCAGTACTCAGAACCAATGATTGGCTGGTCTCTGTAGTCACTGCCTTTGACCATAACATCGGGGTCAAATTCTCGAATTAATCTTGCCAGTTCTTCGTCGCTGTCAAATGTTTCTACACGGTCAACTGACTTTAATGCAAACATCATGGTACAACGATCCAGTTCGTTGTGTATAGGCCTATCGGCACCTTTGAGTTGTTTAATGCGTCGATCTGTGTCCAACAGTACCAGCACGTATGAGTCAGGGTATGCCCTTGCTGTCTGGAGCAATCGTAGATGCCCCACATGCAAGATGTCAAATGTACCATTCACAACAACTCGAGTCATAGGTCGGCAATTTCCCTCAGTGTGTTTTCAACACTGTCACGATGCTGAATAGCAACGCCTCCGGCCTTGCGCCACTCTTCGCAGTTGCTGGTACGGTCATCAATCAGCACATCTCCTGGTAGACAATGCACATGCTTGTCATGACTGTAGGGTCCAAACATAACCGGAATGTCGGGATAGTGTGTGGCAACCCAATTTACCTTGTCATAAAATGCCCACTTGACATCATTGCCTTTGGGCACTGCGGTCAGGAACATCAAGTTCCAGTTGTTGGTCTTGCACTTTTCTCTGCAGGCTTCAACAATGCGGTCTGCTTCTGCTGTCTTGTCCAGGTCTCGGTACAGTCTGGGATTGTCACGTAGTCTAGTCCATTCCTCATGTGCCCAGCGTTCTTCGTTGGTTGTCTTTCGAAGCACACTGACAGCATAACTTTTGAAGTCTGCAACAACATCATCCATGTCTAGGTATACTGTTCTCATCGTTGACTGTCGCCCTTGGCCACTCTGTAATTATCTTCCACTGAGTCTGGTGTGCTGACCTCAATTACTGTGCCTGCTTCAAGACATTCCAACTGATGTGGCTTGCAGGGTTCGTTGTGCCATACTGCACCATCACGCAGTTCTTTTTCATGGTGTTCAGCAGTGGCAGTGTCAATCCAGCGCACAATAAACCGTCCTGATTGTACATACCAGGTTTCTTCTTTGAACTGATGAAAGTGCATACTGAACTTTGCACCTGCATTGAAGTTCATGAACTTGCCGCAGTACTGATCATTGGTGGCCCAGATAAACTCTGAACCCCACCCCTTGGGTACTAGTCCTGTTAATCTTGTCATTCTGTATGTAGTTTAATTATCCAGTCACGCTGTATTATTTCGTCACAGCGAGACCAGTCCGGTTCATAGTATATTCTATGATCTTGAATACCAAAGTGATTGCAAAAACTCTGACCGTAACGTTGACTTTTTAAGCCTTCGAAGGTGTAGAGTTTTTTCCATTCAGCATAAGCGTCGGGCGCCACTGGTGTACTGACTGCTTTGGGAGTCTGTTGTGTAAGCAGTTCACGGATCATTGAATCAAACATCGACACTATCGTAGTTAGGGTCACCAATTATAACACAAAGTGTTATTGTGTGTCAATCCCAAAGGGCCTGGTAGTACTTGCCAAACAAGCGGAATCCGTTTTGGATACGAGCTTCTACCACTCGCATGCCTTCGTAATCGCATTTGTAGGTATTTTTAGGACCGTCTTTCATTTGCCAATATTTGTGTTCACCTTTGGGCACTTCGTTGCCATCCTTATCCACAGGAACAGTTATCACATCCATTACTCCGGAACGGAAAGCTTCTTCCCATGAATCGTCCACTTTGCACTCAAACGCAAAGATCATTTCTTTCAGGGCCCAGTCCCACCGCTTGTGCCAGTTTTCGTCTGTGTCCCATTCGTTTTCTTTGGCGCCTGCTTCGGTACTACGTAGACCAACACCTTCAGGCACATCTTCGTCATCCACATTGGGTGCGCCATGTTTGGTTGCTTGCAGTTGCTTCAGCATGGGCAACACAATCAGAGCCAAGGTATGATCCATGCTCCAGGTGTCCCATTTGTCAATCTTCACATAGTCAATTTTAGGATGCACACGATCCAGCACCCACATGATACCTCGGCTAACAGGCTCAAGGCGGTCTGTCCATTTTTCTACCCAGTCGGGACGATCCACGTACTTGTATTTGCCCTCCATCTCATCGATGACGTGGTCTAGGCTCTTGTCTCGAGCACACTTTGACCAGTCAGTCCAGAAAAACATGTAATCAAACCAAGTGTATGGACTGAACCAATGGTGTCGATAGTCGCCGATATAAACTTTCATAGTGTTCCTTTACCAAGTATTGACATCTGTGATGTCCATTTCGTGTTGCGGTACATTTCTATCATCATAAAAATACGCAGTAACGTCTGGTCCAATGCCAGATTTTGATTGTTCGACAAATCGAACAGTGTTGATTCTGGTGTTCAGTGCCAACATTGTGAGAACTTGCTCCAATTGACGTCGTGACAATTGCATCTGTGCTGCCATTACCAATCTCCGTTGTCTATCCAAATTCTCACAGTTAACCATAACCAGGCCACCCGGTAGGTGTGTTCATTAGGACTGGGCCATTCTATGTTCTGTTCGTGTTTTGCCACAGGCATCCAACACCAATGCAGTGGATTTAGTGTAATGATAACACTGGCTCCACTGTACCGAATCCATTTAAGCACACTGTTCATACCGCTTCCGCCAATGCAGTCATGGCATTTGTGTCAGCATTGTAAATCATTCCACGACGAGCCGGATAGCGTTGACGGAAATTCCGTGCAACTTCTACCATGTCTCGACCCTGACACACAAAATCTTTAGTTTGGGTATCGTAACAAAAGTACTGATTGTCAGTGTGTTCTAGATCTAAAATCACATATTCAGATTGAACTGCGTGTTCAACATGCACAATTTGTTTTTCTAGCCGCCGTGCAATTAACCTAAACACAATGCGTATCAAAAAATACACTACTGCAAAGTTAATTAGAAAATTAATTATTTCGTCCATACTGTTTTTAAAATTGGTGCGCCTGGTTGGTTTTGAACCAACGACCAAGGGTTTATGAGACCCCTGCTCTGACCCCTGAGCTACAGGCGCATTATGTGTTATTATATAGTGTATTGTGCCGGTTGTCAAGTCTCTCATGCGTATTTACATTCGCATTGATTCCAGTGTGATCATCTTGCCCAGTTCTTTGTCAAAATCCACGTCGTCTGATACCACATACAGTTTGTAGCTAGCACGGTCCTGTTTATTATCGTAGTTGCGGAATGATACAATCTTACCGCCAATGGCTTTGCGAACTGTGATGTTGAGCCCTTCGTCAGAGTCAATATCACCGCCACCACTGCGTATAGCAAGTCTGCTGGCAATTGGTTTTGAATTGCTGTACTCAAGCAGTTCTCTACCTTCCAGATTCCACTGCCAAATTAGTCGCTTTAACCACTTCATACTGATTTCCTTTGTTTCAGATATTCTTCCCATTGTATCCATTGGTTCCGAACCAGAAATCCCCATTCACGTTGTTTGGGTCCGGGCATGAACAAGGTCCATGCTGTTATGTCAGGATCAAGTTCAATGCGATGAAAACTGCGGGCCTTGCTGACTCTAAAATGCCCTGGGCCTCGCCACACTTGATACTCACCAATTTTTCTTCCCACAGTATCAAAATGCGGAATCCATTCCCAGTAGCCGCCTTTTAGTACAAGTGTAGCATAGGGCCACGGATGATCGTGTACATCATCCGGATCACTTTTAAGGAACTTGTGTAGAAATATGTTGAATGGGAATCGTTCACGCTCTCGAAGGAACAAGTAATAACGTTCCAAATAAGGTTCGTTCTCTACACGATCCATTACGATGCGTTTACGCCCGAGTTTTTCTAACAATTTTAACAGCATTGGCTACTCCTTTACTGTGCAATTATACTACAAGCAGAATAAAAAGTCAATAAAAAGCCCACCAAGGCGGTAGGCTTTTTTGGTGTGGCTTTGTTGAACAAGCCAGCGAGTCTAAATTAGACTAAACCTAACGCCATGGCGCGATAACCAGCGGCAACCAATTTTCGACTGGGTTTTCCAATCGCGTATTCCGTAACAGTAACGCCGTTACCTGCCTTGCGTGAATTTGCATACACTGCAAAACCGCTTTGACGGATACGTGACACTTCTGCAGAAATGTTCTTGATGCCAAAACGCTTGGCAGCTTGGCTGGCAGTCACTGTCTCACCGGAGTGAAGAGCAGAAAACAGTTTGTAAGTCTTTGTTTCAGTATTAAAACGCATAGAATGTTACCTTTCTTAAGTAATATAAACATTAGCTGTACCGTACAGCATGTATCTATTGTACTATAAAAACGCACAATGCACAAGCTGTTTCGAATAGCAGTTTAGCCATAAATAATAAAAACGGCTAACAAGGATCCCAAATGGCTCAACAGATTATCAACACAGGCGCAGTGGCCAACGATGGCACCGGTGACCCGCTACGCACTGCGTTTACCGAAACCAACAGCAATTTTACAGAAATCTACACTGCTGGACCGGTAGGTTCCAATGTTAGGATTGCCAACAACACGATCTTAACAATAAACACCAATGGAAACTTGGTGCTGGCACCCAACGGCACAGGTGTAGTACAGAGCAATGTTAGCATTGTGCCCAACCAAGCCAATGTGCGTAACCTGGGCAGTAGCACTGCTCGTTGGGGTACTATTTACGCAAAATATGTAGACATAACCAATGGTACAATTTATTCTGGTGATTTAACTGTGTCCGGTAACCTTTTTGCCAATGCAGTAATTACCCCAGAACTCACAGTGAACACAATCCGCAGTGATGACAGCACTGTTGTTAACATACAAGATGGTGTAGAAGTAGACGGCGATATCTTGGCCAATGGCAATGTCACTGCGGACTATGTACTCGGTGATGGCAGCCAACTGCTTAACATACCTGTCGGAAACAACGGAGCAGTACAGGTTGCCTGGCTAGGTAAGTTCAGTAACCAAGGTGGTACTCCGGGCGACACCTACAGTACACTACAGTTTGACAGCAACGGCATGCCCACACTGGATGGCACCACAGCATATCAACAGCGTGTTGATTACTCACCTTACTTGCAGGTGCTTGCTCCTAGAGTAGAAAGCACAGACTTTGGCATTGTAGCCGGCCCTGCTATACAGATAACTGGATACGCAGACGATGTTTTTTATAATACGCCACGCAGTGCTTATTTGTCAGTGCAGGATCAGGCCACAGCAACCCAACAATGGGACTTTGGTATCTTGGGCAATGGCAGCAACGCCTTTAGTGTCCGGAACAGAACAGCAAGTACCATTCCTTTGGTGATCAGCACAGATGGCACTGTCACTGCATCCACTATCATTACCAATGACATCAGTAGTGATGACAGTTCGTTTGTGACCATTCAAGACGGACTTAATGTGGTTGGAGACATGGAAACTCGCGGCAACGTCACTGCGGATTATTTCATTGGCGATGGCAGCCAACTTCTTAATATACCTGTTGGGAATAACGGAGCAGTCCAGGTAAACTGGCTAGGAAGATTCAGCAATCAAGGCGGCACACCGGGCGATACCTATAGCACTTTACAGTTTGACAGTGATGGTTTATTGAACGTCAACGGCACCACGGCGTACCAACCAAGAGTTGACTACACACCTTATGTGACAGTTAGTGCGCCGCGTGTTGAGAGCACAGACTTTGACATTGTGGCTGGTCCAGGTATAACAGTGGTTGGCTATGATGACAACTACAACACACCCCGTAGTGCTTACCTTTCTGTTCAGGATCAAGCGACGGCGACCCAACAATGGGACTTTGGTATCTTGGGCAATGGCAGCAACAATTACAGCATCAGCGATAGAACCAACAGCAATCAATGGACGTTTGGCACAGATGGTGATTTATCCGCTCCAGGCAATGTCACAGCAGGCAACGTGCTGACCAGCGCCCAAGTTGTGGCCAGTGGTGTGATACAGACCGGCACAGGATTCAGCACAGGCGGATACCTCAGTGTCGACGGCAGCACTGACCTGCATGATACCAATATAATTGGTACGCTCTCAGTCAACGTGATCCGCAGTGACGACAGCACTGTTGTTAAAATACAAGATAGTGCAGAGATAGATGGCGATGCTGTGGTCAACGGCAACGTCACTGCTGATTATTTTATCGGTGATGGATCACAACTAACTGGCATCTCAACAGGCAATGTCACATTCAATGACGTCAATATCATTGGCACAGGTAACTTGAACCTACAACCAGACCCTGCTGATGCTGCCGCATATGTAAATATTTACTTGACCGGGGCCGCGGATATACATGTGGCAGCCGG